GATTCAGGAAACTCCTCCGGTGGTGGTGCCGACTCCAGCTCCTGCATCTACAGCGATCCCGACATGGGCCATCGTGGGAGGTTCGCTGCTGGCGGGCGCCGCGGTCGCTGCGCTTATTTTCAAGCGGGGATGATCCAATGACCAGGATGGGATGCGGCTGCGACCAATTAGGCTGCGGGTGCAGCGAGATGGGGTGCGGCTGCGACAGTCTTGGTTGCGGCTGCAAGGACAAGAGCCTTCTGGGTCAGATCCAGAAGGCGACCGGCATGAATCCATGGTGGTTCCTTGCCGGATCGGTCGCAGGCGTGGGGCTCTGGTACATCCTGAAGGATGCTGCCGCCGCCACTCTTCCGCCGAGCACGGCCGGACAGGAGAGCGTTCTTCCTCCGCCTCCTATAGCAACCCCTTCTGCCTATGCCAATATCGCGGCGGTTGCCCAGCGCCTCAATGACGTCGAAACGCAGTATCATATGGGTCACTTTACGCCCGAACAGGTTCTTGCGGAGCTCGACAATCTAACGGCCGCAGCAAAGACGTTCACCGTCTATGACACTGCTCGTGTTTCTCAGATCCTCGCCGACATCGCAAACCTGAGAGACAAGGTGAACGACTTCATCCAGTTCCGGAACAGCAATCCTTCTGTTCCACAGTATGTTCCGCCGGCAGGATCGATGCCGGTGGCTAACGTGAATCCGGGGTTCTCAGCTTACGCTTAAACTCGTGCGTACTTACGATCATGGCCAGAAAGACGCGGCGGGAAATGTCCGGAGTCTTCGACTACTTCAAGAAGAAGAAGAAGGAAGAAGAGCAGAAATCACTCTGGGAATTGGTCGTCCCGCCGACAGCGCCCAGTCATCCGGCCTCTCAGCCTGAAGAAAAATCCCTCATCGATTACTTCAGACCGAAGTCTAATCTTCCGGCCAAAGCAGAACCCAAGAAGAGTTTCCTTCCTTCATTCGACTTCCTGGTTCCCAAGGAGAAGAAGGCGGCCCCGAGACCTCTTTCGATCCTGCCTGAGGTCACCCTCCCCAAGGCGGAGAAGCCGAAAAAGCCTCTGGAAGAAGGGTTCAAGGAGGTTTTCAAGGGCCCTCCGGAAACAAAACAGCGGTATGTTTTCCTGAATCCTTCAAGACCGCCCGAAGGGATTCCTATCCGTCCCTACGGGTTGCCGGCACCTGCGACGGCGCCGGTTATGGAATGGACCCTTCCGACACCAAGCCAATTGGCTACACATTTCCGGAAGACCATGAATCTTCCGGCGATGTGGGATGAGATCCGAAGGATCCGGGCGCTGCCGGAATTCAAGAAGGATCAGCTCATCTATTCCTGGCAGGGCGTTCCGATGATGATCCCCCTGGACCCGGTGGTTTACCAGGAGGTCTACACGGACTACGCGAACTTCTACGGCATTCCATGGAATGTGATGTCGATGTACATTACCGTTCCAGAGGGACAGCAGAAAGCCGCAGAAGAAGCCTTGATGAACAACGTCATCTCGCCCTTGAATGCCATGGTTCCTGAGGCCTTCGATTTACTAAGGCCAGCGGATATCCCCGGCTTCTTCAACGTGACTTTCACGGAGCCGGCCGGAGAGTATTGGCTTTTTTATATCGAACCTAAGCTCGAAGGACTGCTTCCTCCTGGAGGTTCTGGTGGCTCGTAGATCAAGCGAGATGTCTGGGATCTTTGACTGGCTGAAACCCAAGCCGAAGCCTCAACCGAGCGCACCACCTCGGGTCAATGTCGATCTCTATGCGATATTGGGCGTTCCGGCGAATGCCTCCCAGGAAGAGATCAAGCGGGCCTTCCGTGATCTGGCGATGAAGTTCCATCCGGATCGTAATCCCAACGATGCGGTTGCAGAAAAGAAGTATACCGAGATCTCCGCGGCCTACGCGATCCTTGGGGACGAAGCACAGCGCGCGGCCTATGATCGGATGAGGCCACCTCCTCCGGAGATCCCCAGGCCTCGCGGAGGCATGATTCCAAGAGGGACACCTGCCGCTGGGACGCGTGTTGCCGAACCCGAGAAGCCCAAACCCGTCTCCAAGGCTATCGACAAGGCGATCATCGAGCAGATGTTCGGGCCTCCTGGAAAGGCGAAGGCACAAGAGAAGGAATTGACCTTCGACTTCCTGGCTCCCGGACAGCCGAATCAGCCTCCGGCTCGGATCCCGGTTCCTACCAGCGCCTTCGCCTCTTTCGATCCGGCCAGCAAGCGCATTCCGATGATGCCGGCGATCGACGTTCCGGACGAGAGCCAGCTCTGGCAGATCATCCAGCAATGGCCTCTCGAATGGGCCTGGGAGACCGCGCGGGAGGCGAGGCAGACGCGTGAGTTCCGGGATACCGGCGCGATCGCTCTCGATGCGCTCGCGGGCGCCGGCAACAGACCTGCAGAGGTGGATATCGCGGAGATCTTCGGCATTTCAAAGTACCAGGCGGAACATGTCGTCAACACCAAGGGTCGAGAAGCATATTACGTCAATGTGATCTATCCGATCTTCGACCAGGTGATTGAGATCCTGGAGAAACTCAAGCCACCGGATCTTCCCGGCCGTTTCTTCCTGGACTGGGATCCCACCGGCAAGGTGATTGAGTTCTTCTATGCGGAAAACATCGGTGGGAGGCGTTGACGGCCGCCATGCGCCGCAAGCATCTGTCCGGACCCTTCGATTGGCTGAAGAAATTCCTTCCTCCGACTCCTGGCCCAAAGAGCCAGTTGCCGGCGGTTAGGGAATCGATGCTTCCGGCACAGGTGGAGAAACCGAAGACCTTCCTGGACTATTTCAGACCGAAGGCCGAGCAGGAGAAAAGATCGCTCATTCCAACCCCGGAATTCTTGAATGTCCTGATTCCTGCTCCATCTCCCCCAAAACCAAAGCCGAAAGAAAAGGAAGTCTGGCAGGGCCTGTTCCAGCCGGAAAAGGCTCCTGCAAAAGAAGTCCATGAGATCTTTAAGCCGGAACCGAAGACCGGCTTGCCGGAAATGTTCGAGTTCCTGAAACCTTCGGCCCAACGTGAGGCCTTGCTCCATGCCAATCCTCAGGAATGGCCTTATGGGGAGCCTCCTCTCTGGTCGTTTACGCGCTGGAAATTGCCGACGACCTACGAACTTGCTCTCATGATCAATGAAAAGTGGGAGCTCCCGGAACTTTACGAGGTCGTGCTTCAGACCGTGGAGACGAGATGGTGGAGGCAGCAGGTCGAGGATAGCGCTCATACGGGAGAACCCGCGGCGATCGATCTCAATCAGATCACCAAGGCCGAGCCCCCGTACAATGACATCGCCAGATTCCTGAATATCCCCGACAATGTCATCGAACAATACGGTATCTATGGGCCACAGGGGCAGGAACGCTTTGTTGTCGAGGTCATCCAGCCGATCCTTGAGCGGATCGGGAAGGCGCTCGATTTCCTTCGCCCAAGCCGGACGGTAATCAAGGGCTGGTTTGAAATCGAGCCGGACGAGGACATGAACTTCTGGCTTCGGTATAAAGAGGCAAAATTCAGGCAAGAGGGATGATCTTCGCCGACGCAGATGTCTTGGCTCTTGAGGGTGGCCCTGCGGCGCCGCCTCTCGAGGTTCGTCTTGGTCTCCAGCCTGGAGACAAAGTCGGGCTCTATCAGGAGACCAGGCATGCCTCTATGGGATCTGGCTATGTGCCGATCGAGGCTGTCATCCTGGGCTCGATGGAGCCTGGCTGGTTTGTCGGGGAGACCGAAGACGGTCAGCAGATCCAGTTCCATGCCGGCAATATTGCGGATGTAGAGCTCGGATCGCCTTCAATGGGCGGCGTTTTCGACTGGTTCAAGAAGAAGCCGACGCCCCCGCCCTCTATTCCTGTGCCAGGATCCGTGATTTCGCTCCCATCTGGCCCGCAAGCTCCTGGGACGCCTTCTTATCAGCCGCCGCCTGCTGAATCCAAGGGCTTGATTTCCAAACTCCGGACCTTTTTCGCTCCTTCGGAATCGGCGGAGAAGAAGTCCGTCTTCGATTACTTCAAGAAGGAGCCTCCCAAGAGCGGCCTTCCGGTAGTCAAGGAATCGTCGATGTTCGCGTTCCTGAAGCCGGGAGAAAAGGCTGTCGTTCCATGGTCCAAGGCTTTCCAAGACGTCGCGCTCCCCAAGGGGCCCACGTTCCTCGCTCCCTATCTGAAGAAGATCGAAGAAGTCTTCAAGATCATTCCCGCTTCTCCTCCGCCTGGTCCTCCTCAGAAGGAACTCTGGGAAGGGATGTTTGAAAAGCCTACGGAGGCTGAAAAGGCCAAGGAACAAGAAAAACCTATCAGCGATATCTTCAAGATGTTCACTCCGGCCGAGGTGCAGCCGGCGACGGAAGTCATCCCTCCGAGCGTGCCTCAAAGAATGCACCGGAGCATGAAGATCCTTCCCATTCCCCAGCACACAGCCCTTTTTCCAACCGTGGAGGATGTTGCCCGCGGCTTCATCGGACTTTATAACCCGATCGACGAACTCTGGGACATGCTTCGCGCTGCGAGAGAGAAACCGGCCTGGAAGAAGTACATAGAAAAGTACGGCTTCGCCAAGGAAAGATGGGAGACTATCGGGACCTGCGGAGGTCCTCCCACTATTTTCGAGGAACTTTCCGCGCTTCTGCATATCCCGTGGGAAGAATTCAGGAAGCGCGCGGAGATCGTCGATCATGGCGACGAAGGGGAAGAATGGGTAGGAGACGATGATATCTGGATGGATATCGTTTTCCCTGCCACGGAGATCATGACGGAGGCCTTGGAGCTCATCAAGCCTCCTGACCTGGTCGGTCATTTCGGCTTCGAACGGGAAGAGCACCACATGGAGAGCGGCCAGCCGACGTTCTGCATGCTGGTCATGACCTATACCGAGGGCGAAGAGAAAGAGGGAGCTTTCGAGGAGTGGAAGAAAGAGACCGGCGCTGAGAGAGTGGAAGAGGAAATGCCTCCGCTCGATCCGAGCGTCTACGAGCAGTGGAAAGAGGAAAACAGCGCCGAGAGCCCGGAAGAGATCATCGCTCAGTTGCAGAAAGATGATATTGCCTATGAGCAGGCTCTAGCCCAAATGGAGAGGGAGATCGGGCAGCTTGTAGGGGACATCAATACTCTGGATAAGGGATCCGGAACATTCCAAGAGATGTTTGATGAGCTCAGATCTCAGGTAGAATATCGCAAGGAATTGATCCAGGGGATCCATAAGCTGTTATCTGAAGGCCCGCCGGAGCCGGAAGCCAAGCGGGCCCCGTCGACGAAACCCGAAAAACCTGCCAAGCGCGGGAAGAAGAGGAAGAAGTGAAGCATCAGAAACATCAACTGGGAGTAGAGGTCCCGAGCTTCTTCGAATGGCAGAGGAAGAAGCAGGAACAGGAAGCGGCCGCCGCGGCTTCCCGTCAAGCCAGGAAACCCGGCTTCTTTGAAGCGCTCTTCGTTCCGCCAGCCAGGCCCACTCAGACTCCGCCTCCTGCTGCTCCAAACCTTCCTCCAGGATTCCAGAATCAACCGATGGCTTTCACCATTGACATTCCAATGATCTGGAATCAAGTCATCTCCTGGATTACTGAATATGGCAATCAGCAATTCATCATCGATGTTCTGACTAATCCGGTCTATAACGCTACAAGGATCGAAAGAGACCAACAAGCGGCTGATGAAATCGCGGCGTTCTTCGGGCTCCGTCCACGAGTCCCGGGCGCTAGCATCCAACAGTATTGGCAGAATGTCATCGGACCATTCTTTGAGGCTCTCGAAAATTCTATCAACCGCGCAAAGCCATTGGAAAGCTTGGGCTTCATTCGGTTTGAACTCGAACCGAACACCAACCAGCTTTTGATGGCATATCGCTACCAGTGAACGCGTCATCGCTCGCCCGGATGATCGATGTTCTAAAGGGGACCTGGATCTATAAGTTCAAGGCAGGTGACAATAAGAAAGCTCTTGGCGCGTTCACGGCCGCGGATATCCAAGAGGCTGTTTATGAAGAGAAAGGCATGGCCATAAGGATCCTGATCACCATGAAGAACGGAGCTGTGAGGCTGACCCACCCTCATGACCTGAGCATGAAGGAACTAGAGGCCCTGACTACCTGGGCGGAAAATCTGAGAGGTCGCAATGGCTAAGACGAAACCATCCCAAATCGCAAAGCAACTCGATTACGATATCAATGCTGCGGTGGATTTTGCTGCCAATCTTCTGGAAGAAGTGAACAACCACAATCTGGCGGCAGTTCTCGGCGCGGTCAGTGTCGAGCAATATGACCTGGCCTGCGAGTTCATCAAGATCGAGCAGGCTCATCGCGAAGCCGGCCATCTGACGACAGAACTCTATGCCCGTCGAAACGAGCTTTACAAGCTCCTCGAGCAGGCAATGAAGGCCAAGGACTAGACATGGACCTACCCATACGTTAAGATTAAACAGTCAGGCGGACGATCACTCCTCCCCCCGGAGCCTGTCCGCATGGAAGGAGATCCTTCCTTTTTAGGTTCCGGGATGCGCATATACACTGACCTCGACGAGACCCTGATCGGGAACGTCCATGCCCCAGACGGGCAGGTTATCGACATCATCCCTCGTCCAGGCGTTCAATGGTTCCTGAGGACACTTTCGAATCACGGCGATCTTTGGCTGATTACGGCCGCCAACTCGGCGCATGCCGAACAGGCGCTCCGGAAGCTGGGACGGGAAGCACGTCTCTTCAAGGGGATCATTACCCGAGAGGACATGAAGCCCGTAGAGGAGCAGATCGAAGTGGTCCTCGAAACTCCAGGCCTGACCGATGAGCAGCGGCTAACCCTCTGGAAGGAAATCCAGCCGATCGAAAAACCCGGCATCGTTTTCGACGATTTCCCCGTGGGTTCGTCGCTCTGGGCGATGAAGTCGAAGTCGCTCGGTATTGATGAAGATAAGTGGATCGTCGTGGATCCGTATTTCCCGGGAAGTCCGGATCATCAAGGGTTAAAACGGGCCTATTCTGAGTTTGTTGCCCGTTTTGGAGATCAAAGCCCGGAATTGGGCCGCCGGAAGAGGACTCTCGCATGGCTCTGATCGCACAACGCACGCTCAAGATGCTCTTCGACATGAATAAGAGTTTTTGGGCAGAAGTCGCCCAGAACGCGAGCATTCCTCAGAGCGTGAAATCCATGATCTACCAGCACATCCAGTCAAAATGGATTCCGGATGCGCTGGCGGTCGTGATCTCGCCGCTCTCGCGTCAAAACAGCCCGTATCTCAAGCAGTCCGCCTTTGACCTGGCGGGCATTCAGTACTACTACCCTTCGCTCGATTTCTGGATGGCCCACGCCCAGAGGTCCCATCCGCCTGGGGGTGAAGGTTGCGATCCGGCTGCTCATGCGGCCTTCCTCACTGCTCAGGGGCAGAATGCGGAGTTCATCTACGCCGTGGTAAAGCTAGATGGAACGGTGATGGTGCAGGATCTCAATGGATTCGTGGATGAGTGCGCGTATTATGAGTCAGGGAAATAGTTGAGGAGAATCTCGTGAAGAACATGTTCGCCGGCGATCCGTGGTACAACGGTCAGGGTCAGCAGGGTGGCGTTCAGGGCATGGGCTTCCGCCCCGGTCCCGTCCAGATCGCGATGGTGAAGCCGATGCCCGTGCCGGCGCCCACCTTCGGACAGGTCCAGGCCACGGCTCCCATCCAGCGCCAGACTCCTCTTCTCGCGCAGGCGGCTGCACAGCAGATGCCTCCCCAGTACCAGCAACAGCAGCAGCCCCAGTACCAGCAGCCTCAGGCCCCAGCGCAGCAGACGCCTGGCCGGATCCCGATGGGCTCGAAAGCCAACTGCCCGGTCTGCAGGAACTTCGGAGGCTAAACCATGGCGAAGGCGACAGAGCCTATCGTCATATCCAAGGTCCTGCTCAAGCAGTCTCAGGGCGAGAACATCACGCTGAAGGAAGCGCAGGCGGTCACCAAGGCTGTCGGCGCACTGCGGGACCGGTTCAATAACGACATGTTTAAGGCCATGCAGAACCCGGCGGCCTTGGAGGCCGGCGAGCTCGAATGCATCGCGGGGCTTGCCACGCTGCTCTTCGAGCACGGCTTCATCTCGGACGTCGAGATGCTGAACTTCCAAGAAGGGATCAGGATGCTCGAATGAACAGAATGCCTGTTTCCAGCCCTTCCTGGCGTCCGTTGGCCCTGGGAGCCCTCCAGGCGTCGCCCAGGCGCTCCTATAGCCTTTCCCAGGCCCTGACGAACAATCTGCTGGTCGAGGTCGTCGATCAATCAGGCAGGCCTATCAAGGGTGCTTCCGTTCAGTTCGGCTCGGAACAGGCGCAGACCGATTCCAGGGGAATGGCAAGCTTCTCGGCCATGGGATCCGGGAAGTTTGACGTCAAGGCGACTTATAACGGCTTGACCGTCGGGAAGACGGTCACCGCCGACGAGATCTCGAAGGGTTATACGGTCTTCCTGCAGTTCCCACTCTGTATCGTCGATCCTCTCCTCAGACCCGTGGACTTCATCATCTTCGGCGTCGCCGGCGGGATGATCGCAGCGGGCAGCTACTGGAAGATCAAGCCCCTCGAGATGACCGGCGAGATCGCGCTTGGCGCCGCAGTCTTCGGCTTCATCTATCGTCTCCAGTGCATGTAGGTTCTCATGCCCAGTGAAAGAGAACTACTTGAGGCCCTGGATAGGGACACCGTCGACACTTCTCGCTGGATGGTCGACGATGTCAAGGAAGCGAAGTACCAAATGGAGAGGGCGGAAAACAAAATTTACGGGCTGGCGGTCCCACAAGTCGATGGAACGCTGAAGGCGTGGCACGTCACGGATGAGCCTGAAAAGGTCATCAAACTCTTGAAGACCAAGGGCGACTTCTACGCCCGCGAAGGGGACCTGTGCGGAGGACTCTATGTCTCCGCGGTTCCCCATTTCTGGGAAGGCCGTTCAGAAAGGAAATGGGACTTTCTTCCCAAGATGACCAGGGAAGAAAGATTCGTGCTTTACGATGCCATCTCCAAGAGACTGATCGAGCAGGGAAACGACAAGTACATCACAAAATCGGAATTCGAAAGAGCCATGGAGTCGATGGATCTGGCCAGGGAGAGCGATCGCTGGCAGATCCTCGAGATCGTGGCGAACCAGCCTTATAATATCAACATCCCCAAGATGGCCGAGGCTCTTGGCCTCGCCAAGCCCTTCAAGCCTCCCTACATCCAGGTTGATTTCGTCGGCCGCTATCTGGAGTTCAATACGCAACGCGCGATCGATGCCAATGAGGAACTTCTCCGCCTCAAGCATGGAACCGTGGAAGGATTGACCCGGACGGACCTCTGCAACATGCTGAAGGGATACGGCTGGGACGGCGTCTTTACGAAGGCCGGAATGGGGACGAATCCGGAGCTCGTGATCTGGAACGGCGACAAGATCATGGCTTTTGGAGAGTGGGTACAATCACCCGCAGAATTGTCTGCCGTGGAAAGGCGGGGATTCGTCATCGTGGATCCCCAGGTGCCACGATTCCAAGCATGGGTATCTCCTGGCCGGACCATCGCAGACGTCGAAGACACGGAAGTGAAATCCCGTCTGCTGCTTCTCAAGATCGAGGATGTCCAGCATCTCAAAGGGCTTATTGAAGGGGTTCTGGCAGGATCTAGTTTCTTTGATCCCAGGGGCATGTCTTACAACGATGTGCCTTCCTACTACACCTATTCGGTCTATACCGCGCTGTCCAAGATGGACGAACTTACGCTGAGAGAGCTTCTGGCTCTTGTGAAACGACTCGAAGAAGCTCTCCAATAACATGAGCTGGAAACGTTGGCTTCCTAACTATGAAGTCCCAAAGATGGTCGAGAAACTCGTGAACGCTGGAATTTTGAAGGACAAAACCAGCTATCGCGATATCGTTCCGCATTTCGAGACGGTTCTACCGAATGGGGATGAGGTTGTGCTCTGGGTGGACCATCCTGATCCTGCGCGTAGAGCATTCCCTGATGGACCGCGCTATGGCTTGGATCTTTTCAAGCCGAGTGATGCTAAAGAAACTATCTTTGGAAGCAATAAGCTGAGCGAAACTCTTGAGGCTCTCCAAAACCTTCTTCAGCGGCAAGGAATGGGCTGCCTATGATCGTGTGGCAGGAAGAGTTTCCCAAGAGCTACCGCGTACCCATGGAGATCGTCCGCCTCGTTCAAAGCGGCGTGATTGAGGATATGTCCTGGAGACAGGATCCATCGCCTTCCTTCGGCGCGCGGCTCAAGGATAAGAACTTCGTCCGTCTATGGGTGGAGCATCCGGATCCGGCCCGACGGGTGGGCTGGGGCAAGCGATATACCCTGGTCGTTCAACCTGAGCCATCTATACCTTTTGGATGGAAGCTGATATCCACCGATGACGTTTATGAAGCGTTGACCTGGCTGACGGAGGTCCTCCGTACCCGCGGACCACGCTGGCGCTTCAAAGTCTTCCAGGAAGGGAGCGTGGGATGATGTTTGAATGGGATTGGTATGAGAAAACGGAAGAGCTTCTTCACAAAAGCGATAGAGGCGATTGGAATAAACTGATCGAACGGGCGATCGAGGCCTATCAGCATTACAAGATCAATGAAGAGATCACCGAAGAAGAGCTTCGGGAAGCTCTTCATGGTCTGCTGCGCAAGCTCCAGGGATTCCCTCCAACCTGGCTTGGAATCATCGGCCCTGATGGAGATATAGAAACACCTGATGATCTTTGGATTGAGCCGGCTTGGAATGTGATCGAGGTACAGCGGCTGTGGGATAACCACGACGGCCGTAACTTCGGCACCGCAGTCGTCGCAATCTATATCTGGAGCCTTCAGTCGCGTTCATGGATCCGGGACAAGAAGTGGGGAATCATGGGTCGCGAAGGAAGTACCGGCCCTGCCGACCGGGACGATGAACACGATCGCATCTGCTAGGAGGCGCTATGAAAACACGTAAGAAGCGCAACTGCGGATACTCTCCCTGCAATACTCCCCTGGATCGCGGTCGCAAGTGCATCGTGTGCAAGAAGAGCATCCAATGTCCGAAATGCGGTCGCTGTGTCTACTGCTCGGGAGACTTCGCGAAGTTCTAACCTAGTTAATCTCCTTCCTTTGGGGGCTGGGCGCTTCTCACCGGAGCGCCCAGCCACCTCTTAATCATGCTGGTTTTATTTGATCACGTAGGTTAAACTTTCAGGTGTCTGCTCCCCCAAGCAGATCGGTATCCTTAGAGCTGTCCGCCCGCCTGAAGAGTCCATTGCATGCGCGATCCTGCGGCCTATAAGCTTGACAAGCTGATCGTTACGGCCAAGCAACTTGGATCGTCCAGGCTATTTCTTGTGAAGATCATCGGCATGGGTGATCAATTCCAGACTTCCGTCGAGGCCAACAGTCCGATTGAAGCGGCAAAAGATGTCGTCGAGGAATTGACATTTGCAGCCCATCATCCTCATAAGTTTTTCAACCGGCGAAAGCTCGCCGCGCAGCAGTCTGGAGCTATGGGCCATGACTTCGATAAGATGATCGAAGTGGCGAACGAGGCAGTCGGGTATGCCGCTCTCATGAAAGAAAACCTGATCAGGGCGGTATTCGCCCTTGACGATGGCACATTCCGAAAGCTCGGGGGATAAAATGAGATTCTTTCCAGTCGTCAACCTGTCCCCGCGATTGGGCCAGGTAAAGGAGTTCCCGATCCTTCCGGATGCTGCGCTCGCGCGGATCTGCGGGGCCGTAGAGGAATACAACGAATGGAAGGACTGGGCGGACACTCCCACGGGCGATCGCCATATCCGCGATGCGATCGCCAACGTCCAGAGCATGATCAACACCGTTCGTCCTGATTTCCAGAAGGGTGCAGCTCAAGAGATCAGCAAGTACTGCCCTGATTCTGATGATCTGATCGGCCATCTCAATGTGTTCCAGGGAACGACACCCCCGGCGATTCCTCCAAGTCAAACGATGGTCGCAACGGGAGACACGTCTCGGACGTATCCGCCGCCTCCTCCCAATACGAATCCTCCGGTCGCCACTGGAGCTCCGGGCCCGGGCGCCGGCGCCTTCAAACCACAACCTCCCGTAGCGAGTACGGATTTCCCTTTTCATCGCCCATATGTTCCTCCCGGAGAACCAGGACCCAATGTAACAGGTGAACCAGTAACCACTGGGTTCACGGGATCCGAACCTGAACCCGAACCCGTTCCCCCTTCTCCAGCACAGCCGCCAATGACGCCGCCGCCGGTAGCGACCGAGGGCGCCGCTTGCTACTACGTCATCGGACAGGGCTATAGCTGGGGCGCACGGCCATCTGGAGGTGAGACTACCGGGTTGAATAAGAGGGACTGCGAAGCTATCCAGGCGAACTATAATTCAGTTCGTGGTCTTTCAGTTCAGAATCTGGAAACGCCCCCAGTCCAAGCCACGCAGTTCACGCAGGAGTCCAACCAGGTGGCTCAAGCGCCTACAGCTCCCAGTATGCAGCCTGCAATCGAAACGCGGCCGGATGTGGCCAGCACGATGTGTCCCCCAGGACAGTTCTGGGATGGTCGTAAGTGCCGAGGGTCAGTGGATACCAGCGCTGGTGGCATTTTCGGCCAAGCGATGAACCTCGGGCCTTCGGGAGCCAGTTTGCCGGCTGGAAACGTGGCATTCGGAGGAGAAGGCTTCTCGAGCGGCGGCGCTCCTGGGGAATTCTCCATGGTCGGAAGAGTTCGGCCTAATATGGGGAGACGTTCCTTCCCGGTCGTCAACCTGTAAGATTGATTTCCTCTCGGTTACCAGTACACTGGTAACCAAGGGAGGAGATCATGGAAGCCAGCCGCGAACTCGACGTTCAGATCGCTCGTGACGTGATGGGCCTTAGACCCTGCCATTTCATGATCGATGCCATGTTCTCGGCCTGGGCGACCGCCTGGCGCTGCAGATGCGCGACGACTCATCAATGCTATCCCGAGAACAAAGACGCGATCGAACATGCCCATTCTCCGCTCCGCAAGTATTCATCCCAGCTTGAGGCCGCATGGGAAGTGTTGGTCCAGGAAGGCTCTCGCTTCCTCTTCGTGCGGCGGCTTTCTTCCCGCGGCGGCGAGGACTTCCGTCTTTGCCGGGATTATCCTGTCTCAGAAACCTACTGGCTGGAGTACATGACGCCGGGAGGCCTACACCGAGGTCCGGATGCGAAGACGCCGGCGCTCGCGATCTGCCTTGCGGCGATCGATGCGACCAAGAGCGAGAAGCGTGGCGAGAAATAAATGAAGGGTCGAAGGATCCAGATCGAGGTCATCGACGGAAAGGCGCAGTTCCCTCTTCTGGAACAACCCGGGGACTATGCCGGGCCGGTAATGGGCTTCAGCGGTCCAGTTCCAGCCGTGTTCTTTCTGAAGCCGAATGCACGAGATCCCAATGCCCCGAAATGTGCTAGAGCCATTCAGCACGTAGTCTCGCCGCCCCACGTTTTCACCGAAGAGCCCGATGGGACTTTAACGATCACGGCATCGATTGGGGACATGCACGGATCCCAGAGCGACGGCTATCATTGCTACCTGACGAAAGGCGAATGGATCAAGTGCTGAAGTTGCCCGCCCTTGATTTCACCCGTAAACGCCGGATATAATTCACCCGTGCCTCAGGACAATGTACTCAATCCTTCCGAATTCAACGTCGTCTATACCGCACGGAATGAATGGCGGAAGTCGATCGTCCAGAATGGAGGCATCAGCACCCCTCTCGTCACCGAGCTCATCAATCGGATGTATGCCGTCTGTAAGATCCCGCCTCCCAAAGTCTATCGATTCGGATCTCCGCTTGCCTGCATCCTCGCCATTCCCTACCTCAGCGGGCTTCATGGCACCGGCTATTACGAATCCGCGATTCTCAAGATCCTGAAGGGCCCGCAGCTTCACAATCTCGGCGCCCGCTTCAATGGCCGGAATGCCTTTGCTCGACAGGGCGATGACCGCTGGGATCGTCTTGCGGACCTGCTCCAGGTGAGCTTGGAACTGCCGATTAAGGCTCAGGTCAACGATTCCTTCATCGAGAACTTCAAGAAGGATCTTCTCGAAGCGACGAAGGGGACGTGCAAGGCTGAGAAGATCGACATCCTGACCGATAAGTACCATCGTCTTACTGGCAGAGATGTTGTCCATGAAAACTCGCGGATGCAGTGGTGGACGGACATGGCTCGTACGGGACTCTATTGGTGGCCGTATCGCAACTTCGCGGTCGTCTCAGAATATCCTAAGATCTGGCATCGTGGGCAGCGCGACGTTCCTCATCATGACTCAGAGGCCGCGATCCAGTTCCCAGATGACTACAAGCTCTGGGTCTGGCAGGGTGTTCAGGTGACGGCCCAGATCATCGCCTTCCCCGAGACGATCACGGTCAGACAGGTCCGCGAGGAGTCCAACTCTGAGGTCCAGCGCATCATGATCTCACGCATGGGCGCCGGGAAGTACCTCAAGGAAACGAACTGCGAGCTCGTGGACATGGACAGCATGACGCTCCAGGGAAGCGCTCCTCGGGCGCTCATGCGGGACGACCTCGGGAATATGTGGCTTGTCGGGACGGACGGATCGACGGCCCGCGTATATACTATGGCCGTTCCTTCGGATGTCTCGACCTGCAAGGAAGCCCACGAAAGGATTTGCGGTTTCGGTGAGAATAGATTGATTGCGGAGGCATAGATGAAGCTGAGCCAGGTGACGAACGCGGTCGAAGCCCAGGAAATGATCCAGGAGAAGGCCAAGGAACTGGCCGTCCAGGACAAGCGCACGGTCCTGAAGATGGAAGTTGGTCAGGTCGTCCGCCAGGGCGACATCTACATCCACCGCGTTCCGAATGATCACGAGCGCGGACTGGAGCTCAAGACCCGCCAGCTCGCGCTGGGCGAGTCCATGGGCAGCCGGCATATCGCTGAAGCGCCGGCCAAGGTCTGCGAAGGGACCGAAGCCCCGGGCTGGGCACAGACGGAACTGCTCGGGCCCTGCATCGTCGCCGAGCTTCCGTTCACGGTCTCGCACCCGGAGCACGCGCACATCGACCTTCCGGCCGGAGTCTATCAGGTGACGCACCAGATGGATGCGCGGACGCGGAAGCGCGTGATCGACTAACTCCGGAGGAAGGCCTCCACGAATCCACCGAGATCGCCATCCAGCACCTTGCTGGTGGCCGACGTCTCATACTCCGTCCGATGGTCCTTGATAAGCTGATACGGCTCCAGGACATAGCTTCGGATCTGATGGCCGAAGGAGGCCTCGAGCTTCGGACGTCGCTCGATCTTGTTCTCCTCAGCCTGCCGCAGCTTGGAAGCCAGGATCTCCAGGGCGTTGACCTTGTTCTGGAGCTGGGAGCGATGGTTCTGGCACTTTGCCGTGATCCCGGTGGGCAAGTGCCGGATCCGGACGGCACTCGCCACTTTGTTCACGTTCTGACCGCCTGGACCGCCTGAACAGAAGGTCTCAATCTCCAGGTCCTTCTCGGCCAGTTCCACGTCCACTTCTGAATAGACTGGCATGACGTCGACGGCCGCGAAGCTCGTCTGCTTCTTGCCGTTGGCATCAAATCTGGAGACGTGCTGGACCCGGTGGACCCCACGTTCACCCCGGAGTTTCCCATAGGCATAGGGACCGATCACCTCGATCTCCGAATGATGGATGCCGGCCGTGGATCCTTCCAGCCGATCTGTGATGGATACCTGGAATCCTTCTCTTTCCAGGTACCGGAAATACATTCGCTCAAGCTGCTCAGCCCAATCCATCGCGTCGACGCCGCCGGCGCCCGACTGGATCGTGATGATCGCGTTCCGAAGATCGTCGTTGCCGTTGAAGAGCGCCTGAGTCTCGATCGCTTGAAGCCTTGCAGCGAGTTTCGGAAGGATCATGGCGATCTCTCCCAGGACCGGGGCGTCCACGACCGGATCCGCCAGTTCAAGCAGCTCGGCCTGGTCTTGAAGATCGGTCGTCAGGGTAGTTATGGGGTCGGAGATCTTACGGAGGTGTTTTTGTTCTTCGATCAGAGACCGAGCGGAGTCCGGACGGCTCCAGAAATCTGGAGCTCCCATCCGCCGCTCAATCTCCAGGATGCGTTCCGAGTGGACATGGATGCTAAAGCGACTCCTCGAGGGCTGCGAGCTTGGTGAGCATGGACCCGAGATTCCGCGCGAGTTCGTCCTTCATAAGGACCTCCTTTCGGTTTCAAGTATATCCCTGAGGTTCCAGAGGGCAAGGAACTTCTTGGGATTGGTCTCCTTCCGAGGCACTTCGATCATGTCAATCGGGTTGCCCAGGTCATAGGGAGTCTGCTGCAGGTCGATCGGCGCGAACTCGCCAGCCGTCATTCCCGTCCGGAAGATGTTTGGCCAGCCGGGAGCCGTGGTAGAGGCCAGGAAGCGACTGCCGTTCGTGATGAGGGATCTAAGCAGTGGAAGTACTTCGGAATCCGGCAGATGGATCAGGACGTCCTTGCAGAGCACTAGGTCGGCCTTTTTGGGTTCTATCGAGAGGATGTCGGCATGATGGAATCTGATTGACGGAGTGGCGTATTTCCTCGCAGCTTCCACCGCGGACCGGACGATATCGTACCCATCATATTCGATGCCGGAGAGATCGACCTCCTTCAGCCAGTGGAAGTCACCGCAACCCAGATCCACGATGGACTTGATGTTGAGGCTCCGGATCCAGACCGGAAGCTTCTGGATGATCTCCGCGCATGCTTCGATGGTTGAACCAGGTCCGCAAGGGGTCTCTTTGGATCCCCAAGCGTTCGACGAGACGATCCGGGAAAAGCGCTCTTCCAGGTTCATCGCCGGGATTGTACACGAAGTCGCTGCATGGGAAAAGCGCTTGAGTCCTAAGCATTTGAAGGTTAGACTATTGGCGTCGGCCCTCACCCCTCCCGGGGCCTTCCTCTGAAAGGAAGGTCTGTCTCTTCATGGCGAAGATCCCCGTCAAACGGATCTGGCTTCGCAGAGCCGAAGGTCCAACCAATGATCTTGGGGAAAGAACCGTCACATCCTTCAATGCCGCAGACAAGCAGCTCAAGACCTGGGCCCGGACGGCCCCCAAGGGTGAGAGAAGCGGGTATGACAAGACCGACTTCCAGGTTGAGTGGGAAGACGGCGAGACATATAAGGGCCGCTACGATCTGAAGTACGACGATACCCTAAAAAGCAACCTCCTCGGCTCGCAGATCCAGCACTACGCGGCTTTCCATGCTGGCATTTTCTGTCCAGAACACATGAGTCGAGAGCAATACCACGAATATCTTGAGCAGAGCGGCTTCGGAGAAGGCAGCGAGAAACGCGCTGAGGCTCTAGCCTTCCTTCAGAACTACGAGATGTGAGATGCCGAAGAAGAAAGACATTCAAGAACTCGTCGTCGTCTTCGAGAGCATGTACAAGTATTACAAGGGCTGGGTGTTCTCCTACGAGCATCCTGGCGTCTTCGTATATTTCCAGATGGGCGGTGATCTCGGCGTGTACTTCACCCCCGATTTCGATAAGAACGGTGTCGTCCCGATCCAAGTCACCAACAACGATGGGGAGACACTTAAGGTTGAGGATGTTTCTTACGAGCACCCCGAACACAACGGCGTTCCATACGAGCAGATCGAGGCCTACAGCCTCTTCAAGATCGTTCGACCACACCTGGAAAGATTAGGAGCATGGTGATGATCAACCTGAGACTGCAGCGCGCGGGACTGGGTCAAGCGGCTGCCGCGGCATCGAAAGTGGTGGAACTCACCGATGCTCAGTGGAGCCAGGTGACGGCTGCTCCGAAGGCGGTCGTCAAGTTCTACAGCCCGAACTGCCCGTATTCCCGGGCCTTCGCGCCGATCTATGAGGGTCTGGCCGCGCAATACCCGGACGTTCTGTTCGCCGCCATCAACGTCGACCAGAGCGTTCAGCAGGCCGGCGTGAACAAGATCCAGATGCTTCCGACCGTGATCTTCTTCGTGAACGGCGTGGCTAAGGGCAGGATCGACGGGGTACAGGAAGCATCAGACTTCCAGCAAGGGATGGCCACGGCATTCTCTGCCAGCACTCCGGCCGGCGCACCGGCTCCGGCGGCCGCCCCTGCAGTGGGGACGCCTCGCGCGGGAACCTTGGTGGAGACTGCGCCTACTTCTCCCCTCGCTTATGTCGCTGGCGGCGCCGCGGCGGTAGCAGCGCTTGGTACTGCGGCCTATTTCCTGTTCCGTGGAAAGTAAGAGGGCATCATGATCGATCTCAGAGGCGGAACATGGCTCGGCATGGTGCCGCTCGTCGACCGGCCATCTCTTGGTGCCGGGGCGCAGGATCTCAGCGACGCGGCCTTCAACCAGGTCCTATCGGCGCCGAAGGCGATCGTGGACTTCTGGAGTCCAGGCTGCCCGCACTGCATGCAGTTCAAGCCGATCTTCGAGGCTGTCGCCTCGCAATATCCGGACATCCTGTTCGCAGCAGTGAACGTGGACAACTATCAGCAGAACGCAGCGATCTACCAGATCAGCGGTCTGCCCACGGTCGTCTTCTACCAGAACGGGAAGGAAGTAGACCGGATGGTGGGCGGGGCGGGGAGCGCCGCAGAGTTCCAGGCTGAGATCGCCAAGGCATTCTCGGGTGGCGGTTCATCGCCTCAAGGCCTGACCCCTGCGGGCGTCTCGATTCCCGCTTCCAGCGCTCCCAGCACTCTTTCGACGGTCGTGGGCGCTACCGCCCTTGTCGGCGTCCTTGGCGCCGTGTCCTACTTCGGCTACCAACTGCTGAAGAAGTGAGGAGATGAGCATGTTCCAGAGAGGTCCGTGGCTCGGTCAGGTTCCCCTCGTCACCAATCTGTCCATGGGGGCAACGGCCATTGTGCCGCCTTACTATGGACAGTGGAGCGTGACGGGCGGAGCAAGCGGTCAGGTCGGTCCATTCGACACTCCCGAGGACGCCTTCCAGGCAGCCGTCAAGGCGGCCCGGGACGCGGGAGCTGCTCGGCTTCCGGATAACGGCTATGCCCGCGTGGTGGATTCGCAGGGAAACCCTGCAGGTCCGGCGACTTAAACGGAGGACGCAATGATTCCAAAAGGCCCCTGGCTCGGTCAGATCCCGCTGGTGCTCGGCCCTTCTTCCTGGGGCGCCGGCATGGTGGCGAATCCTGCGGCGATTCCAGCGACTCCTGTTCCTCCGTTCTTCGGACAGTGGGCGGTATTCGGAAAGGGACAAGGAAGGGTAGGACCTTTCGAGAATCAGATGGACGCCTTCTATGCCGCGATCGATGCCGCGACCTCGGCTGGAGCGAAGGCTCTTCCGACAGACGGCTTCGCACAAGTCTTTGATTCGATGGGCCGTATGGTAGGGCCTGTCACTTAACTTTTTGGGGGTTTTATGATTCCATTCCGACCTGTTCAGATCGCGCGTCGCCTGGGTCAGGCGGCTCCTCCTGTTCTTCCTCCAGCTCCGGCTGGAACTCCCTCCACGGTCCAGACGGTACCGGAAGCAGCACCGGCGAATCCCTTCCTGACGACGCTGAAGTGGGGCGTCATCGGCTTCGCGGCCGGCGCTGCCACGGGCTACCTGGTCGGCAAGGGTGCCGGCAGCAAGGCGGGCGGCGTCCTGGACAGCTTGATCGGCGGCGTCGGTGGCGTGGTCGCCACGGTGCTTCCGCGTCTTCTGGGACTCTCCTAAGCTTGCTTCAGCGTGAGCACCTTCAGGTTCGGCGAGATCAAGGTTGAAGTCCATCGGATGGGGCCCGACCCCCTTCATCCGCACAGCGACTTCTATTCAGTCAAGGTCTCGCATGACGACACCTGGATGGAAAGCATGCTGGAGATGCCCAAGGCCAATCGCACGGCAGGCAGCGACTTCGAAATAGCCTCCAATGTCGTATCCAACCTTTACGTCATTGCGTCAGAGCCCGAGGCTTGGGCTGGACAGATGCAATCGATCGGCAGGATGTCCCAGGAGGAGATCGATGCAACGATCTCGGTTGCAAACAATCTCCGACCGTACCTGAACGAAGCGATCCGTTCCACCAGAGGCAAATTCGATCTGTATAGTGAGCATTTCGAAGCCGGTGTTGGTCCGTACGATCCGAGCATGGGGATCGCAAGGAAGCTGGAACTCCCGGAGCACATCGGGAACAAAGAAGAGATCGCTCAGTTCTTCGCCTACCTATACCTCGTGGATCGAAGCAGTTTCCATCCCGACGAGGACTTCAAGACGTTCGTGGATCGGGAGGGGCGTCCAGCCTACACGCCGGAACAGGCTGAGATCCGGAACATCTTGATGCTTGAGGCGATCCAGGCGGCGGAAGCAGAAGACCTGGATATCTACGAGCTCGCTCTCTGGGTCGGCGCCGTGACGGGTGCCAACTTCGATCCCGAGAACGAGGAATCGGCTCCTAAATGGATCAAGGCCCTCTCCAAAGAATGGGTGTAGCCTATGGCCTTCCCCGAAGAGGCCGTCTGGAAAACCCATCATGGGATGAAGCCTTCGAGCGCCGAGGGTAGCCTGGTCCGAGCGGGTCGATTTGTTATCGGTCCCGATGACATCGTGGAATGGGAAGTCCGGCGATGGGGCGATAAATTCTACGCCGTAACCAACTATTTCACCTGGGCAGAAGCCTGGGATAACGCATGGATGAAACCATTCCGGAAAGAAAAGGAAGCGGTGGACTTCGCGAGAGCCCAAGCCGAAATAGGACGCCGGCTGATGCAGGAAAGCCATCAGCGTCATGGCGGCCGCGCGGATCCGCATGAAATCGCCGAGGTCGTCAATAAGAACCGCTATGAGCCTCCCCCACCGGGGATGAGTGGGCTTGGAGCCTCGCTAGGTAACAAGGACGAGCCGGTCAAACCCTTCAACAAGATCGGTCACATCAGCGACTGGGACGGAACTCTTCGAAGTTACAAAGCGCTGTACGCGATACAACGCTTCAACCCAAGGAATGCCGGAGACATCGCCAGGATCTGGATCGAGGAACGGAATTCTCCGGTTGATATGTATCAGGTGGAGTTCCCGATGTTCCTGGAGGTCCCGGAGCTCGAGGACTTCGTGCAAAGTAACTTCAGCAATGACGACCTCGAGGACAGATATTTCAATTACTACATCACGCATTGGGACCTGACGGATTCCGTACACGATATGTGGAAGCTGTCTCCCGTGCTCAAACTGAACTATCCTGGCCACACGCAGATGTTCAATGGAGTCAATATCGGCGCCGGCTGGCACGAGATCCTCGCGAGCGTCAGAAAGAGTCTGGATCGGTGATGAGAGAGATCGACCAGGCCCTGGAGCAATACATCTCCGGTTTCATAAAGCTCATGGAGCAGAATGTCCCCAAACGGCATCTGCACTATCAGTCCTACTTCGATCTGCTCCAGAAGGTGGGGCGCCTGGCTAATCCGGAGCCTTATACCAAGGCTGAGGAAAAAGAGCTTCTTGATATCTTCGGCGGCCTTTCGAAAACTCCTGAGATCAAACAGTGTTTTTACAACTCCCAGACCATCGCGCTTGACGGTAGTCTTGGATATGAAGAGGGCTACGTTTTGAACGCGAGGCTGCCGGTCCCCATCGAGCATGCCTGGAACACGTTGCCTTCAGGGAAGGCCGTCGACGTGACGATGCGGGATTTTGGCGAGAAGAACACCTGCAACCCTAAGAAACTCCTCGAACGAGCCAAGAAGAACCAGGATAACGCCTATATGGGAATGCGTTTCCCTGCAGAAGAAATTCGGAAGTCCTGGATGCGAAACGAGCGATCGCTGATGCTGATCGAAGATCGGGTGATCGTGAAGCGGATCTTCGAGAAGGGATATCCATCTTCCTGGCGATCGCCATCGCTCTCAGGCCCGCGGCCGGAAGAAGAATGGCTGAACGAACCGGAACGCGAGGGCTTTCCGGCAGATGAAACTCGCTCTCCATTCGAAGGAGATATTCCACCATGGGGGCAGCGGGGCTATCAGCCCGTCTTCCCCATGCGTGCAAAAGTCTTCTATATCACGGCTTATGTGGGATCCGGTCCCCATGACAAGATCTCCCGGACTCCGTCGCCGGCGAAAAGTCCGGTCATGGGAGCCGCGAGACCCGTCAAAGACGTTGGAGCCATGCCCGCCGGCGTCCAGTTCGGGTCCGAATACATGTACCATCCCTTCGCGGCTATTCCTGTGCGGAAGGAAGATCTTGCGGAGGCCGGCCCGGTTGTGGATTACCTGGCTTCCTTGATCGAGGAGCTTGGCGCGTTCGGCAAGATCCTGATGGAGCACAGCTTCCCCGATCAGAAGGCCACGGAAGTGCGACTTTCGAATGGCCGCTGGTTTCCTGTCGATATGACCGGGGTCCTCTACGGCGGCGTGACCTATCTCAACGCCTACAACGTCAACCGCTTCTATGGAGGCCCACACGAGGGCGGCTGGTGGTTTGACGCCGGTGATCCGATCGCCTCAGTCCCACTCCGCGATGAGGATCCAGCCGCGGCGATCGAATGGGGTGCCTACCTTCGAGACAAAGTCGGCTGGATCTCCCAGCATGATCGTTACTCCGTTCTTGGCCATGATGAATTCGAAATCCGGCCCGACGATTACTTCGCGCGGTCCTTCCCGGAAGAGACTCCGCGCTACGAATAGGGCGAAGCATGCAATTGGCTCGGGGTCTGAAGAAAATCGTGCAGATGTACGGCGAGCGCATCCTTGCCGCTACAGGCGGTTGGGTGGAATGGGATTCACCACTCGGCTGTGGCCACTACGGATGTGTCTGGGCGCTGGCCAATATTGACCCTGAATACAACAGTCCTGAGAATTCCTTCCGATATACCGGCCGCTTGCTGAAGATTTCCGTCGATCCAACAGAAGGCCCCGTCGTCGCCGCCATCATGAACACGGGTCTTGATAAGAAACTCGACGGCTTGGTTCGATGGGAGGGTGTCTGGCGCATTCCATCCTACATTGGCTCTGCTGCTGGACGCAGTACTGGATGGGTCATCATTCGCGAAGAAGTGCAACCCTTCAATCGCTTCCGATCGGGACATTTTTCCAGCAGCGGGGACATTTATCCATGGCTGCGGTACCTCGATAAGTACAACGCGTCGATTCGTAGAGTCCTGGATCTGAAGACTCTAGCTCTCCGGAATGAGGCCAATTCCGAGGCGAAAGAAGCTCTCAAAGCCTTGATGCGCTTCGAGGAAACTTACTACGTGTCCCAAGCTATCGATGCGCTGGCTCTCGAGGGAATCACCCTGGCTGACATCCATGAAGCAAACCTCGGCTGGAGAGTCAATCCTACCGAAGAGCAGCCTATCCTGGAGGCCCGCTGGACGGATAAATCAGAACGGCCGCCACTCTTGATCTATGATCCGGGCCATTCCCAGGCACCTGCAGTAGAGGTGCCTGATCTATGGTGAATGAAATCTTCTGGCACCTGACATCGGATCCCGGTTGGAAGCTGAAGCGGGATTATCACCCGATCTACGCTTATGGGGCCGGCACTCCCACATCCAGGCCTGGTATTTTCGTCACGGACCAGCCGATCTACTGGTGCCCGTGGATGGGTAAAGGCCCGGTCTACGCTGCGCGGATTTCGGTTCCAAAGGAAATCCTGCCTCGGCCTTCGGAGAGCCATCCGGAATATCTGATTACGGATCTCGATCAGATCAAAGTCCTCGAATTTCTTCCTCTTGCCGAGATCATCAAACGAGGAGAAGAGGAAAAAAGCCGTGGTATCCCTTGGTGGAACCAGCAATACGGCGGGTTCGGCAGCGTCGTGGATTGGTGGTTCTATTACGACCGAAACCAGGATCGGAAGTATCAACGCAAGGGGCTCGATGAGCTCAAGAAGAAATGGCTTAAAGAACATCCTGGCTTCAAGGATCCGGAAGAATACTACCGGAAACGCTCATGAGCGAAGAACGATTTGAAATCGACGGCGTCCATATTGTTTTCGACACCCTACGGGACGAACAGCCTTTGGGTGGTTTCGAGGCATGGGTTCCAGACACGAAGTCGGGTCTGGATGGGCTTTATGGAAGTGCTTCTACTCTGGCCGGCCACATGATCGAAGCGGGGCGGTTTACTGTTGCCGCCAAGTGCATTCTGAAGGATGGTCGCACCGCTGCATGGATCGAATGGCTCGAGGTCGATCCCGCCAGACGGAGAGCAGGTTTGGCAAGCCGTATCCTCAAGGGAACACTTGCCGCGATGCGCCGTAAGAAAATCGGACAGATCTGGCTGGCTGCTTCGCCGGAGAGGGCTGAGGATCGCGAGGCGTTGCTCCAGCTCTACCGCCGGCATGGCTTCGATCTCGTACCAGAACCGTGCCGTGACCGTCGGTACGATGGGACGATGAAGGACATCATGGCGGCTTCGCTCGAAGAATAACTTGTTCTCTGGAACCCTCTGGGATACAATTCTGGAGTCTTCCCTCCCCCGGGAAGGCGGCAAGGATGTAGGAAAAGTTTCCGCCCATTTCGGGGGCATTCCATGAAGACGCTCTTCTCCTTCGGCTTCCAGTCGCACGATCCCTTCACGCTCCGGCATCCCAGCCTGAGCGGGTCTGCGACTCTGGGCCGGCCGATTCCTGTAATGGGACAGGAAACCACGGAGTTTGAGCATCTCCGTGTTGCGGAAGCCGAGACGAACGCGGCGGTACGCGATCAACTGGCTGCGATCATCGCCCAGGGAACGCCCAAGGCGGCCCAGTGGAGAGCCTGGATTGCTGCGCAGTTCGCAAAGGATCCGACTCTGCTCTCGATCTTCAAGGAGCAGTACATCGTCGACAACATCCGCGGCTATCAGGACATCCTGAACACAGACCAGGCTTCCGTGGATATGGCGTCTCAGAAGATCGCGTCTCAGGATCCTCAGAACTGGTATTTCTCCGAAGACATGCAGATCCGCGTCGATGAATGGAACCGGGTCCTGGACATCCTCGTCGGTGCCATGAAGGAATACGGCGGCGTCAGGCCCGTCTCCACGGGGACTCCCGTGAAGATGGGTCCGATGTACAACCCGAAGACCGGCGCCGCGGTTCCGACCAGCATCGCTCCGGGAGCGACATTCAAGACGCCTCCTCCGACTTCGGGCATTCCCACGAACACGCTTCTGGTCGGCGGCGGGATCGCCGCGGCCGCGCTCGCGCTGATTCTGGCGTTGAAGGCCTAATCTTTATATTCAAGACGGAGATCTGATATGGTGATGGGACCTTGCGGACCGTGTGCTCCAGGAGCAACGCCATTCGGCGGCCCGGCCAGCGGCCTTTGGCCATCCGGCTCGGGCATAGGACCTGCGGCTGGGCCTGTGGGCCCGATCATCTCGCCAACACCTACTCCTACTCCTATTCCGATTCCGACTCCTATCGGTCCTGCCCCTGTAGAGCTCGGCCTGGCGGCCTTCTTCAAGATCCTCGCAGAAACGGCGATCACGAACGTTCCGACGTCCAACATCATCGGCAACGTCGGCCTCAGCCCGGCCGCTGCCTCGAACATTACCGGGTTCGCGCTCGTGCTGGACGGCTCCGGCCAGTTCGCGACATCCTCTCAGGTCGCGTCTCCCGGCAAGGTCTACGCGGCCGACTACGCGCCTCCGACGCCGGCCATGCTCACAGCCGCGGTCCTGGCGATGCAGACGGCATATACCGATGCTTCCCTCAGGCCCGCAGACTTCACGAACGTGAACGGCGGCAGTCTCGGAGGTCTTACGCTTTCGCCGGGCACCTACAAGTTCACGTCGAACGTCAATATCGCATCGGATCTCACTCTCGCCGGTGGTCCGAATGATACCTGGATCTTCCAGGTCGATGGGACCTTCGACATGACGGGTGGTGCGGACATCATCCTGACCGGCGGCGCTCAGAAGCAGAATGTCGTCTGGCAGGTCGCCGGCGCGACGACCATCGGACCGGGCTCGATCTTCCAGGGGACGCTGCTCGATCAGACGAGCATCGCGCTGCAGACGGGCGCCGAGGCTCACGGCAAGCTGTATGCCCAGAGCGCGGTGACGCTGGACAACAACTTCGTCGACGGCTAACGATGGCAAAAAGAAGCCTTGAATTCGGGATGCAGCCGCCCAAGGGCACCAAGGTGGCCTGGGGCGCGCGGGCTATCTTCAAGCCCATCTCCAAGAATCCCATGATCGACATCCTGTGGGATCGGCAGGATGCCTTCGGTGACAAGGAAGAGCGTGAAGATCTGGTGGAATGGGTCAGGAAATCCGGAATGCCCTGGCTGAATCAGGAAATGGAAGACAAAGCCAGCTACTCTATCAGCAGATCCCATGAAGTCTTCCGGCACGAGGATGGGGATTATGTCCTCGAGGCCAGTCCGAAGGGAAGTGCTGGGTATCTCTATATCGGAGCTTGGAAGGAGTAGATCATGTTTGGAATCTTCTCCGCGCCTCACATATCGATTGGCTGGTCCGGCGGCGGCGCCGGCGGCGGCCCTGATACCGGCGCCGGGATTCCTCCTGGCGGCTTCCCCGGCATCTACCCAGGTGCAGGCGTCTCCAACTCCGGCTGGGCCGGCCTCACGGAGTTCCAGCAAGAGCAGCTCAAGAAAGACTGCGTCAAGAAGGGCACGTGCGTCCTCGGGCCTCCCGCAAGCTTCCTGGGATCCAAGCCTAAGGGCTGGCGCTAAGGCCGCCGAGATGTGTTCACGATCGCCAAGCTCATAGACACAGATCCCGACCGCGCAACCTTCCTGACGACGAATCTGTTCGTATTCGACGAGGAGTCCAAGCGCCTTACGGTCATCATGGTTTTCGTTGATCGTAGAGAGATCCTTTGGGCGAAATTGCTTGGCTGTGGACCAGGGCCTAAAACCTTCCGGGAAGTATTCCAAGAGCTTCAAAGGGGAATGGAAGAAGCTCCGGATAATACACGGTTGATCTACAAAGAACATATCCGCGACATCAACGATGTCGAAGACTTCGCAATCGAGCATTTCAAAGAGTACGTCGAAGGGATTTCCATCATGGGGACCCATGAGGACATCGCGGAGATCCTGCACCGCTGCTTCAAGATCCCTGTCTGAGACAACTTGACTTTAGCGGTAGCCACGGTTTACCATAGCAGGGAATGGCCCCCGAGAACACCTGCTATGTTGTCATCCGCGGCGCAAAGCCCGGGCTGACCAAAGAGATGCCCATCCTGGTCGACGGTGGGCCCCTCTGCATCGCTGGCCTCTGGAACTGGCGGGATTGCGTTACGGTCGCCGGCCTCTACTTCATCTACCACAAGGTCAGCGGCTTTCCGTTCGGTCCGTATTATGCTTCCATTCCCTTGGCCGAGAAGGCCATGAAGAAAGCTCTCAAGGATATTCCGAAGGACATCTGGAGCCATGATGCCCAGTGGTATGGAGATCAGCAATGGCTCGGGAAGTATATCGAGGAACATCTCGGCAAGCCTATGGATCTCGTCGGCGGCGAATGGGAGAAGGAGGGGAAATAGGCCATGTGCCAAGCCTATGAATCTCTAAGCCGCGTCTATTCCTGGTTCGAGGCGAGAACCTGCAAGTGCGGCCATTATCACAGCCAGCATGGGCCGAAACGAACCCAGGAAACCGCGTCCCAACCAGCGTTCATCGGAGCGAATTGTCCGAACTGGATCCCATATTCCGACTTCAAAGTGTGTCCGTGTCGGAAATGTGAGTGCCCAAACTGTGAGCTCAAGAAGTACGGTCTGAAGTCTATTCACGATTCTTAGGAAAGATCACATGAAGCATCTGAAACGGTTCTGGGCGAAGGCGATCATCCTGGCGGTCGTCGAAATCGACGCGCAGACGATGGATGCAGACGATCGCCTGTACTGGCATGAAGTCTTCAAAGGCGCGACGAGTTGAGCACAGCAAAATGCACGTTTTGCGGAGGTACTGGCGAACGCCTTCACTGGATCAAGAAGGATGAATCGATCAAGCGCCCATGTCCCTATTGCAAATGCTTCAGCGAGGGTGCTCCGTGCCCGTATGCAGAATCTCATGGACCAGAAGAGCCTGTCGTCATCGGGACGACGGTCCGCGGTCAAGAGAAGGGTCCTGATGGGAAGCTGCGGACGATGGATAAGAGCAGCGATCGGATCATCCGATACGCGGATTGGGAGTTTCGCTGCGTGATCTGTTTTCCGAGATGAGTTATGACGCGCGAGGAATTGAACGCGCCTTGCGGGGAATGTGGGCATACCCGGGAGAGCCACGACTATAGCGGATGCTTATGCTGGATCGAAGCCGATGCCAGTCGGAAGTGTCCTTGCATGGTATGGAGACCGGAATCATGACCGAAGAACGACCGGAATACGTGAAGTGCGCGAAGAAGGAGCGTTGGGAAACGCTTTGCGGTCGTCGTCCGGATGCCTTTGAATGGCTCTTCGAGAACATGGAACACGCCTTGGCGAACGAGGCCAATGGTGGCTACCTGATGCTGTGCAACGATTGCCGGAAAGCCAGCGAAGGCCAGAAGAAGATCGAAGTGCAGTGTTTCAATTGCAACCGTGCCATGACGGTCTCAAAAGCAGACGGGCAAGAATATGGTGACAAGAAGTGGCTTTGCGCCGGCTGCGCCCTTGGGGACGAAGGGGACAATGGATGAGCTATATGACGAGAGCGGAAAGAATCAGGCAAGACATCTTCAGGCTTCGAACGCTGGCAGATGCCGCCATGGAACTGGCCCACGCCAACGACTTCCACGCGGCTGATAGGTTGCTGCGCGAATCGAAGGAGCATCTTGTTGAGGCGATCCAGTTGTGGGCCGACGTGGTAGACGAAAAGGGGACCCTCGAAGAGAGAGTCTAGAACATGACATCTGAGCTAGACAGCCTCCAGCGAATCATGAACTACCTAAAGGGCGGGGGCATCGTGCACTTCGCAGCTACCAAGGAAGATCCGATTGCCTGCAGTCTTCCGGCTGCCGAGTGGGCCTCGGACGACTGGATCTACGTGAATTGTCCCGAGTGCCAAGAGGCCGCAAAAAGCGAAAGCAATTCCAGCGAAAGGAAAGCATGACTCCAGAACAGATCAAGGAACTCGAAGAGTACATGAGGCAGAAGGCTGAGGCCAGGCGCATAAAGTATCCGGTGGAGGTCACGGGCATCGACTTCGACGTGAAGATCGGCGTCTCGAACAAGTCCTTTTTCGGGTCTCTGGGATCTGAAAAGGGTCCAGGCACCTTCGTCTCGATTCGCTCCTGCAAGAAGGAGCATGGCGACAAGACCCGCCTGGGCCTTCTGATCGGCTACGTGCCGATCCACACGAGCGTCGAGTACTCGAAAGAGAAGCGCCTGAAGTTCATCGTCAGCGGAGACAATCCTGCGATCTTCGTCTTCGATCTCAACGAGGTCGTCCTGGGATGCGAGAGCTTCTGGGGCGCGATCGAGAGCGAGAAGCAGCTCCGGGAGATCACGAACGACGACATCCAGAACGTCTGGTACATCAAGGCCCTCAAGCAGCTCAGCGAGAAGAAGAAAGAATATCCTGATCCTCTGGGGATGACCTTGGGGAACATGGAGACCCAGGAGGAGTTCTGGATCTGCCAGCACTGCCACAACGGTCACCACGAGGAATGCACGGGCATGGCCTATGACGTCGACGTGGAGGAGTCGTCGGCCTGCGAGTGTGAAGTGAAGAAGGGACACCCGAAGAGGAAGTGAGCATGGCTACCAAGGCTGATCTGGAAGAAAAGATCGCGATCATCGACCAGGCGCCGGCCTGTCCCAAGCATGGCCGGGACGCGCTCAAGATCTGCATGGAGCCTGGTTGCAATGATGTCCACTGCGGAGGATGCCACGGCGGCTCCTGCCAGTGCTGGAACGACGAATAGACGAGGCTTTTATGATGGGGATGGCTCCGGACGACAAAGGCAATGCGGAACGCGCGAGACGCGCCGCCAATGAATGGCAGCACGTCGCTGAGGTCTGGGAGGCCCGTTTCAACACAGCCGTCGAGCGTATCCAGACGCTGGAACAGATCATCCTGAAGCTCAAGGCCTGCTACAACTGGGATCGCGACGAATACCATTCGAACATGGAATTGGTCCAGGAAGTTGAAAAGGCGATGATGGGAGTCCGAAAGCGCGAAGCATAGACGTGAAGTAGTAACGGGGAAGGAGATAGGGAATGGAAGTCCTTAGATGGATGGGCGAGAACTGGTTCATTACCCTGGTACTTGCCGGTATCGCCAGTGAGACGGTCATTCGAGTCTTCAATGCCGGCAAAGTGAAGGCCATGAAATGTCCAAAGTGCGGGTATCGGAAGGTCGAAGTCGACATTGAGGACGAGGACTGATATGGCCGATCGCTTCTTCGAGATCGCGAAGACTTTTGCGGATGCTCTCCGCGGCATTCGGCATTTCCAGGTGTCCGATACTGCCAGCGTTACCTACAGCCTCGGCATCACCGGCGACAAGCTCGCCCTGGCGAAGAAGGCTCTCGCGGAGTTCGAAGACATCGTTTGCATGTGCGGACACCAGGGCCCTGATCGCCAGGGCGAACATATCGGCTCTGAGATCCCGGCGCCCAGTAAGCGCCTCGCCTGCACCCATCCAGGCTGCAACTGCAAGGGCTTCGGCAATCTGAAGGCCTCAGTCGACTTCATCATGGATACGCGATTAGGTGGTCCATGAAGTGCAATATCTGTGGGCATCAGGAAGGCCTGCTGGGATTCTACTTCACCTGGTATCCCGGCTGTCCGGGCCCGGAACCTGCGGAGCATCCCGTGTTCAAGTGCCCTGAGTGCGGATCGAAGGATCTAGAGGAGATCCATGGCTAAACGCTTTAAGAAGAAGTGCAAGTGCCATGGCAAAGTGGCTTTGGTCGATAAAGTCCCCTGGAAGCAACTTCAGAAGAATGAGGGCGAGATGTATTGCCTGAGCGCGATACTCGAGTCAAAACAGATCTATTCCCCTTATATTCCTCTTCTTGAAGTCGAAACGATCAAAGCGAGGTCAAGATGACGAAGAAATTCCTGAAGCTGATCCCGACCGCCATGGGATTCCCAAGCGAAGGCATCTGCGAAGGGTGCGGCAAGAAGAAAGATCGCTGCAGCTATTTCTTCAACCGCGAGGCCTGCTGCAAGAAGGCGAAGGGCGACGACTTCCACGACATCTGCCAGGATTGTGCGGTAGCAGCCGGCAAGGGCACGACATGGTTTTATGTGGGCGGCGGCAGCATTGCGGTGGCACAATCATGAACTGTCCAACCTGCGGGATCCTGTACGACGATGCGATTCCCCATCCGCCTTCTGCCTGCCTTGCGCATGCCGGCGCCGAGCTCGCCAAGGCCAAGCAAGCGCTCGACGGCGCCCTCGAACAGATCGCCATCATGCTTCGGGAACGCGAGGTCATCTTCACGCCACGGGAACTCAATTGGGTGATCGATTCCTTGGGAAGAAACTTCTCGAGGCTATCGGCGCTGAAGGAGCAAAAGCTTTCGGCGGCCGACAAGGAAAAGCTCTCCAGGGAGATGGAGGAGCTTCGAGTACTTCACCTTCGACTTGTGAAATGGAAGAGGACGGTATAAGGCTACCCGCGGCGTATTAAGGCTGACGTAAGAGATCAGAACCTCTTGAAGTCTGAGGGATAGACGGTATGATTAATCCGTTGGCCCACCATCCACTCCCCCTGGATGGCCACGAAGTTCGAAGGACCAGTTTCCGCCCATCGCGATCTAAGGGGGTTATTCTCGTGGAACTGATCCTCCTCGGTCTGGCCGGCCTCGGTGGCCTGGCCCTTCTCCTGCAATCCAAGCCATTGCCATCTCAGGAAGATGCCGAGAAGGCGTTCAAGGTCCTGGACAAGGATCCCATGGATCCTGACGCGAATACGACCTTCGGCAAGTGGAAGGCTTTCGTCCAGGGCGACTACGAAGGGGCGATGCCCTACCTCGTCCACTCCAAGGACGTGACTCTCAAGACGCTTGCGGAACATGAACTGGATGACGCTGCTCTCGCGCTATCTTCGGCGAAAGTAGCGATGGGCGACGAATGGGTTGCTGCCGCCAAGAAACTCCCGGCTCTGTCGCGGATCTTCTACGATCGGGCCGCTCAGTGGTATATCAAGGCGTGGCCAGGCCTTGAGGGTCAGAACAAGGAGAAGCTTCGACTCCAGGGTCGCAAACTCGCTCTGTCTCGGCCGGTTGGTCCTGCCCGGAAGGGAGTGCCGGCGGACTGGCAGCAGGATGTAGGTGTCGCTGGTCGGCCTCCGGTTCTCGACGGCAACGTCTCGCGCACGGGATCCTATTCGATCAAGATCCCGCCCGCGGATGAGAAGGTTCAGAACTCGGTCAGTGCCCTCGTCAGCAATCTGATCCCCATCAGCGGCAAGGAATACGAACTGGCCGCTTATATCCTGGCAGACGGCACGGAAAACGCCGGAGACAGGATGGCATTGAGATTCTTCGATGCGACGGGTGCGATGATAGGAACTCCCGCATCGACCTTCTATCCTCTCGACCTTCCTTTCTGGAATCGCGTGGCCCTCAAGGGGAAGGTTCCGGAGACTGCCGTGCGAGCTCAGGTGGTCATCGTGCTCGCATCCAAGAAGGGCACGATGTGGGTGGACGACGTGTCCCTCAAGATCGACGGCAAGGATGTTCTCAAGAACGGGTCGTTCGAAGATAAATAGAAAACTCGAGGACTAAAATGATCAAGTTCAAGCCTCCCGCCTTGAAGCCTCAGCAGCTCGGAGCGACTCTCGCTCCTGCTCCTGTTCTTCCTCCGGGCCCGGATCCTCTTTACACGGGATACACGGGTATTCCCGGGGTCCTGGAAACCCTGGCCGTCGTTGCTGCGACAGGTTCCGCAGCGTGGCTGGGCATTACCACGGCTCTCGACAAGAGCGAGAGTCAGACGAAGAAGATCGCGGGCTGGGTCGGCGGCGTAGGTGCAGCTCTCGCGGGCCTGCTCTACCTCGGCGGCAAGACCGGCCTCAACCAGATGGCCTATCTTCCGGCCGTTCGCGTGACGCCCGACTAACGGAGAACGAGGAATGGGTCCTTATCCGATCATTCGTCTCGGTCAGACGGTTCAGCCGATCTCTCAACCGCTGCAGACTTCTGGGCCATCTTCCTTCCTGACCAACCCCAAGGGCGCGATCGACGCGCAGATCGCATCGATTGAAAACACCTTCGCCGAGAAGATGAAGGATCAGAATTTCAAGTCGATGCTGATCGGCGGCGGCATCGGCTTCCTGGTCGGGCTCATCGCCTTCCCGATCGGGCAGAGCCTGATGGGATACACCGCAGTCAAGACGTCGAACATGCCTCCTCAGGATTACGCCTACTAACGGAGATCCTATGCGTGTCGTGAACGTCGATTACAGCCGGAACGGCCATCAGCCCAAGAGGATGGGCCAGTACGGGCCGTATCAGACGACCTTTACGGTCCCTCGAGAGGCCGCCTTCCGGATCATCGATGAGAACGGCTTTTATAACGTGAATGCCGGGAAGAAGTTCCCCTACACGATCACCAATATCGTCACGGCAGACGGCATTCCTCTGGGCCTCGCTCCAATCCAGAGCACGGCGCTTTCCGGAGAGGACTCCGTCGTCCGGGTGCAGATCCCGATCACGCAGGGCCAAGGGCAACTGAGCATCGGCGATCAGCCGGTGGACGCCGTTCTCAGCCTGTACGGGATTAACGGCAATATCCAGTATCCGATCTTCGAGAATCGGAAGATCCGCTTCACCGTGACGCCGGCAAGCGCTTTCCCTCTCAACCTGCAGGCCATCTACGAAAAATACGACGCGGACAAGTACGCGGCCGAAACCGCCGCCCAGGACGAGATCATGGCGCAGAAGTACTCCCAGATGATCGCAAGTGAGGCCCAGGCCAAGGCGGCCGCGGACAAGGCCAAGGCTGCTGCCGATGCCGCAGCCGCGAAGAAGCAGGCGGCTGATGATGCGATCGCGGCCGCGACCAATGAACAGGCCTCCAGGAACAAGATGATCTGGACGGTTGGAGGAATTGCGGCCCTGGGCTTGCTGAGCTATCTCGCCTTCGTAGACTAGGGGCGCCGTGTTCGAGTACTGCAGTTCCCGGCATACCGATCCGAATTATCTCTACTCCGGAACCACCGATTGCGGGATTCTGGATCTGAAGACCAGGGTCCTGCTGCTTTACTCCCTCGTGAACATGGGCGGCCAATGGAAGCAGCTCCATGTCGTCGCTCCCCTTAATTTTGAGGACTTTGTCAGGGCTAATATTTTCAAGGGAGAGACCCTAAAGGAGATCTTCCAGACCGCTAAAAAAGAGAAGGACTTGAAGCTTAAAGTGAAATGTGTGAGGTCAGAAAGCGAAGAACTTCTCAAGCTGATCAGACATGATGCGGCGGAACTCACGCCGGCTGATCTGGCGGCGCTGGAGACGATCATCGCCGAGGTCTTCGCCTAAGGGAGGTCGGCGTGTTCTCGTATTGCAAGGTTGTCCATCGCGAGCCTAAGTCTCCCTGGTATGGGTCGGAGGACGTCAGCGTCCTGAACGCCGGCGGAGACAAGATTCTCTTCTATTCGATGCTCTGGCGGGATGGTCAGCCTCAAGGTCTTCGGTTCGTCGGCCCCCAACCGGCAGCCAGGCTATTCTCGGATCTGCCACTCAACACGGATGGCTTGAAGGCAATGATCAAGCGCCTGGACATCGTGGTTGGAATCCCCGAGTGCATGGACGAGCTCGACCAGGACGACATCCGCACCATCGTTCTCCGCGACGTCGCGAATGCTCCCATCCCCCAGAAACGTGACTTCCTGGAGCGGGGCTTTGAGCCCTTTCTCTTTCCATGAAGATCGCCGGCTGGCATGGCGGCCCAAGAAATCTGGTCGGGCCTCTTAGAGGTACCTGTTCCTCCGAAGGATGCGGCGTCTATCTTGCCGACACAAAAGCCTTCGCCGCCCACTTCGGATATCCCCATCGCGTGATAGCGTCGATCAGGAATCCACTGGTCGTTGACGGAGAGAACATGCCGGCGCTCGAGGGGAACCTGCATCTTGGATTCTTCAGGGATAGTGCGCCGGATACCACCTGGATGCGAGCGAACTACTATGCCTCTGAGAAGGCCGAGCTCCTGGATGTGGATCCGGACCGCGATCGCCAGCTTTATTTCGAACGTCTCTTTAGCCGGTTCGGGCCCGCACTCAATGCTTATCTACGCAAACGCGGCTATGATTCCATCTTGTTCAAGCTGCAGGTCGATCGCCTGCCGGAGCGCTTCAGCCAGGATCCCAAACTCGCCGGGAAAGAAGTCCAGTGGTGGGTTGTGTTCGATTCGGCAAAAGTGCAGCTTGACTAGCGCGACGCGATGATGCTCACGGTCGTCGGGACGTGGTAGTCCGCCGGCATGTCTGGGCCCGGTTTCAGAACCTCAATGGACTTGAAACCTCCGTCCTGCAGGAGCAAGATCAGCGCGGTGGCGGTGGGAACAGTCCTCAGATCGGAAGATAGATTCGACCGGATCGTGGTAGGCTCACCCTTCGTCCGGGCCCGGAGATGGAAACAGGGTTTGTCATCGACGGCCACTTCCCCATCGATGACGAGGATCTCCTTGGTGATCTTCATCGCCTTGCGAAGGACGTGAATCGGATCTGTCAGATGGTAGTGCACTCCCAGCATGAGCGTGACATCGGGATCCGCGCCAGTCCACCCATCCTCGTCCTCGAGGTGCGCTTTCATAAAGACGCAGTTATTGATCCCCAAGGTGTAGGCGGCCGCCTCCGCTTCCTGGATGAAGGCCTCTGAGGAATCCAGGCCCAGGACATGCGCTGCTCCGGATCTCGCAGCTTCCATGCTCCAATAACCTTGGCAGCAGCCGAGATCAAGAACCTTCTTTCCGGCGAGAGATCCTCCGAAATGGTTGAGGAGCGGCTGGAAGAAGTGAGCCTTGCGCTTCTCGACACGATCCGCCCAGCCAGGCCGCGTGGGGACCGTTTCTCCCCACGGGAATTCGAAGCGGTAGTGCCAGTAGAGAGCCTTCTCGAGGATCTTGCGGGCTTCGTCCGGGCTCATATCCTTGTCGGAGTGACCTTCACCGTAAACTTGGGTTTCTCCGGCTCGGGCTTGGGAGGGCTTTCTGGTACCAGTTTGGCGGTTGAATCAGCGTACCAGATGCTCGACCGGTGATTGACGGCATAGGATTCCGCGGGCGGATTCGTAATCAGCATGGGCTTCTTGGGGAAGGCCTTATATTCCTCGTGGGTATAAGGGATGAAGGTCTTCCGGTCGAAGACGCGCACGCCGGGTTCTCCCATGACATGCTTCGTGAAAAAGGGAGGTCCCATCGCGTTCCAGGGTTCCGGCTTGAAATTCTTTCGGCAATCCCAGACGATCTTCTGCAGGAGTTTATGGCCTTTGGTGACTCCGATGACCGCATTGCTGTAGACCTTCAGGTCCTCGCGCTGCCAGCAGACGAAGAAATCGACGCCGTTCACCAACATGTCGATGTTCTTAAGGCATTCCATGTCGGTATCGAGATAGACGCCGCCTTCCCGGTAGAGGATCTCGTAGCGGGCGATGTCCGAGCGCTGGGCCAAGCTCGTGCATTTCGGGAAGATATCCCGGTTGTTCAGCTTGCTGCATTCCTTTTCCGTCCAGAGCTTCATCGTCCAGGTCGGATGCAGCTTCATCCAGGACTCGCCCCATTTCGAGAAGTGGAAGGGCATGGGCTTACCGCCCAGCCAGATTCGATGGAAGATTTTCGGGATCATCTATGCGAGGCCTCCAGAAGCTGGGCGACGACGGGCAGGAAATGAAAGGAATGGGTGATCTCGGATTCAACCTTCCCCTCGGCCTTGAGAGCGGCCGCGCGGCGTTCGTAGCGGAGCAGCCGGCCCGGATCCGGCCAGCGCAGGGGTGAAGAGGCGGGAAAGATCGTTTCGGTTTTCAGTGCTGCAGGAGATGACAGCAACAATGGTCCGAGGGTTTCCCTCAGGATGCTGTAGGTCTCGCGCAGCGCGGATGTTTTTAGCTCGGTCTCCTCGGCCGAGAGGGCGAATTCCTGCCGGGGCTGGCCATCCGGAACGGTCTGGACGCCATAGCTCTCCTTCCCTTGGGGCTTCTGGTAGAGAAGCGGTACCTCGTAAGTCCCCGCCCAGGGCGCGTCGTCCGCGCTGCCGACGATCGCCAAGGTAAGATCGTGGACGGGGTTATAGAACTCGACGGCGTCGCAGAGGATCTGCTCGGGCTTCGTATTCTTGAGCAGATTCCGAACCTGATGGGCGATGTGGTGGAAGTAGTCGCTGTTCACATGGAGAAGCCCGTCGTAGAAGGCCTGCTCCGGATGCGAAAGGAAGATCGCGTTGTCCAGGAGGCCGATCGACCGGAGGCCCTTTCTGGTTTCGTCTTCCCTGGCCTTGCCGCCGCCGTCGGTCAGGAAGATGATGAAGGGCCGCACTTTTTTGAGGAGCGCGAGGATTGCGATCTCGTGATTGGGATGGCTGAAGACCACCACGGTCTTCTGTTTAAGGTCGAAGGACATTTTAGGTTCCGCCCGTATCTCCTGAATGAAGATACGCGGTTTACCTGAAAAAGTCCAGCTATGAGCAGCAGAACTCCGTCGTCGGAGGGAGCACGCCGGACGTCACGAAGACGCTGGTGACGCTGGCGGAATCCGGGAAGACGTTCCCCGAACCCATGAAGATAGCTGCCACATCCCCCGGCATGGTGCCGAAGTTGATGCCGCCGATGAGCAGGAACGTCAAGGGAACGACCACACCATCCAGGTAAAGCGTCGGAACTCCCCCGGCGCTGACCGTCAGATGGACCTCGTGCGTTCCATTGTTGGGAGTCCAGGAGCCGCTGTAGACGGAGGCCCCGACGCTCGGCCCGATCGACAGGAACAGCGTTCCGTTGTCGACCATGCGAAGGTCGAATCCATAGGTGGCGCCGGTGCCCACCAGGAAGAACTGATAGAACGAGAAGCCTCCGCCGGTCGGTGCAGGATATTCCGTGAAGGTCGCCTGATACGTGATGTTGTTGACGCTGGGGAAACTGATCGGCTTGGTGGCGGCCGGGACGTCGTTGTTCGCCGCGGAATCCATGTGCATGACGCCCGGAGTAAAAGAGACGGAGCCTCCCTTGCCGCCGAAAGCATTGCTGAAGGTCCACCCGCAGACGGGACCTGGAGTCACCGCGTTGATGGGCCCTCCGGTGCAAGGGAAACAGTCGGCCAGGATCGAGGCCGTTACGCAGGAAGGGGTCGGAGGAGGCGTTGGAGTGGGAGTCGGCGCCGGCGGAGTGGGGTTATTGGAAGCCCACAGGCCGCTCGCGGGGCCCGACGTCGGAGACGAGAGGGGAGTTCCCATCCTGGCGATCGGTGCGACGAAGGCGACGACCTGTTTGGGGATCGGGCCCTTGAAGCATTGAAGGGAAGGCATGCCGCGCGGAGTGGTCGGCTTTGTGACGATGCAGTTGGGCCGACGAGGCGGCGGCGGTGGCGGGTTCCCCGGCTTGTTCATAAATTCCTCCGACCTTCTGAGTATAACCGTTGGGCGGGAGGAAGAAAACGTTACTTTCTTTTGTCGACGAAGCCGAGCAGCCTGGTCGGGATTGAATGGAAACCGCACTGTTCGACACCATTCGAGCGCCAGGTATGGAGGACGCTGGGTGAGATATTGCCGTCTGGGTCGATCTTGTGACCTTGAGGCTCGGTCTCTCCACGTTTGCGGTAGAGCGTCATAAGCTGCGTGCAGTCAGGGCAGCGTGCGTAGAGCATGAGGCAATAGCTGTCGTCGAGATCGGCGAATTCCCCGCTGCGGTCGATCCAGGCCCATTCGCCGGGTTTCATCTGCTCGATCTGGGCATCAGGAAGGAAGCCATCCCTGGCGGCCGCGGATAGCTTGAACTCGTAATATCCTTGGGTCGGCATTTCAGGCCTTCAGCTTGATCGGGACCAGCAATCTGACAATGTGGTAGTCGTGCATCAAGGCCAGATGCAGGATCGCCTTCTTCCACTCTGCGTCCTTTTCATGCTTCGATGCGTCCGGAGCGGCATCGTAGATCACTTCCTTGCAGAGAATGCAGGTGATGCGCCGGCAGAATTGGCCGATACGTTCCGTCTGGAGATCGTGGTCGGCGTTGAAGGGGCGGTGAAGAGGCATCACCTTTACGATATCTCGTTTATCCGGAAAGTCCAGAGCCGCCTACTCTTGGATTTTCAACATCTTCCGGAGCTCGGGCGTGAGCGGGAGGATGTTCCGGTAGATGATCTCGCCGCTGGGGATGATCAGGAACTCACGGAGATGGCGCTTGGTGATGATCATGAGCACCCAGACGCCGGTGCGGCGATATTCCTTCTGGAAGGCCTCATCCTCTTCGGGCAGCGGCGTATACTGGGCCCAGAAGTTCGGCGCCGTGTGGGCGGCCTTCTCGTCGCCGGAAAAGATCAGGGTCGTATTGCGCTCATCGACCGAGAGCGTGTAGGTCCCGTTCTTGACGTCCAGATTGATCTTCTTCAAAGGATCGAAGGTCTGAGCGATGATCGTTTCCATGTCCTGCGGAGAGGGGTGATAGTCCACGAGGAACACGGGAAGGGTTTCCGTGCGGGCGCTGTTGGGTCCCCTCATCCGGGTGGTCAAGGTGCCCACCAGAATGTGAGTATCCTCTCCCTCGGTCATGTTCTTGTAGAAGGGATCGTCGGTCAGGCCCATTCAGTTCCCCTTAGCACACCCGACATTGGAAAGCTTCTCACTGACGTTGTCCAGACTCTTCTTGGTGGTTTGGATCATCGCTTTGAGTTGATGGACATTCTCCTTCACCTTGGTGCGCTCAGAAATGCGCTTGGAGACCCAAGAGCTGAAGGCAAGTTGTTTCCGCTCGAGCGTGATTCCCTCGAACTGGCACCAGACTTCGCCGCTGTCCCCCAAGCTGATCGTCGGGAACTTGGTTCCGTCCTTGAGGGTCATCTCGCCGATGGTAAAGTCCGGCTGCTGCAGCGCCCCGACTTCCACGATCACGCGCTCCAGCTCCTGAAGGCGTTTTTCATAGGTGGAGAGCTCGGCAGCGAGGCGCTTACGCCGGCTGGCCTGCCGTTCGGCTCCCTGGATGAGCCTGAAGTCGAGGGAGTAGGACTTCGCGCAGCTTCCGCCGACCACGGCTTCCTGTCCGTCTTCGAGCAGCACGGTCCAGTGGATCTCATGATCCCGGCCGCACCGGCTGCAGGTGTTCGGATTCCCGGATCCGGGGATGGGGACGAAGGAATCGCCCTGCTCCTCGTACTCGCGGGTGTCCACGACGGAGATGATCTTGACGATCTTCATCGGCCTACCCGACCTGACAGATCTTCTTGCAGAATCCGCAGTGGTAGTGGTGCTTGCGGCAGTCTCCGCACTCCCCGTCATCATGGAAGATGACGTCGTCGGAGGACTTCCCGCAACGGCACCAGAGATCGGCCTCGCGCTGGAGGGCTTTCTGGGTTGCCGGGCTGATGACGGCCGCGCCCTTGCAGATCACGCAGGTGATCTTCAGGGACATCCTCTCGACCGGTTTCCCGGGCGAGATCGTCGACGTCTCGATGGTCTGGATGCCGGAGCCCTTGCACGTCGGGCACTGGAGCATCTTCGGGGGCTTGGGACCCGTGTGAATCTTCATACCGCCTCTCCTTCCTATCGAATGGTCTAAGTATATGCTTGAGTATATACTGATGTCAATAGGAAAGTGGAGTGAAGAAATGCGATTTAAGCTTCGAAGTGCCAGAGGTCCTGGAGCTTCATCGCCACGAAGGCCACCAGGCGGTCGCGGTTCTGGTACTCGTTCATCCGGGCGCCGTCGGGGATCTTCCCGGTCCAGTCCTTGCCGAAGATGCGCTCCACCAGAGCCTCGGTTACTTTCCCCGTCGCGCCCAGGTTCCCGGCGATCGCCCGGACCTCCTTCTCGCTGATCGGAAGGCGGGACTTGGGCTTTCCGGCGACCAGGTGTTCGATGTGCTGCTCGATCCCGTCGAGGAGGACGTCGCGATCCAGGTTCCGGATCTCCTTCATGCACGCCTCGCAATACGGGATCGAGGCGGTCTCGGAGCTCGGGCCGATCTTGAGCGTGACATTGACCGACGAGATGTCGATTCGAGGCATCGGCTTTTTGCAGGCGAAGCATTCGGACATGAGGGCTCTCCTTCCTTTCGTTCCCGAGAAGTATTACAATTCCAGCGTGAAGACGTCCATGGGTGTCGCCGAGATGCCGGTCGGCCTGACTGAGAAGGCGATCCGCCTGGATCTGGCGATGCGCGCGGGGTTCCGGGAGTTCATCACGGAGGGGAACCTCGAGGAAATCATGGTCGAAAAGGGGGCTCTCGAGGCGGTCAAGAGGCATTTCGACGGCCTCTGGGAGCGGGCCGGGGTCAAGCGATCGCCGGTATACGACGGGATCATCGGGGCGCTTACCGAAGGGCCCAAGACCCTGGAGGAGATCTTCGAGTTCCTGAAGGGGGATCCGGACTTCGACGACTTCCGGGACCTGGACCGGAAGACCTTCGCCAAGGCAGCCAAGGCCATGTTCGAGGCCGGCCTCCTGACGGTCGACGAGCGCAAGATGTGGGTCCTGGAGTAACCGTTCTTCATCAAAACACCCCTTTTCCCGGTGTTTTGTGCTTCACTGCTTCTTCTCTTCTTCTTTGGCCTGGACTTCATCCAGGGTCTTGAGGAAGGCCCTCCACGCCTCGGGCTCGACTTTCTTGCCCTTCTGATCCCTGAGGAACTGGGCGGCCTTCACGATCTTCTCGAACTTCACCTTGATACCGTCGCGCGGCTCGACGCTCATGCCGGCGGGAGTCAGCTTCCAGGCGAAGGTGGGGCGGGGGGCCCCGGTCTCGAGCTTCTGGATCACCTCGCAGTACCCCCATTTCCGGAACTTCCCGAGCCAGGCGGCCGCCACGGTCGCCGCGGTCGATCCCTTCCCCATTTCCCCCATGCGCGGGCCGGACTTGATCTCGGAAGGGAAGGTATCCTTGATCTCGGCGGCCTTGGCGAGGTCGGCGGCGCTGAAGGGAGCCTTCAGCGTGCGGGCGGCCTCCAGGATCTCGAACCACTTCTTCGATTCGGTCTTCATGGCTGGGGTCCTTTGGTCATGGCAAATAGCCTCCAAATTCCAGATAAGAGCAGGGTCACGGTCAGAGTCAAGCTAACATATATGTTAGTTTAAGATAACATCTATGTTAGATTGACTATGAGAAGAAGAGGCGCTCGAGGAGGGAGGAGGGTCAAATTTATCTCCCTATGTGACACGCCTAAATGGGGATTTAAGTCACTGAAGGCCATATCGCTTCACCGCTTGCCTTTTGGCGCGTTTTCCCGGGAAGTGGGGGCCGGGAAGCCACCCTGCCTGATCTGGCCCGCCTGCTTCAATCTGGCTGCGCTGGCTTTATCCTCGCGCCTCAGGTTGGCCTGCGCGACCAGCGCTTTCGCCCTCAACCTTGCATCCGCGTTGTCCTGCGGGAGATGCAGGCCGAGCATCCCGGCCATGAGCCAGAGGATCTCGTCGCGTCGGCGGATGGCGAGCTCGCGGGCCTGGATCTCGGCTCTACTCACGGTTCCAGCCACCCCAACCCGGCTCTGGCGCCGCATCCGAGCCGCGGTCTCCTGGTCGATCGCCTGGCTCATGAGCCAGTGGGCCTCGCTCAAGGCCGTCCGGAAGTCCCGGTCGCTGATCTCGGGCTTCCGGTCCTCCGCGCTGGCCCTCTCCCTCTTCTCCCTCTCCAGGAACTCGAGGAGCTCCTGAAGATCCCCGGCCATGAGGGCGCTGTTCGCGTACAGGATATTGCCGTCCCGGAGCCTGATCGACCCATCCATCTGTCTCTCGGCCATACTATCCCTTCCTCCCGCCCTTCTTCGCACACCGGCTGCAGGTCCCGACCCTCTTCGTCCGGTCGACCTCGGCCCAAGAGCAGCCGCCCGGGCACGCGCGGTCATCCCGGCAGCCGCAGCTCCGGCAGGTCGCCACCGGGATCCCGACCAGCCCGTCTCCGGACATCCCGAAGGCGATGTAGGTCACCTTCCTCGAGGGCCTGAAGCTCTCCATCGCTTCCTCCTTAAGCGTTGACATCTATCCCCTCCCCCATCCTTCTCCAATGGGCGTCTGTCCGTACTGGCGCAGGAATGTGTCTATCGTGAAGGTCGTTAGGAACCCCGATCTCCACTCTTTGTCGGAGTCCCTCTCGGCTGGCATCAGGCTGAAGGCGATCGCATGGACTTCGCGCGTCCATTCAGGCCCCTTCAGCGGAGAAATCGGATTGGGATGGTTAGCGAACCATCTGATCGCCGCGAGGCCGCCCGCAGCGCACCCCTCTTCCTCTCTGGGGGTATATTTATGGCTCTCCCGGACCAGCGTTGCGAAGTCTTTTTCTAGAATCTGGTTGAGATACTTGACTACCTGGTGCTTCGGATAATCAGAAAGCTCAATCATCGTCGCCGTCTCAGCCGCCATCAGGCGCTTACGAGGTTTTAGAGGGCCCAGTTGCCTATAGCGCAGCAGGAAGACTGCAAATACTTTCCCTATAGTCAGGTCCATCTACTTTCCTCCGCCCCGGACCAGCAGGTATCGCTGGTCGTCGGTGTTCCACCTATAGATCCGTGCGAAATGGCCGTGCTTGATCCTCCACACCTCGGCGATCTCCATGGCCTCGGTCAAGGTCCTCGCCGGCGTCACCCGCGTGATCTTGGCCATCTCGATCAGCACCCGGTAGGGATCCCTCTTCATGGTCTCATTCCCCCGGATCCTCAAGTAGCCGAATCGCATTGGAAAGCCAGCCATTGGCGTCGACGTCGCGCTCTTCGTCTTCATGCCCCTTGTTGCGGCGAGTAGCTCCGAAATCGCCCTGTCGCCTCTCGGAGATTTCGGCACGGTGCTTTCCGCAAAGCCTGGTCAGCTTTCCGGCCCGGGTCAGCCCTAAGGCGACCTCGCAGACGCGATATTCCTGATCGCACCACGAACACTCAAGCGAGCAATTCGTGGGGAACGGCATCCCCGTCACCGAGCTGATGAAGTCGCATCGAGCACACATGATATTTACTTCGAGAACATGACCCTCTTTCCATCGCGCACGATCTGGAGGTTGTACTTGACCTTCCCCATCTTGCTGATGTCGTCTTCGGACAGCCCCAGGGCCATCGTGAGCCAGCGCTCAGCCCCTTCCCGGCCCAACTGGTTCAGGACGGTCAGGTAGCCGAATCCGACGAACTTGGAGATGATCTGAGCCAGCACGATGTAGTCGTAGTTCTCGATCGGCCTTTTCTTGCCTTCCCAAGACCCCACGATCTTGGAAAAGACCAGCATCGCATCATCACTGGCCTTCTCGGTTGCCTTGAGCAGCGCTTCTTCATTCATGGTTCTTTCCTTTCTATTCCTTTTCACCACGCGGTTTGTAAGGAGTCTCGAACGCTTTCTCGACCGACCATTTCAACCGGTTCAGGCGGTCATAGAGGACATGGTAAGGGATCTTCACAATCTTGCTCCAGGCACTCAGCTTGTGATCGACACCCTTGTAGGTATAGAACTTGAGCCCATGCTCCAGTGGCAGATTGACCGCGTCGTCGATGGACATCTTCTGGTTGACCACCCGGTGCTGCAGCCGCCGATGGTCGACCCCGGTCATCTCGCTGACCTCGGCCAGCGAGCGCATCTGACCGCGGAAGAAGACCATGTGATTGACGCGCCTCTTCCGGTTCTGCAGTTTGGGAGGCTCCCACTGGACATTGTCCGGCCAGTAGCCCTTGTCGTTGTCGATCCGGCCCAAGGTGTGCTTCTTGGTGGGCCGATCCCCGGCCTTCGCCTGGAGTTCCGACTCGAAGACCGCATAGGATTCGCGCCACCGCGGATCCATGCGTATCCCTCGGCTCCCGTAGTTCTTGAACTTGGGGTGGTTCTTGTTGAAGCAGCGCTGCTTGATCTGCGACCAGATCTGGTAGAGCCGCTTCTGCTTGCCGCCGGCGGTGGCGCCGTGGTACTCCAGTTCCTTGGTCTCTTTCTTCATAGCTTTCTCCTCATTCGGCGTGGAGGTTACGCGGTTTATGTGTCATTAAGCAAGTTTAAAGCGACAAAAAATCCGGTAGAGTGCATGGAAGCGTTTCTAGTGCTTTTTCGACCCCTTTTTCCTGCGAATTACCCCTGGTTGCCGAGGAGAAATAGACCCCTCCGGTTGCCACTTTCGGGCCCCATATCTCCGAAGATCGCGGGTTGCGCGAAGACAGCCCCAAAGCCAGTCGCTTGCCGGGTCTTCTTCCGAAATCCGGAAGAGAGTTCGGGCTTTGGAGTAGGCCGTGAGCAGATGGACTTGGTCGTCGATCGTTGCACCGTGGATTTGAAGCTCGCGGAAGTCGGAAAGGCCCACGTGCGCGGCCTCCCGGATATAGGCGAAGGTCCATTTCCGGTGCCGGTCGTCGACGAAGAGGCTCCGGATCTTCGCTTCCGGGTCGACTTCCGGATCCCGTTCGAGCCACGCAGCGTCTTCCTGTTTCATCCTTAGCCTTTTCAGAATGCCTTTTTGATGTTGTTCAGTTCCCTGCTGGCCTGATCCCGCATGTTTTCCGGGAATTCCTGGTCGATCATCCTTTCGAGGTGCTTTACTCCCGCGATAGGATTCCCTTTCTGCCCTTGCTGATAAACAAGGGTCACATCTTTCAGCTTCTGTTCGACAGGCACACCGAGCTTGGCGAGGACTTTCGGCATGATCTGTAGGGCACTTTGCAAACTCACCTTTTGATTGAACAGAACCCCGGCAGAGATCAGACATATCTGATGTCGATATCCGTGGGTCCAGATCTTCGCGAAGGAATCGCAGGCGGAATCGATCTGCTCTGCGGTAAGTTCTTTGAAGTCTGGGCTCATGTCTTTCTCCTTCATGCGGATTTCTCCTCGTTTTTCTTCTCGATCAGATTGTTGACGATGAAGATCAGCTTTGCGATCTCGATCTTGTAGCAGATCCGGCATTTCTCCAGGGTGCAATGCATGTAGACCGGCTTCTCGCTGCCTTCAGGGACCAGCTTATGGGCCCAGGGGATGATGCGCTCGGTCGTGATCATGAGATCCCCACGGCGTAGGAGAAGGGCTTCGGCTTGGTCGCTCTCTTGATGTAGAGCGGATGCTTCGGATGACCGCCCTTCACGGTCGTGAAGCAGGTCAGCTTCGCCTCCCGGAGGAGCTTGGTGGCCACTTCGACGCCGCGGCCCAGGTGATCCCCATGAGCGCCCCAGGCTGCCACGATCAGGGACGCAGAGGCGGCCGCCTCCTTGATGAAGGCATTGTTCAGCGGGCCGATGGGATCTTCGGCCTTCTTCATGACCTTCGGATCGGTCGCGCGGTAGGCGAAGATGTTCACGACCTCGAGCTCGCCGAACTCCCACATCTGGGCCCAGACCATGCAGGCTGCAACGGTCGGATCTGCCTGGAAGGCATCGGCGGTGGACGGATTCAGCATCAGGAAGACGAGCTTCTTGTCCGGAGCGCCGCTCCACTTATGGATCAGGCTGTAGCGGTAGAGGAATTCGCCCTTCTTGTTCTGGAACCGGGCATCGAAGACGGCCTTCGACGAGATCCCCAGATCCGAGAAGGTCTGGAAGGACAGGTTGCTGATGTTCTTCTGGATCACGCTCATGCGAGGGGATCCTCGCCGGGCCACTTGCCGTAGACGATGAAGTGATCCGCGTGTTTCCCTTCCACCCTTCGATCGATCCATTCATCCAGCATGGCGTGAAGGAACTTGCGGTTCTTCTCGATCTTGGGGTCGGTGGTCGAGATCAAGGTTTCCACGGACATGCCGTTCGGATTGGTGTATTCGATCTGGGCGTGAACGGGATCCTGGCAACAGCGATCAGACGTATTCTGATCCACCACAATCTCCTTCCTTCCTAGTTCCCGACTACTTGACCAGCTTGAATTTATTGAGTGGATCGAGCGGCTTCATCATCCTCATGAGGCTGGCCATCGGATCCTTGCACGGCACCCATTCCGCGGGAGCTTCCGAGAGAAACTTGAAGTCGGCATCCACAACTCGGGCTGACTCGATGAAGGCCTTGCGAACCTTCTTCCAGCTTCTGGGCCCCTTCTCGATCACCTGGGCGAGGTAGCACGGGCCCGGCGCACTCCAGGAGCTCTCGAGGACATCCAGGATCCGCCAGATCGCACGGCCATAGGTGCCGTCGAAGTAGATCTTGTCGCCCTTCTTGAATCTAGGCTTCATGTTCCCATCACGATCTTGGAGAAGTCGGCCAGGCCCTCCGATCCGATGCGCTCCATGCTTCCGAGATAGATATCGGTGGTCTTGAGATCGGCATGGCCGAGGCGTTCCTTGATCTCCTTCACGTCCTTCCCAAGTTTCTTCATCACCCTGGCTCCCAGGTGGCGGAGGCCGTGCATGTGGATGTTCACGATGTCCGGATCTAGGCCTGCCTGGGCGCCGTGGCTCTTGATGAGGGCGTCGAGGGAGGAAGCGGAAAGCGGCTGCTCTCCTACCTTCATCTTGATGTTCCGGGCCCGGTTGAGGTACTTCCCGGCGTCGGTGGTGGCGATCCACGCGGGCGAGCTCCCCTTCAGGATGCGTCCGGCCGAATTCCAGTAGTCCTGGATGGCCTTGATGATCTCGTCGGTAAGGTCGATCAGGATGGGGTGGCCGCCCTTCTGGATGAAGCGGATGTAGGTCTTGCCCGAGTCCTCCTTGAAGTCGGAGAAGCGGATGCGGGCGATCTCCTGCCGCCGGCGGGTGGTCCAGAGGGTGGTGGTCATGATCGCGTAATCGCGCTTCCCGATGACCGTCCGGCGATCGCAGGTCGCGAGGAGTTTGTGGTATTCCTCGACCGTGAACTCGCGTAGGTCATTGGATTTCTCGTAAGCCTGGATCTTGGGGAGGATCTCCTTGATGGACTTCCACGGATTCGACTGGATGATGGCGGTTCCCATGGTGTCCATGGGGCGCGCGAGGAAGTCGAAGAAGGAGGAGGCGGCCGCACAGTAGTTCCGGATCGTGCGGTCGGCCAGGCCCTTCTTCCGGAGATGGTCGACGTAGCTGGTGAGGTGGGTGCGTGTCACGGCAACGGGGCTCTGGAGGCCGGTGGCGGCCAAGAACCCGAAGAATTCGCGGAGCGCGACCTCGTAGGTGGTCCAGCTCGAGGGCTTCTTCATGGCCTTGAAGTCGTAGAGGGCCATGGCCATCTGCTGGGGCCAATGGGCGAGATTCCCTTTCACGGTGCTCTGCAGGTGGACCAGCTTGTGAGGGACCGGCGAAAGGGGTTGCGGGATAGGGGTCAGCGGGAAATTCTGTTTCGGCGTCTCGTCCACGGCTGAAGTGTAGTCTCGGTTTACCTGAAAGTCCAGAGATCCTTGAAAATGCTCGGGAGGCCCCTTGCGAGCCGGGGCCCCCCGAGCTAGGGCAGAGGTTCAGGTTGTATTTTGGCACCTGAAGCTGATGCATCCAAATTCCCAGCACACGATTTCAGGGCTTGGTGTGGCGATAAGCGCAGATCGGCGGCAGCCGCCATCGACGATTTTCTGACAGGCTCTTGCCTGGAAGTGCCAGACGGCGGAGCCGCACGCTAGGATTTTCAAGATCGCTTTAGCTGCAAGACGGCAGCGCCGCTCGACGCGAATTTTCCAAGCCGGAAGGCTTGGCCGGGAAAAGAATGCCACACTGCCCGGGAGGGCCAACGCGAAAATTTTCAGGTGGCACCCATCAATTCCTGTTCTTCCTGTTCCAGAGGGCATCCTGGATCTCGCCAAGCTGCTCATTGTTCAGGGGAAGGATGTCCTTGAAAGGCAGCGATCGCATGGGTTGGCAGACATCACACATGACCTTGGCCTTCATCTTCACCTTCATCTTGAGGGAGGAAGGGGCGATCCAGACCTCGAGCTGGCACTTCTCGCACTTGTCCTTCTGCATCCCATCCACGATCAGGACTTTGGGATTCCCAACCCGGTAGCAGAGAATGATTACCCCCTCATCATCAGCCATGCTTATCTCTTCCTGGCTTCTTCCGCTTTCTGGACTGCCTCCCGGGCCACTGGCACGCAATTCTTGCACTTCAAGACCGCGCGATCCACTCCCTCCCAGAATTCGGAGGCATGAACGGCATAGGTCTCGAAGAACTTGTCGAACATTTCCATGAAGGCGATCTTGGCATTGATGGGAGCCCCGGTCAGCGGTATTTCATCGCCCCCCTTGGTGGAATAAAGGAGGGTCTTTCCGGTCTTGAGGCGGCCGACCCGGACGAAAGTCTGATCCATCCTATCGAGGCAGACAGCGGGGCTGTCGATCACATATTGATCCGCCAGATCAGTGGCGAACTTGGAAAGAGCATCGATGGCCGCCGAGATGGTGTCGAGGACGGCATTGTTCGGCATCTTTACCCTCCTCTCGCCCATTTCATCATGGATTCGAACACGATCCCCGAAGGCGGCGGATCCGCGAGTTCGATGGCTTTCTCGAGCGGGACTCCGAGCGCCTGGGACGCGATCGCCGCGGCGAAGACGCGGGAACGATTCGCTCCCGCCATGCAGTGGACGAGGAGAGGGTAGGTCCCCAGGCGGCAGGCGAGATTGAAGTACTTGGGATCGGTGGGATTCACTTCATCGACGGGAAGATGGAGGTGGATGATGTTCGCCGGCACTTTGACACGGATGTCATGGGCGACGGTGAGCACGGCCTTGAGCCCCAACTTCTGGAGCATCTCCCCACTGGAACAGATGTCGATGGCCTCCGCGGCGCCGCTCTGGTAGAGGAATCCGGTGACGATCTGGCGGGGACCTCTCACGGTCGCCTTGCCGATGATGAAGAGGGGATCGCTCATCATTTCACCTGTTTTTCCATCGGAATCACGCTCCAGACATCGCACTTCTTGCAGTAAGTCATCCAGTGGCGGTCCAGTCCAGAAGTCCCCCCATCCCTTCCGGTATTGGGATGTTCCAGTTGGGCTTCTACTGGATTCTTGCAGTACAGGCACTTCACATTCATTTGGGCTTCACGAACTCCAGGCTGCAGCCGAGAGCCGCCTCCATCATTTTCCTCGCCTTGTGGGGAGGATAAAGCCTTCCATCCATGAACTTCATCACCATCTCGAGAGGGAGTCCGGAGATTCCAGCCAGGTCCTCGAGGGATATCTCCATGGCCCTCATCCTGTAGTGGATGAACTGGGAAATGGAATTGCACCAGTCTTGGTAGGTGTGCTCTTTCACTTCAGGAAACTCCGAAGGATGGCGTCCACCTCTTTCAGGCTCACCTTGAAGAGGATGGCGACTTGGCTCCTGGAGAATCCGCTTCGGAAGGCCGTCGCGATGCGAGCAGCCTTGGAGCCTTTCACCGTCCGTGCGCTGCCGCGCGTCATGGGTTTGTTCCCTTGGTTGAATTGTAGTGAACCTCGCAGGGCAGTTTCTTGACCGGGTTGTTGCTCTTCTCGCAGCTACAAAGCGTCCCGTGGGTGAAGAGCAGTTCCTTGATGAGCGGCTTGATCCCAAGCCCGTCGTAGCAGGGTTCGCAAACCTGGGCTTCATGATACTGGCCGTCCTTGTCGATCGAGCCGTATCCCCACAGCCCTTCCATCTGCATGTACTCGAAGTTCATGTTGCAGTCGTCCCGGGTGGACTTCCCGCACTTGTCGCAGAGAATGTCCTCCCAGTTGTCGGTCGAGTCGTTCCCCTTGAGAACCGTCGTGCCGTCCTTCTTCGGGATCTTCAAGAAACTCTCCCCTGGTAGGGTTTCAGGCTCTCCCCATCCGGATCATGGCGCTTGCGCTCCGCGCGTGTGGGCTCTTGATAGAGCTCCGCTCCGCAGGCCGTGCACCTCCGGTGCGCTTTGCCATGATGGACCCCGCCGAGCGAGATCCCCGCGAAGAGCCATTTGTGCTTGTGTCTCATTCCAGATCCTTTCCACCGATCCGGGGCGGCATCTTCTTCATGTCGTGCGTGTCGGAGAGGTCCACCGCCTTCTCCACCCGGCCGTAGATCATCCCGTCCAGGACCTTCTGGGCATCCTCGCGCTTCTTGAAGTACTCGGATTCCCGCGAGTAGGGCCCGCAGTCGCACTCCGTCCCGATGTAGTAGGCGCAGGTATAGAGCACCTTGGGGACCAGCTTGACCCCACAGTCCTCGCAAGTCTTGGGCGCCCCGTTGCCGAGCGTTTCGTTAGGGAGCATTCTCTCTCCTGAAATCCTTTTCGCCGTGCGTCCAGTCCAGCAGTCGGGCCCATTCGTGAAACTCGCAGCGCGTGCAGACCACCGAAGGATCAAGCTCCCCGCCGGCGGCCACCTTGTGATCCAGATGATGGAGCGCCTGGCACTTCGGGCAGGACAAGGTCGGACTCGCCTCTCCCACCGTCCACCACCAGGTCGCCGGCGCGCAATCCGGATGCTTCTTGAACAGGACATAAACCCGTTGGTTCATTCCCGGGTCACTCCAGCGCCATTGCACTTCGTGCATATTTGTGGAGGATTGGGGTCGGGGATGTAGCGTCCGGAGATTGACCCCGAACAGGTGCAGCCCGCATAGCTTACCCCGGGATTCTTTTCGTGGAAGGGGCAGGTATGGTGCGTGACTTCCGACACCATCTTCAGACCTCGCAGATCGATCATCATGGCCATCTCCTTTTCGAAAAGCACTCGGCCTTCGGCGCCATCCTCATGGAGCAGCTTTGACTTCTTCCAGGCGTTCTATCGCCAGGCGGAAGAGTTCACCGATCTGGTCGTTCGTGATCTGCTTCCTTATCCTCAGGGCCACAAACTCCGGATCGTAGCGGAGCTCGTGCTCCATATGGATCAGCATTCGAAGGCTGATCTTGCTCCGCTGGGTCCGCCAGTCGCCCGTCACCACCGTCTTCCAGCGCTCGATGTCGGCCTCCAGGATCCTGGGATGCCGGGCGTCCAGGGCCTCCGTCTCGTCCCGAGGTGCCTCCTCGATCGCCTTCAGCATCTCCTTCACCGCAAGCTCCGCCTTCTCCGCGCGGCAGGAAAGGCAGGGCTCTCCCCTCTGGATGCTGTACCAGATCACCCAATGGGCGTTGTGCCCGCAGGACAGGAACTCGGGAACTTCTTCCGGCCGCGTCAGGTGGTCGATCGGCCGCCCGCTGTGCGTTTTTTCAACCATTCATTCACCAATACCGATGATGATCCTTACTGTAGTTCAGACTGTTCCCGTAGAAGGTCTCCAGGTCCGGGATGTCGTCGTCCGGAGCCACCAGGTCGATCACCGGCTGCTTATCCTTGTCTTGGAAGCGGCAGAGCGTCGACAAATACTTCAGCATCTCGAAGTAGCGGCCGCCGTCGGTGATGAACCTCGAATGGTGATCATCCCCTTCCCTTCCCGCGTTGCGGATGATCATCACCGGCTGGCCGTCGAAATAGACTCCTCCCAGGAGCCAGAAGCGCCGGCCGTCGTAGTCCACGTAGCGGTAGACCTTGATCTGGACCTTCTCGTTCTTCTCAAGATCCAGGCGGTCCCAGACCTGCTCCAGCTCCGGAAGATGCTTGTAATAGCAGCCCATGAGCACCGAAAGATCCTTCCAGGTGTCTTCGGCGTCCCGGGCGTAGAGATCCGAGGGTTTCATTGCGAAACCCCAGCTTTCGGCGTAACTCCAGAGCCCGAAGTTGATCTATGCTTGGAGAGGCTCGAGAGGTCGGGTAATCTTGGTCTCCTCCTTGCGAGCCTTGATGGCCTTCTCGAGGCACTCGTTGCAGAGAAGGACAATGAAGACCACTTTGAGGAGCTTGCCGCACTCGGCGCAATGGACCGGAGGCTCGAACATCTTCTCTCTCCAGGGCACAGGATGCGAGGTTTAAAGTCCAATCCCGCCCCAAAGTTCCGATCATCCAGAGCCATGAAATCCTCAGGCGTTACGCGACTTCTCATTCTTTTCCACTTTCCGCACTTCCGAGCAGCAACTTGCCAGACATTCGCAGTCCGGAATGGTGCAAAACCGCACCTCCAGCTTGTCGGGAGCATCGATGTGCGGCGACCAGGTCTCGGGCTTGTGGTTGACATGCCCGCCCAGCTTCCTTTCGCACCACTCGCGGATGTCCCGGATGCCGATGTAGCTCACCCCGCCCACCACAAACTCCGGCAGATGCCCGCCGGATGCCGGCGCGCAGGGGATGTCCCCATAGGCCTTCTTCACGACCTCGAGGGCTTCGCGGCTGTCCCGGGTGTCATCCAGGTATAGGATCATGGATCAAACCTCCAGGACCTCGACCCAGTCCGGCTTCTGCTTCTTCCCGGTCTCGGGACAGAAGTAGGTCGCTTCCTCGATCAGCTTCTCGGAGCCCGCGTGGATCAGGTAGGGAAGCATCCCGACCAGCAGCTTCTCGCAATGCGGACACTTGGGCAGCTTCATTTGTCCTCCAGCCTGCGAACACTGCCGAGATCCCGGGCATCCCAGGAACTCCCATCCTTGTCGACCTTGATCCAGGGCACCGAAGGATCATCCTTGGCGAAACCGGTGATGGTTCCCTCACAGGACCAGGTCTTTCCGCTCACCCAGACCCGGTCGCCGATCTTCGGAATCCATTCCACTTTGGGCTTCGGCTTGGGAGGCTCCGCGGGCACCAGCTTGAATCCGATCTTCTCGAGGACCTGCCAGTCCTCCTCGCTCAAGGGCGGAATGGCCTCCACCGGAAGCCCCATGGCCTTGCGGCAATCCCGCATCGCGATCGGAATCCAGGCCTTCATCGCCTTCTGCGGATCCGCGGCATGAAGCACCGCATCGAGGGTGCCGTGGACCTCATGAATCACCTTCTTGAGCTCCGCGATCTCCTCCTGGAAGGCTTTCCGCTCGGCCTCGACCTTGGAGGCGATCCATTCGCGGCCCTGAAGGGTCGGCTTCGCGGCCGATACCTTCACCTCGCGGTCCTTCGCCGCGACGATGGCATGGTTGTCCACCGCGCATTCATCGGCACCCTGGGCGCCCTTGTAGCAGCCGCAGGTATTGCACCAGTAGTTCATTTGGATTTCTCGGCGGGAAGCACGTAGATGCCGCCCAGTTCGGTCCCGATCAGAACATAGATCATGGCGCCGGTGTCGGGATCAGTCCGCCGCATGACCAGCCCCGAGCGGATGCCGTTCGACACGGTCCCCAGATTGGTCCAGGGCCCGGGGTTCACCACGGCATCTTCCCGGGTATGGGGCTTCGCCCTGCTCAGGACGATGGCCGGCACGACGATCAGACTCGTGATGATGATGGTGATCACCACGAGCAGGATGGTGCTTCCTGAGATCTTCATTTCGAATCCTTCCTTCTGCGAAGCTCGGTGAGCAGGCGATCGACTCCGGAATACCACTGCCGCCGCTTCGCCGGAGACTGGAGATCAGGGTCGGTGCAAAGCTCTTTCGAAGCCTTCTTGATCAGCCGCTCGCGCTTCTTGTCATCACCGGCCTTGCTCATATCTTCCCCTCCCGTTTCCAGCGGGCCTCGGTCTCGGCGGCGAGCTTTTCATCGGCCGCCTTCCGCTCAGGACTGCGGTTATCGATGTCGATCCACATCTGGTGGGGGATGTTCCAGATCATGCCGGGACGCGGAGGACACTTCGGGTTGCGACGGTCGACCGGAGCATCCTTCACCTTCAGGAAGTTCTCAGCCGAAATTTTTCCGGTGGCATCGCAAGCCACACAGGGAAGCGGACCGCCCCACTGGGCCCAAGGCCAGCTCCCGGAGCCGAAACAACGGGGGCAGATCTTGTCCGCGCAGCACTCCTGGTCGCACTTCTGCCAAGCCCTGCAGACGGACTCCAGGCAATACCATCCATGAGTCCGATAGTCCTGATTGAGGTATTTCATCGGACGGCCGCATTTGGGACAGTTCATGGACGCCGATCTCCTCCCTGGTAAACCAGTTCTACCTGTTCCTTTGCGCCTGTTCCAGAGTTTTCTACGGCCGCCGAAGGAACCAGATCGAAGCGATCAGGCCTCCGACCACTATCAGGGCCACGACGAACATCGCGACCAGTCCAGTCAAGACTCCGAGACAGCCGGACTTTGTCGCAAGAAATTGTTGGGCTTCTGGATTCCTCACTCCACTCTCTCCCATTTGTTCGAAGCATGAAGTATCCGGAAGGTAAGCCGGATGTCTCTCTGAGGATACACCTGATTTCCAACGCGCTCCTCGATCCAGACCCCGGTCGCATCCTTCTCGGTCTTCACGATCTGGTCGCGCTGGATCTCGGCCAGGGCCTTGGATTTTGTGATCGAACGGAGATCGACATTCTCGAGGCCCCCTTCGGGGTTCGTTTTCCTCACCCAGACCAGCCAGACCGCGAATTCCTTCCAGTCGCGCAGGGGCCAGGGCTTGTTTGGATCGAAGGGCATCTTTACTTCCCGAATCCAATGGCCATCAAAAGATCACGTCCTATCTCCGATACCCCGCCCATGAGCGTCGCATCATGCCTCTGGGGTTTCGTCCATTGGGACCGCTCCATGATGAGCGCCCACCAGAAGATTTCGTAGCAGAAGTAGTAGATCCCCAGGAGCAGGACCAGAGGGAAGATCAGGACTTTGATCGTATTCTTCATCTCAAATGTCCTTTTCGTAGCCGTCCAGGACCTTCTGCATCTCCGTGACCCGGTCGAGAGCCATGATGGCGCTCTTCACGTCGTCCGACTTACCCTTGATCGTGAAGACCAGGGCTGTTGAATGCAATACCACCTTCATCTCGTCGATCAGGCTCGAGAGGTCGGAAAGCCGGTTCCGGATCACCCGTCGCTGGCCCCGAAGCAGGTCCTCGAGGTCGAAGGTATGCCCTAGCCGACAGGCGATGATCTTCCCGGGTTTCGGGTTCTCCTTGAGCGGAGCGTTCCCGCAGATCGGGCAGCTCAGGATTCCCAGCTTCTCGATGGTCATGGTTGAGTTTTCGGAGTCCCATGCGAAGGCATCGGAGTCGGAATCGGCTTCTTGGGAGCCCGAATCCTGAGCATCGCCTCGGCCATCTCGTCGGCCAGTTCGGCAACCTTATCAATCTGGAGTCGGCCATCCTTCCAGATCATGTAGGGGTCTCCCGCCAGAAGCCCCTGCATCGCCGCCTTGGCCAGTTCGTCTCTGTCGCTCATCACCATCCACCTCGGAAAAATCTCGCGCGGCGCTCCGCGCAATGTTTAAGAGGTCACCTGCCTCATCGACTCCAAGACCTCGATCTTCCAGACCAGCAGCATCCGCCGGCAGCCGTCGCAGGCCGTGATCTTCTCGGGCTCGTCGCGCATGATCCGGAAGCAGTCCTGGGCGAGCGGACAGGTCAGCGCGTGCGTGAGCGCTTCGCGCAGCAGCTCGTTCCGAGATTCGCTCATTCACTCAGTCCTTAAACAGCGGCAGCAGGCATCTTCATGACCTTCCCAGTGGAAGCCGCACTGCTCATGGCCCCAAATGGCGCAAGCCAGATGCCTCCACCAGCGGACCTTCTTGGGCTGGATGCACTTGCGGATCGGATGGGGATATTGCGGAGGCCCGAGCTTCTCGGTCTTCATGCTTTCCCTTCACCTCCGCGGATCCGTTTGGCGATGTTCCTCTTGGCGAGCCTGACCGTGGCCCGAAGCGCCTCCTCCATCCCCACCCGGTTGACGGCCTCGATATTCTCCGGAGGCATCGGGCCTTCCAGTTCCGGCTCGCTCTCCGCGACCTGGGCCGCCCATTCCCGAGCCAGGTCCCCGTTCGCGTTCGCCAGCGCCATCGCCCGGTTCAGGATCTTCATGGGATCGGGCCTCGACTCGTAGGAGAGGCCGATGATCTCCAGGCACAGGTCCTTGATCGTGGTCTTGATCTCTTCGGTCTTCATCACTTTCCCTTCCTGTTCTGGATCACCCCGCAGCGCTTGCAGCGGCGCCGCTGGTAGCTGTCGTAGCCGCTCGAGAGCCATCTCCAGGCCCACCACGAGTGACGGCGATGCTCATTGGTGCAGGGCATCTACTCCCCCTCTTTCTTCAGGAATTCCCCGCGCTGCCAGCGCCGGAGGAGCTGCTGAGCGTCGTAGCGGATGGCCGCCGGATACTCCTCGGAATCCACGACCTTCATCAGGATTTCCATCGCCTCGTCGAGCGCGGAACTCAGCTTGTCTTCGCGATTCATGTTTCACCCATCTCCTTCCGGGCCTTTCTCCTGGCCCACCTGTTGTGCCGGCGCTTCCAGTCCCGGGGGAAGCTGTTGCAGCAGAGGCACCATGGATACAGCTTCCGATGCAACGTCGCGCGGGTCGGTCGCTTCATGGACACCTGGAACAGATCCAGCCCTTGTCGGTCATGCGGAACGAGCGGCTCATGCTGGCATATTCCTTCAGTTCCGCGTTGCCGTCGAACTTGCAGGCCGCGCAGACCCTGTCGGCATGCTGCGGATTATCGCACCAGTCCGGACAGTTTTTCCCAGTCAGGACCTCGTGCGCGAGCTTCCCCGAAGCCGAGAGCGCGTCGACGGCCAGCTTCTCAATGGCGTCGAAGGCGAAGCGCGTTTCCTTCCGGTAGCGATCGTCATCGTAAGGGTATGGACCGCGGCCCTCTGAGATCCAGCGACGACCCTTGACTTCCTGACAGATCGCCGCGAGGGCTGATCCAAGACCGGTCTTGTCCCGATCCAGGGCAGCCTCGAGCTTCTTGATGCGCTCGTCCGCCAGCTTGCCGGCCTCGTTCACCAGGCGGAAGGTTTCCTTCCACTGATCCTTCTGGAGATCGAAGCCGACCCGGTTCACCAGGTCGCCGAACTCTTCTTCATTCATTTCCCACTCGAACCTTCTTTTTCCCAGCCTCGATGGCCTTCGCTCGAGACTTGCTGACCCGCTGCTCCTCCTCATAAACCGATTCGAGGAAGATGTCCTTCATGACGACGCTGCCGATATTGTGGCGATGAACCAGCTCGAGAACCTCCCCAGCCACGCCCTTTTCACGGAGCATCTCGGCGATGACCTCGTTGGCATCCTTAGCCATCTTGCGCTCGGCCGCCTCCTTCTCGTCGCATGTACGGCCCCTCTGATGAGGACCTTCGCAGATCTCTCCGTCGAAGGTCTCCCGTTCGTGGGCTTCCAGGCAGTCGTCATGCATCCGCCAGTTCTGGAATTCGCCCTCCCATTCGCCCACGTACTTGAAGTGGCGCTCGCCGATCGCAATGTCATCGTTACAGTAAATGCAGCGATGCACCTTCTTGGCGACCGGATGCTCTCCCACGCCGAAGCTCATGATGCACCTCGATCAGACGCTCATCCACTTCACGCCGGCGCCCAGGTGCTCGACGTCGCCGCGGCGGTGCAGATGGGCTTCATCCTTCTCGCAAGCCAGCTTCCCGAGGGTGGAATGCGTGTAGGTGGAGGGACACTTCCGCTTCATCCCATCAGCCAGAGCCCAGGCCTTTTCGATGATGTCCTTCCGCTTTTCGACGTGCGGAGGAAGGAGCAGGGCGGCGATCTTGGCGAGGCGATCCTTCAACTCCACGTTCTCAGCCTCGGCGGTCTTGATGTAGTGCATGGCGTAGTGCCGCATCGGGCCGGAAACCTCGTCTTCGCTTGTGACCAGCCAGTCCATGACGACTTCACGGATGCGTCGGTCGTTGTCTGCCTCATTCATTTGCAAACCCCGTCCTTGACCTTCCGGCCGGAAAGCGTCTGGTGGAAAGTCCAGGCGATCTGATAGCAGATCTCGTCGACGATGGACTTCTTCCGGCGAAGAGTTCCGTTCTCGATCCGCTGGGCAACCTCCTCCCGGACCCTCTCCATCTGCTTCTTGGTGAAGGTCAGGTCCAGCTTGTACTTCTTCCGTTTCGGCTTCTTCATGGCTTCACTTTCCGCACGCGAAAACGATGTCCCTCAAAAGCCCCTTGCCGGTTGTCGTGATCGGTCTCCCGGTTCATCTTCTGGGCGATCGCGACCGCCTGGGCCTTGTACTGGCAGCGCGTATCCGCCCATTCGTTCCAGGCGCCGAAATCCCAGAACTCGACGCACCAGGTCTTCTCGACAGGCCCTTTATTGAGCAGTTTAGGCATCGGGTACCGCCTTCTGCCTGGCTTCTTCAGCCAATTTCGCCGCGGCCTGCTTCGCAGCTTCTTCGGCCAGGATGATCACCATCGCCATCTGATAGACCGCCAGATTGTCGAGCATCGGGGTAGCCTTCGACTCCCGGAAGGACACGACAATGCCGATCACGGCCGAGATCGGCCAGATGATCGCGCCGATCAGCAATTCGAAGGGATGCCAGGAGGGACACATGTAGGTCATGAGCAGGAGTCCGAAGACCAGATAGGCAAGGCCCCAGATCATCATCCAGTTCATCGTCATTCTCCGGTCTTTTCGCTGCTGACACGATCACGGATGCTCATGCGAGTCTCGGCCCGCTCCTTGATCTGGGCCGCCAGCTTCAGCGCCTCCTCGCAGGACAGGGCAAAGCTGACGTGGAGGTCCGGCTTCTCCGTGAACGCCGCGATCCTGATGCCGCGCCCCTGTTCATCGAAGCTGGCATACCCCATCTCCAGCTCCTCAAACTTGGCGTTCGCCGTGATATGCTCGCGCTTCTCAGAAGTCATGAATGATATCTCCGAAGCGGCTCGATCCAGCCGGCACACGCCAGCCTTCCGCAGCCCTTTTCGTACCAACCGTACTTCATGCCCCACATTGGACTTCCGTAATGGTGATGGACCTCCACGAGAGGATGATAACACCGCCAGCAAAGGCCCTTGAGCCAGCAGACCAATCGGCGCAGCAGCATCTTCATGGGTTGGCTCATTCAGGTTCAGGTGGATCTTCAGGACCGCCAAAGGGGCACCTTGGCTCATGACCCGGGAACGCCCCACGGCAAGCCGCGCAGACAGGCACAGGTACATCCCGCTTTTCGGTAGGCCGCTCTTGCGAATCCAGCGCCGAAAGCGCCGTCTGTAGATCCATGAACCTAACGGACCCCGCTTCCACCCGACCGCTCTTGATGATCCCGTCGCGTACTTCCTTGGCTACCTCGACGACATTCCTCATAGCCCCTACCTGAAGAAGGAGCTTTGCATTTTCCTGTTCCAGCCCCTCGATGCTCCTTGGCGTCATGACTATCCCAGGCTCTTTGACGGAGAAGGTCGGGTGCTTCGGACAGACGTGGTAGGGGTTCTGGCTTCCACAATCCGCACACTGAAACATGACCGATCTCCCTAAGCTTCGTGCTGAGCACAAAGGGTTCTCTTGGATCCATCCGAATAGGAGTAATTGATGTAGACGTCGCACTTCAGGCACTTGATCTGGCCGCACCGATCGACGATCCGGCCCCACTGATCCTTGACGACTTCCAGGCTCAGTACCATGAAGCGGCCATCACGACGGAAATTAAGACGCGTATTCTGATCCTCCAAGGTTTTCATGGGCACCTTTATCTCGCCACCCCGCTTCGACTTGCAGAGGGAGATAAGGAACTTCCGCATCAATTCGTCAGTCGCGAAGATCATGAATCACGCCTGCACTTTATGCAGACCAAGTCCAATAGAGCCTGGAGCGCTGCCGTATCATCGGTGACACCATCCTCAACAGGAGGAGCGATTTCCTCTCCGCACTTCCTGCATTTTGCCATGATCAGACCTTCACGCTTTCCCGACGCTCGATCCGGTCCACCTCGGCGATCGCGTCCTTCAATTTCATGATAGCGACCAGCTTCGCATGATCCGTAGGGGCATCGAGCAGGATCCGGGCCCGCTCGACGACATGCTCCAGAGCCACGCGTTTCGAGATCAGGATGTCCGTGAAGCACTTGTTCCCATGGCCGGCGACGAGACCGCAACGTTCGCACTTCTCCATTACCGGCTCCTCCTGAATTCTTCGTCGCTCATCACCGTCATGTTCCGCTCCGGATCCGAGTTCCACCGAATGAAGAGATGGCCGAACTTATGGTTCATTTCGGCCATGAAGCGGACCCAGGCCATATTGCTTCCGCCAAGGTAGATCAGTTGGATCGGCTCTGCGAGTTGCATCATGAATAGCAGGAAGCGACCGATGGGCTTGGTCTTCGCCCCGGTCGTCTTGATATCGTGTTCCTGCAGGACGATCACGGCTTCACCGCCTTCATGGCATTCTCAGCGATCTGAGCCAGCTTATAGGCCGGACAGTGGTTCGTGTCGGCGAGGTATGCCGCCAGGATCTCTTCCAGCGCCTTTTGGAAGACGTTGCGCTGATAACGTACGCAGTCGTGCTTGACCATCCGAGACATCGGCTTCCCGCAGTCCTTACAGAGTTCATCTTGCATCATGGTCAGCCTGCTTCTTCTCCTCAGCCTCACGCCGGGCAACGATCGGCTTCAGGACGTCGTTGCGCCGCTTGCATTCCTTCACAAGCAGTTTGATGGCGCCCTCCGGAGTCTTGGCATCGCCCCCGAAGCTGTCCATTCGCAACCAGGCATACCACCCGTCCGGGCCCTTCTCATAATTGACCGGGACCTCGAGGGTGATGAACTTCGTATGGGTCATGGTCGATTACTCCCAGAGGTTCGCCATGTCCGCGAACTTCACCGATTCTTCCAGCCTCTTGACCATCTCCTGCATCCTGCACTGAGCTTCGTCCGACATCTTCGGATCGACGAGAAGCTGGTCCATGTAGGCCTTGCGCGCCTGCAGCATGGCCTTGGCATCCCGGGCGATGCGGGCGAAGGAGGTGCACCGGTTGCAGATGCCGTACTCTTCCTCGGTCTTGTGTTCGCACTGGCTCATGAGTTTCCCTTCCTATGCGGTCCCGACGTAGGCCGTCCGCCACGGCGGGCTGTTGACGAGCGCCTGCAGAAATCTGAAGGCCTCGGAGTGATTTTCCCACTTCCTGGCGAGACGAAGGCTCAAAGTTCCGACCGGGCGTCCGTCCCGGGTGCGCCTCTGGTAGTAAGTCTCCAGGTATCCTGGGGACTTCACGATCACGAACCTTTCCGTCTTCATGAAGCCGACTTCGCCTCCTGCTTGACCTTGTCCTTCGCGACCTGCTCGATAAGACCGCTCAGGAATCCACCCACGAATCCTCCGTTCCGCCTCATCTCTCCGAGATTTGAGGGGACCTCACGCATCAGGATCTCGAGCGTTTCCTCGGTCACACTGACGATATAATTGCGTGCCTGAAGCTTTTCGGCCTGTTCAGGAGTCATGATCTTTCTAAGCCTCCACACTTGGACCGGGTTGGTGCTTCAGGTGGGTCTTTAGGAAGTTCTTCCGATACACCAACGACAGGGGCAGTGAACACCACTTGCAGCACCGATGCCGACCATCGCACCAGCACTCCCAGAACGCCGAGAACAGGTGCTTGCACCGAGCCAGCTTTCGTTTCGTCATCAGGCATTTCGAGGTCGTGAGAGGATCGTAGACCGGCATGGGCGCCGGCGCCGCCTTCGACGTCTTCATTTGACGAGAGCCTTCCCGCTCGAATCGACAAGTCCGCTCCAGCGGAAGAACCAGTAGGTGAAGCTGTGGATGGAACGGCGATTGATGCTCCTCTGGAACTTCGGGTTCGGATGGTTCGTCAGGCGGATCTTCTTCCGATGCTCCTCGAAGACCTCGGTCGCGATCTCCTGGATGTCGTCGACCAGGCCGCTCTCCTTGAAGAGCCAATGGAGAAGCCCAGGAACGCTCTGACGGACTCCATGAGCTTTCGCATGGGCGGCATAGCCTTCTTCCGCCTTCAGCATCAGATCTTTCGCGTCCGGATCCATGCACATGAGCGAGACGGGGCCGATGTCCCGGCGCAGGTGGTTTCCTGGAAGAGCGTCTTCGGCCATGATTCAGTCCCTCTTGATCAGGCCGGTATCGCGAAGCACCCAGCGCAGCTCCTCGAAGGCCTTGTCCTTCTGATTGTCGGCGCTCTCCGCTGCAGCCCGGCTCGTATAGGTCTGGTAGTTCATGAAGTAGCGATACTCGAATTCGACGGCGGCCGCGGCCACCCGTTCGGCCTTGAGAGCCCGCGCCTTCCAGGACTCGAGCGTCGACTTCCCGGGCTTCTTCGCGGTCTTCATTCCCTTCGCTCCTCGATTGAGACGGCTCACGGAGTCCCCCATTCCTTGCAATCAGAGGCCTTCGCGCCGTCGATCACCAGAGGCACGAGGCAGGAGTGCAAGGCCATCTTCCGATAGATCACTCGATGGCCTTCGCAGTATCCGAGGTCTCCTTCCAGGATCAGATGCCGCTCCTGCGGGGATAGATCCGCCGGCAGGATTTTTCCTGAATAGGTCCGATCATCCGGCAGGTTCTTCGTGTATAGCGGGCTCATCGACCGTTAAGTATAAACGCGGTTTACGGTCTGTCAAGGCTAAGAAGTTGCTTCCATGAATTCAAACTTATGCTTTTCGCTCTGGCCGATCGATGCCTCGGCCTCTGCCTTGGAATTGAAGGAGAAGGATGTTACGACCTCCCCATCTTCCAGGGTGATTACTTTGTTCCCGTTCACGGGGAGACGCAGAATTACTCCTTGAGTTACGGGTGATAGCTCTTTACCACGGCTCTCTTTGGTGGAGCACCGCAGGATAAACCACTGGTCAGCATTCGTGCTGTTATAGAGGGCGAATAAACTTGCCACGATTCCTCCTTAGCAACGCCTCATCTCATATCGTTCAATTACCATCTTGCAGGAGTTGCAATACACCGGCGATGCGAGGTGCTTGTATTCTTCTGTCGAAACGATGCCGGCGTGTTCGCCGCAGATTTCGCAGTACAGGCCCACTGGACTGGGGCCCCTTTCCCGGCGGGATTCTTGGGGAATGACGTTCGGGCGGCGGCGTAAGACCGTCGCATAGATTAGGAATGCTAGGAACCCGAAGAACAAAAGCGCAGAGATCATATCGGACATATTCTTCTTCTCCTACTTCTCGCAGAGTCCGCAACTCGTCTTCTTCCCTTTGACCAGGTTGTAGCCCCAGACTCGGGCCTTCTTGCCGCAGTCGCACTTCACTTCCCATTGGACTTGGGAAGACTCATTCTTCAGGACCGGCTTGCCGACCACGAGCTTGCCCCAGCGAGTGCCGGTTGCGACCGGAGTCTTGTGATGACCGCCCATGATCAAGACCATCCCAGCTTGAGATGCCGGCACACCCATACGATCAGAACCCCAAGGGCGATGAGCGCAAAGGGAGCCAGTCTACGAGCCCAGACAACCACCATGATCATCCTCATCAAGGCCTTCTCGCTCATCGCTTATCTCCTAGGCGGAATTTTCTTTGCCTTCTTGCCCGCTCGGTCGGCATCGGTGGCCACTTTGAAATAATCCTGCTCGGTCATCAGATCACGCTGGATGCAGTAGCACTTTACGCACTTGAAATACCTAGAGATCCGATCGATTGCCGGCCCATGCCAGTCGTGTTCTTTGCAATCGAGCTGCTTGAGGACAGTTTCCTTGGTACCGCCGTAAAGGATGATCGCCATGGTCAGATCTCTCTCGAAATGATGGCCAGATGATTCGCCCAGCGCTTCTCGTCGGGAACCAGCTTCCCGAACTCCACGCGATAAATTCCCGCACCTTGAGCGATGAAGGTCTCGCCCATCATTCCACACTCGCAGACCCAGCGGGCGATCTGGACGCTCTTCCCGCAGACGCGGCAGTGTTTCAGCCAGGCATGATCATGAATGCAGGGTCTTTTGAGGCTGCCTGAATCATCGGCCCAGACAATATCCTCGACGCCCACGTACTTCTTCTTGTGGCCGGTCAACCAGCAAAACATGGTCCCCTCACTTCAATACTTCAGCCCAAAGTCGAACTCGCACCCAAGCACCGAGATTGCTGATCTTCAGCTTTTTTGAGTTTCCTTTCTTATCGGAGAGCGAGACCCGAAAATAGCCTGGCTTACTATTATCGATCTTCCCGAACCAGATGAAGCCGGTGCCGAGCCGTTTCATGACGTTCTTGGTCTTCACCGGAGTTGGGCCTCGGCCTTCTGGACGGCGTCCTCCAGGATCTTCCGCTTGCTGGGAGGCTTGATGCCGCAGATGCCCATGATCTCTTTCACGATCCGCTTCGGGCTCATGGGCTTCTCGCCGACTTCCTTCTCGAAATGATGGACGAGCCGGACGACGAGGTTCATCATCGCCCATCTGGTGCAGTCGGCCGACGGCCAACTCGATCCGCCCATTTCCCGCGCCATCGTGAAGGCATCGTCGACGATATTCGGCTTCTTCTTTCCGCTGCAGTTGGAGTGGCAGCAGTCTTGGCAATGACCGGAAAGCATTCCAGCGCATTGATAGGTCTTCCGCTGGCGCTGGCAGTAGGCGCAGGTTTCGATCTTCTTCTTCACTTGGGATCCTCCCGAAGCCATCCTGTCACATTGCTTCCGTCCGCGCATGCACCGTTACATCCCATATCCTCGATCAGCTTGCAGCCAGACCAGTGGCCTTTATGGACCGGACAGGGCGTCGTCCTGGGCTTCTCTCCGCCGTAGATCGTCCGGGAAAGGAGGTTCGACTTCATGATCTGGAGGAAGACGAACTGGATCTTATCGCCTCTTTCCTTTCGCCACGCGATGCCAGCCGTACCATCGCTGGGAAGAGGCTCTGCCGCCAACCGCTGCCATTCCTTCAGGAAGTCGCAGAAGAAGCTGACTGGCATGACCGGAACACCATCTTGAAAGCGCTCGAGGAACTTGTCGATCTCCTCCTCGCTCGTCTTGCGGCCGCCGTTGGTCAGGCATTCCCGGGCGATTTCTCTATTCATCGTCCTCGTCTCACGATCCTGATGGCCTCTTCCATCTCAGCCTTGACGCCGGCGTTCCAGATCACGGCAAAGATCAGCCCGGCGCAGCGATCGCACTCCTGGGCGAATTGGACGGCCGGCGAGAGCTTGTTTTCCTCATGATGATGTCCGCAGTTCTTGACGCCGCGCATCATCGCGATCTGATCGGGTCCGACATCCTGGCTCATGAGAGGATCCCCCTGGCTGCCGTCCACTTCAGGAAGGTCCAGATATTCGGGCCGAGCTCCTTTTCCGTGTAGCCAGCCAGAACGGCCTTGGCCTGGCACTTTCCCTTATGAAGATCATCGCGTTCGCAGCGGAAATTTCGATTGTTGATCTGGATCTTTTCTTTGCAGCGGATGGTAGCGGGAGATTGATCTTCGTCTCGTTCCAACCGCGAAACGTTAACCGCGAATTTCCACAGCCAGGAGGAATGATCGATATCGAGACGCTGGTAGTCATAGGCATTCTGGCCATCTAGCCCCAGGTAGCGGACCTGCTCGAGCGGTAGCCCGGGCATATCTACCCGGATCCGACGCTCGAGGCCGCCCCTTTCGGCATCCAGGGCGAAGGCGAAGTACCCGCGATCGTCGTCATCCTCCAACCGGAAGATGTCCTTGACGAACAGGCCGTGCGCCTGAGCGATGTCTTTAACGAAGACCTTGATGTTCTCGTAAGCATGCTCCAGGGAAGCATTCTGCACAGGTCCACTTCCGGGATTGATCACGAAGAGGCTCATGGCTTAGACCTTCACTCCGGCCTTGTCGAGCGCATCGTTCATGAGACCCCAAGGCGCCATCTCGGACGTCGGGTAGGCGTCCGGATCCTCGTGATACTTTTTCCATGCGAGGAGAGCCTTCTTCATGTCCTGTGCGGCCGCCAGGACCTTGGCGTTAGCACTCGTCTCCTTCGGATCATCCTGGTTGAAGACCCTGGCGACCACATTCGGCGCCGGGTCATGCCCGGGATGGACGAACTCCGTCGGAGGACAGGGCTTCTCGTCGATGATGAAAAGAGCGTCGTTCATGACCCCGACGTACCAGGTCTCGCTGTGTTTCTTTTCGCTCATCGTATTCCCTTCTTTTTAGGCAGATTCTCTTCCGGAACGATGATCTGCACGGTCGTCAGGCCCTTGCCGGGAATGATCACGGGAACCCGGTTGACGAAGGCCAGATTCTCGAAGATGTCCAGCATGACTTCCTTCACGTCTTTCTTCTTCATGCCGCAATCAAGCATCTGGCCGATGCTGGCCTCGAGATTGACCTGAGTTCGATACGTCAGGTCGAAGTCGCGCCTGAGATGGTAAGCCAGGTCTTCAGCGAAATTCCTTTTCACTTCTTCGGTTCCTTGATGAACTTCTTGCAGCGTTCCGTGGGATGGACGGAGGGATAGCAGCCGCATTCATCGCACCAGAGGCTGCAGTCGAGCTTCTCGGGCTCGAAGATCTCGCTGTAGCCGCACATGGTGTAGCCAATCAGCCGGTAGAACTCGAGCATCTCCTCTTTGCAGTAGTTCCCGCTGCCGGCGCGCATCCAGATATCGTTCAGATCGTACTTCTTGCCTGCCGACACAGCATCGAGGAGATCCCGGACCACCCGATTCATCCGGAAGGCCGGCCGCGGGTGGCCATCTTCGTTCGGCTTGAGAATCAGTGGAAAGACCTCACCGTTCACGGTGGCGGTCTCCTTGCTCAGCGGCGGCCGATTGTCCGGGTACCAGTCGATGTCCATGATCATTTCTCCTCAGGCCAGTCGACCTCGAAAACGAGTGCCGTCTGGACATGTCGAGGGAGCTCCTCGATGGATCGACGGATGAAGGTATGCTCCTGTTCGACATAGGCCTTGGGATCGACCTTCGGCGCCACGGAGATCGCGATCCGGACGGGCTCCCCGGGCTCCCATTTGACGGGTTCCATGCCCTGGAATACCCCTTTGCCGAAGGCCTCCAGGAGCAGCTTTTCGATTTGCGGGCCGTATTCCTTCAGGATGACCTCCGGGTCGTCCTCCATCGTTCTGGCGATTTCTAGGGCCCTTTCTGCCGCTTTTTCGAGGGTTTCGCCGCCCCCCTCTCCGTGGGATAGGCCGGCGCCCACGACCAGGCACGTCCAGCCGTCCTTATCGCCCCAGAACTGGAAGTACCAGCCCTTGGCGCGGAGCTTCTCGACCTCATCCATCTGGTTCATCAGGCCTTCTTTTTGGCGACTTTGAGCTGTTTGGCGGCTTCCTCGAGGACTGCCTGGATGGTCGCCCCGACGGCTTTCTTGAAGGACGTTCCGGGCGGATATGACCAGCAGCGCGAAGGATTCGGACAATCCCTTCCGACCAGGAAGACCCCCACTCCGGGGATGTCGATCGCGATGAAGGCGAGCTTCTCTTCGAACTCGAATTGCATGGCCGACGTGCCCGAGAGCGCCGCTCCCTTGTAGTCGAGACGGAGGGCCTTGGTCTTCGGTTTCACTTGGACGCCTCCGGTTTTCCGAGATAAAGGCAGCGGCCTATGGCTGCGAACTGTGCCGCCAGGAGAAAAACGGCGATCGCCAAGACCCCGGGTGTCGCCGGCGTATCTGTCGCGCGAACGAGAATCGTGTAGAAGAGAACGACCGGGATCCTCCCGACTAGGTCCAAGCTCTTGTAGTTCATTTTAGTTCCCCGAGCATTTCGCTGAAGGCAGAGAGCCAGACGCTCGAGTTTGCGCTGAAGCCATCCTTCTTCGCGAGCGCCTGGGCCGATGCCATCGACTTTGCCACCCGGATGTACTCCTTGCACTTCTCCTTCAGATCCCGATTCTTCTCGCCGCGCTTCACTTGTCCTCCGATGCAGGGCAGATCTTTACGGAACGACCCATGGCGAGGCCTTCCTTGTCCTTCCGTGCGTCGATCACATGGAGCGGAGCCTCGACGCTGCAGGAAGAATGCGAGCCTCCACACTTCCGGCACGGATAGATCTTCGCGTCCTTCTGCGGCTTCTTGCAGTAATCGCACATCGGATAGACCGGCTTGGGCGGGGGAGGTGGCGGACTGCAAGCCGACAAACAGAGGATCGCCGCCATCGCGAGCAGTTTCTTCATGCTACCCTTCCAATCCTTTCAAGGATTCATCGGCTTCGCGTTGCAAAAGCTCGATTTTGATATTCTGCAGGGCCTCTTCATCGGTCTTCGCTTCACCCTGGACGAAACGGCCGGTCCTCATGTTCGTGAAGAGCCAGAAAGTGAAGGATTCTCCGTCCAGCCGGTAGTCGTTGTGGCAAGCGACCGTCCAGCCGTCATCGCGGAGCTTCTTCAACATCTCAGAGAGATTCATGATGACCTCACGAGTTCAGATCGATCTGGCCCAGGACCTCCATCACGGCCGAGAGCTGCTTGGCGTCGTGGGCCGCGAGCGAATAGCTCTTCGCGGCGAAGTTCTTCGCCAACGACGCGTCGAGCTCCTCCGCGCGGGCCTTCAGATAGGCCACGGCGCCCTTCTTGTCTTCCTTCTGCTTTTCCGCCGACTGGATCTTCGATTCCATGCGCGTTCTTCTCCAATAGAGACACGAAGCAGACATTTCCGCTCCTATGTCGCTTCCACGGTCTTGACTTTCATCATCTCGATGCGGTCCCAGGCCATCATGCAGAAGTTCGCGATGTCCACGAACTCCTTCTGGACATCCTCGGGCAGAGCGCGGCACTTCTGGTAATTGGAGAAGGCGACTTCCATTTCCCGGATCTCATCCCAGATCCGATCGACCAGGGCGGAAGGAAGGTCCTCCTTCCATCCATGCTTCCAGTCGTTCTGACGAAGGATCACTTCCATGGCCAGAGCGAACGCCATCACTTCCTTCCGAGGCACGATCTTCTTCTCCTTGGTTTCCGGAAGGTCTTTGGACTGCATGTTCGAACAGTCCGCCGGCGTATGGCAGACTTCGCAGGCCCCATGAGACCGATGAAGGGTGATGGGCCATTCGTTTTTATTGGCGCAGAAGTCGCAGTAGAACATCAGCTCTTCCTCAGCACGGTTTCATCCATCATGCAATGACCCGATTCACGGCAGCGTTCCAGGTCATACATCTGAGTCTTCACGTTCTGGCGGATGTTGCCGATCTTGGCGTAGTTCTGATTGAGGCCGCTGACGATCACGCTGATCTCGGCTTGAGCCTTCTCCATGAACTCAGCCGCGCGATACAGCAGAGTCTCGGCCTTCAGAACCCGCTTAGCTGCGGCTTTCTTTCTGCTCTCGTTGAGTTCATTCGCCATCATTTCTTTCATGGCCGGTTCTCCCTCTATCCGAAGATAATCTTTCCGAAAAGGCATCATGTCCTCTTCATGGCCCTGGCCGGTTCCTCCCCGGCGAGAACTGCTATCTAACCCACGTCATTCTGCGGTAGTGGTCGGCCCTCAGCCGCAAGCGCGACTCGGCTTTCGACGAGCTTGCCATCTATCACCTGATCTCCGCGCCACAGGGCCATGAAGAGAACACCTATTTCTTTTCTGATGGACCGATATCCTCCTTCGTGCACCACCAGGTCTGTTCCAGGCCCGTCATCGGGACCGGCCGAAGGTCCTTTTTCATTTCCGACTGATCGGCCTTTGGATCCATGGCCAGTTGGACGACGACCAGGGCAAGCTTCTGCCCCTTTGAATCGGTGCCCTTCCAGACCCGACAGTAGCGGCCGTCGACCATCTGGAAATCGTCCGTGCTTTCTACGGTGACCTTCACGCTCTACTCCTCCACGTGCCGGACGCAGCCGTCCTTGTCGGGCAGCCCCCACTTCCGCTTCTTGCAGATCTCGAACTTTTCCCGGATTGCATCGCGGGAAGACACCTTCTTCCTATGGGCGAGGTGAAGAAGGAGCATGATGCAGTCCGCAATTTCGTGGGCGATCTGCTGATCGTTCGCATCATTGAGTTCCCGGAGCTCCTTCTCCAGATGAAGGAGCATCGTCTTGGGCGTCGACGTCGGGAACGTGATGTCGCTCCAGGAACCGATCTCCGTCTGAAGGCCATCGAGGGCCTCCTTCTCGATGATCGGCATCGTCACCAGGACTCCGTCGTCCTTCATGTACCGGGCGACGTCCTGGGCCAGTTGAGCCTCGGCATCCGAGGTCGTGTTCACGATCGGATTCCGAAGATGGGCGACCTCATCATATTCCGAGGGCCGCTTGCTCAGCCACCAGGCATAGGCGGAATCGATCAGATTGCTTTCACGCTGCGTCGTCATCAGTCCTTCCTTCCGACTTCCGTCCAGGTGCCGCCTGTCACGAGCCCTTCCGGCACGGTGGAGATCGGCGGCGCCGCCTTCTTCCTCTTGGCCGGCTTCTTCCGGACGAGCGGCTTGTTCGCGATCACGCAGAGGGAAGATCCCATGGAACGGTAGTACTCCCGGTTCTTCTTGGCCCAGCGCTCGCCTTCCGCCCGGGTCTCCGTCTTGTGGACCGTCCGGAGTGGACAATTCGCCAGTACCAGGAATTTTGCTTCAGGCTTTTTCATTTCGCTTTCGCTTTCTTCACCTTGAGAATGCCCTTGCCTTTGCAGGTCTTGCAGGTCGTCTGGAGGGCTGCGCCTCCTTCGTGCCAACCGCAGCCGTCGCAGTCGTCACAATACGCGTGCGTCGGTTCGGTCCGGCTGAGCAGCTCTCCCGTCTCCGCGAAGTGCTGGAGTTGGGGAAGAAGTTCGAGAACCAGCTTTCGGTCCAGATGCATCCGGGCGCTCTTGGTCGTGCCCTCCGGCACCACAACCGGAGTCCAGCCTTGGCCAGGGATTAGGATCTGCAGCTTCACCTCGTCGATCCCCAGCCAGATGGCATCGGCCGTCGCGAGGCTGGACTTCTGGATGCTGCACTTGGCCCCGTACAGATCCGTGAACTCGCCGAGCAGGAATCCGCGGCGAGTCGGCTTCAGTTTCAGGCTCATGCCGTCTCCTTCACCAGCCGAAGAGGCTGCACCACAAGCTTGCGCTGATTGGCCGGGGTTCCCGCACCGGCCCAGAAGTACTCGCCGCCTTCGTTGAAGGCGTGGATGAAGCCGTTGTTGTCGCTGTATTCGGACTTGAAGCCGACGACGTCTCCGAATAGGAACGGTCCTGTTGGGCATTCCGCCAAGGTCGTCGGGTCGCCATCAGGAACGAGCTCGACTTTCATTTGGCCTCCACGCAGTTCGATTGATACCGCTGGTCACAGGCTTCCTTGTCCTTGCATTCCCAATGGCTGATCAGTAAATCTTTCACGAAGCAGATCCTTTCTTCCCAGCAACCGTCAGGCCTTCCGTGGCGATCTGCTTCTGGATCGCAAGGCCCAGCGCAATGTCTTTCCGACGCTGCATCTTGTCGCGCCCCTCGAAGTAGTAGGCCCGTGCGGCCGCGTAGATCGCTTCCAGGCGCAGGATGTACGGGCAGGTAACCGAATGCATCGCGAGCAATCCGCACTCGCCGCAAGGGCGCCGGTCCCGGACGACGGCATGGCAGGCCTCGCAGAGGCCGGACCAGACCGCGGGCTGTGGGCAGAGATTGCACCGCTCGCCACCATAGGCCCACTGCACCGTCTTGGGATCCTTCATGAATCCACGATCTTCTTTCCTTCGATCGGACCGTATTGGGCCAGCACCTTGTCGATCCAAGTCTGCGTCTTGGCCTTAGCCATGACGAGCTTGTGGCCGCTGCCGCTCTTCCCCACCACGCCCTCGAACGTCACCTTGGGCGAGAGATCGTCCTTCCCCTCCCGGATCCGGTCGACGAAGCCGCGGGTCCAGTTGAAGCAGCCGAGGAAAGGTGCGATCCGAAGATGCTTGAAGTTGTCGAGGAACTCTTTGGGACCCAGGATGCCCTTCTTGTTGGGGCAGGCATCGAACAGAGTCAAGGTCTTTGGATCCTGGGGATCATGCTTTCCGGCAAAGGAATTCTTTCCCCAGAACTCCATGAACACGATCAGATGATCCCAGCGGTTCTTCTTGATGACCTCGTTCAGCTTCTCCTGCCAGAACTCGAGGAACAGCGGAATAGCCAAGCCGAAATCAGGATCGGTGTGATCGAACAGGCGATTGCGAGTGCCGAACTTGTGCCAGCCCTGCTTCCGGCTGTATTCGAAGCGCAGATTGGAACCGTCGAGCTTGTCGAAGACGTAGGCAGCATCCATTTCGCGGAACTTCTGCCCGTTGCTGGATTGAATTGAAGGGTAAGGCTTCACGGGCCTAATGGTAGACCGCGTTTACCTCTGGGTCAAGATAAAAATGACGCGAGCTACCAACCCATTTTCTCGCGCTGACGCTTGTTCAAGATGTCCTGCCAGGCGCTCGGAGGCATCCAGAAGACGATATGTACGCCGGCGTTGATGGACTCGAAGTTCACTTGATCCCATCCGTTGTGCTTTAGGACTCTCATCACCTTTTCCCAGTTCTTGTGTTCGTTTCTTACCGTGCTCCAAGGATCTTGAATCCAGCCGTATTCCGTCCCGACGATGACGACTCCAGGATCTGGATCATGCCAGCCTTGAGCGACACCATCATCCGACCAGGAGGGACGGACTGACTCCAGATATTCCTTGCGAGCGGGAGGTCCATAAACTTGAACAAACGCCTCGCGGACGGCATCCGCGAATTGATTGGCGATCTGGTCGATTTTGCTCATTGTGTCCCTCAGGGACAGCAGAAGGCCGTGTTGTCGGGGATGTTCCCGTTCGCGAAGAAGATGCTATCGAAGGAGCCCTTCCCGTCGGCCTCATCGTTGTCCGTAATGATGATATCCATAACGGAAGGAGCTCCGGTGACAGGTCCAGGGACCAAAGGCGTGAGCGGGACATTCACGCCGTCCAACGTCAGAGTAAGGTTGCCCAGGCCATCACCCTTTAAGATGACCGAGTGCGTCGCCCCTTGCGCCGGAGTCCATGTGAACGTATCGAGAGTCGCCAGGTCTCCGGCAAAGCCAGTTCCATCACCCGTAAACTGGACGAGAGCCACCGCGTTACCGGCGCCGTTGAAAGCTCCGATGATATAGACCTTGTTGAAGGTCGGGGTAAAGTTGACCTCGGTGAACTCAAACCTCAACGTCCACGTCCCCGCCGGAGTCAGGACGGATTTTCTGATCTCGCCCTGAGGGAGTCCGCTGAAGAGTGGACCGCTCCCGAGGTAGACCTTCTGGTCCGCGAAGACAACGGTGCCTGGTGGAGTTTCCACGCTCCAGCCGACGTTTCCCGTGGTAAAGCAATCGGCGAAGAGGTCGGCATTCACGCAGACAGGAGTAGGAGGCGGTGTCGGCGTAGGCGCAGGCGAAGGAGTAGGCGCAGGAGTCCCATTGTTTGCCCAAAGGCCAGAGGCCGGACCTCCGGTGGGCGAGAGACTCGGACGAGCCGTGGGCGTGGGTGCTGCCACGTTGAAGCAAACCATCTGAGGAGGCCGATTAGGTTGCACGGGCGGCTTCACCGTGCATATGGCCTTCGGTGGTCGAACAACAGAGGGCGGCGCGGTCGGACGGGCAGGGCCCGGACGAGGCTTCCCCATCATCAGGTCACCAGATCGATCATAACAACTTCGATATCGTCATCCAGCGGTCCCATGTCCGAACGCCAATCATCCCACTCGGAGATCGCATCCGTCCACCGCTCTTCCTTGACTGCCTTGATGATGGAGCGAAGCTTGTCCGCATCATCCTCATCGAATCCGATCGAATCAAGGTCGGTTTGAGCCAGATATTCGATGCTCTTGGCCGCGGCTTGGTTCGCGACATGCTCGTTCAGGAACACGGTATAGTCCGTTTCCCTCGAGATGTCCTTGGAGATCAACAGCCATGCCTTATCAGCAGCCATTTTTTATCCCTTGAAGTCGATCCGTGGATGTCTCTGCTCATCGATGACGAATCCAAAAGGACTACGTTCATCGTACTCGTCTGCCGGTACGACGAAATAAGCCGTGTCCTTGGGAAGCTTGTAGTCGGCCGTGCGGCCGCCGCGGCCAGCGAAGACCACGACTTGACCCGGAGGGACCTGGCTGTGCCAGTCGCCCCAAGCCGCCAAGCCGAGATAATCGTTCTTATGTAGAATCTTGAATGCGGTCTCGTCTTTAGCGCGAGATTCTCCCGGAGGAATAACTTCCTTGTAGTAAAGCTCGTATGCCATCGGAACGTAATTCTTCAGGATTTCCTTGGCCCGGGCTCTCTCTTCCTTGGTGAAGGCATTAGGGAAGACGGTCGCTACGATCGACCAGTCGACATCCTCTTCATAAGCCCCATCCGGACTCCGCATGTATTCGGGAATGAGGAGGTTGAGTTGCTTTTCAACCAGGATGCCGCCATGACTGGCTGTCGAAATGCTCACGATTCCTGGAGAGAGAACCTTTCGCGACTGGACGGGGCCCCACTCGTGCATGAGGATCTCCTAGGGGCGGAACAGTCGCTGAGTTTCTGGACCCTCCAGGGGGACTGGAAGGCCATCCCAAGGATACCTTCGGTAGGCCGCTCTTTCAAGACTAGCGTGCAAGCCTCTCCAGAACCAGCTTGAGAGCCTCATCCGGTTCAAGGCGTTCAGTGTCGATCACGATCTCAGGATTTATCGGTGCCTCGTAGGGAGCTCCAAGGCCGGTGACATTCTTCTGCTCGTAGATTCCTCTCGTATCCCGGCTCTGGGCGACCGATTGGCTGCAGCGAGTGTAGATCTCGACGAACTGGATGCCGTCGCCGCCGGCTTCCGTCCTGGCCTCTTTCCTGCCCGCGAGATATGGCGAGACGCTCGCCACGACCGCGACCACCCCGTTACGAGCTAGGAGCCGCGCAATCCAGGCAATCCGCCTATTGTTTTCCAGCCGGTCTTCTTTGGAGAATCCCAGGGATGCTGAGATGACCTTCCGGATATCGTCGCCATCGATGATGTCGGCCGGCGTTCCCAGGTTTCGGTAATGACGGACGATCCGGCGCGCGAGAGTTGTTTTTCCCGAAGCTGGAATGCCGGTGATCCAGAGGATGGGAGCCTTGCTCACGCTTCGAGTTCCTGCGCTCCTACCCACAGTCGGAGGATCAGGTTCGCCAGTTCCTCTTGATGCTCATCGTTTGCCATATCAGCGATCGCCTGAAGATAGCCGGAATGATACGCACGCATCACGGACCCGACAGGCGTCCTTAGCGCGGCTTCATAAGCTTCCTTGGCGCGCTCATACGCAAGATTCCGCTCTTCGACGGTGTGAAGTCCCATCAGCGGCTTTCTACGTGTCGTCATAAGCGCTCCCTAATATTCGTGCGGCAGCAGAAGGGTCGTCATCAGATGGCCGTCGTCCGTGATGATATAGAAACGGACACCGGTAGACAACGTGTAGATACTCATCACCATGCCTTCCGTGGCCATATTCTGCCGGTTCAGATCGACATCAGGAGATTCCCCGAAGTCACCGCTGAAATGACGGTCGAGATACTTGGCCGGCTGCTCTCCCGATTCTTCGAACGCGGCTTTCGCACCTGAAGTAATGCTCACCTGTGGTGAGGCAAATTGTGCCGGATTTGAAATGCCCATGGTCGGCGCCGGCGCCTTCGGTTGATGCCGTGCTTCGTAGCGCTTCCGTTCCTCATCGCGGCGAAGCTCAGAGATATAGAGATCATGTTCCCGCTGGCTGCGGATGTAGTTCCAGCCACCGCGAGTATCATGCTTCCTGACGTTCTTCTGCGCTTCCATCTCGTCGAATAGGGAACAGATCAGGTAAGCGTTCTTCCATGCCTTCTTAGGGACCAATTTGTCGATATTCTTCCGGATCAACGAGAAATAGGCATCCGAATATGCCTTTTCGTAAAGTTCTGCCTCGCCAGCATTCATGATCCACTCGGATGGTGGGTGAATGAACCCAAACCAACGGATCATGGTCGGGTCAGGACTGGTTTGCCAGGTCCAGTTCCGACGTGCTTCTTCCGTGCCTTCGCGTTTGCCCTCGGAAATGATCATGGCCTTTCGAGGGTGATATTTTACGATCTCCGGCATCTTGCGTCCCAGAGTGATACCGAAATCATCTGGATCGTGACCGGCTTCTACATGAGTGGCAACTGCAGAGACCAGGCTGCAGAAGATCGGAAGTTTTCCCTCAAGCTCGCGTGGAATTAAGTCGGAAATGGATTCCTCTAATTGCTTTGTATAAGCTTCTGTGAAGGCTTCAGTCCAAATATTCCTCTCTCTGGCGCTGATGGATCTGGACTCACGGTATTGGTCCCACATCTCGCGACCGGAAATCGGGAGACCTTCTCTCAGTTCATGATCAAAGGTCTTATCCGCAAGTTCAGCGATTCTCTTGGGTGTGAGCGCCAACTCTCGTGCATCCCGCCGGAAAGCGAACCGGCTCCACGCTCTTTGGATTTCGAATAGCCCGGCTTCAGTACCGTACTCGCGCCACAGATCCAAACTACGATTTACGACCAGACGATTACCCCAGGCATTATGGTCGAAGCCGTAGGATGATCTTTTCATCCCTTGCCTTTGCCTTTTCGCTTTTCCCTGTCGATAAACTGCCAGGTCCAGCCGCCGCCAAGCGGATAAAGCTTCATGGGTCCGCGGCCGCGGATATAGACCTCGACCGCCGGCTCTACCTGAGTCTCATTTTCCTGATCTTCAAAGGTGGTGATGAAGGCATCCTGTTTGGGATCGTATACCGTAGGAGCGACGTGCTTCGTTTTCAGGGTGGTCTTTGAATACTTCATCGCCTCGTCGAATTCGAAGTATGGGACCGCCCAACCATTCCAGTTCTCTCCGGTTGACCACACGCGATAGGTCTTCTCGACCCAATCGGCATAGACATCGACCGCTTTCCAGGCCGGGTTCTCGAGCTTCTCTTGAGGAACCTTGATGAAATCGTATTCCTCGACTTTGATCGGGTTGATGACCAGACCGAAGCCTCCACCGCGCGGGAAGGCATGAATCGTCCCGTCACCGTCCACGGAGTCGACCACGATGGCCCATTTGGTCCATTCATCGAGGTGCTTCCGCGGCACGATGATATCGTTGTGCTCAAAATAACGCATCGTGGCTCGCGGGCGGAATGCCTCTAGGGAAGGCCTAATGGGGGAGGGAAGGCCTTCTACGACACTGGTAACTATACCCTTGGCTCTAAAGGCCTTCAAGTTATAATCCTGCTGAATGATCTCGATCGACGTCGGAGGAGGGCTCCTGGCCCTCATCGATGACGAAGATCTCCCCCGGGTGGCCCCCTTCACCTGGAGGATCCGCGAAGACGGCTATGTCCAGCGGACCTGGATCGAAGACGGCAAGACCTGCCATGAGCTCCTTCACCGCTTCATCATGAATGCCCGGGAAGAGGAGGTGGTGGATCACGAGAACGGTGACCGCTGGGACTGCCAGAAGGGGAACCTCAGGGTCGCAACCTTGAGCCAGAATGCCGCCAACCGCCCTACGACCTCCCTGGAAAGGGACTGGAAGGGCATTTACCCGCACGGAAACCGCTGGAAGGCCCGGATCAAGCTGGAAGGCCAGAACGTCTATCTGGGGAGCTTCCAGACGCCTCAGGAGGCCGCTTACGCCTACGACGTGGCCGCGAAGCGCCTTTTCGGGGACTTTGCCCGCCTGAACTTCCCCTAACGGCTTCGCAACGACCAGAGGGACTTCCCCTCGTTCTTCTTCACCCAGGCCTCGATCGCCGGCTTGAGATCTTCAATTGAAAGTGCCTGGGCAATCGCTGGGCTGTATTTGTTGATCGAAGGTTGTTCATCCGGGGAATGTTTCGGAACGGCAAGCAAGGCGCCGGCGGGAAGGTGGATTGGAAGGGATCCGTCTCGAGGTGTCAAGGTGACCGGAGGAATCAGATATCCGGCGAATTTCCCATCCGAGGTCTTCCAAGGGTAGATGTCGTTCTGCGGGTCCCCGACCAGGATGGTCATGGGCTGAAGTATAGCCTAGACCTTCATCTCTTTCCAACTGATCCGTTCGGACTTCTTGTGCGTGAATCTCGTCAAGGTAACCTCAAAGCCATTCTCCTTGAGGGCCTTCACGAGGATCCGGGAGAGGTCCTCCCGCGCGATCGAGATCGCATCGTAGCACTCCTTCCCACCCGGCTCCTTCTGGATCCGGATGTTGAAGTAGACATCGGTGCTCTTTTCGACGTTCATCTATTCAAGGGCTTTCTCACATTCCACCGAGCAGCAGCAAGTCGCCGGCGCTCCGGCATACACCAAGTCGCCGCAGTTCATGCACTTCCCGATCGGGAGCGGGCCATGATCTCGCTCGTTGTATTCCTCGTAGCAGCCCTGCTTACCCATCTTGAACTGTCCGACGGTGGGATCGACAACCGTTCCATCGGGAGTCTTGAGCCACCAGTGCGCCGGCATCCCGTCGATAGGCGACGTGTAATAGCCGCGGCAGAGGATGAGCTCAGGAAACGCTCTCTGCATTTCCTTCGATCTGGCCTGGCACATCCCGGCACCCAGATTCCCTTTGTAATTGGCGATCCAGGCATCGTACTCATCCGTCTTCGCAGTCATTTCTTGTCCTTCTCGCAGATGCAGGTCCCCATTCCATTCATGAGGGATCCGCACATCCGGTTTTCATGACGAAAGTGATTGCAAGCCCAGCAGCGCGGATGCGTCCCCAGCTTCCACGCGCCAAACACTGCTGCGATACAGACGATCAGGACGACCATGATGACGAGCAGCCGGCCACAGCCATCCGACTGTTCCTGTTTCTTGATCGATTCACTTACCGGCTGCCAGCGACTCATCGGTTAACTCTCTGATCATTCTTCGAAGTTGCCATGATCTGGATGCGGATCTCCTCCCATCCCTTGCGGGCGGCTTTTCCGGTGATCTCATAGTACTCACCGCCTTTCACCTCGATCCGGAGTTCATCGCACTCCGGATCATTGTCGGGATCCTTGTCGAACCTGATCTCCGTGATGCTCTTGAGTGGGACTCCGATCTGGCTCTCTTCGTCATCCGTGAAGTAGATAAAAGTCATCGGCTCTCCTTCCTATTCCTTGATTGACAGATTGATCGCATTGGTCGCCAGTTCGATCAGGTCGACGGGCGAGCAGGTCGAACAGTGGTAGCCCATACATTGGTGCTGCCGGGCCCGGTTGCCCAAACTGTCCCGGATCTCGACCAAGGCATCTCTCGTGGCCTGAGCATGCTGATGGAGCAGGCAGAAAGCTACTTCAGGAGCAGCCGAGCCGTCCTCATAAATCAGCATCTCGCAGCCGCACTCCAGTTCCTGCTTGATCAATCAGTCCCCCACCTTCGTCATCCACCTGTCGAACTTCCGTTGAAGGGCGGTCTTCGTCTCCGTGAAGGCCGAAGACGCGCAGACCAGGACGTGCGTCTCGGGCTTGAACCAGTCCTTCCAGATCAATTTGATGAACGCATCTGCATTCCGCGAGCTGAAGAACTTGCATGAGAATTCGGCGCCGCGACCGTTGCTGTCGTAGAAAGTCTCGTACCAGTCACCCCGTTCGTCGTCCCAAACGGGATTCGGCTCTTCTTTGATGGAAACGTGATAGTGAGGATTCCCAGGCCATCGATCGACTCTGACGATGACCTGGCGCCGTTTGTCACAAGGAAACTTGCGCTTCAGAGGGAAATGGTGGTCCTCAAGATACTTCTCCCAGCGACGTTTGTCGTGGTCGATCCGCTCGTCAAGACTGGTCTTCTTTGCCATTACCGGGACACGTCCATGATGTCGTAGGCAATCTGCCTCGCGCAGTTGCAGTTCTTGCCCTGGCACTTCCAGACGTGATCCGCCGCGATCTGCCGGCAGCGATCGCGTTCCGCCAGGATAGCCGCCTGCGTCTCCATGAAGTGAGGAGGCAATCCAGGAGGCGACTCTGGAATGATGATGACGCGATTCGGCCCGTGCGTCGCGCAACTCATCCGGCCGCCGGTGGAATCGCAGCCCGGACAGCCTTGGATCGGTATGTTGTCCATTGCTGGCTCCTCAGGTCTTCTGAACCACTTCCACCCAGGCCGGCTCAACGAACCGTCCGGTCTTATTCTCTTCGCAGTCTTTGTTCGCGCAGATCCAGGCGACTTCTTCGCGACGGTAGGCTTGTCCTTCGTCAACGCCCAAGACGCTGATTGTCTTGGAGGCAAGCATCCACCCACACTTGCAGCTTGGAATCTTCATGGCTAAACAGACTCCCAGTTAACATCCCCGCAGCGCCAACACCAAAGCCATCCTTGAGCGTCCTGGCCTTCGCCCCAATAATCCACGCCGCCGCCCTCGACATGCTCGAACAGCTCTATCGTGCGGCCTTCGGTATCGTCTTTGTCGGCGTAGATCACGATCTCGTCGCGGTAGTCATCGAAGCCGCAGCTCGGGCAGCAGTAATTGTCCTCGACCAGCCAGCGCAGGAAGCGCTTGAGGCGCGTAAGGTGCCCACTCCAGAGCCAGTCCTTGACCTTAGGATAGAGCGGATACCGCGCCTTCCACCCGCTCGAGCCTCCTTCGCGCAGGTCCCAGTGACTGAACCTGCTCCAAAGCCTCCGCGCCGGCACTCGGATGAAGAAGGCGAAGAAACGCCAGAACCACCAATACCTCGAACGTTCCGGCGGCCGCATGGTAGGCCTGGGAGGACGCTCATCATAGTCGTCGAAGGCCTCGTCCTCGATATGCCGGCGATGGTTCTCATTGTCGAAATCCAGCTCGGTGCCGGGCGGCAGCGCGATCTTCGTCTTCCTGCTCATCTGCGTTCCCCTCTCCAGTAAGCTTCGACTTCCTCCACCGTCCGGGTATCCGGTCGATGGCAGGGACATGGGCATAGATTCGTCTGGCGCGCCGTTTCCGTCTGCAGGTACGGATGGCCGCAAGAACTGCATTCCTTACCAGGAGGCAGAGGCGTCATGAGGTCTTCTTCTCGCTCGATAAGTGAAGTGTTGCCATATCCGCTTCGCTCACGGCCGCGAAGACGGCATTTTTCGGATCCAGCCTCCAGGCCTTGCCGTAGATCTTGCCCCGTTCGTGGGAGATGACCGCGCACCAGCGGCCGCGGCTATAGGAAAGGGTGAAGCGCATCCACCGGGATCTCTTCAGGATCCGGTCGACGCCGTCCAGGAGTGGCTCTTCGCTCATTTTCTGGACTTCCTGCATGCCGGGCATGACTTCTGCCAGCCGCAATGAGAGCAGTGTCCCGACCAGCAGTTTTCTTTGCAACGCTTGGTCGGCTGGCAGCGGAAGGGCTTCATTCCTGCCATTTTGTGATGACGTTCCAACGGCTTATGGCCTCTTTTGGGGCACGTCCTCTTGCCGCAGCGCGTTCTCTTATCCATGGATCGTAACGGTGACTCGCACCGCTTCCCAGCCCTTCCAGCACCGGTTCTTCGGATCTGGCTTCATTCTGAAGAGGATCGGCAGATCCATCCCGGACGTCCCGTAATACAGCCCCCTCTTCTTCATCGCCCAGGCGGTCACCCGCTTCATCTTTGGGCTCATGGTGCTGAGGTCTTTGATCATGATCAGCGACATCCCTTCTGATGGCTCTGGATGGAGAAGGTGTAGCCCTTCTGTATCATGTTCACGATGCTGCTGACCAGGCAGGCCGGCGCGAAGTCCGGCATCAGGAGCAAATCAGGTTCCGGTCTACCCTGCTCGAACGAAAGGGTCACATGTTGCGGTTCCGTGATCCCTTCTTTGTAGAGGGCACCTTCCAGGGAAAAGCTTCCGCAGGTCTCGAGCCATTCCTTCGTAATGTTCATGTTAAATCCTGCTCGTTCAAATGCCACAGATCGGACAGATCCCATCCACCATCACCTTGCGGTGGTCGAGACAGAAGACGCCCTTCTGCTGTTTTGGCATTTCGGTGAGCGTCCCGATCTCTCTGGAATAGTTCATGAACTTCTTCAACTTCTCGATCTTCGCCGCCTTGTCCTCATCGCGAATGATGAGGCCGAGCAGCTCCGCGGTCGCCATGAGGTCAGCCAGTTCTCGCTCGAGGCGCCGCTTATTGTCCTCGGCCTGACCAGGTTGGATCTCGGTCATCCCGAAACGCGCGGCCTTGCAGGCTCGCTGTGCGACCTCGGCGCACTCTTCAGTCAGGACCGTCAGCAGATGCTCGAGCTCGTTCATCTCTAAAGTCCCTTGTTCCCTAGACAGTGACGGCACGGCTTCAACGTCCCATGATCGGAGCAGAATGTGTCGCACTCCCGCTCATGCTGATCGCCGCGGCATCCACAGAGCCTCTCGCTAGGATCCCCTGGGAAAGGACAATAGGCCTTATGGAATGCGGTGCCGCATTGCTGATGACACCGAACCCAGTTTTTCTTGAGTTCCTCGATCTGAATGTTCAGTCGCCGGATTTCTGCCTGAGCGTCCATCAGATCACGGGAGATGGATCCGGCCACGGCCACGCCAGGCTCGACGACGGGCGGGCATTCTCTCAGGATGTCGTGCATCCCGCGGCATCTCGGACAATAATCGCCCATAGCCATTTCAGCACCTAAGAACGACGAAACGATTCCGTCTCGTAGCACGGGAGGTTAAGCCATCCATGCCAAACTCTGCCGTATCTGGGTGGTTTGTTCGGCTCACACTCCATCCCGACGAATACTGCTCCCACGGGGACCTCGATCGACGGCTTTCCGTCCACGATGCAGGATGCTATTTCCGGTTGTCTTGCCTTCCTATCGGCCGCCTTGGCTTCCATTCTCTTTTCTAGCCATTCCGGAAGATCGAGCTTGATATAGCCTGAAGAGCCATAGTTCATGACGGCCCCGCAGACCTCCTGGAGCATCGTCAATTCCTTCTCCTGCCGCTCCGTGATGCCGCCGCCTTTGTACTTCTTCAGGATCAGCTTGAACCGCCGCCCGTTGGCGATATCCCACCACTTGAGAATCCAGGGCTCCAGACCTCTACTCATTCGGTTTTTGAATGGATTTCTGAAGAGTTTCGGCAACCTCGGCTAGGGCAGCCTTCTGTTCGTTCGTCCAGGGAGCGGACTGCTCCTCGGTGGACAGCGAGAACTGCGTGCGCTTGAGGACGGGAACGAACGTGATGTCTTTCGCCAGATCGCAGGCTTCCATCCACTGCTTGAGCAGCTTCCGAAATTCATCGACCTTCAGCTTGAGCTTGCTGTTCTCGGAAAGCAGCTTGGTGAAGTCTGTGATACAGGGGTGGCTCTCTTCGGGACGCCCACACAGGTCGCAAAGCATCAAGTACCTCTATTCTGTTCCGGCTTCCGTACCTTCCAGTCGATCTTGTCCTGCTGCCACTGGCCCGACTTCTTCAGCTTCCGGACCATCTTTGGGTGCTTGGCTCTCATGTGATTCGCGTAGTCCTGCCATTCGAGCAGAAGCTTCCCGCAAAAGCACTTCACGTCCAGGATCGTATGGCCCCTCTTGTGGCCCCAATACCGATCCTTCGAAAAGCCGCCATCCCACTGGCGCATCGTTAGACGACGTCGATCCGGCCGCGCTTCAGGACCGAGGTCATCTTGACCGAGAGCGGGTACCCCATGTCCCACCCGTTCTTCCTCATGGCCCACTTCTTGGCCTTTCGGATCGCGGCTTCTGGGGTTCCCTTCTCGAGGACCCAGAGCGTCAGGTCCTTGATGACCGGCCGCTTCTCACCGTATTCCTTGAGCCGGACATCCAACCCCACTTCGTAGACGTTCATGAAATCCCCCTTTACTCTTCCGGATACTCAGGATTCGGGCCCGGATGGGCTTCTTTTGCTTTGGCATTGAGCGTTGCCGCCATCTTGCGAAGCATCTTCGCCTCTTCATCCCGATCATGGATGAAGGCAGCCTGGGCATCCTGCATCAGCACGCCGGCGGCCTGCTCGAGGCCGGCACTGATCCCGACTTTGAATGAATGGGCGCAATGGGCCTCGATCGCGAGATGGCAACGGCACTCGCAGCTATTGCGGCATTCCCCGAACTTGCACTTGCAGCCGGTCATCGCGTCCATACCTCGACGTATTCGTGGAACTCGGGAGCCCATTCCAAGGACTTCTTGAATCCCCATCGTGCCAGGATTAGCTGCATGAGGCCCAGTGGGGTTGGAACCTCGACTTTGTATCCGTCCGCTTCGACGCCCTTGATGAGGCGTGAGAAGGCTCCTTCGCCTTTGTTCCTGGACTCGATGAAACTGATCGTGCACTTCTTATCGGTGATCCAGAGATAGGAGCCTTCCTCAAAGTTCTCCTTCGTGAAGCCCCAGTGCTCAGGCGCCTGTCCAGGCTCGACCATTCCGTCTTTCATGCGAGCTTCTTGATCATCTCCAGGCCCCGGCATTCTGCAAAGCAGTGACAGGGCGTGTGTTTTAGATTCTCTTCCTTCACTCGATGAATCCGTTCGGTTCCATTGATCAGGAGAGCAGCGATCTCGACGCGCTTCCCCGCCATTCTGATCACGCGGCAGGGAATCATTGCGGTGAAGCAGTAACCGCGCGTATTGGCCCGCTTCCAGATCCATGGGTACTTTTTTTCGTCGTAATTCATCAGGACCTTTCACTACCCTTGATGTCGAACACCTTCCCGGAATCCCGACGAAGCTCGACGAGTTGGAGCCAGAGGAACAGTTCCGTCTTCGTGGCCGGCCGGAACCGATAGCCGTCTTCCGTGGCCACCCAGTTACCTGCCCTGCATTCGAGCCTGACTTCCTGCGGCTTCATCCTCAGTCCTTCATGAAGGTCGTGGGAGGGCGCAGGACGACTTGGAAGCCGCAGCCTGGGCAGACGTGGCGATACTGCTTCCCGGCCGGGATGACCATATGCGACGGCGGCTGATGCCTCGGATTGAGGCAGCGATCCTGGATGGGAATGTCCTCGAAGCCGCTCTTCCGGTCGTTCTTCTTCACGGCCGCTCCTTTCGAGCCTTCATACTCTTTTCCGACGATCTTTCCAGACCGACCTGATCCATCACCTCGAGCGTCGCCAGCAGCTCCTTCGCTCTCCTGATGTCGGGCAGATCCATCTTCGGATCAAGGTATTCGTGAATGGTCCTAGACAGACTACGAGCCCGAGCCCGGAGCGCCTCGTACAGGGCCTCGTTGTCCATCATCACACCGCGTTACTTCGTCACGTCCTCGGTGTTGATGACGTGGGCGTTGAGGCCCTTGGGCGACTGGAAGAGCATCTCGAAGTAGTCGCGCGCCGACTGCTCGGTGAGCGCCGTGTCCTTGTCGACCATCGAGCCTTCGATCTCGATCAGGACGCGGATCTTCTTGACGGGTTTGGCCTTTTCCTTTTTCTGGAAAAGGGTCTTCTTGGTGGACATGATCAATCTCCTTCCTTGAAACTGGTACCGTTACGGCAATAATGGTAACTTGGTTTACCAGTCAGGTCAAGAGATTGAAATGAAAGAAATTCTAGGCCGATTCGTCGTCCCGATAACCGACGCCGAACTTGAGGGGACGATTCCACATGCCATAGAATTCGCCGATGGTGGCCGACTGTCCTTCGCCTTCATTCCATCGGTGGAGGCCGTTGACCTTGGCGTGCTGGTTCCAGCGCTTCGCGAGGGCTTCTTCGGCTTCTTCTTTCGTCTTGCCGACGCTCGTGAACTGGAAGTGGGGCGTGTGCATCTCGGCGACCCAGACGACGTCTTTGGCCATCTCTATACCCTCAGCTATCTGAGGAGAGCATAGCCTGGTCTTAGCCAGGATTCGAGAGCTTTCCGGGGGTGAGGAGAAGAGCCGATCCCATTACGATGCCGGCGATTCCAAACATCCACCATTCCGGCTTCAGCATCATCCCTTCCTTTGTCATAGGAAAGGGAGGAATGACCGGCGTCCTTGGCCTGAAGATATCTCCGAAGAAGACGAACGTCTTGGTCGGCGCCACCACCGCGCTGGCGGCCGTGGTGCCGAACATCCGGAGGAATCCGCGGCGCCCCAGCTTCTTCAGATCTTCTTCTTTGGCGACATGAATCATTTGATCACTCCAGCGAGTCCTTTGATGATGAAAGTCTTACACGGACAGCGGCCATCCTTCTTCGGATCCGGAACAACGATCAGGCATTCGAGCGTGCCGTCGAATTCATGGTGCTCGAGGTCATGGTTGCAGTCTGCGCATTTTTCCAGGGGTCCGAGAGCCGCCGGGCAATGGACGCACCTCATCATCTGCAGATGGCCATGTGTGGTCAGGATCGGTTCCCAATGATGGCCGCTTTTGTTGCAGCGTTTGCAGTATCCCTTGCAGAGTTTCATGGCGCTCTTGTTGGTCTTCATGTTACCAGCACGATCCCCGTTCCGGCTCATCTCCTTTGATCCGACAGGAGAAACAGGTGTCCACCTTGTTTTCGACCTCGAGGGCATCCAGCTTGCTATTACAGAGCTTGCAGGTCATCCAGACGATGCCACCCAGCCGCTCCGGCTCCATGATTTCACAGATCGTGCGTGCGATCTGGAATGGGTCTTCCTTCGCGTCACGCTGAATAGAAGACTGGAGGACCTCAAGCACGTCCTTGGCCATGGAGACATCCTTCATGGCGATCGCGCGGAGCTTCTCGACGAAGAGGGATACAGCTTTCTCGTCCAGCATATCCGGATCGTCGTCCTTCATGTGCTCTTCCCCGGCGCGAAGCCCTGGAAGGCGCCTTTGCCGTCGTGCTTGAGCTCGTCCACGCTGCCTTCGGAGTCGATGTAAAGGAGTCGGCGTTCTCCAAGCATTCCGTTCCGATGAAGATCCCGAACCACAGCCTCGGCATCATTCGTCACGGTCATCGAGCCTTCCCCGACGTCCTTGATCAAGATCTGATCTTCCGTCTGGAGTTCCACCCGATATTTTGCCCTGGTCATGATCAAAGTTCCTTCCTGACGCCAGTCAATACTTCCTCTACTCTTTTCGCCCAGCCCTGGATCTCTCGCATATAAGCGATCGCCAGTTCCTGGGCCTTCACGTCGTCCGATTCGTCCCACCAAATGGTCTCGAGAGCCTGTCCCAGGGCGGAGGCTTCTGCCGAACCCATCTGATGGAGCTTCGCCTGGAGATCTTCGAGATTCATCTTTTGTTAGGCTCCGTATAGATGCGGCGCTCAGCTACCCAGAGATCCGGCAGGAATCGGGGCTTCATATGCCTGAGGAAGTGCCGGCGCCACCGGATGGCGAAGTCGTCCAGATCTCTCAGCTTGGAGACGATGATCTCGGCCGCCGAGGTCGTGACGATGCCATCCTTGATGATATCGAAGACGTTTTCAGGATCTTCAGGAAGGAGTTCTTCTTTCCCGAGGTAGGTCTTCACGATCTTCTCGAAACGATCCCGTCTATCGAAGGGGAGCTTATCCCGATGACGATGAAGGGTAATCGCGGCCTTCATGATTTGGGCTTCGTCGTCATTGAGGGTAGTCGTTCCCCAGGGAGGAACGCCATGCTCATGAGCGATCGACTGCTTGAGTTCCTGAGCCCGCTCCTCATAGGAATCATGGCATCCCAGGCAGAGCAGAAGAACATCGTAGAACCAACGGCCATTCTCGTAGCTGTCCTTGGGGAAGTATCTCCTATAGCAATAGGGGACAATATGGTGATGGGACAGGTTATCCGTGATCCCGCAGACAACACAGCGGTTCTTGAACTCCTGAAGGAAATAAGGGTCACCGTGATGCCCAGGGCCTTTGGGCTTGAAATTGAGGCGAATGACGGGAGGCTCTTTCGTCACGATGTCCGCCAGGCCCATTGAGAGGTACCAGTTCATGCGCTCCTGGTCACAGCGAAACATGACGGTATCGCCGGTCAGAACCACACAATTTCCGTAAAGGCTGGTAGTCGCTTTCATTAGATCATCGGCTTCGCTGCCGTGCTTATTGCTGTTTCACCGAATTAGGACACCCACAGAAGCAGCGAGGATTACCGTTTTCTCTGAAGTGCTTTGTGATGTTTGAAATCGTGCTCCCACCATGGGCCAGATAAAGCTGAGTGGCCTTCTCTACGATCTCTGCCAGAACGTCGCGCTTCAGCTCCGCCCAATAGTGCTTTTCATCCGAGACAACTTCCTTGCAGATGATCTCAGGACTCATTTGCAACTTGGTCAGGTAGCTGCAGACGTCTCCGGAGATCCGCTTCATGTCTTCGAGCGTGAGATCACCCTGTAGCATTATCCACCAGTCTTTTGGGGCTCAATCACTTCGACCCAGAGTCCATTTACACGTCCCCAGAGACGGAAGCATGCGAGGCATTCGATCATCGTGGCCGTGATGCACCAGTTATCGGCCCCACACTGGCATTTCTCTCCTATAGGCCCGGTCTTCATACGTTCATCGATCCTGCTGCTCGATTGCTGTTCAGAAGACGCATCATCGCGTGATCCGCAATGCCCAAGGAATCCGAGTCGTCATCCGTCTCGAAATCGACGCCGTACTTGACCGCCATCCGGTAGGCGACATCGGCCTTCGTCTCGTTCTGCTTCCGCCAGATCCTAGGCGGCCAAGGCAGGATGTTGATATTGGGCCAGAGCCTGGTCACTTCAGAGATGATCACGGCGCAGATGCAGTTGAGGCGCACGATCGACCGGATCTCTTTCTCATTGCTGCCCGGCAGCGGCAGCTCCTCCGGCTGTTCGATGGCGACCGCGACGGGATCTTCCTCGAGCTCGACCAGGAAGTCGGCAAGCTCGTTCCGGAAGGTCCCATATCTCCAGGGGATATGATTGTCCGCCCAGAGAGTCTTGAAACGACACTTCCCGGCTGAATTGACCGAAGCGATGCCGGTCTTCATCGATCCTGGATCTATTCCGAGAACGAGCATTCTTTTACCTGCGACAGTTCGAGCAGATGGCACCCCGCGTCTTTTGTGTCTTGCAGCGGACGCAAGTTTCAAAGCTGCCCTGAACCTCCGAGGCCCGACGCTCCGGATTCTGGCGGCGATCGACATTCATCACGCTCCCCATCAGGAAGTGATGCTTCTTCCTACGCAACGTCTTCTTTTTTCTCGCCTTCTTCATAAGGCCTTAGCCGATTGTTTGAGGACAAGGTCGGCATCACAGAAGATGCATTTATCCCTGGCTCTCTTCCTAAGACCGCAGGTATCCGAGATGCAGGTATTCAGCATAGGATAGGCCGCCAGACGCCGCACGACACGGCGGAGCTCCTTCAAGGCCTTGGTCTTGCTCACGTAGCCCATCGGTTCGACTTCTCCAGATCGCTCAGCATCTCGTTGACCTTCGCCGCCAGCTTGCACTCGCAAGTATCGTCCTGAGGGCAATTGATGTGTTCGTGGGGGTCCCCGATCTCGACGAGCTGCTTAATCACTTCATGAGCATCCTTCACCATCGTGGTGTAGATGCTCCGCTGGCCATGGAGGTAGCCTGCGGTGAAAGCCTCGTGATGCTCCTTGGGGAATTCCATCATCTTCTTGGGTTGATCGTTGTCCTGGATCGCCGGCACGCCGCCGAGCGATTCCCCGCGACACTGCGTACAGGTCGCGATAGGATCTTTCCTGCAATGGTGACAGTTGCAGATCGTCCACTCGGTATTCTTCCCGCATTTGACGCAGTAGCCCGTCGCCGATTCGGTCTTCATTCCTCGATTTCCTTCCCCGGAAGATCCATTTTCTTCGTATAAGGCATCCCCAGCTTGTCATGGAGCGCCTTGATCTCGGCGTCTAGAGCTTGACCGATCACGAGGCATTTGTTCGCATCGTAGCCAGCAGAACCATCGACCTGCCGGAAGCGGTAGGCGAGATCCGCGATCAGGATGAGCCGATCTTTGAGCGTCACAGTCCAGCCCGATTCCTTTCCATGAGTGCGCTCCGAAGGTGTGGGAAAGCGATCGAGGCCTTGACCTGGGCGTGCTCCAGTTCCTTCCTCACCCAGTCCGGAAGGATCGCGTCCTTGCAGTCCAGGACCTCGTCGATGGCGTCCCAGAGAGCCCCTACGCCTTCTCTCTGCTTTTCTTCCGGCGTCATCCGATTCAGAATGTCCAGAAGGCTCATTCGACGATCCCCAGCATCTCCCCCGATCCCAGAAGCTTCACGACCCGAGTCGCGGCGATGAAGGGGTTCATGATGACGCTTTTGGCATCCTTGCCGAACTGCTTCTCGCGCGTCGGGGTCACGTAGAAGCCCGACTTGGCACGCCACTCGACGACGGCCTTCTTCTCCTCGAACTCGAAGGTGTAGAAGGTGCCGGCGCCTTCTTCCGGCGGGATCGGTCCCTTGACTGCGGTCTGGACGACGGGCTTTTCTTCCGTGTACTTCACGCCGAAGAGCAGCCGACGGACTTCCTTCACGAAGACGTCGTTCTGCAGCTCGGGATCCGGTTTCCGTTCGGGTTTCTCGGGCATGGCTTCCTCCTATAGGCTGGCGTATTTACGCCGATCATATTCGTTGTACAACTTCTCGATCTCTGAGGTGAGGATGCTCGGATAAAGTTGCCCCACCATCTCCCGGATAAGCTGACGACGTTCCCGAATCTCTTCCAAGATCGCCGTCGGATCGAGCTTTAGAGCCTCCTCAAGCGATTTCACGCGCCCTCCTGAAAACGGCTTGGTCTTCCGCCAGCGTCCCGTCTGCCTTGAGCTCAGCGTAGAGCTTTCTATGCCGACGCCGAAGATGGGAGACCCAGGTCTTGAAGCTGGTCAGCACCTTCTTGCAGCGGCAGATGACCTGGCACGATGACTTCACGCCATTTCCTTTTCCATGGACCCTTCGAAGTCGCGCTCATATTCCTCATTGTATTCGGAATCGTCCCACTGATCGTTGTCGGACTGCATCTGACCTGAAGCGAGAAGGGCGGCGGCCGCCGCGGAATCACAGGTCGTCCGGGCATAGAGCTTCCTGAGATTCTTCGCGAAGTGCCGAGCGTCTTTAGCCTTGTTCATGCGGGCCACGGGGATACCACTGGTCATGACCTTCCAGCCGCGCATCTTATGGCCATAGAGATTGCGGCCGCCACGAGCCACCTCAACGACCAGCATTGTCGTCCTCTTTCTTGGGAAGGAAGATGAACCGGATCGTCATGTTGACCAGAATGATCGGCCATAGAAGCGACGCGATCGCCACCATCACCAGCCACACTCCCCGATTGGCCCGAAAGCAGGCGTCGAAGGCCGCCCGAGATTGCGGCCGATACGGCTCGGACCAGAAATAGAAGATCAACCCGCATAGCAGATAGATGCTGAGATAGAACGTCGAATTCTGGTTCATCAAACCTCGGGCTTCCATCCACTTACGCCGCGAATCCAGAGCAGCCAGTCATTCAGGAACTTCTCATCGCAGGTTTCGGCGATCGGCCATGGCTTGCGAGCGTCGATCCTCTCGATCGTGGTCTCGGCTTCCTTGACGGCCTGGTCGGTCGACCAAGCACCCGTCCTGATCGCCATCAGCTTTTCCTTCTCCTCGCCATCCTTCCAGACCTTGGGCTCGCCGCCCTGGGCAATCCGCTCCGCATCCCAGGCCACGCGAACCATGTGGTAGCACCACTTCTCGCCGGCGACCCCGCCCTTCGAATGGACGGGTTTTGAATGCTTGAAGCGCTGGAGCTGCGCCACGGAATATCCGAGGTACTGTTTCACGACGTTCTGGCAGAGGAACTTCTTCCGTCCCTCATAAAGCGGCTTCCACTTGGGATCAAACCAGACGAACTTGTCCGTGAAGAGCATCTCGATGATTCCGGGATTGCCCTTGATGAGCAGATCGCAGAACTTCTTGACCTCATGGACCTGATAGTCCGGCTTCTCGCCGGTCAAGGTATCGCTGGGAGGGTGCAGGCCCAGAAGATCCTTGGGATAGGCGACGTAAACGCCCGTGTAATCGATGTCGCTCGAGGGAAGCTGGGTATCGTGCGAATGGCTTCCCCAGACCTTCGAGAAAAGAACCATGCCGCGGATCTCGCGGTCATTGCTGCGCCAGCCGAGAGGATTGAGATCCACTTAATTACTCTCCCTGAGAATCTTCGCATTGCCGCACTTGGGGCAGCGGAGGACGATGATCACCTTTCTCTCAAGCATGTCCTGAACCTGGGCGGTCCAAAAGTTCCCCAAATTGACGGAATGCTTTCTGGCTTCTTCGATCCGACTGGGAAGTTCCGTCTTGTCGACGAACTCCCAAGCATGCTTACATTGGAAGGCCTTGACGATTATGGCCATCACGACGATCATGATGCCGATCATGCTGAAGCCTGCGAGGAGCGTCATACCTTCACCCCTGGATGTTCCTTAGGCAGCAGGGCGCCGACCCAAGACATTTCCCGCAAAGATCCGGCATCCCGCCGTGCTCGCTAAGTACGACTTCGCCCAGGCCCTTGCATGTCACGCATATATCGGTCGGCCAGCCGTCTCCAGCCTCCGGTCCCACGAAGCCGTGGTAGAAGTAGACGAACTCCTCGACTCCGAAACCGCCGCCGGCGGCGATGTCCTCAAGCGTCTGACCTGGAAAGGCTTTTGCGTAGGTCTGGTAGGCCTTCAGGGCGTCCTCCCAGAGGACGCACATCCCCTTCCTGCAGTTCGAGATGATGGGGAAGAATCTCAGCATGACGTCGGAACTCCGGTCCTACCCACCACCAATCTCCTTCCGGCTCTGTGGTTAGGTTTACCGGTTTACCGCCGATTTGTCAAGCGTTGCCGTAATGGTCGCGGAATTCTTTGATGAACCCGCGGAGGGTGAGGAGCCAAGGCTTCTCGATTGCATCGATCTGAGGATTCTTGATCCTGTCCGCGGCAGCCGCTTCATCGAGGAAGCGGTTGACCTTTACGACTTCCGGCTTAGACAGCTCGACAAAGTAGCCGTTCTCGCCGTCGCCGTCTTCCCATTTCACGCTGTAGATCTTTTTCATACCGTCCAGTCCGTTCAGAGCGATTCTTCGTCAACGAATTTCAGCCAGCGATCTGGTTCGAGGATCATGATATCCGCGCCGTCCGGATAGTTGTTGGGAATGATCCAGCCGTCGAAACCGGATACTCGTATCAGATCGACGAGCTCTTCCGTGCCACGGGCTTCCATCCCCGCCTCTTCCGCAAGATCATCGAAATCTCTCTTGGATTCAATCAAGGCCAGATTGGGTATTTCGTACTGCACCTCAAACCTAAGGATTCGTTTATGCTTCCCTTCGTGCCAGGTCGTGAAGTACGTAGCCACGCTTCTGGTATCGCTGAAGAATGCTGGGCCCCTCGGGATCCGGAAGCCTTTTGAGGACGTCCCATGGTAGAGATCGGTCCCAACGGGAAGACTTCTGCCTTCAGCCATTTCAAGACCTGTCGAAGGGCAACTGGATCTTCGGGAAACTGCTGGAGCTGCCTTCACTCGAGTCCGTCATGATGACTTCGGCGCCCTTTACAAGCAAGCATCCGTCTTTCAGACAACGATTGAAGATATCGAATTCTGCCTGACTGAACATCAAGCTTCCGCACATGCTCATGTGGCTCGTCTCATGGCCCATAAAGAGGCGGACATGGACGTGCTTGTCCCGGACCTCGTATTTCATCTTGATGATCATCTACTGCGATTCGACGATATCTTCGAACCGGAGGGGGCCGAACGCCTTATCCCAGGCTGCGGCCGCCCAGCGCATGCCGTCGACCTTTTCGCGCGGTGCATCCTTGTGCCTGAAATGCTGCCGCATCGACCAGTAATCCTCGCCCTCGATCTCGATGGAGAAATAGCCGGCTCGTTTCAGTTGCAGGGCCTGCTCGTAGGAGGCGTTGAAGGTGACGTAGAAGCCGTCCGGATGGCCTTCGCACGAATAGTGGGTGGGAAGCCCCAACTGGTCAAGCATGAGGACGAAGTAGTTCACGCCTGGATCGAGAAGTTCGCCGCCGCGATAGATCTTGATCGCTGCAGCTTCGTCCCAGACGTTCTTCTTTGTATATATGCCTTTTCGCATAGAAGAGACCGTCTGGGGGGTGTGACGGCTCAGAGTGATTCTATTCGGCCATCATCCCCAAAGCAAGCTGGCTTTCAGGATTCGGACAGGATAGACTTTCAGTGGCCTTCCGTCCCCCGGCAGGCCTTATCCGGCCGTCTTCCGCCCTGATCGGTTGCTCCATGGCGCATAACACGGCCTCCTTCGATTTTGGAACCTTCCAAGTTCACGTCAAGTATATCGGGCAGCAAGGAGGCTATGCCTACGCCACCAGAATCGAGGTTCCTGGCTATGATCCGATCGATAGCGGAGTTCTCCTGCCGAGCTTCCCAATTTTCTCCTCCGCAGCGGCAGGGGCCATCGACCAGCTCCGCGAGCTTCTTCAAGTAGGCGTTCCGGCATACTTGGACGACTGGCGCCAGGCAAGAGGAACTATCAGCTTCAAGGAAGTCCAGGACATGAGGCTCACCTTTCTTTCGTGGAAGGACGCGGCCGCCGCGCTCGGCGGAGACCAGGCTCTTGCAAATGCGATAAAGCAATTGGAAGCCCAGGAGTTCGCAGAAAAACAGGCGAACTATCCGAAACAAGCGAGACCAACTCCAGGCGAGATCCCAGTCGATGTCCAATATGACCTTGGATCTGTCCTCATGGATATGCGCGTAATGGGAATCGTCGAAGGATTCCCCATGTGGCATATCACGGCAATCCCTCCCGGAACAGACCTGCAGGCCAGTTCTGTTATTGTCGCGACGTCTCCGTTCTCGCTCCCTATCTCCCAGTTGATGGTGGACAATCTTGAGGCTGTCCTGAGACAAGGCGTTGAACGTTACCTTCGTGAAGACCCCAGGGCCACCCGCACTCCGGTCACGCCAGAGAAGAGGAGCGCCACGGAAAATCTCTATGCCGTGGCCAGCTATCTTGGGCCAGAGGGTATCGCTCATGCGGATCAGGCGGTGAAAGATCTGATCCAGGAGAAGCTCGATACCCTTGAAGGGCAGGCTTTAGAGGCGATGGAAGCTACGATCGCCGAGTACCGGAAACGGAAGCCGAAACTCTAACGCTTCATGATCCGGTCGAGAAGTTCCTTCTTCTCAGGCATGTTCATCAGGATCCAGGCGTAGACTGCCTTCCCCATGGCGTTGTCCCATTCCGGGATTTCCGAGAAAGGAAAATCTCCAGTTCCCGTCTCGGAGAATTCTTTGGCGATCCTGTCCCAAAATGCGCGTTCGGCGACTTCAATCGCGCGACTCATGCGCTCCCGGAAGGCTTCTGCACGCAGACGCAGATCTCGCTCCTGGGGCGTCTCAGGATGCCCGTTCGTGAGAGGCATTCCTGCTGCGAAAGCGTCATATCCTGAAGCCATAATTACTTCTTCTTACGGCCCAAGCTGGCCTTGACCTTTTCCGCGCAGCGCTTGTACTTCGCTTCGCTCCAGCCCTTCTTCTTCTGCATCGCGCGGCAGACGGCGAAGGCGTTCTTGGCCTGCTTGGCGCCCATGCTCAGCTTGATCTTCATGTTCTGTTCCTCGTTTTCTTAGAGAAGACCCAATAGCCACAGAAGACTGGCGCCGCCGGCGACCGCGCCGCCAGTGTACGCCACCGTCTTGATGATCTTGACTCTCCCCATCGCCTCGGCGCACTCCACGGCCTTCCCGGTCACGACGACCTCCCCGTGCGAGATCTCGAACGTAGCCGTGGGTGGCGCTGTGGCCAAAAACTCCTTCAGTCGCTCCTGGAGTTTGTCGACGATCGGGAACCCGTCCGCCTGAACGATGTCCCGAAGGCATTGCTCGCGCGCCAATTCCTTGGCAGCCTCTTCGGGAGTCAGAGGACTGAGGACAACCGTGAGAAGATCGGAGAGTTCCTTCGCCTCATTGTAGGTGAGCTGCGTCTTTCCGTGGAATCCCGTCTTCCCTGGAGGTGTCATCGGAGGTCCTTTGACGGGCTTCGGCGGCAGCGTCATGTTCGGGCACCGAGCCTGGACGGTGCCAGCGACCGCATCTTCAGCTTGTCCTGTCTGTTCCGCCTGCTGCCGAACATAGGACCAGAAGATCCGGGAACGAGCGTCATTCTCTTCGTTACTTCCCGCTTGCTCTTCCGAGAACTTCTTGAGCATGTCGCAGATCCGAGTCTGACGCTGCTCGATCCTTACGGCGTCGTCCGGCCTCTCGGGACGGACAGCGGGCCGTTGGGCAGGTTTCGGACCTATAGGCATTCCCTTCGCATTCTCGTCCTGGCCCATCCAGGCCCCAGACAGAACAGGATTGATCGGTCGGATGCCCATGGTTCCGAATGCCGACTGGTTGAACATGCCCATCTCCTAAGCCAGAAACTAGCGATGGGCCAGAGGAAGGGGGGGGAGAGCCCCTGGCTGAGTCTTCAGGATTTTACGACAGAAGATTCCGAACTACAAGACTTGCTTCACGTCTTCCATCATAAGCCAGACCGGTGACCCTTCTTCTCCGATGAGGAAGGTGAGCGTCCCATTCCTTGAGATCCCGCCGACCTGCTCCTTGTTGACGTTTCCATTGCCCATCACGGTCATCTGCAGGCTGGTCTTCTTTCTGGGCACGGAAATGATCTTCTGAATTTCCGATAGCATCATCTCAGCCGTGAGATTGACTTTGTCCTTGTGATAGACGCGTACTCTGAAGAGATCCTGGTCATGATCAGCCAGAAGGTCTCCTTTGATGACGATGGGATCTTTCGAGAAGAAGAAGAGCCGGATATCTACAGGCCCGTGCTTTCGGATGCCCTTGTAGATCGGAATGCCGGCCACCGCGGCCGCTGCCATGACGCCCGCACCTTGGACGAAGTTCCGTCTGGTCAGGTTTCGCATAGTTCACCTATATAGCTGGAGGAATAGGAGGTGCCGGGGGTGGTGGAATAGGTCCAGGAAGAGGCCAATCGCGGCCGCAGAGAGGACAATGCTCAGGCTTCGGCATCTCTCCGCCGAACATGATCATCTTCGGGCCTTCACATTTCGAAGGACCTGAGATGACACTCTTCTTCCGCTTCCTCTTTCTCCAGAAGGCGATAGCCAGGGTAACCAGGATACTGACCGTAATCGAGCAGAGCGTGAACAGCAAGTCCGCCTTGAAGACCGTCCAGAACATCGGCTTGTCGTTCATTCTCTACTTCCTATTACGATCCTATCAGGATTTCGGCGCCTTCTGGCCTGGTTTCTGCCATTCCAGAGGACCCCAGCTCCAAGGGCATCGCCGGCAGCGCCAGCCATCCATCAGCGAGAACACGTCCGGCGCGACCCTTCCGGTGATTGACCGCACTCGCTTCCGATCATGGATCCCCAGCCGACATAGCAGGCGCCCAAAAAGTTTTCTCATCCTTCAACTCTTTTGCGCGTCTCTGAACTTCAACGCTCCGCTGATGCACAGGTGGATTCCGATACCCATGAGCGTCAGGGCTGGCCAACGACTAGTTGAATTCTGGTAATCGCTGGTCATATAACCAGGGCAACGGCGCTTTGGGCACACCCATCCTTCCATCCAGATCTCGGGATGCCCGGGCTTGATCTCGCGCCCTACGCATGCCATTTGGGCGCCGCACTGGTCACAGACCTGGCTTCCAAACGTCTTGGGAATGGAATCCCCTACCGAGTAAGCTTTCTCCATCACGAATATTCCTTCTCCTGAATTCCGTCCAGCATGTTCAATAATAGGCGGCAAATGGCCATGGAAGGCGTTCTGGCTGCAGCCCAATAATCCTCGGTTGCATTACGGTAATCCCCGCGTCTTGCGGCATCAATGTTGAAGTGGGATAGCTGTGCTTCCCATTCATCGATCACGATGTCGCCGGCGTATGAGGCCCATTTAAGCTCAAAGTTCCAGCCTCGCTTCCAGGCGACATCATGAGCGATCTTTACCGCCTGATCAAGATCGCGACTTGGCATCCATTTCTCGAAAGGAGATTTTCCGTTGAAGAGGAGGGATAGAAGCTGGAGATCGGTTTCCTCTTCGGACGGCCAATCCTCTTCGTTTCGACGGACTCTTTTGGGAGAACCGTCCATCAGTTCACCTCCGGAACAGCCAATCCATCGCCAGCGCGCCAAGCCGCATCCATCAGGATGGTCTTCGGATGCGATCTATAAGTACGCGTCTTCTGATAGACTCCGCACTCGTCTTCCACGACGGCCGCCGCGGTCAGGTAGAGATACCAGCTCCTGGCCCGGACGAATTGCTGTTCATAGAGCTCCGGATTCGCTACGTAACCGGCGCTGCCGTGCCAATACCGGAAGAGCCGGCCTACTTCATTGATGAAATCGTCCGTCAAGGTAGTCGGCACATGCCGTTGAATGATGGCATTTACATTTTCGATCGAGGTGGCTTCACCCAAGCACTTCGCGAGATCAACAGCTTGCTCGATCGGAAGTCCGAGCCAGTTCACGCTGTTGGCGAGGCGGATCCTGAGAATCTCCCGAACCCAATCGGTATAGGCATCTCCCAGAGGCATAAGCTCATCGTTCCAGGGACCTGGCGCCGGCTGACCAGGTAATGGAGGAACCGTCATCGTCAATCCTGGCTTAGCGATAAGACTCGCGATGCCATTTATTCCAGCGGGCCTTGGTCTGAGAAACGGCCTTTCCGACAGCTTTCTTGAGCTTAGGCACGGAGCATGATGGCTGCTCCTTGACCGCCTTCATGAAGCGAGCTGCGGCCTTCTTCGCTCTGGGACCAGGCACATCCAGCTTCATCTCGAGCTTCGCACATCCGTTATTGCGGGGAGGAGAGATCTTGAGGCCGATTCCATTGCCGCCGACCACGATGTCCGTGTGCCAAACAACCTTTTTGCTCATTCCTAATTCTCCGATTCGGCGTTCAGGTAACGAGCTGCTTCATCTTGAGGTAGAGCCGTTCCATCTTCCCCCTGAGGGCGGCCAGATGGTCTCCAATGGGAATCTCAAACCAGCTCTGCATCGGGCTCGATGCATCACCATAGAAGACATTCTCGATGATCTCGACATTCTCTTCTTCGTTCATGAGGAACACCATCGGCGCATCTTTTCTCGGCTTAGCCCTGAAGGTGCAGCCCGAGATCGTCAGATTCCCCTCGGCGACCAGCGTGATCCCTTCCGGAAAGAAGATCGCCTCGTTGACGATATGGGTACCGCTTTTGACATAGACAGTGCCTCCCGCTTCGGGAAGGGCGTCAATTGCTTGCTGGATGCTCATTCCTGGCTGAACGACGATGAACCCTGGAGACTGTACCGGGATGGTTGGGGCGATGGCCGTGCCGAAGCTGGCTGGGCATGGACTTGTCACCGGATAAGCTTGCTCGGCGAAGAGAGCATTGGGCGCTACTGCTGCAACGGCCGCGGTACCGCCCAGGAACTTCAGAAAGTCTCTTCTGTTCATGTCTCCCTCAGTTCTGAAAGATTGTATCCGGGATACCGGTATATTTCACCAGCTTCTCGAGGCTCATCTTTGCATCATTGGATGCGGTGGAATAATCCCCAGGGCTACGTTTCCTCTAGGAGTATCGTAGATGAGATCATAAGGACGAAACCAAGCCTTACACCGTTCGCAGGCTACCAGCTTTTTCCTCCACTGATAACGATGTCCGGCAGCCATCCGGCCTGACCCTGGACACTTCATCTTGCTGCTCCTACCGTTCGACTCGAATGGCCTTCCCGTAGACGGCCTGGAAATTGACCCATCCGTTTATCCCGCCTCGGTTATTGCCGATCTGGAGCCGTTGGCCGTCCCTAGCCTTGATCAGGTGAAGGTAATCCCGACCGTGGATATGAACGAGGACCACATCGTTCACGGACAGGTCTCCTTCCTTCACGGGCCGAAGGGTGACCAGGTCGCCATCGTTCACCCGGCCATTCATGGAGTGTCCCCTTGGCCGGATCTGGACCTGCCTGCCCGCCTGGAGTTCCTTGATTGCGTGTTGAGCCCAGCTCATGGTTGCATCGTATAGAACTATTTGGGAGTATCTCTATATCGGACTTCCAAGGAGGGATTTATGGGACGCATCTTCTTCGGTATCGCGGCGCTGTTCTTCTTCCTGGATGGTGTCGGCTCCAGCATCATTCATCATGCGACGACCTGGGGGCTCGTAGCTCTCGCGCTCGGGCTGGCCGTCGGTGACTGGCGCCCTTGGAAGCGGTCCGCCTGAGGCTTCACGCAAGCGCAGTCGCACCCGAGCTCCGGCCGGCAAGCCCCGTGATCGGCGCGGTTGCAAGCCTCGCAGCGTCGATTGTCCCTGGTCATCGGCTGGGCATTCCCGTAGAGCAGACACCAGCCGCACTGGGTCGCCACATGAGGACCATAGCGGGTATCGTTCTTGTGCTCGGGAACGGTGTCCCCAAACTGGAAGCCATCGAAAACGACCTGGCCGTGCCGGCAAGGATCCTCGTCGTCATGATGATGGCCGCAAGCTTCAATCATGACTTCCTCCAATAGGTGCTATGCCTGTCGATCGGCAGGATAGGATCCAGGATGCCGTTCTTGGCCCGGTAGTCCTCCACCGCCTTACGGGCTCCTGGCAGAGTCCAGTCATCCACGATCAAGAAACCTCCGGTGGAGAGTTTCGGATACAGGGACTCCAAGGCCACGATGGTCGAACCGTACATATCGCCATCTAGTCGGCAGATGCACAGTTTGCTGATCGGCGCCGATGGGAGCGTATCCTCGAACCAGCCTTCGAGAAACTTTACCTGATCGTCGAGCAGTCCATAGGCAGCGAAATTGGCTTTCACCTCCTCGAGCCCAACGGACAGGAACTCTTGCGTATGGTGGCTGTCGCCGGAATCCGCCGGATACTTCTGAGGATTCGGCACGGGAAGGCCCTCGAACGAGTCGGCACACCATATGCGCCGGTTTGTTATTCCGTATGCAGCCAGGAGCGCACGCATGAAGATAACGGCGCCTCCCCGCCAGACTCCTGTCTCGATAAGATCCCCTTCCACACCATCCTCGATAACCCTTTCGAAGCAGGCCTGAATATTGTCCATCCGTTTCATGCCGATCATCGTGTGCGCCGTCACCGGCCAATCCCAGCCGTTCGCCCTTTTCAAGGCGTCGAATTTCGGCTCAGTGCGGCCGTAGATCATATTCGTTACGCACCGCTTCATGAGGTCTAGATAAAGATGTTTTGGATCCACTCCACCTCTCCTCATTTCTTGCTCATTCGATAAAGCCGCTGATTCTGAAGGCGCGCGGTGCCGGTAGGAGCTCCTGGCCCGGCATGCACCCGACACGGAATGATGCGGCCCTTTTCGTGCTTAGGGCTGTAGCAACCGCACTTCCAGATCTTCTTGGCCTCAACGATGCTGATCAGAGCCATAGCTATCCTCTCTTAGGGGTTCGGCGAAGGGTACGGGCTGCAGGTCCTGCACACGAAATTCTCCACCCCAGGCCTACTTCCGGGTCTGATTTCACCGCCGCACTTGGAGCACCAGATACCAGGATCCTTGCCGCATTTCAGACAATTGCAGTTCACCCGCAGACACATTCCGTCCTTGATCGCGCAGGCGAATTCAGCCGTCAATGCCTCGGGACTATCGGGATGCACTTGCCGATCGCATTTCAGGCAACCCATCGCTAAGCCCTCAGCTTCTTTAGAATGTGCCGAAGCATCATCATGTCGCTGACGATCAAGGATTTATCCTGGGCATGGCTCTTTGCCCATTCTTCGGCATACTCCGGAGAATCCAATTGCACAAGGAAGGCCTTTGCAAGAGCCATGGTCTCCGGCGTGTTAGGAAGTTCCAGATCGTTACACCCTGCGCAAGACATCCGCTCCAGGGTGTATTCCATCATGTCATCGAAGCACTTCCATTCCATGGCAGTCAGTTTGTCGTTCATCCCTCACCTTCATTCCGCTTGATTTCAGCCGCCGTATTGGCCTAAAATAGTTCTATAGATTTCTTAGAGGAGGAGGATTTATGAACAGGAAATCGACCCTCGGCCAAGTCACTGGCGGTGGTCCCTCGGGCGGCGGTCCCTCGGGCGGCGGTCCTTCCGGTGGTCCTACGGGCGGTCCCACCGGCGGCGGCCCTTCTGATCAGGGCGGCTTCACGGCGCTCACCCCGGGCATGTTCCCCGTGGGTGCGCCCCTCGGCGGCGTGTGCCCCGCAGGCTACCTGCCTGCGCCCTCGGCGATCGTTCCGGGCGGCTACACCTGCGTGAGGGCGCCGGGAGCGTACACCGTTCCCCTCTACATGGGCCGGCGGCGGTAAGGCTTTCATGATGCCTGGCTCCGCGCGGGAGCCAGGCCGCGGCTCAGGCCATCTCATTCCTCCACCAGCAACGCTTCAAGCTGCTTGTTCATGATGGCCACGCCGTCCAGCATCTCGCTGGCAATCCTCGCTGTCTTTGAGACCTGCTCATGGAAGAGCTTGATTTTGGTATCCTTATCCACTGAGAATCGGCATTCCGAACAGAAGAAGCTGTCGAGCTGCCAGCGCAATTCCTTCTTGTAATCCAAGACGGGCTTACGGCAACTCGAACACCCCGGAAGCATCGTGATGGTCGGCCTACCGGTTTCCTCGGGAGGAGGACCAGAAACCAGCAGGAACTCCTTGGGTTTCTCCAGCTTCTGAGCGCTCATCCCGGGGAAAAGACTCTGGGCGCCCTTCATCATGCCGTCCAGGATCATCTTCCATCCTTTCCGGACCCTCTCCGCGGCCGTCAGCCGATTGACGTCCTCGAGGTGCTGAGCGAGGCTCTCGACCTGCCGGCCTAGGCCTCCTCCAATGATCCCCATGGGATTGGATTCCAGGAGGTCGCAGAGCGTTTCGATGATCCTCTCGGCCTTTTTGTGGCTCATCTTCTGGATGGAGCCGATCTCCAGGACGTTATCCGTCTTGTCGCAGCCCGGACAGGCCTCCTTCAGGAGATATCGGCCGTCCTCGAGCTTCGTGTGCGTCCAGGACACGGCGCCGCAGCCACAGATTACTTTGTCCCGGTCGTCGCTCCAGTCCGCCATTTTTTTTACCCTCTGAACCACCCGATGATCCGGTATCAACCCGAGTGGTATATGCCTGTCGTCCGTGAAATAGATCAGTTTTTCGTTATGGAACCATGCCCGGCATTTTCCGCATGCGACAAGCTTCTTTCGCCATTGATACCGATGCCCTGCAGCCATGCGGCCCGAACCAACACATTTATTTCGCACGGCGAATACGAACCGGCTTCTTCTTTCTCCATTGGGTTTCCGGGCAGAAGCCGCATTTCCGGACCCAGAAAACATGGCCCAAGTTCGAGGGACCCCACTTCTTCCATTCCCACCAGTGATGGCGCGGACCCAGGGGGCTAGTACATTTCATTGCTCAAGCCCATTCAGAAGTCCAGGTTCCATCTCCCCTCGAGCCGTCAGGATCCGCTCCACGGCCTGGTAGAAGGCCTTCCTGGCCGGGAGTTTGCTCTTCGCCGGCAAGGTGGCCGTCAGGACCCCTAGGAGATTGTCGGTCGTCATGTCGTCCGGATGAAAGGCGGAGATCGCTGCATCCAGGTATTGGAATCGGCCAGCTCTCATCAGCTCATCCGCCCAGGAATAGATCCCATCAAGCTGATTCATGGGTTCCTTCCTTCAACTGCTTGAGTCGGAGAGCCCATTGCTCCCTGAACTCAGCGTCCGCGGCATCGAACTCCGGGCCCGAGGTCTTCATCTCACCGTCCGCGCCGCGGGCCATGATCAGAGCATGAGGTTCCACAAGGCCTGGGCCTCCATGCTCGCACGCCACGCAAACCTCTAGGATCTCGGCACCAGTCTTTCCCGTCTTCTGAATCATCTCCCGGAGGGTATCCGGAGCTCCCATACCGCCGGCGAGCTCGACTTGGCAGCAGGTCTCGCAGATCTTGCCCTTGATGAGGGGACACTCCCAGTTCTTTTCCTGATGGACCTTGCCATTGCCCAGATCCATCGGTTCGCCTTTGCAGTTGCATTCCAGGCAGAAGCGATCGCTCATCTGATCATGCCCTCAAGCTGCAGGTGCCGATATTTCCCGGGAGGCCCGAATGAATGCCCCTTGGGATGATCCGTCAAGGCCTGATTCTTCTCCAGGTCCTCGAAGATCCATTTGCAAAGCCAGCAGCCGGGGCCATCCTCAAGAGGAATCCTAGCCTTGAGGAGAGGCTTGACGTAAGCCATCTGCTCCGCAGTCAACTCTGCCAGCTTCGCTTCTTCGGCCACAGATTAGGCTTCCTTTTGCCGATAGATGATCTTGGTCACCATGCGTTTCTCTGGCTCCAGCACTTCCAACAATAAGTCGGCTGTCGATAGATCCTGCGCTTACTTGCCTTCCAGACTTTCTTCAGGATGGCCACCAGGCCAAAGACACCCCCGGCATTTTTTGGACAGGCTTTTTGGCATTAAGAATTCCACCCATCTTCGCTGTTAATTTCCTTCAGCTTTGCCCATTGACCTTCTGAGCGAATCTGCGTTGGAAACGGGGCTGGGATACGATGACCTTCATCAGCGATAGGACGTTTCTTTTTCTCGGCCATTCTTCTTTTTCGAGAGTCCTCATATCTCTGATGACAAACTTTCGTGCAGAACACCATCCGCACAGATCCAAATGGCCTTCCGAGTATCCGATCTTTGGATAATGGAAGACCACAAAACGTGCAGGTCCTTTTACTCCAGCCCATGGATCTAAAGTTCCTGCTCCATGACTCGGCGCGACTTCAGGATCGCGGCCGTCTCGAAGATGAAGGGAGCGTGAGGGATGACGGCGATCCACTCGCCTTCAGGGCCCCCGAACGTCGGATGAAAGACTTCCACGAAGACGCCCTGCGCCTTCGGCTGCCCGATGGCGATGACCAGGCGAACCCGCTGCTTCGCGGCATAGAGGATGGAGGCGAGGAAGACGCTGATGCAGTCCGAATCGCCAGGGCCGCCCTTCTGGAGGCCATCCGGCGTCCCGGCAGAGCCTGGATTCTTCCGGGCCCAGTCAGCGAGCTTCTCGAGCATCGGCCGATACTCCATCTCCTCCTTCACGGTGGCTTTTGCCTTCTGCGGAACCATGTTTCCGCACATCTCGGGGGGAACTCCAGGGGGAAGGCGATCCATGATTCCCATAGCTCTCTCCTATTCTTGTTCCACTTGGAAGGTGGTCTTACCCTTGGGCTTGAGTCTTTCCCAGATCACTTCGTCATAAGGCATCTTATCGAGCATCAGGAACATAATGGGCGCGAGGTCTCCATGCTTCTTGAACTCCATCGCCCAGTCCTTCCTGGTCGATTGAGGAGGCGTGGCCGCAAAGGCAGCCTTCGCCTTCTCCTCGATCTCGCTGTAGGACTTCTTGAGGCCGTCCCGCTGCTTCCGAAACCATTCCATGAACTCGTCTGGAACGTTCTCGAAGGACGGCTCGTTGTTCGTAGAAAGGGTCTCCCAGATGCCCTTCACAGAGAGGCCCGTCAGGATCTTATGGAGCAGCATATACTGGTGGTACTTCAGCTTGACCCGGAGACCGTTGGAATAGCGCGCGACGTACCCTTCCCGATCGCGCACCTTGGGATCCTGGAGCGAGATCTCCGAGATCGGCCTAGTTTCGAACCCGATCGCCTTGAAGCCGTAATCCTTCGCGTAAGCCGACACCTGGGCGTAACTCGCGTCTTCCCCGGAGTCCGTCTTGACGATTCCCAGAAGGATCATCTCCTCCTTTTCATATGGGATCACGAGCCTGTTCCACGGCGCGATGAACTCGAACATGTAGGTGTTGTCGCGGTGCAATCGCCTGTGACTCTGGGAGAGCCACGCATTGGCGTACTTGGTCTGGGGATTCTCCCAGCAGCCCCGGGTGATCGCCCGCCAGCCGGTCTCCTCATCATGGAAGACGATGATCATGCTCCCGTCCACCTTATCGCTGAGCTCGGGAGTCTCGGCGGGAAGTGCCTCGAGCTTCGTCTCAGGGCGCTCATTCACGTTGAAGAACTTCCGCCAGGGCCGCGCGACGATCTTGCCCTGGTCGTCGAGGACCAGGCCGCGGGCCTGCATCGTGTACTCATCCCAGGCGCGTTCGAACATGCAGTGGTTCGTATAGTCAAAGATCGTGAGCCGGCCGTTCGGCCGTGCTGCGACGAGGCCCAGATCCACGCGTTTGCGGAGTTCTTCTAAGAGCATCACTTTGCCTTGGCCTCTTTCTGCTCGCTCAGGGCCGCGTTGCAGATCACCTTGGGAACGTCTTCCAGCTTCTTGGCCCAGCCGAGAGGCTTATCCACGGTGTACTTCTTCTCGTCCCTTTCTCCATCATGGGTAACCCAGACGACGCGACGGAGATGGTAGCCCTCCGTATCGGCGTTCAGAAGCCAGCGGGCTTCGTACTTCTCCCGAACATAATCCCAGACCTTCATCGCATCGTCGATCTGAGTCGAGTAGTGGGGAAGATCTTCTCCACGCTCGCCAGCCTCCCCGACCGCGACCCCGCGATAGGTATTCGGATCCTTCACGACCTTCTGACCAAAGATCTCCTCGGAGATCTTCCGATCCAGACGCAGGGCCTGTTCTTCGCTAAGCACCGAAGTTCTCTCCGCCGGCGGCGACGATCGCTTCCTGTAGTTCCTGGAGGGCGGCGCATTCCGGAGCGCCGTTCACGCTCGGGAAGATCGTCATCCGGAGCTTCATGAAGGCCTCGACCGCCTCGAGCAGGCGGGCACTGCCTGCGATGCACTGCATGTCCGGATGCTCGCGGTCGGCGTCGACCATAAGACCTTCCGGTCCGCGCTGCCCCAGCTTGTGCTTCGGCCGGGGCATGAGAACGACAGGCCGGTGGCCATGGGCGCCCACCAGCGTGGAATCGTTCATCCAGACCCAGGGAGCCTTGGTCCGAACTACCCGCTTCGTTTCGCTCACAGTTTCCTCCTCCTGATTTCCATCTCTATCCGCTCCATGCGAATGTAGTTATCGTCCATGATCGCTTCCAAAGGCCGAGTGTCCGCACCGCACTTCAGACACACATGGTAGTCTTGCCAGTAGGCGCGTTCTCCCGGATAGCGCTCATCGAGCGTCCGCTTCTCCCACTGATGGCCCATGAAAAGACACTTCAGCCAAGCGATCATTCTTCTTCGATCTTCAGAAACTTTTCACGAAACCATTCCCGATTCTCGCTGAATACCGGGGCCGTCTGAGCCTCCCCACGAACGACGACCGTGCCGCGAATCAATTTCTCCGGAAAGGATTGCAACGGCTTATCAGCCAATTCCAGCATGGCGATCATCAGATCCGAATTCTTGCCATGGAGCTGCTTTGGGCTGAAGACGGACTGCGCCGCCGAGGAGATCGCGTTCCGGCGGCAATCCTGCTGTCTCCAGATGAAGTAATTGATGATGTCGCGCTCCGGAATGGAACAAACCCGGCCGTCGAAATAGCCTGGAGAACCCCACCGCAGGCTGAATTCAGCACCCATGATTGAAGCCGATACGGAAGATATCTTCTGGACTACTCCGTCGAACCACTGCATGCTTTCGAACTTGTTGTAGTCGATGAAGAGTAGTGAGATTTCATCGGATTGCATGTAAGCCATGCGCGCCGGGACCTCGTCCAGAAGAGCGATGACGGCGTCCTTCATGGCCGTGTTCAGCTTGACGTCGAAGGGCTTCTCGCACTTCCTAGTCAGGGTATGGAAGGCCTTCCCGTCCAGCCGGATCACTGCTGGCGTCCGGATCAGAAGCCTCTGCCGGAAGACTTCCTCGTACGCCTTCATCCGCTCGCCGAGGTCCATGGCTATTCCCTATCGCAGTTATGGCAAAGAAGCCCTGCATGGCTCACTTTATACAGGGGCGTCGTTACGTCCGAATCCTGGCGGCCGCAGAGTGAGCAGATCCGCGGAACTGAGGACAGATACTCTCCAGCCTCCTCGATCTTGATGGCTCGCTCCATCTGGGCGAGCTCCTTGCGGCGCTCGGTACGTCCGCAGGAATGACCGTCCTCACAGTCACATTCCACGCGCTCGATCCACCACCGCATCCATTCCGCGCCCTTCTTGGCCGCTTCGAGAAGCGTCATACCGCCTTCGTCTCCTTGCCCAAGAAGAGGCTGCAGGTCTTCTCGAACATGTCCTTGTTCGTGAAGAAGAACAGCTTGTTGCTGAGGTCCAACCAGCCCTGGACCCTTTTGCTCCATCCCTCCTTGGAATCCTTTGGCTCAAGAAGAGCAGTCCGAAACATGGGGGCTTCCTTGAACCGACGATACTGTTCCTGGCTGATCAGCGACCGGATGAATTTCGTGGCCGGCGCATGGTGATCGGTCTTCGCAAGGAGATAGACGGGTTTCTTGACGCCCTTGACCGGCCTCTTGAAATGTCGCTCTTCCCATTTCTCGAAGGTCACATCCCCCATATCGATCTCGAAGTTCGAGGTCGAGAGATCGGCGAGTGAAATGACCATCGACTGAAGGGTCCTGGGAATCTCGCCGAACTCGAATTCTGCAGAACCCATGTAGTCGAACGTGAAGATCTCCTGAAGGAGATCCATGGCCTCCTTCGACAAGCCTCCGTCTCGGAAGCCGCAGCCGAACGCGAAGATGCGGGCACCGAGATCCCGGGCATCTTCCCAGGGCTTGTTGAGGCGCTGGATCAGCCAGGGCTCACGCCACTCGCCGATGGGACCTGCCTTTTCGCCGTAGCCCATACCGATGGAATCTCCTTCCTACCGGAACTAGGTATACCGGTATACCTCTCGAATTGCAATTGAAATCGGAGGGAGATTTAGACGCCGAGTCTCCGCTTGAGGAACTGGCGGTACTCTTTCTGAAGTGGGTCCAGATCAACGATATTCTTGAGAAGAATATCCTCGACAAGCTGCGGATGTTTCTTGAGAAGAAAGCTGACGATCGCCCAGGACGCCGCGTAGTACTGGGGCCATTTCATCCCGTAAAGGTCATCCCTAGTCGTCCTGATGACCTCGCTTATAGGGATATTGACTATTTCTTCTCCTCGCATTGCCGCATTCCAGTTCTTTCCTGTCGGCTTGAATCCTTTGTTGGTCCATTCGAGCCGGCTGAAATATTCAGCCATGCCCTCGGCGAACCAGACAGGATCGAGCACCCCATAGACGCGATGCATATAGGCATGGGTGAATTCATGAGCGTAGGTCTGTTCGAAGTCTTCCGCGTTTGCGGCCATCGAAAAATGAACGACCAATTCGCCCTTGACTGGATCGTAGAATGAAAAAGCGTTGCCGGCTCCGCAGCGCCGTGCATAGGCGCAAAACTGAGCTCCATCTCTGAAGATCTTGATGGTGTAGATGTGCCGGCGGGGAGGCCCCCCGATTTCCCTCTGCAGCATCTCCTCGAGCTTCTCGGCCGTCACCGCAAGCGTCTTGAGCGCTTCGTCCGGAACGTCTCCCATGACCACCATGGTATCGGTGGCGATCTTTCGCCATTCCGGGTTGTCCATGGGGTAAAGGGCGTACCCGGAACTTCCTTCGTCGACGATCTGCTGTGGAAGGCCGCTCAGCCTCGAGGGGATGCCCCAGATATGGAAACCGCCAGGAAGGATGATGAAATCCTGCTCTGTTTTGGGCATGCCAACCCGCGTCCTATACTCCGAGCGCTCTTAGCTGCGCGAGAGCGGAATTAAGGCAGCCTCTTACCCTCATCTGGCTGAACATTCCAGGGATCGTCAAGTAGTGCTCGCAGGCCGTAAGCGTGTCCTGGAGCTGCTTGGGTGCTCCCTCTGGAATACTGGACGCCCGAGCCTGATAGTCGGCGAGCTCAGGCATGTAGTCCTCGGGATTCATTCCCTGGCCTTGACCGAGGAAGGGTGGCATGACCAGCCGGACCTGTCCGAGAAATGCTCTTCGATCCATCATAGACAAGCCTCCAAAGAGGCATGTCCCTTTGGGGGAGGGAGGGACCGCCTATCTTGGACTATAACATCCTTGCATCCCCAGATCAAAAGACATTACTTCTTGACCGGCTCGATCAGATAGGCCACGGCATTGAAATCGCGGGCGAGCGAAGCCGCCACGATCTCCTGTCGGTCAGACGGGATGCCATCCACCTGGATGACCGTATCGAGTTCCATGCGGACATTGTTATAGAACAGGGATCCACCATCGGAAATCTTGCCTTCGAACGCCTTGAACAGAGAGACCTTGATCGTGACTTTCTCCATTTTGACCGGCTTGAACTCCCAAGGGCTGACGATCCGCCCATGATCCGGACCGAGCACTTGCTTCATCCTGGTCCGAAGATCCTGCTCGTTGATCTTGAAGTCGGCCATCACCTGAAAGGCGATTCCCTCCCGTTCCTTAAACAGGCCCAGGAGTAGATGCTCCGTCCCGATCACGTCCACGCCGGCACGGCAGGTTTCCTCTTCCGTGAGCTGCAAGACTTTCTTCGCCCGCGGGGACCAAGGGAGCTGTCCGAGCGTGCGGGTGGGCTCGGTACCCGGGGAGATCTTGGTATCGATCGCCTTCATCATGACCTCCCGGTCCACGCCGAGCAGCTTGAGCGTCTTTGCAGCAACTCCCCCGTTTTCATCGAGGATGCCTAACAGCATGTGCTCGGTACCGATGAAGTCCTGATTCAGACGCTGAGCGTGCTGACGGGCAAGCGACATGACCTTCCGGGCCCGCTCAGTGAACTTTTCGAACACGCTTGATCTCCTTCCAATATGGATACGAACACCAGAAAACCGCCCACCAGGCCGCCAAGATCACGAGAACCTCCATAGCGGCGATCGGCACAAAGAGCCCAGGCGACTGATACCTTGAGCTGATTGCCCCGGCATTGAGCCAGACCAGCATCTTGATCAACGGAATGCTGTAGAAGAGCCATGCTCCTATCACTGCCAGAGCCGTGACCTTCGCCGCCTTCATGCTACTTACGAGGGAGAGGAGTCGTATTCATCTTCTCCGGACCGGCCTCCTGCATCACCTCGAGGAAAGGGTATTCCTTTCCCGAGAAGGCATATCCCATCAGAATATTGGGTAGCGACTGGTTGAGCGAATAGCTGAAGCCCTGCAGGCGGATGAACTCTTGGACTCCCTCCTTCTTGAAGCGCACGATCTTGGTGTTGATCACCACGGCGCCGGAAGGAATGCTGACCTGGTGCGGGATCGTGCTGAGATTCACGACTTCCACGAAGGGATTCGTAAAGTACCATCCCGGGTTGTCCTGAATGTCGACCTTCCCGTTCATGGAGTTGTAGGCCACGCCGATCTCGTTGATGTGGACGTGGTTCCAGCACAGGATATAGAACAGCAACAGGAAGACCGGCGGGACCGCCACCGAGATCGCGATCTTCACCCATTTATGCATTTTTCGTTTCCTCAGGGGGTAGGACGAGTTTCATCTCACGATTGGGCGGAACGATGGGAGTCAAATGAACTTGCGGTGGTACGGTCCTAGGATCCACTGACGAGTTCATCACCATCATATAAGACCCGGAATATCCAGTCGACCAGTACGAACTGGACATCATCAGTTTCTGGCCATTCAGGAAGTATTCCGGACGCCCACTGGAATCCGGGATCATCTTATGGTCATGCTTCTGGATCCGGTTGTCCCACCTCATTCCACAGAGAGCGCACGTCTCAAAATACGCAAATTCTTCAGCGCAACCCTTACAGGAATGCCAAGTCTTGATGCCGTGCTTGCAGCGAACGGCGGCATCGTTGGCCTTCTGGGAAGACTTATTGTCCTGAATCTCCTTGATCCAGCCGGCGACCTGGGCGACGAGGATAACGCCTGCCCAGGCAAGCGAGGAGACCGGCTTGATGCCCCGATTCCAGTCGACCATCATGGCCACCAGCATCACTGGAATCGCTGCATACCAGAACACCAAGTATTTCATCCCTTGACCTCGTTCAATACGATTGCCTGACGCATCCAGTGCCCATGGGTTTGGACGTGGTTCTTCCTAACGTATTTCGCAACAACATCCTTAAATTCCTTGTACTGGAAGGCCCGTGCGACGCGAACGACGTAACCTTCGCAGGGATCTCCGTTGTATAGGTCGATCTCGATGGCCTTCGTCCAACTCTCGTCCCAGAGACCACGATGGAACACGGGCACCGTCTTCAGATCCAGGAGCGCGCACCAGCTCTCCGTCTCCTCCCAGGAGAGGCATTCGTTCTTCTCGTTCCAGATCGAGAAGACCAGGAAGTGCGCCGGCAGATTCAGGTAATGGATCGAATGCTTGGCGTAGAGGTTCTCGCCGCAGATCCTCCAACCAGGCGGAATATCATGTCCGATCCGGCGATGCAGGCCCCAGAGCCAGTCCCTGGAGGGATGCGGCGCCGTGTCGATCGAGCGGGCATGGAAACCATCCGGGTACATGGATGTCTGCTCCCCGTCCATCTTGATCGTGATCACGACCGCCTGGCCCTCCAGGCCGTGGAGCGATGGGATGATCTTGTCGTCGCTTGAGACGTTCGGGCTCCAGGGAAGGTGATGGGTCCGCTGGTATTTCACCCGATCCGTGAAGAGGTGCAGGACCGGCTTCAGGATCTTCTGGACGCTCTCGTCATGGAAGAGTTCGCCCTTCAGACGCTGGCCGTTCGGGAGGATCGGATTGCCCCACTTGTCCACCGGCTGGTCCGAGTAGAAGTGAGGGGGCAGGAGAACCTCCTGGATCCCGCAGCGCTCCCGGAGCTCGTCGCACGAAAGCTCCGTGGACTCTGCCAGGAGATGATGGACCTCGCAGACGGAGGCCCCATTCGAGACGTAGTATCCCCCATCGGGCCACAGTCGGCGTTCGATGATGTGGTGAGCATCCTTCGCCGGCTGCCCGCAGACAACGCATTCCCAGCCGTCTCGCTTGAAGACGGCATTCCTGAACTCGTCTCTACTTAGCAACATCTCTCACCGGCCAGACCTTGTACTCGGGATGAGCCTTCTTGAAGGCCTCCGCACACGGAAGGCAGGGAAAATCCCAGAAGCCGTACTTCAGATCGCCACGACCGAACGTGACCGTCTCGTCATCGATCGACGTCGACGCGCTGCAATCCGCGCGGCCGCAGGCTTGCTTGGGCTTGGCTTTTTCTTCCATGACGTGCGTCCAGTTCATGTCGATGAATTCTTTCGGGAAGTAGGACGGGAAACAGACTGTCGACCGTCCATTCACAATCACCTTGACCGAATCATGTCCTTCTCGAAGCTTCAGGATCTCGTAGTCGATGTCGGTCCCGGCTTTCTTTTCGTCCTCGATCAGCTTCATCAGGTATTCGCGGCCCTCGCGCCAGGTCTTGAGATCCTCGGCCGCCTGGGCTGCCTTCCATCGCATGTAATCAGGTGAATTCAGGTATTCGATGGCCAAGCGAGCCCACTCTTTGGTGGAGATCTCGCCTTTCATGCCCTTGGCGAAGCTTTCCGCGAATTCCTTCTTACTGATCATTTTGCCGCCACGCCCTCTTGGGCCGTGTCCTGTCCCTTCCGTGACTTGGCGACTTCGTTCTCCACCAGGGCCTTGATCCGAAGAAGGAGCTTCGTCTGCCAGTATTTCGGCTGGTAATCGAGGCCACCTTCCTTCATATCGGTCTCGACCATTCGAACGATGTCTTCAGCGGTCATTTCATCCCCTTCCTCTTTGGAAGCTTGTGCCCTATGGCCTTATCCCAGCACGGCGGACACATCGCATAGGTATATGGCCCGATCCACTTGCAGCGGCATTGGTGCTGGCGTCTCTTGAGTCCCATCACTTTGCCGTGTCGTAGGTCACGTCCTCGAACCACTCCGAGAGCATGAAGGCGACCGCGGCCTCCTTGTGCTCATGCTTGGGAGCGAACGACCGCATCACCGTCACGACCGCCGCAAGCGCCTTCTTGGTCTCGACGCCGGTCTTCGGAGTCCACTTCGCGTTCTTCATGCCCAGGAAGAACCAGTCCGACATCACCTTCTCCCATTTCCTCTTGTTCGGGAAGTCGTCGGGGATGTCCTTCATCTTCGGCATGATCTCAAGCGCCTTGTCTCCGCCGAAGACCTGGTCGACCATGGTAACGTCCGGAATCATAAGCATTTCAGTTCCCCTTCCTCTTGAAGATCCCCAGGCTGTCATGAATCCCATCCCAGACCGGGATCTGGACCTGTTTCACCATCTCCCAGGTCTTTTCGATCTCCGGATCATAGCCGGTGCAGCCGTCATCGATCTCGCCGACGTAGGCCACCGTATCGCCCTTGTAACCGTTGAAGATCTTCACGTTGTCCACGCTCGGCCAGATAACCAAGAGCGTCCGCTCATGGACGTCCTTCCTTCGGAAGATCTGTTGGTAGCTGACCGGCTCAATCTGGAAGAACGTTCCGACCGTGAACGGATATAAGCCCGAACCGTCATCACAGGCAATCACGTCGGCGCCGAGAAGCTGAAGGAGCTTGGACCAGTATCCCGTTCCGGCACCGATTTCGACGATGCCCTTTGGGGATACTTTCAGAATCTCCCGAAGGATCTTTTCCGTAGGCACTGCGAAGCCGTACTTCTCGATGCACTTCGTTCTCGCATGGAACTCGGAGAGGATCTTCTCGGAATAGTTCGGATCGTAGATATTGCGGCTATTGTGTCCGAGCCACCACTCCGATAGAAAGGGATTATGCTCCCGATCCCAAGTTGTCGGAGAAAAGGGCGTCGCCCACTTCTCGGCCCACTTCTCCATCCAGGCCTTATCTTTTTCTAGCATCGTCACACCGCCAATGGTATTCTTGGTTTACCTCTTAGTCAAGGAGATATCGAAATGCGTTTCCTCCTGATTCTGCTCGCGGCTGCGGCCGTCTACCTGTCGATCCACATGCTCGGCAAGCACGGGATAGAACCCAGCTCCCAGGACTTCTGGGCTTGTCTGGTGCCGCCCGCCGCGGCCGGCGCTCTCGTCGTCCTGGCTCCCAAGCTCAAGAAGAAAGCGAAGGACTAATGCCGAAGAAGTCTTCAAAAAAGCAAGAGGGCAAGGTCTCGGACGTCGAGATCTATGAGGAGGACGGCTGGTACGTCAAGTACACCGGGACTCACGGGAAGAAGAACATCATGAAGCTCGACGCCGTCACCTACAAGGATGCGAAGTTCGAAGCGTCCAGTCTCCTCGATGTGCCTGAGGACCAAATCGAGAACTAAGCCATGCCTTACGTTTTAGCCGACGGGAGAGGCCAGAAGATCGGGCTCTATACCACCTGCCTGGATATCTCGTATGCCCAGGCCGAACTCCTTCTCATGGTCGAGAAGGCGAAACTCGATCATCCTGACGCGTTCATCGTAGGCTACGCAGATTCTCAGCTCCAGATCTCCGTCGAACGCTTCCTTGAGCCTCACAAGCAGTATCCCAAGGAACTGGAGAGAATCGAGGAACTCCGGTCCAAGATCAAGGCCAAGGGAATGCATTCCTTCACCGTCCGTCATTTCGACGATGACTGGGAAACGTTCCTGAAGTCGAAGCCTCTCCTCCAGATCGGCCGCTGCATCGACAGCGTGGTCAATCAGATGGTGGATTTCAAGGCCAAGGGCAAAGACGAAGAAGTCGCCGAAATGGTCGAAGACATTTTCGCCAATCCCTTGCATGCCGGCATCCATCAGGACTTCCCACCTACCGTCTCCGACGAAATCTGGATTGCGGATGCCGCCAAATCCATCCGCAGGATCACTCCGGAGAAGTGGCTGAGAAGACTCCTGCATGTTATGCGCTTCTATTTCAAAGGAAAGCCGAAGATCGCCCTTCCCCATAAGAATGACCGCTGTCCTTGCGGCAGCAGCAAGAAATACGGCAAGTGCTGTGGTTACGGCGTCGAGCACGAGGACCCGGAAAACTGCAAACTCGGGATGCATCAGTTCACGATGTGGGAAGAAGTCGATGGCAAGTTCATCCGAACCTGCGAGAAGTGCTTCAGGGTCTACGAAGCTCCATGGTTTGAGGAAGTCGATTATGATGGAGTAGACATCCTGGTCATTGGCTGCCGGGCCTGCGCTGAAAAACCGACTGACGAAGACTTCGCTCGGGAAATGGAGGAAGCCCAGAAATGGCATATCTGCGGCTCATGCATGAAGCCATTCGGGCTAAGGCATATCATCCTCGAGCACACCTGGTCCGATGGAAAGCACATCGGCCATTGGAAAGGGACTGAGATCGATACCAAAGAGGAAGCCGTCGATCTTCAGTCGATCGGACTAGGAAAGGGAGTGTTCCTTCACAAGGAATGCTTCATGAAGGCAATTCCAGGCTGGCCCAAATCGGCCAAGCCATCCGGCAGAGGACCGGCCAAGGAAATCATGCGGGATATTACGCCTACTGCGAGTTGATCACCCGATACCGCCTGCCCATCATGGCGCCACCACCTCCTCCAGGATTGACGGCAACCATCGAGCTACCGCCATAGCTCGAAACGTTTTCGAAGCCGGAGGAATCCTGCTGGCAGGAATATCCTTGAGCCCTCAGGATTGCCATGGTCGTCGAATCCACGCCTCTCCGAACGTCATCTCCATAGCTGCAGGTGTAGGTAGCCTGAGTGAGCTGCGGATTCAACCCATTGGTATTAAGAAGACGCTGCTCGGGGGTCATCCCGCCGCCATAAGCGCTGCCATAGTTATACTGAGCAGCGGTGTTCCAGTTATAGAAACCGTGGCCGCTCTGATCCCCGCCGCTGTTCCAGGAATACATTTGGCCCAGGCGCCGACCTTCCATACCGGGCTTTCGGAACGAGCAGGGGTCGATGATCCTCCAGGCTTCCGCCTGAATCTCGGGTGGGAGTTGGGAGACGATCACCTCAGCATTGTTGCGATAAGTCAGGATGTTTTGAGCGGCCATGTTGATGCCGTTCCGATTCTCCTGCATCTCCTGAACTGCAGCACTCTTGTCTGCCCCGATCTGATCGAGAGCGGCCTGGGCAGCTTTGTATTCGTCTGGATTCCGGTGAGTGTCATTCCAGATCTTTTCCTGCTGCGCGAGAACCTTCTCGGCATTGCCTTCCGCGACGACGAGATCCTGACGGCGCTTCGAAGCCTCGATGTACTTCGAGAAGAAGTAGGCATCGTTCGACCGCTCTGTATTGATCTTGTCGGCGATCGATGTCAGTTGAGAGACAGCCTCTGGATAGCTCGTTTCGAGGGCCGTCGGCGCGGCCATCCGGTGTCTGTGTCCAGAAAGCAGCAAATAGCCCGCAGCGGCTGCCGCTGCCACGCCACCGATAATGAGCGGAACATTGGCCCCTGGAGTAGGAGCCGACGCCGGGATTCCAGATCCGGATCCTGGCTTGCAGCCAGGCGGATAGTAGGTCCCATCCGCACAACGCTGCCCTCCTTCAGGCGTCGGCTCGCAGTTGGGTGACGTCTGGCCCAGCGTCGGGCCACGCAACGGCGTGACGGAGGCCCGTTCCCAAGGCGAGCGGCTGAAGAAGGTCTGCATATGGTCTCCTAGGCGTTCGAAGACAGGTTGGTGACGCCGTTCACCTCAAGCGCGATCAGCACGGCCGTGCCGGTGATCAGCCAAAATGCCGGATTGCCAAGGAAGGACATCGAATCCTCTGATCCGGGCCCCGACAGTGCAGGAGCTTGATAGCCCTCACGCATCCTGGGATATGGCTTCCAGGCCTCTCCTCCCGGCCGGGCTCTGAACGAAACCTTGCCCCTGGGAGAGGCCGCAGCAGCAGCAAAAGGATCTCCACCATCTGATGGAAATGAAGCTTGCTCTATCTTCTTGTGCGCCGGCTTGAAGTAGTCGTAGAAATCGCGCGTCTTGGCGGAAGGGCCTGGCACCGGTGTCTTTGGTGAAAACACATCGTAGATCGAGCTGCCCTTGGGCTTGGGCTTCAGGAAGTCGAACAGCTCATCGGATTTCCCAAGGGATCCAGGGCCCCAATGATTCATCATGAGAAAAAACCATTTCGGGCGGAATGAGTTCTACCGGACCTTTAGACCGCCCAGGGGGACTGGACGGACAGCTTAATCATACCGCTTAACCTTGGGACTTCAATGGGTTTTTCCCTGTCCGTTTATAGCGGTTCAGGCTCCGGTGTAGGGATGACCCGCATCGTGCCGATCGACATTTCCAACGGGAACGGATGGAAGATCGGACTCCATTTATGTTCGAACTCTTTGTATTCGAGATAGGCTCTCCAGACCATGTCATCGGAAAGCAGATAATGCATTCGCTCGACCAGTTCCGTAGCGGACTTCACGTATTTGCGATTACGTCCCGCAATGGCCTCGCTGCTCGCATGCATGCCGAGATGTTTGACCAATCGCATCAAATAGTCCCCGGCGTCTTGCTTGGCACGCTCCTCGTTCGTATGACGCCCCGCATGGGAGGCCCCGCCGAAATCGGCATACTGAACAAGCCAGCTCCTCATGGCGCCGAGACCCATACCCTTGTCCTTGGGGAATAGCCGTCTGAGAATCCCTTCTCTGAAGGCCTCGAGGAATTGCCTTTCGGACTCTTCGTCCTGATAAGGGAACTTCCCTTCCAGCGCTCTTTCAGACGCCACGATTGCCTTCAAGAATTGCTCTTGCGTGATCCGGATGTTCTTCAGTTGGGCTTTATTGGAGACGACCTCCAGGAGATCTTCTACGATCGCAGCCATCTTGTCTTCACGGCGATTGATGGCAAGCGTAATCTTTCCTTTTTCAGCATATTTCTCAATGGGACGAATCTTCGTGCGTTCGATGAACGGAATCTTGTTTTTTAGGCCGGTTTCTGGAGAGCCCTCGACAATCACTGTGCCGATTTTTGCGTAGAGTGGCCGCCCGAACTCATTTTCGAAGCGAAGGTAGAAGTCCTCCCAAAGATCGTAGGCATCCCAAACCTTCCCTGCCTGGATAAGCTGCTGTATCTGAGGGATCAGGTATTGCATCCCCTCGAAGAATTCAGGATGCTCAGGAGCCTCGAATTCGCCGCCTTCCGAAAGAAAGTGCTCCAGATTTCTCCTGATCCATGTACCGAGCAGGTATCCCACTTCGCCCGACGCGCTCGCCTCGTTGTTGTGGATGGTAGGCGAGCCGACTTCCAGGGGATAGGCCCATTGGACCTTATAGCGTTTCATGGGTGAACCCAAAATGGTGAAAGGTGTCCCGCCTGGTCAACCGATACCAGTGTTCGATGTTCTTCGGGTCTTTCACTTCCTCGTCGTAGCTCTTGGAGATCGTCATCACCGTATTCATGATCTCGGCGAAGGGCGGAGGCTGGGCGCCGCTGTCTACGAACCTCTGGTTGACCTCCGTAGCGATCGTCCTCCAGGTCTCGTGCAGCGTCTTGAGGAAATTCCACTGCCAGTCCATCTGTTTCCCGCGATCCATGCTTCGTGCCAAGCTTTCGGCTGGGTGGTACTTGGGTGTCACGGTGGGCCCTGGTCCGTCCACGATGACCGTTCCGATCAGGACCCAGAGCGGCGTTGGAAGAACGTCTTCCCAACGATTCATGAACCGATGCCATTCGTCGTAGGCGCCCCAGACTTCATCGTCCTCGAGGAGGACGCCCAGGGATTCGAGCATCTGCTGGGCATCCTCGATGAATCCAGGGAAGTTCCGTTCATAGCCCCAGACGGTCGCATATTGGGGCAACTCTTCATCGAATTTCGATGCAAGAGCGGCAAGATGCCGGGCAGTGTCGACTTTGGCGATCTCCTCCAAGGCATGGACGCTCGTGCAGTCCTTCTTGAAGTCCAGGATCCTGCAAATCCGCCAAGACATTAGAGGATCTCCATGTCCGCGGCGGGGGAGGGTGAGCTGCGGCAAGAAGAAGATACCATACCTCGGCTGGACTAACAAGCCACTACAAGCTATGATTCTGGGAGCGGCAACACCCTCCCCCTCGCCGCTGATCGACTTGAGGATTCCATGAGTCTGATCACCGGCCCCGTAGCGCTAATGCGTCTGGTCACCGTCGAGACCGTCACCGACCTCGATCGCCTTATGACCAGGATGGGCCTGCCGTCTCAGGATGCTTCCGTCGAGACCAAGTTCAACGGATGGCTCACCCAGGCCGCCGGCGGCCGCCTCTACTCGCGGCGTGGGAAGGATCTCACCGACAAGTTTCCGCATATCGCCAAGCTGGTCGCTCCTTTCAAGAAAGAGCATCTGATCGGTGAGCTCGTCTATTTCGACGAGAACGGCGTCATGCAGGAGCCAGCCGTCACGACCATCGCGGGGACCAAGGATCATCGCGAAGCCATCCGGAAGATGAAGGAGATGCCAGGACACTTCGATTATGTGGTCTTCGACGTCCTGGCCGCAGACGGGCACGACATCACCGATCAGCCGACCTCTGTTCGGCGCGCAGTTTTGGACGAATGCTTCTGCAATTCCGGGCTCACGCTCTCCAATCCTCAGCCTCTTTCCATGCTCCAGAAAGTCTATGACGAAGGCGTCGCGGCCGGCGCCGATGGCGTCGTGATCAAGAATCTCAGGGCACCCTATCTCTGGAAACCCTTCGGTCAAAGCGAAGTCCAGCCTGTTGGATACTGGTGGAAGCTCAAGCCAGCCTTCACGGACAACTTTGTGGTCACCGGGGTCCACTACGGACCAAAGGGAAGATTGCTGGCCACTCTCTCTCAATATCACCGTGGACAGCTTGTCGACGTCTCCGATGTCGGCAATTTTGCCGCGCCGGTCGCCAAAGAATTCATTCAGCGCATCACCAAAGGGCCATTCCTGGTTGAGATCGAATATCTCTCCAGATTCCCTGATCCTCCGGGAGCTCTCCAGCATCCACGCTTCATCCGTTTCCGCGAAGACCAGGACCTCGACTCAGCTCAGCTACCGGCAAAATACGGAATGCACGGGCCATCGATTGGCGTTCCGCTTCGCGGTTATGCAAACTACTGGATCAAGCCCGATGGCGAAGTAATCGAGTTCACCGAGCCCGAGACTCATGAACTCTATTCTTGGGATGCTGGTTTCGGGACCGTTGGCGAGGCGATCGAGGCTGGCTGGATCCGCGCCTTCGAATATCGGGACAAATTGGGCTTCGACCTCTTGAATATTGAGGACCCCAACACATTCTCCAGACTGACTGAATTCCTAGAAAAGTTCTACGCCGAGCATGGCCCCTTCAGCGCCGTAATCGACTTCACGCTTCCGCAACACGGCTTCATCACCATCGATCCCGAAGATCTTTCCTCCGAATCCATCCCGGATCTCCTTCGGATCGGTCTTCGGAGAGCGTAAGATGCCGCTTTTCGACCTCCGGGAACACTTCGGCATCTGGGACAGATGTGGCAACTCTCGCTTCTTCAAGAAACAGTCCAAGACATCCAGGATCTATCTAAATCCTCTTGATGGAGTTCTTGTATCCGCCCACGAGGAGCATCATGGACCAGGATACTCCGGTCCAAAGACATATACCCTTATCGTACGCGAAGCCAAGAGGGCTTCCGATGAAGAGGTCGCAAAGAGCTATGAACGAAATCAGCCATGGGTCGAACAGGCTCTGAAGCAGTTCTTTTACTATCAAGCCATGGGCTGGGCCTTGGATGCAATCAGAGAAGTTACTGGGCAGAGACAACTTCCAGGCGATAGGGACATGGGTAACTTCCTGAACTTTTATAAATCCGGCGGCGAGAAATACCGGAAAGAGGGCGGCCGTGATTATGAGCAATTCTACTGGGAAGGCAGCACCCTAAAAGATCGCGGAGATCAGCCGATGCTTGAAGAAGTTCTCGAAGCAATCCTTCGGACGGTCTCCGAAATGAAAAGCACCATTGTCGACTACGGTAGAAGCATTTCGGAAGCCGATGTTGAGGAAGCTCTGGGTAGCCTCGGCATCCTGGAGTGCTAGAAGATGATCGTCTATGTCGGAGCTGGATCGGGAGAATTCCGGGATCTGGTGATCGCGGCCGGACATGGCCAGATGGTCTCCCCGCAACCCGGCGCCTTCCGCATACCGAAGCACGGACGGTGGGTCTTCGATAACGGAGCCTATACCGATTGGCTCAACGGTGTCACTTTTGATGATGCAAATTACCTGAAGAGACTCTCTCAGATCTCCTTCCTCTCGGACGATAGAATTCCCGACTGGTGCGTCGTCCCGGACATCGTCGCGGATCCGACCAGCCTTTCCTATTCGCTCCGCTGGCGCCAGGCGCTCTACGATGCCGATCGCCGGCTCCGCTGGTATCTCGCGATCCAGGACTTCATGACTCCCGAAGACGTCCTCCACGCCCTTTGCCTCGAACCGTTCGACGGCCTCTTCATCGGTGGATCGACCGACTGGAAATGGGAAACCGCGGCCAAATGGATCCAGTGGGGCCATGAACACGGTCTTCCCGTCCATCTGGCGCGCGTCAATGGACCAGGCCCTCTCCAAGCTGCCTTTGATGTGGGCGCCGATTCCATCGACGGAACCGGTTGGGTTCGCGCCGGCGCCAAGTGGTATCCGGCCCTGAAGAACGTTCCCGTCCCTTCGACGGGACTCTTCGACAGGGAACATCCGGAGATCCCCAAGCGCTGGCTCAAGTTCGGCCAGTATCTCCAGAGCATCTGGGGTGAGCGCGACTGGAAGCGTTGGGCGAAGGTCGAAGTGCCCTCTCTTCAGAATGTCGCGGCCTTCAACGCCATGAGCCCCGACGAATTCCTCTCCTGGATTGAGAACGAATACGTCTCAAAAGCTCCATCTGGTCCTGAGGATTGGCGCGGGAAAACCGCCCAGCTTTACCTCGATGAGGTCCGGAAGAAGGTGAGTGAAGTGGATGAAAAGGAGCTCGAAATCTGGAAACGATGGGTCCTGTGGGAGATCGAAAGGATCCTCGTCACCCCTATACCGCCGGCCCCAGAGATGCCCAGGTACGGAATCGTAGAAGGCAAGGCCTTGCCGCTTCCGAAAGCTCTGGAACTGACCAAGGGACAGCTTGAAAAATGCGAGCAGACCGGAACCGAAATCATCATGGTTCACGGGCCTGGTGGACAGGTGCTTGCCTCTTACCCCGTCGTCAGAGCAACATCCTCTGAACAGGCTCTACGGATGATGCGGGAGCCATAACTCCCGGCGCAAGATATTCGAGAGCCTTCTCCACCTCTTCCGGAAGCGGCTTTAAGCCCTGCATCCCCGTAAACGGATAAGGTTTCACGAGCCGCAGGTTCCTCGTCTGCCAGGCGAAGCGTTTCGGCATGTAATTCCCAAGGATCGCTTCCATGGGCTCCGGCTTCGCGAGCTCAGTCTTCACGCAGTCGAAGAGATCCACGACCGCGATGATGGAGCCCAGCGGCCAGTTCCTGGGGATCTCGATCTTGACGCCGGCATCCTCAAGAATGTCTTCTGCCAGCTCTTCTGGAGTACCGTCCTTGATGGCGGTCTTGTTCTTGGCGACGTGGATCGCGAGGAGACCCCGATAGCTGGTCGACCAGCTCCTTGTCTCCCATTTCTTGTATCCGAGAGCCATGAAGGATCCCCAGGGCTCCCAGAGCGACAGGATCTTCATGCTAGCGAAGCCCATCCCGCGGCCGCTGCTGCGTGAGCCGCCATTTTGCCTGCCAGGGCGACGCGATCTCTCGTACCGGAGATTGAAAGACCGGATTTCGAATGGGCTTCGGCTTCTTTTCCTTGGGTTCCGGAGGAGGAAGAATGACCGTAACCTCTTTTCGAATCGTGATCTGGTAGGTGGCGACGTTGTTGTCCGTGATTTCGGTATGGCTCATCGGGATGGTGCTATCCGCAGTGAGCGGATGCTGATGGATTTCAACGGTTGGCGAGCAATTGGTGCTCGTGGGTGTGTAATTGAGCTGCATGAACATGTTAAACGAGTTTACTGCTCCTCGTTTTTCATGTCAAGCTATGCGTCTACTTAGGCTTACCGACGACGATGCTCGCCAGCACCACAAGAGCGCCGATCTCCGTCCAGAAGGCGATCTTGTTGAGCATCGAACCGTTCCCGGTGAGGAGCTGAGTGGCGCCGGCGCCCAGGCCTACGAGCGCCGCCGTCACGCCGATCGGCGTGCTGTTATTCGAAGGTGCTGCGGCTGGGGTTGCTTGGCCCATTTCACGGATGGAATGGCAGAAGCCGTCATATCCCATCACTTCATCCGGTGTGCAGAACTGATCGTCGATTGGCCGCCTGTTGTAACTACCCATCTGCATGATCGGCTGGCAGGTCCCATCGGCGCCGACCTCTTCATTGGGGCCACAGAGCCCATTCTCGAATGGAGCACGATGGGTCATGACGCCGAAGCCGCGCTCAAAGCTATGCCCGGCGCCGCCGAAGCCGCCGCCGCCACGGCCGAGATTGAGGCGCAGGGTTGTCGGTTTCCAGGTGTACATGGAATCCCCCCTATTGTAGAAACTGGTCGCCGGGGGAAGCGACCGGACAGCCTGATTATACTTTGAGCCCAGGCGATCTCAACGGGAATTTAGACCAACAGCCACACCAATAAGTACGATGACCGCAGGAATCGAATAGGACATTGAGGTCCCAAGTAATCTTGAAAGTCCTATTCCACATCAAGCCATAGAGCACCACGCCGTAGGGCTTGTACAAGATCTCGATTCCCCACCATCCAAAACGAAGCTGCAGCCACGGAGCCCATGGAATCGTCAGTAGCATGGCTTCACCCGGTTACTGGTATACCGCCGTTTACGAGTCATCGCATTTTCTTCTTGACTGCGGTATCGGGCGGCGGTAGATTCTGGTTGTCCGCCCGACGCTGCCCTCCCCAGGCAGCCCCAGAAGTATCTAGATCTTCACTCCAGGATTCGGAATCGTCCCGCGCTCCAAGCTCTCATCCGAGGTGATTCCGAACTCCTGCTCGAGGGCCCGAACAAGATTGCTGGCGTTGTCGGGAAGATCCGCCATCTTCAGCATTTGAGGCCAGAACGGACCGAAGGCATAGAATCCAGCGATGGGCACTGCGTCGATCATCGACATCGTAGGATTCGGCTTCAAGACCCATGCCGTCCGGACACCTGCGGCGCCGCCGGTGAACTGCCCATTGGCGACATACCCGGTCCCGATCAACCCAGGGATGCCGTGATGGATTCTCTGGATCATTCTCCAGAAGCCTTCCCGCAATTTCTCATGTTGCGGGTCTCCACGTTTCCGCGCTCCCTCAAGAGTCGGGATCATGGTCACGTACGGCATCTCGATCGGCTCGACCACTTCAAAGTAGGGAAGATCCTGGCCGAGGCCGGCGAGCGCAAGAGCTCTCTTCCAACCTTCATCGGCAACTGCGGGATATTTCAATCCTTCCTTCTGGATCGAATGAGCGATCTTCTGGACGGCCGGGCTATCCATCATTCTCATCAGCTTCGGGCCATAGTGCTTTTCGAGAAGCCGGACGACTTCCTGATGAGGAACGAGCAGAAAGCGGAAGTGCATGGTTTCTGGCTTTCGTCCGAAGTGAGCCTCGAAGTCCGCCGTCTGCCGGAGCGCGTCTTTCTGGCTAAGGGATGGAAGCTCTAAGAAGGAGTACGTGTCTCCAGGCGCGTAACAGCGTCTCTCGAAGATGACTCCATCGCAGCTATCCACCCTTCCCAAGGATCCCGACAGCACCATCTCCCTGCCCCAATCCCCCTCGTTTTCCAGGGTCCAGGCAATCGACTTGGAACCATATTCGGCCGCGAGCGGCCGGGGGCCTTCGGGAGTCTGTGTCATGACGACGATCTTGCCGTCGGGATCCTCTTCCCACCAGAAGTCAAAGGCCGAGAGGTACTTCCGGAGACTTTCGGATCCGGATTTGGTCTCTCTGCGAGCCAGAGCCGAGACATGCTCGATCCTGAAGGTATGCTGTCCCCGGACGAGGACTAGATCCGGTTTCAGGTAAGCAAGCTCAGCCAGGACGTTGGCCAGAGGCCGCCTTTGACTCGGCCTATGCGCCATACCGGCCTATTTCTTTCCCAGTGTCTTCCGGGCTACGCAGGACGCGACCTTCTTGCGCTGCTGGGGCGTCCAAGGCTTCCCGGGCTTGATGCCGACGTCGCGGGCGCAGGAGGATGTGAGGCGCAGCTTGAGGGGGAGGGTTCTCTTCGCCATGTCTTCCTATCTCCTCGATCTTCCCATGGATGCCACAAAATACCTCGGGTACATCGGTTTCTTCTTATGGACAATGCCGCCGCTGCCGGCCATCATGACGCGGCCTCTTCCGGAGATGGAAGGAGCCGGAACCGGAGGCGGCGGGGGCGGTGGGGCGTCGAGCGTGCAGAGGTTTTCGACCTTCTTTTCGATCTCCAAGGCCTTCTTCCGAAGATCCTTGGCCTTGTTCACCACCTGGCTCACGTGAAGGGTAATGGGCTTCTTCGATTTCTCTTTCTCGTTCTTCTTGCCGGTCTTGAGCACCTCACGGATCATGCTGTTGATCCGCGCGGCGGCCTTGGCGTAGATCTGGATGTCCTTCCGGAGTCCCTGATCGTCTACGAGCACCGCCAGGTCATTCGCTGACTTGCTGCTCTGCCAGAACCCGGCGGAGATATGCTCGATGTCCCGTTTGGTGAAAAACGGCGTTTTGGATGCTTCAGCCTGCTGGACGTAGAACTCGCTGAAGGACAATGCGTCGGAAATGCGGGTCGCGGCCTTCGACAGCCGGAAACAGGCCGTTGGACTCTTGAGCAGATCTGCTGTAGGTACACCGAGCTTCAGATTGAGCTTCATCTACTGGCTCCGGAATCGAGGCTTCGGGTAGATCCTGGGGTTATGGGATTCTCCTGCCGGCGCGACGGGCGCACCTGTCGCTACAGCCTGAGCGGTCGCGGCCGTCGCCGGCTGAGAAGGTCCGAGAGGCTTGACGAAACTTCTGAATCCGGGAGATGGAAGATTGCCAGCGGATGGTGCCTGAATCGACGAACGCCAGGGCGCCGCGGCCGTCGCCGGCCGTAGGACTTCTGCCTTGACCTGCAATGGAGCTCCAGGCGCCGTTGGAATCTTCGAGAAGGACGTCGGAGTGAATGAGGGTCTCGGTGGCATCCCGGGTCGGAATCCAGGCTTCATGGGCGCGACGCCTGTCGGAGTCAGGATCCGAGGCTTCATGCCCGGCGGAAGCGGAAGAGGTTCCAGCTTGAAGGGAAGCCCCATCTTGCCGTCGGCGTCGGAAAGGAGCATCGGCAGGACAAAACTTCCGATGGCGATTCCCCAGAGAACGTATTCCATGACCCGCTGCTGTTGTTCCGTCGGGAAATAGGCGTTCACGTAGCCTTCGAGCCTATCCAGCGAAGTCTTCCAATTCAGGAAGGCTGTACGTTCCTCGGAACTGAAGTCGCGCCAGATGGGGCCCGGCTCGGTCACGAGTCTGGTTTCGATCGCCGAAACGATGGGATCCGTAGCCTGAAACGTCTTGTAGGCTGCTTCGAAATTCTCCTGATCCCCTTTGAAGGGACGATCTGACCATGCAGGAAGCGAATTGAGAACTTCCTGGACGCGCGCCTGCTTGGTACGTCCCGCAGAGATCTGCGCGAGAACATCGTCTCGCGTCTCGCGGTTCATGTAGGGTTCTTCGGCGCCTAGGCGACGCATAGTTCAGTCCTAACTCTAACCTTAAAGCCGCGATCCTTCAAGTGTGAAAGAAGTACTTCACGCCGGCGATCGCTCCTGGAAGGCTCGGCGTCGGGAGTTTCGAGGGCAAAAACCACCCGTAACGGTCGTGTTCATCGTTGAGGACCGGCTCCCAGGCATCCCCAGAAGCGTCCATTTGCGCCAGGAAGAGCGCAAAGGCGAAGAAGGGGTTCGGAGCCCACCATACGGGCTCTGTGTCGATATAGAGCTTCGGCAGGCCTCCAAGCTCCTCGCGTCCCTCCCGAAGGGCCGCCTCGAGGTGTGTCTCGCCTGGTTCAACACTGCCTCCCGTAAAATCCCAGTATCCCGGGCTGCTTTCTGCCGCGGATCTCCGCGTCATAAGAACCTTACCGTCCCTGGGACGGAGGATCAGGAGACCCGCGCCATTTTCGCTCATGCGATCGCTTTTTCCATTTCGACCAGGCGCTCACGCAGGACCTGGATGTCGTTGACAAGCTGCTCAGCCTTCTCGGCGTCGGCAAGTCCCTGTATTCCAGACATATAGCCGTAGAGGTATAGGTACCCACGGATATCTCCGTCGTTCAGAGATTGCGCCGCCTGCTGGAAAGCGCTGGTCGCCATTCCCAAAGCCTTCGCTTGTTCTTGCGGCGTGTCCAGTCCAAGGACATTTTTATACTTTCTGCTCATGATCCTCTTCTCCGTATGGAAGGAGATCCGCTTCTTTATGCCGCAGGCCGTGCATCTCGCTGACGGCCTTTGGGACGGTCCTTAGATGCAGGATGCACAGATCCACAAAGAACTCCTGGCCGTCTCTTTCGTTCCTGATCTGGAACAAGGCCGGCATCAGGCATCCGTTGTAGGCGCAAGACGGCCATAGTCCGAACATCGCATCAGGACGTCTGAGAGATCAGAGCATCCAGGTCCTCATCTCCGTTGATTGTGTTGTACCAGGTCAGCGCGGAATCCTGTTCCTCGAAGAGAACCTCGTGCTGCCAGGGCTGTCCTCCAAAGGGATCGATTCGTTCGATCTTGAGGACCCAGTTGTTCGTTCGGTCTTCCTCTGGAGAAAGGAGTTCCAGGTTGATATAGCCGACTTTCCTTTTCGAGCTTCCCAGCTCGATCAGCATTTCGGCTCCCATGGTGGCCTTCTTCTTTTTCGGACGATCCTTGAAGCTCCGTTCCTCCGGAGTATGGTAATCGACGCCCAGGAAGTCGTAGAAATCCCGTTCGTCTGCGGATTGGAGAAGAGGCTCGCCAGTTTTAGCGTCCCAGATGCCGTATTGGTCTAGTTTCCATCCACGGCGCTTGGCGATCGAGCGCATGGCGATATTGTGCTGCCAATCGCCCGTGTACATAAAAAGCATCGCGCCGAGCTCGTCGACCTTGTGGGCGATATAGAGCTCGACGGGGACGCCGTCCATGATCTTCTTCTGAATTCTTTCCCCGCCCTCATAGCCCAGCTTCTTGAGGTGAAGCAATAGGCCTTCGACATCGCCGTCCTTGGGTAGGATCACCAGCTCGACATCGCCAATCTGAGGCCGCTGCCGGCGGATCGACCCTGCTACCAGAGCTACCTGAACGTACTTCTCGATTTCTCTCAAGACCCGGGTGGCGAGCTTCTGAGCTTTCGTAAGAGGAATAGTGCTCTTCACGCGCCGGCCCATTTCGATCAGCATCTCAGCGCCCATGGCCGCTTTACCACTCTTCTGAGGCGTGATCGAGACGAAGGCGCCGCTGGGAGGATCACCGATCAGGATCGAAACACCGTCATCCGAATACTTCTCCCAAAGCTCGATATGGGCATTCCACCGAGCCGTGGCATCGCCTTCAGTCTGGCATCCGATGGTATGACTCGCTACCCAATAACCGACGGCGACACCGCTGTCGCCGCAGGCATTGACGTCCCTTTCGGCTTCCCGAAGAAGCTTCCAAGCCGCCGCCTGGGTCATGATCGGAAGCTCTTCGAAGTTCATTGATTGTAGACGACTCTTCCCTGAGGCAAGCTGAAGGAGGTTCTCTTCTTCTTCCGCTTGCACTTCTTGCAGCCGATGACGTGATTGGGATTCATTTCGTCATGGAGTTCGATAGGACCCAAGGGCACTGCTTCGGATCCAAGGAATCCACCGCCAGGATAAACCATCTTGATCGAGATTGGGCTCGAGACGATGGCCGGTGTGCTGTCATCACGGTTCCGGTACACGTTGACCGCAACACTGACGGTCTGAGGGAACCAGAAGTTGATGGGATTCGAGAGCAGCGTTTCATTCCGTACATCACCAGCCGGAACCGTCATAAGCTTCATGCCGACTTCACTGGGTTCCGGCTTCGACTTGAAGACGACCTGCCCTTCGTCATCCCGGATTTCCAGTCCGACGAAGAACGAGAGAGGATCCTTCCCCTGATTCCGAATGGAGAAGGCAAACGGCTGGTCGATCAGCATGTTGCGAACTGTGCCGCCCGTCCGATCCTGCCGCGGATCGAGCATGATGCTGAGCCTGCTGGCCAGCCAGCCCGGAGGCTCATTGGGAACAGGGTTATTCGACGACGGCGGCAGGATGCTGCTTCCGGTCGGAGATGGAGGTTCCGGCGCAGCCGGCTCCTGGAAGAGGAAGTAAAGACCGGCGGCGATCCCGGCGACGGCGCCCGCATAAGCAGCAGGCTTCCAGTCCTGAGAAAACGTCTCGGACAGATAGTAGGACGTGAGGCCGCCTCCGATCAAGGCCGAAGCCAGCCCGAGGTTCTTCTTGTTGATCGGGACGTCCGGAACAGCCTTCGCCACGATCAGCGACGCCAGATAAGCGCCGCCGGCCCAGGCGATGAACGGCAAGCCGAACCGGATCAGGATAGGAACCGCTGCTTGAACCTGACCAAGGTGCAGTCTTGGCCCATTCCCGAGCATCGGAACCTTTTTGGCTGGCTTCCACTTGGTCATATAGCTCCTATTGCCATTTCTCTTGTTCTTTTTCGTAGGCTTCCCAGAACGGAACCGTGTATTGCCCGCTATCGGGGCTGAGCGGCAGGCCCTGGCAGCGCGGACAGCCCATGACGTGCCGCACGTCGCGCTGATCGTGAACTGTGACCGTCCCGAGGCGGATCTGTGGACGATCAAGAGGATTCCAGACCACTCGTACTTGTCTCATCGGCACGACCTCTTTGCGTTCTTCTTGAGTTTCCCCCAAACTACGGTCACATGATTCCCGCGCTTCTGACTCCGGAAGGTGCGGAAACAGGTCTTCGGCCGCTGCACCACCCGGAAGGATCCCGGCGTTTCGATCGTGATCCTGGCTTCCTTCCGAGAGTGCCGTTCCGCGATCATGCCGGCTTCTTCCTTCGAATGGACGAAGGGATGGGTCTTCTTCACGACGACCGCCTGTTCGACCCAGACCTTCTTCGGCTTGGCCATCATTATCTCCGAAGGATCAGGCAGAGCCGGCCCCAGAAACGAGCCAGTTGATTCCTGTCTTGGATCACCATGGCGTAGTTCTTCTTGAAGTCTGCCATGTCCCCCGAAGCGAGCGCCAGGATGTAACCGCCGGTCGCGGTCACATGGGTGAGGAAGAGTTTCTCGAACTCCTGCTTCGGGAAACCCGGGATCTCGCTCTCGTAAAGCCTGGTCTGATCGTTCGCATTCAGGATCAGGGCTTCGACCGCGGCATCGACCGTACCTTGGTCCTTGGCGAACGCGGCGTCCGTGAGCTGCTTCACCAGGGCGATGTGCTGGTTCATGAGCCGGGTGGCGTCAGGGATCTTGAGGAGATCTCCCCATTCCTCGGCGCCTTCGACGAGCTTATTGACGGCATTCGCCTGCATCCGGGCATCTTTCTGGTTCGTCGCCGCGACGTACATGTACGTCTCGCCGACGTGATCGAACCACCAGGTTGCGCAGTCAGCCATTACCGGCCCTTTCTGGCTTTCTTGACCATCTGAATCATTCGTTCCTGACGAAGGGCGCTCCTCTTACTCCTATGGCGCCCAAGGAGAAGACGAGGCTTCTTCTTGGAATAGAGGCAGATGGGAAAGCCGGGCTTCTTGTCGCCAGAATAGCAGGGCTTGATGATGCCCAACTGAAGACGGATTCCCCCAGGCATGAAACGGCTCCTTGAAAGCTGAAGGCACGGGGGGAGTACCCTCGCCGATATTATGCCTTGTGGAGGGCGGAAAGTCTACTTGAACAGCGCGAAGCTGAGACCGGCGATCGCCGCTACCGTGGCCGTCGCTAGAAGGGTCCGGGTGAGGTCGTTCTTCCCCTCGTTGACCCACCTGGGCTGTGGGCCTACCGGCACTTCGGCAACTGGAGCCGGAGCTGGAGCTGGAGTCGGCGCCGGACTTGATTGTCCAAGGCGCGGCGCGCGGACGTTGGAGACCAGATATCGAACGCGCATGCCTTCATCATACTCGAATCATCCGGAAGATCAAGCCTGACCGACGATAGACCTCCAGTCCTGAACCAGATGGGAAAGGATCACGTCGTCTCGAAAACAGGACGCCCGCTGCATGGCCGTCTCCGAGATCAGGTTCCAGTTGCTGTCATTCCAGCTTGCTGTTTCCTGAATCAACTTGGCGGCCTCTTCGGGATTCTTGTAGAAGGCTCCAGCTTCGCTGATGTAGGACCTGGCTGCCGGCACATCGAGAGCCAGGACATAGGATCCCGTCGCCATCGCCTCCACGATAGAGATCGGCATTCCAAAGGCATGGCCTTTGGGGTCATGGGTATCGAGATAGATGCCCGCGCGCCGATTGATATCGGACGCGACCTGAGGATGAAGATCGATCAAGATCTGCACACGATCCTTGACGTACCCGTTCAGCCTGTTGAGCTGATCTAGGAACTCATCGCCACCACCAGCCCTTGAGATCCCCAGGATGAAGCGGAATTCGGGACAGCGATTGGCGACCGCGAGCACATCCTCAAGACCTTTCGTAGGAAGGCCTGCAGCGAGACGCACCACCAGCTTACGGTCCTTGCAGACTGCCGGCGGGTGAAGCTGAGGATCGTATGCCACGGGAAGCGGGAAGGCCTTGGCATGCCCACCCATCGCTGCCACGAAATGAGGGAAAAGATACAGTCTCTTGACCGAAGCCTGTTCCCCAAGTTCCCGGGCAAGGCTCGGATTCCAGTCGAAGGAATGACCGCGGATCGTAACCGGAATGCCCGGCGGGATCTCATGCAGATGACGTTTGGCGACCACCAGATAGTGGATATGAACAAGGTCAGGACCGACCGCAGCAATCGTTTCAGCCAGGCTTCCGCGATGGACCATGCATTGTGGAGCAAGATCCGGATGATAGTTCGTCTGCGACCAGACATGAACCTCGACTCCGCATCGTTGGGCGAAGGCGATCTCCGTCGCGATGTAGGTCTCAGAGATCTGAGGGTAATTCCAGAGTAGATACAGAACTCTCATCGGGTTTCCCATTCGCTTTAAAGAGGATCGAAATTATCTCGTCACGCCAGATGAACGGGTTGTAGTCCGGAAAGTAGAAGTCGGCAGTGCTTCTGATAAAATCGTAATCCCCCTCGTATCGGTCCGAAAAACGGCCAAGCTTGCTCTTGATATTGGGCACCGCGACCATCTGACTGCTCACGTTCCCAATGCGAAGCTGATGGTCTTGCCAGAGAATGCCTTTGCCATGAATCATCCGGAACATGAAGGGATATCCCGGTTTCTCTCGGATCGCGGACTTGATGGACTTGAATGCTCCCGGAAGGTATTGGTCATCGTCGTCCATGAAGGTGATGTAGGCCTTCTTAGCCAGGTCGATGCCGAAGTTTCGAGCCCTGGCGCCCCAATCGTGGTGAGGGCCACCGGGAATTTCGAAGTAGCCATATTGAATTCCGTACTGCTGGACGAGTTTTTTTGTTTCTGGATAGGCTCCGTCACCGACGACGAACACCTGGTCGAACATTTCAAGCTGAGGGACGATCGAATCGAGAGTATCCTTGACCGATGAGCGACCGATCGTAGGAATGATGATCGTCAGGGCGTCATCGATCTCTGTCATGCCTGGATTCCATGCTTCAACCGGATCGCCTCGAGAGACTCTTCGAAAGGCACCGAGGCGGAGATCCCGATATCGAAATGATGGAGCTCAAAGAGAGTCTTCGGAATGTAAACCCCCCGATGGCCCATGCTCGCGAGCGTCAACCACAGGTCCCAATCCTGGAACCTCTTGATGGTCGAATCGAAGCCCACGAAGGCTTCCCTTCTCATGAGGCTCATCGTTTCCACGTAATTCCCACGCTTGAGTGATTCTATATTCCAAGGCATGGCCTTGCGAATGCCGTTTCCATTGGGGTAGGGAATGCCCTGATACATGACGTGGCGCGCATCGGAATATGCGAACGTGGAATCCGGATTCGCTTCAAGGGCTCTCAGCATTTCGATCAACGCAAATTCATATAGGTAGGAATCATCGTCCACGAACATCAAATAGGGTTGCGTGGCCTTCGTCGCGCCGACATTCCTCTTCTCGCAAGCGCCTCCATCCCAATCTTCGATGATGATCTCTAGTGGATTGTTGTCGATAACCTGGGGGAGGCAATTCTGAAGGAACCAGCTTTCCCTGTCCTTCCGATGAGGGATCACTACGCTGATTGGCAGCGGAGCAAACACACCCTCTCTCCCCAGCAGACTACTTATCGAGCACTACCATGACCGTGTTCACGCCCGTGCCGCTCTCTTCAAAGCTTCCCTCAGGAAGAGGCTCAATATGGCCGTGCTCCGCCACCAGATTCTGAAAGGCTACAGCTTTCTTATTGGTCCTATAGTCAGTCCCACCGGACATGATGGCGACCAGGCGTCCACCTGGCTTCAAGAACTTCCAGGCATGAAGGACATGGTCGATGTCCTGCTGTTTTGAGAATGGAGGATTCATCAGGATGCGGTCGTAGAGTGGCTTCTTCTTCCGATACTTCATGAAGTCCTTGCCGACGAGCTTGTAGCCTTTCTCCTTGAGGACTTGGCGATTGGATGGCTCGATCTCGATCACGTGGATGGACGAGATCGGCACATGCGCCCGGATCACGTCCGCAATGGCACCGTGCCCTGCGGAGGGCTCAAGGACCAAGGAGTCCATGTTGGAGACGTGATCCCCGAAGATCACCGCCCGATCCATCATGAGATTCGCCACCGCATCGGGCGTCTCAAAGAATTCGAAGGTCTTCTTGACGTCGACGGCTTCGCCGGCCTGCATCGCCTCCGCGATCTTCTCGCTGGGATCTCCAGGGAAGACATGGCCGCGGGCGCTGCGGTTCCATTTACCTCCCAAGACCTCGAGCGCTTTGTTCAGGCGAACGTAGGTATCCCGATCAAGCTGTTGAGTGATGTAGGCGACATTGCCCTCGATCCTCAGGTTCATGAGCAGGTTCTTGATATCGTCATCGATGTGGACGACTTTCTTTTTGATCATGCAATCCTCAGATGACTCTCTTGAGACCCCCGGTTCGATGACGCACCACCGTCCCATCTCTCGGACGTTGCTGGGTCGGCCTCCAGGCTTTGAATTTATTCACGTAGGCCGGGACCACCTCAGCATGCCCGTTGTCCCATCGCGACCAGTAGTAATAGCATCTGAGCCAGGGATCCCAGTGCTTGGTATTCTCGTGCATCCTAGGCCTTTACGGCATCCTTCCAAGCCTTTTCCGTAAGAGGAAGCGCCGTGGCCCCATGCGATGCGGCGATCTGATGGAAGAGGCCGAAGATCTGCTGATGAGCGACTTCCTTCTGCTCCTCGGGAACCTTGATTGTCAGGGCATCTGGGATGATCGTGACGAGAGCCCGGTCCGTCTGGGAAGTCCGGCAACTCAGGCACATGTTCTCGTTCTTCTTCCCGAACTCAGCCATCTTCCGCATGAACTGGAAGGTATTGCGGAATCCCTCGGAGAGGGCATTCACGCATTCCACGCAAGCCCCATCCTTGTCCAGAGGACAGGTGCATTTTGGCGCTTCGACCGTCTCAGGAGCCTTGGTCGGCTGTGCCTGCATTTCCTGCCGCTGTTTGGCCAGCTTGTTGGGAGCATCCTTGATGTGGACTTCGAAACGGAGAAGAGCATCAGCTCCGAGCTTGCGCGTCGTGGCGCCGGACAACGCCAGCGTCTTCTTGAGCCACGCTTCCGAGGCTTCCTTGCCCATGGCCTCTCTGAAGTTGGCATATGCGGATGCCAGGAGGGTCGAGATGGCCGTTTCAGCAAACTGGACGATCTCCGGCATGGTGTAGGGACGTCCGAGCTGCTCGGTCAGGAACTGATCACAGATCGCAACGTATTGCTCCCCGATCTGCGTAACTACCCGCAGGTCCGCTTCGGCCATGTTCTATCTCCTTCCATTTCAAACCCCATCTCGCCCAGTGTTATCAATTCCTGAAATCCCTGTTCACCAAAGAACGCCCTCGCTCTCTCGGTGAGGGATTTCAGAATTTCATACTCTCGCTCGATATCTTCGATGTCCTGCGTCATGTCCATCATCTCGCGAGCGAAATCGTTGAACTCTGGGGCTCTGAGATAGAGGTTCATGTCGTAGACCAGCATTTCCAGACTACCTTCGATGGTCGGCCATGTCCGGACGCCGGCCCCTTGGGTATACGGCATCTTGAGAACTACTCCAGGCCGGTTCAACGTCAGGATGAAGAACTTCTGCCCTGGATGATCTCTTTTACGGCAGATCATCTCAGGATAGACCTCGAGGTAATGGAAGGAGACGTCGTATTTTCGAATGAACCGTCCTAGCGTCCCTGGAATGAAGGTGATCTTTCTATGCTTCACGGCCTAACTCCTTGAGAGTAGGCCATGATAGATCACGAGGGGCTACGTTGACCAGAGGAAGAGGCCAGTCGATGGCGCCGACCGGGCTTATTCCACGCTCCTGGGCAGGCTTGTAATCGTTGTCCACCAGATAAAGCAGACTGGCGCCGTCGTCGAGCGCCTGGCACCCATGGGCAACGCCTCTTGGGATGAAAAGAGCATTCGCCTGAGGGTAGAGAATGACGCCATAGGATTCGCCGTAGGTCGGGCTATCGGGCCGAACGTCCACGATCGCGTCGTAGATACGCCAAGCGACCGCCATCACGATCTTGCCCTGGGCCCATGGATCCGCCTGCCAATGCATTCCTCGCACGGTTCCGGACTTCTCGTTCCGGACCATGTTGACCCGGCGGATATCGAACTCGATGCCCTGAGCGGCGAGCTTCTCCCGAACGAAAGCCTCCGCAAAGGCACCACGATTGTCTCGGAAGAGATCGAGATGGATAAGAAAAGCGCCGGCGACAGGGGTTTTTTCGACGTTCATGAGAAGATCTGAGTGATCTCCATGAACTCTCTCCTTATCGGTTCTTATCCGGGCCCGTCATCAGCATCAAAACGGCACCGATCACGAGGATCAATACCGCCGTGAAGAACCCCATCAGCATGATACCGGGTTTACGGCTGGATTCATAGATCCGTGTTTCCGGCTCCAGATTTTGCGGCTGAGCCCACCCTTCCTCGATCCCGATCTGGGTGCAGCGCAGGCAAAGGGGTCTGCCCGAGAGGATCCTGCAGCCGGCAGGAAAACCGATCACTTCGTCTTCGCAGTGGCCGCAGAAGTATTCGGTACTAGTCGGATATTTGTTCGCCATCGTCGTTCTTCTTCCCGCGGACTGCTTTCCACGTCTCAGGCCACATGCCGTCGCCGAACTCGAAGCCGGTCTTGAGTGCGCTCCAGATGAATCCGCCGATGATGCCGATGATCCAGAAGATGCCGAGCACGAAGATGAAGAAATAGCCGAGGCCGAGTTCCTTCCGGCGATCCGTCCGCTTCGTGGGACATGACGTATCGAGATGGTCGAACTGCTCGCAATATCGGCACTTCATTATTTCTTCCGGGGTCTTTTCAAAACCGCGATTTCTTCCCGCAGTTTCCGGTTCTCCTTTGACAGCCGGAAAAAGTTGTTTCTCTCCCGGGCCGCCTGATTCTTGTACCATACGAGATCCTCTCTCGCCCGCTCAAGCTTGGCCTTGCAGTTCAGGCACATGGCCACGGATACAACCGGTTCCAGGCAGTAAAAGCACGGGCCCTGAGCCACTTTACACCATCCCGGCGTTAAATGTGTTCCTTACGGCGATCCCGGATGGCCTTCATGTCCTCCGCATGGGTGCATTCGCCGATACAAACCACTCCGCGGCTATCGCAGCGAGTCTTGATGATGCGCTCGCATTCCCGGTTTTCCGAGGCAGCTCCGGCGCGCCAGGCTGCATGAAGCAGCACGAGAAGATCATCCAGAATGTCTCCGCGCTGTCCTTCCGTCGACCACTTCTCAACCACCATCGCGAGAGCCTGGTAATAGGGTTCCTTGATGCCGATCTTTTCGGCAAAGGCCTTCCAGGCTCCAGGGTTTGCTTCATGATCCAGACGCGCCGCCAGCCACGGATCGGTTGATTTCCCGTTCACATTCTCGATCAGGACGTAGTTCACATAGTCGAGAATCGGATTGACATGGCTGGGAGGCTCGTCATAACGGATCGTTTCGCCATCTTCATCGACGATGGGGATCTCGGCCAGATAAGGCTTTCCGTCTTCCTCCATGGCCGTGACGCGCGCCCGCCATTTGTCTCCGCGGGGCTTGTAGCCCACGATCTGCCCGATCTTGAATTCCCAAGGGCTCATCTAATCCTCCAGGAGAGCCTTGCAAAGGGCCTTTGCGGTGTTGCAGGCGACCGCATTCCCGATTTGCTTCACCTGCTGCTCGCGGGTACCCATGAACTGATAGGTCTTCGGGAAACCCATCGCGGCCGCGAGCTCATGTGGACGCAACATCCGGAAGCGGATGTCCAGGCCGACTACTCCGACGCCAGGGATCATGAGGCCGAACCGATCTTTTGCCGTCACGGTATCCAGGGGCTCCTCGACAGAGTTCGCCTTCCCGGTACCGTTGTACTTGATGATGCAGGGCTTGGCCATCGCCCACGCATCCACCGAGGTGATCGTCGGCATCGGCTTCTTGATCGAATGAACGCGCCTGTCGTTCTTACCATGGTTGGTCGGAAGAACGAAGGCTCCATCCTTGCCGTTCTTCTTCCCCTTCTTCCCGCCGCCATGCTCCATGCTGAAGACGAAGGACTCGGGTTCCACGACTGCGAACTCATTCGATCCCGTCTGGCTCTTGAGGGGATCCTCGACGGAATGAGTGCGGCGCTCGACGCCTTCCCCATGACCTGGAGAGACGAGGAAAGCCTTGGGCTCCACGACTGCGAAGCGATCCTTGCCCATGACCGTCGCCAGAGGATCGTTCACCGAACGGCCATCCCCGAGATCCGTGCCGCCCGGGGTGATGATCAGCGCCTCGGGCTGCTCGATGGAGTCCCCGTTGCTCTTCCCATTCCCGTTTCCCTTCATCTTCACGATGAAGGCCTTGGGCTTCACCAGGCCGACTCCGCGGCTGGTGGTCGTCAAAGTCGGCACAGGATCCTTCACGCTGCGCGGCTTGTTCGAACTGTTCTGGGGAAGAATGAATCCGTCCAGTTCCGGTTCGATCAGGCCGAATTTGCCGCTGCCCGTCGCGGGGATGCTGGGAACCGGCGCATTGACGTCATGGGTCCTAGGCGCTTGGCCCTCCCTCTCATTGTAGAACGGGATCATGAAGGACTGGGGTTGAACCAAAGCCTGGGCGCCCTTCCCTGCGATCGTGGGAGCGGGCTTTTCGACGGATCGCGGCGCCCCTCCGCTTTGCTGCTGAAGAATAAAGTCACCGGGCTTCGGCTCGCAGATCGCAACGTGGTTGCCGCTCGCGCATACGGCCGGCAGCGGCCCGTTCACGGACATGGCGTCCATGTGCTGCCGCAAGATGATCAGGAACGGCTCGGCTGCGGCGCCGCAGAACTTCTTGATGCCTGCGGCGATCCTCTCGAGGGTACTCCGCTTCAGAGGATGCTTGCGGCTGAAGATCGACTGTCCTTCGATGCTCCAGTCAATGATCTTCTTCGCTGGCACCCAAGGCTTGAGGTGCTTCGCAAAGAGATCGCTTGCCTCCGGACTTTTCGTATGACTCGGAGCAGGCCAGTGGATTTTCTTGTGAAAGGGACGCCGACAGAGCATGAAGAGGCGCTGCCTGGTCGTCGCGTCGCCGAAATCGGCGGAATTCAGGATCTTGTACTCGACCCGATAATCCATGGATTCCAGAGCACCGACGAAGGCCCGGAAGGTCTCCCCTCTCTTTGACTTCATCGGACGCCCATCAGCGCCCAACGGCCCCCAATCTTCCAGTTCGGAAACATTCTCGATGAGGATGTTCTCCACGTAGAGTTCCTGACACCACTTCAAAATGTGCCAGGGTTGAGCCCGTGACTGATCGTTCATCGGCCGAGCACCGCGGGCTTTGGCGTGGTGCGTGCATTCCGGAGAGGCGACTAGAAGCTTGAGACGCCCCGTGGGTACAACTTTGCGGGGATCGATCTTCTCGATGGCCTCGCAATAATGGGTAGCCCAGGGATGATTCTTCTTGTGGGTTTCGACCGCGATCGTCCAGTGGTTGACCGCGATCAGTTCGACCGGGGCCCCGAGCTCCTTGCAGGCTTCGGCTAGACCCGTGCTGGTACCGCCGGCACCGCAAAAGAGATCGACGCTCGTGACCTTTTCACGCTTGGCCTTCCCACGGAGCTTCTTCAGACGGAGTTTTTGAGCGGCAGTCACTGAGTAGCCCTAACCTTCATCTTCTTGGCGATCGTCCGAAGATCGTCGACGATCGGACTTGTTCCAAGAACATCTGCCAGGAGCAGCGATTCTTCAGCGTAGAGCTTGCAGAAATCCGATGGGGCGTCGGTCATCTCGAGCAGGTTGTCGATGCGATCGAGCGTCTTGATCAGCTTGACCTCTTCGGGGACCTCAGACAGATGCTTCCGATCCAAGGCCTTACGCTGATCCCGAGGAAGTCCCGTGCCCTTGGACTTGTTCGTCATGCAGTCCACGTAGAAGGCGACCTGGGCGTTCGTCGCCTCCTCGATCTCTGCCTTGGTGATCGTGGTATCTTCCAGCACATCGTGCAGATAGGCCGCGGCCACCATCTCTTCGGTGACTACGGGCAGAATTCCTACCCGACCGGCCACCCGCGCCGGATGCGTGATGTAGGGGAATCCCGTGTACTTCCGCTTCTGCCCTTCATGTGCCCGGACTGCGAGCGCCGCCGCCTTGAGAATAATGCTCATGAGGTGATCCGTTTCTCTTTCAATTCCTTCCGTCTTCCGACTTCCTGCTCAATCTGGACGAGGCCTCCCAAGGTCTGCCGGAGCTTGATGCGGAGATCTTCGGCGGCCTTGAGCAGATCGCGCTGCCAGACCTCCAGCGTCTCTTCCCGAACCGACTGGATCATCTCCGGCTTCCAGTGCGCGAAATACTCGATCGTCGAGAGTTCCTCGCCCAGGATCTTGACGGCCGCGCGCACTCTGAGCGCCGTCGCCATATCTCCTCCCTTCAGCAGCATCAGCCGCTGGATCAAAATGCCCTTGCCGTCGCAGGGCTTGCAAGGCCCGCTGTTATCCGCCTTCAGGCCCCGCCCGTCGCAGTCTTTGCAGACTTTGTATCCCACTGTTCTCCTCGGACGGCCAGATAGTTTTCCAGGTCCTGCACGAACGCGCCGGTGCGACCTCTGGGAATCTTTGGACCGGCGAGAGCATCGCCTAGGAGGCTTTCGTGAAATTTCACGGGGTCGATCACATGGGATCCTGGCGCCAGGTCGAAAGGCTCTGCTGCAGGGCCGATCTGCTTCAGTCGCCTGATCATCTCCTTCACCCGGGGATTCCATTCGGCGCCGGCCACTTATCTCCTCCTGTCGACGCCGTTATACCGGTTTACGGGTCGCCGGTCAATGGCCGTTTTGACACTGAGGCGCCTTGCACTCCCGGTCGTGGCGATCCTTCTGCGGGCTGTTGCCGCGCATCGACACGCTCTCGTAGTACGGGCTCTTGCAGTATGCGCAGACCTTGGGCTTCTCTTCCTTTTCCGGATGCCACTTGTGGCTGCACCGGAGGCACTCGAACGTCGGCAGCTTCACCTTCATGGTCTCCATTATATCTTCACCCTCACGATAAGTCTATACTCGGGTAGTTACTCTTCCGTTCCTTCCCACTGCTTCGCGAACTTCTTTGCGATGCGGCCGCGCTCGACGATGTTCGCCGTGTCGGGCAGGATCATGCGAAGGACCTTCCGCCCGCCCTCCTTTGCCCAAGCGAACATCACGTCGTACTTGTCCAGAATCTCGCCATACCGAATGCCCGGTTCGTAGCGCTTCCCTTCCTTGAGGTGTCCCACCACCGTCCAGAAGATCCCGTGGGCGACTTCACCGGGAATGGGATAGACGATCTGGATATCCGGGTGCTTCCAGGTCTCCTCGAAACCGTGCGTATGAGCGTTGGCGCCCATCGGACTATCGGTGTCGTCGAAGACATAATGGGCGTACCACCCATGCTTCTTCATGTTCTCGTCATGAAGTTGCTTCATGCGGCGCCGCGCGGACCTGTCCCGTTCATCCGGGCTGTCGAAGTTCATCATGCAGCCTTCTTTTCTTCCAGCATTTCATGCAGGACAGCGTCCAGGATGCCGGCCTCCTGGATGGTCCGGTCGCCTTCGCCCAGGATCGAGTTGACCACCTCGCGTTTCGCATCGATCATCTTGGCGATCTTCTCCTCGATGCTGCCGAGGAGCAAGAGATAGTAAACCATGACGGGCATCGTCTGCCCGATCCGGTGGGTCCGGTCCTCGGCCTGGGAATGAATACCGGGCGTCCAGTCCAGTTCGATAAAGACGACCGTGTGGCAAGCCACCAGATTTGCGCCGATCGACATCGCCCGGATGCCGCAGACCAGGATCTCGAGGTCTCCTTCCTGGAAGGAGTCGATCACGTTCTGACGATCCATCCCCGTCACTCGGCCGTCGATGAACGCCGTCTTGATGCCCTTCCCCTGGAAAGCTGCCACGATGCGGTCGATGGTGTCATGGTGGACAGCGAAGACGAGGACCTTCTTCTCGGTCGCCTGCAGGCCAGCGGTGAATTCGATGCATTCGGTGAACTTGGCGTTCACGGCCGCTTCCTTCAGTTCTTCGATCTCCGCGATCGCAAGATCCTTGAGACCCGCATTTCGCGCGGCCTTCTCCGCATGCTTAGCGACGTAGGCTTTGCGATCGGCCTCCGGGAGCGCTTCAATCAGGGTCTTCCATTCCTCCCGTTCCTTGAGGATTTTCCTCAGGCGGTCCAGAGCATCCACTTCCTTCTTGCGATAGACCTTGTCTTCGTCATCCTCGACAAGAAAGGGGATCATGGTTCGAGTCTTGGGCGGGAGCTCCTTCATGACCTGGTCCTTGGTCCGCCGGATCATGATCGTGGAGCGCAGCGTCTTGTCCAGTTCCGCAATATTCGATACGCCGCTGAAATCCCAGACCATTTTGCCGCCGGCCGCTGGCTTTTGATAGGCGCCGCAATAACGGATTCCATAGTCAAACCGCTTGGGTGCGACGCTCTTGTTGACGATCTGGATCTGTGTCCAGAGTTCCATCGGTCGGCTATCGATCGGTGTTCCCGTCAGGCAGATGGAGTTCTGGACGATCTCGGAGATCTCGATGGAGGCGACTGTACGCTGGGCGCTGATTTCCTTGAGGAAATGGGACTCGTCGGAGATCAGCGTCTTGTAGCCGGCCTTCACAAACTCATCGAAGGGAACGCCGTTCACGAAGACGAGCTTGTATTCCGGATCGGCTCGGACCCTTCGGGCTCGAGATCCCTGGGCCTTGATCAGGTCCAAAACCCGGTTGATTCGGTTCCGGTTGTCGATGTCCGTGTACTTCTTCATCGCCTTCTCGAGCAGCTCATAAGCCTGAAGGCCGGCCCAGGCCAGATGCTTCTGGCCATACTCCTGGAGCTCCTTCTTCGGCGAAAGAAGGTTCCGGAGCCAGGTCTTCGGCGTCTCGACCGCCAGAAGGTCATAATTCGTGATCGTGATGTCGTAGCCCGCGAGGGGCGTCAGGGAGACGTCCAGACCCGCCTTCTTGAAGCTCGAAAGGGACGTCTTCCCCGAGATCAGAAGGGGCTTTAAATCGGTGAATTTCGAGACGGCGCGGTACCAGGTGACCCGAACCAGGGAGGGGCACAGTACGAGGGCAGGAAGGGCCCTTTCCGGCCTCAGGATGAGGTATCCCAGGCTCTGGGGGGTCTTCCCGAGGCCCATTTCGTCGGCAATCAGCGCCCGGCCCTCATGATCGTCGATCCACTTCACCCCGGCCCGCTGGAAGGGGTAGAGCTCGATCTTGCTGGGAATCACTATCTCCGCGGTATGGGACCGGCTTTCCTCGTAAGCTTTCTTGCCGTCGTCGACGGCGACCCTGAGGGCAGGATCCAGATCCAGGGAGCATTTCTCTGCCTTGAACGTGGCGATCGCCGTCTCAATGTCCACTGGGGTGAACGGGATGAGCCAATTCTTGCCGTCCTTGTCCCACTTTCGGGACTTGAGGCGCTTGACCACGTCGACCAGATGTTGATCGTAGGGGAACACGACGGCCACCATGGGGCCGCCGGCGGTCTCCACCTTCTTCAGGCTGACGGTCGCCCCGATCGTCACTTCGCTCTCAATGATGTCGAGCGAGAACGGATCCGGCGGCACGAGCGACTCGAATTCCAGTCCCAACTCCGTCAGCTTGCCTTCATAAGGCCGCAGGATCGTCCAAAGGCTCCAGATCTGCCGGCTCTGCTTCTGACGGGCCTTCAGGATCGTGCCCACGGAGACGAAATCCGTGTCGGACAAGCCAGCATCTCCGTGCTCATAGAGTCTCTGAGCCGTCTGGAGGATGCTTTCGATGGTCGGCTCTGTCATGACCTAGCCTTGTTAGGAATGTACCCCTGATCGATCAACAGCTTGAGTTTGCAGGAATTGGAATGCTTCGGCTTCTGCACTTCGCACCATGGGCAGTGGCTCGGAATCTCTGCCTCTGGATCCGTCCATTCCAAGCACCGGACCATGTCGGCCAAGTCATGATTGACGTTGCGGATCTTGTCGATCTGGAGATCCGCATCAGAAACATGCTTCCGAGACTGCTGAAGCTGCCCGGTCAACAAGGCTTTGTCGTCCTTCAGCGCCTCCGTCTCAGCCTTGAGGCGTCCCACCAGAAGCTCTGCGGCCTGGGCTCGTTCTTTCCAAGATTCTAGTTCAAGCTGCGTTTCGTCTTTGAACATCCTTACACCTTCATCTCCGCATAAAGAAGGGTATTGATCGCCTGTACGCTCGTGTCCTCGCCGTTGATGAGCAGATCGATCACCGGCATACGCCGCGGCTCCAGGCTGACCCGAATTCCGATGATCGACCCCTTGAAGCGGATTACTCCGAGTTTGCCGAGCTGCTCGAGTAATTCCTTGGCTCGGCCTTTATCCTGTTCCGGAACGCCCTTGTAGATCTGCTCGAAGGGCCCGTGGCAGGCGCCGATCAGCGTCTTCGCCTTCATCCGGCGTAGCAGACGCGCGACCAGATCCCTGTTGGTCATGCTCCGCGTGGGAAGGGTTTCTTCCACCATGTTCTTCGGCCAGAGGAAGGAGAACTCGGATTCGAGCATACTTCGGAGAGGTTCGACCACTTCCGCGACTTCCTCCCGGAGATGCTTGAACTTGGCCGTCTCGCGGATCTGATGGCGGAGCTTCCGCGTGGCTTCTTCTCGATCCTTCGCCTCAGGATATTCCCGGACGAGATTCATGAGCGTCCAAATGGCCTGCTCTTTCTCGTCCCCCTCGCTTTCGAGCTGTTCCTTCCTGGCCGCGGCCATTTCCCGAAGTTTCAGTTCGCAGCTCTTGTACTTGACCTCCCAATCGGCCTTCCGATTGCGATCCAGGCCCTCGATGTACCAGAGCGGCGGACCGTCCCCCTTCATGAGGTCGCGGATCTTTCCGTAAACCTGCCTGAGGAGAGGAGAAAGATCACAGATATTAGCCGGATGCCGGGAAACCAGCCTACGCCATTGGCTGGCCCAGGAATCGTATTGGGTCCACCGTTCTTCATGACTCCAGGGATCGAGATCCAAGGTCTCCATGACTTGAAGAAGACCTTCCATCTCCCTGAGTTCTTCCTCGGACAGAGAACCGTTCCAATGTTGGACGATCACCGGCGCAGGCGCGGGCGTGGGCTCGGGCGCAGGGTCGGGTTCTGTCACCGGCTCGACGATGACTTTCATAGGCCCCGGAAGAGCCGGTATTTCCGGGGCCGGAACGATCTTGGACATCGGGTCGACCAGGCTCTTGATGGCCTCGATCGATGCCGGGATGAGCATGGACTGAAGATCGGCGCGTTCGGTCTTGAGTTCGACGAGCTTCGATGCGACGTCGACGATGGGCGTCACATTGAGCGCCGACAACTCCGTGGCCTTCTCGGTCAGAAGCTTGATCCAGACATCAAGCTTCTCGATCTGCTTCGTGATGTCCTGCTTCTTCTTGATGCTCTCCGCCTGGGCGCTCAGCTTGTTCAGGATGCTCTGCAGTTCTTGCTCGTTCATTCCTTCACCGCCTTTTCGAGAAGCGCATTCGTCTTCTCGATGATCTCGAGGCGCTCTCGGTTCTCATCCTCACGGTAACAGGAGATGTAGGGAGCTTTCTCCAGAGGCAGCCAGATCTTGCCGCCAAAGCCGAGGAAGCCCTGGAACCGGTATTCGAAGCTGAAGCGATAGTCCCAGTTGAGGGCGCACTGGATAAAGCTTCGACGCTCGTAATGATGCCCGGAGGCGCCGGCCACCTCTATGAGTAGATCGTAAAATCTCCCAAGCGCCGCCTCGTCGTAGATGCCCGGTTCTTTTTCCTTCTCGAAGCTCATGATCTTTCCCTAGAGAGCCACAGGTCGAACTTCTCGTGATCCTGGTAGAACCGCTGCTTCTCTATCGACAGAGCCCCTACGCCGATATGCGTGTACCACTCCTGCCATTTCCTCTGGATCCAGAAGCGGAATTCCAGCATGGCCTTCTGATCGTCATCCAGCAGCTTTGCCGGATCCTTGTAGCCGCGGACTCTGGCGTACTGGACAAGCCGATCATTCCATCTCATGTCCGACGTCTTGGACATCTCCACCATCTGGCGGACAAAGGAAAGGCCTCGGCCGGGCCCGGGGATCGGAGGCCCCGGATAGATCAGCTCGAGGCAGCGTTCCTCGCTGTTGGGCGATTCCTTGCTAAAGGCGATCGCGACGGCCTTCCGCTGCTCTTCGAGGATAGTGTCGGAGACATCCCGCGCGAGTAGCTGGTCGTATACCTTCAGGGCTGCCGCAGTCCTCTTCAGCATGACTTGCTCACGTCGATCTGTTCGATGGTTCTTACGATTTCGCTCAGGACGAACTCCTTGGCCACCGGCAGAGCGAGCGCAACGAGCAGCTTGGCGGGAATCTCCACACGCTGCTCAAGCTTTTCCTTCTTATCCCAGGACCCGAAGACCGCTTCCTTGAAAACGACCGTGGCGTCTCCGGACCAATCGCCGTTGTGAATCACGACGACATCGCCGTCGTATCCGGGGATCTGGAAGCTTGATGAGTGCGACATAAGCTACTTGACTCCCTTCTTGAGGATCTTGCGCGCCGCACGCTTTGCGTTCGACATGGCCATGGGAATGCAGCCCACGCCGCTCTTTTCCATGCCCTCGCTGAAGCCGTACGTCAGCTTCTTATTGTCGAGGTCGTAGACCGCCCACCTCGCCACCTTCTCTCCTTCGCGAGGTAGCGTGACGGTGCAGACGAGCTTCCGCTCCAGAACGAAAACGTCCATGGCCTATCCCTTCTTCTCCAGCTTCATGACTTCCATGAAACAACTCGGATGGAAATCCGCCTTCGGCCTCCGGCAGAAATCGCCCACGATGGTCTTCCTGCAATGGCCGCATGGCCGCACGGGTTTTGCCCGCTTCCCTGTCTTGCCCGGCATGGCTTAGTCCTTGTACTCGTCGTTCAGGAAGCGGATCTTCTGTCCCTTGAACTTGTTGACGACGTATTCCCGGGTCTTGGGGTCGACGCCCTTGATCTGCATGAAGGCATCGGAACCGATCTTGTCGCCAACCTGGAAGAGCGTCTTCGTCTTGCATGCCTTCCGGAACCGGCGGTCGTCGAGGGTCCGGTTGACCTCGTCCCAGACCCAGCAGTCGCGGTTGAAGACGTCGCGGTCCAGGATGTCAAGCTCCTCGTCCTTCTTGTCGGCGGGGATCTTGAGCCGCTGCTCCTCGATGAAGCCCATGAACATCGCTTCCTCGGGCGACTCGCCGTGCATCATGTCGAGGAAGTCGAAGTTCATCTCGCCGCCGTTGCCCTCGTCGATGATCTCCGCGACCTTCACATGGTCGCGCAGGAGGATGGCGTTGAGGCCGTGGCCCTCCATCCCCCGGAACGTCTTGATCTTGGCCACCTCGTACTTGTGGCCCTGCTGCTCGAGCTGCTCGTTCGTGACCGACGGATCGAGCGGGATCTCCGTGACGACGGCGCCGTTGACGATTTTGGTGCTCATGGCTATCTCCTTCCTCAGTCCTTGGTAACCCTTCGAACATCTTGAGTATAGACCCGAGTATATAGGCTGTCAAGGAATAAAAAGTGAGAAGAATAAAAAAGGCCTGAGCAGATTTCTCTGCCCAGGCCCCCTGAGTATGCGCGAGCGACAGGCCCGCGACTGGGTACTAGGGATTGCCGAAGCCTCCGAGAGCGGTCTTGGAGAAGCTGGCGGCGTTCTGGCTCGCGCGCACCGCGCTCTGGGAGAAGAGCTGGAAGGCCTTCCGGATCTCGGACGGCGTGGTCTTAGGGGTCAGGATCCACTCGTCGCGGAGGCCCATCTCCTTGAAGACCTGCTTGAAGTCCGTGCCGGCGCCGTCATCGAACCCCATGGCTGCGATGATGTGGTTCTCCTTCCGGAGCATGTCCTCCACGATCGCCTTCACGTTCTTCGCGTGGCCCCTGGAACTCTCGTCCTTGCCGTCGGTCATGAGGAGCGTCACCGTGCGGACCGGGATGCCGTTGTCGGCGAACTCCTTGGTCTTGGCGAGCACGGTGCCGAGGCAGACGACCGCCTGGTCGTAGAGCGGCGTTCCCAGGTTGGGATCGTAGTTCTTGTCCGTCATCTTGACCGCATCGTCGATCTTGACGTACGGATAGAGGACCGTCCCGTTCAGGAATCGATTGTGGATCAGGACGGAATCCTTCTGCTTGCTGGCCAGCAGGGCGTTCACGACTTCGTTGTGCCCGTCGCGGATCGCCTGGCTGTTTCCGCCGAAGCGGATCGAGCCGGAATCGTCCGGCATGAGCGTGACCAGCACGACCTCGGAGGACTGCACGTCCTCCGCACCGATCCCCAGGCCTGCCTGGATCTGGGCGCCGATGTCGATGTTGGTCAGGGCCTGCATGGAGGCGGCGGACAGGTCGCCTTCCTTGTGGGCTCCCTTCAGGAGCTCGTTCGCATTGGGGACTGTCTTGCTCATGGGTTTCTCCTTCCTTCCTCAAATATCGATCTCAGTTCTTCACGGCATCCGCATCGACGAACTCGAAGCGGTGCAACTTCTTCGTCCCTTCCGCGGGGACGACGTAGTAGACCTCCTTGTAGCGGATCTTGACGGAGTCGCCTTGCTTCAGCTTCTTCCAGAGGTTCCCGGCCCGGGAATCCCTCCCGAGATCTTCGATCAGGAACTTGCCGTGCTGGCACTCGAAGACCACGGCAAACTGATCCTCGACCTTGACGGTATTGCTGCCTCGGATTGCCGGCACGGAGATCGTCTTGGTATGCATCCCCAGAGGATCATCCCAGCCGCTCTGCGCGATGGTCTTGACGTGTCCAGGCATTTCGCTGCTGGTCGTAACCGTAGATCCCAGGCGGAAGGCGATCTCGAGGACCTTCCCGCTTTCCGTTACCTCCGGTCCCGTCTCCTCATGGGGAGGCGGTGGTAACTCCGCGTTCTGGGGGCCGGACATCCGATATCGAGTCGGACGCGGCTCGTCGCACGAGACGGCCAGAAGCGCCAGGACCAGCACGATCGAGATCTTCATGGTTACGCCGGGAAGCCTTCCCAGTCCTCCATGGGAGTCGTGGACTCGACGACGTGCATGCCGGCGTCGTCGAACAGCTTGAGGGCCTTCTCCGCCTGCGGGGTGAAGTCGGCCAGGAAGCCGCCCTTGCCGTCCGGAACGGCGACCGCGCTCATGCAGTCCTTGAGGACGTAGACCTTCTTGACGAGCTTCGGATCCTGGGCGTTGATCGTGTCGAGCAGATCCTTGATGGAGCTGGAGACGCAGTGGGAGGCTGCCTGGCCCGCAATCACGACTGCGTCGGAATCCAGCAACTTCTTAATGAAGGCCGTGTTCCGCTGCGCGAGGGGCTTCCCGTCATGCCGGGTCAGGACCTCCGGGGAGAGGACGCTGTAGTTCTCGGTCAGGAGATTGCCGCCCTTCACTTCGACGGCGTTGACGGACTTCCGGGTGAAGGCGTGGAAGATCCGGGCCTCCTCGATCACGCCGGAGAGGACGTGGCCGGTGGAGCCGATCAGGCAGTGATAGGGCCAGAGGTAGAGCATGTACTTCCCGGCCTTCTCGAGCTCCTCGCAGTAGAACCTCACCTGCTTGATCAGCCAGGGAAGGTTGCCGTCGCAGACGATCTGCGCGGCCGCCTTGGTGGGGCACACCTCGCCGGACTTGATCATCTCGCTCTTGATGACCGTATGGGCGCCCAGGGGCTTGCCGTCCTTGTCCTCCCAGAAGCTCGGGAAGAAGATCTGGAACGGGAAGTGGGTGTCCATGGTGCAGGTGATGTCCGAGATCCTGCCCAGGTTCCGGTAGATGAACTCCGCCATCTTCCGGTTGTCCTCCATGGCGCCCTTGCCGCTGCGGCCGCCGACGTAGAGCGAGCCCTGGGGGAAGCAGAAGTCCTTCTGGACGTCGATCAGGAGCAGCTCGATCTTCTTGCCGTCGTGGCCCGAGGGCTTGATGTCGTGCTTCTTGATCCAGGACTCGGCCTGCCCGAAGAGGTCCGCGTGATTGGGCTCATAGGCCCAATCGTCGGCGTTCTTGGCCTTGAAGAACGTCGGAAGCGGAAGCTGCCGGATTGCCGTGGTGCTCATGCGTTTCTCCTTCCTATCCTTCTAAAATGAAGACTGCCTACTTAGTGTACTTATAACACTAATTAACATCTAGAATATTCCGCGTTTACTTTCCTCCAGGTTTCACGTATTCCGCGCTCTGAACCATGTACCCGGAGTCCGTCTGGCAGCCGGGGCGGATCATCCATTCCTTGTACTTCACGATCACGGGCTTCTGGGTTCGCTGGGCTTCCTGGAGAAGCTTCAGACTGGTTTCATCTTCGTCCGGAATCGTGAAGTGCCAGACATTCGTTTCAAGATGTCCCTGAGAATTAGAAACCATCCCGCCCAGGTTCATCTCTCCTTCCCAAGTCTTGTTCTGCCAGCCCTTATGGCTGATCTTGGTGACGACCCCGACACGCTCGCCCTCGCTGTAGCTGTCGTTGCATCCGACCGGGCACCCTCGCGTACCGAAGCACAGAGCCAGGCAGATGCCCACGATCATGATCGTGTAGATGACCTCGAGCAGCGTGACTCCGCGATTCGTCCTCATGGCATCACCCCATCTTCAGGACACGGATTTCGGAACGGTCTACGACATGCAAACCGTTCTTAGCGGGGAAGAGGTGGCATCCAGAATGTACGAAGGGTTCGGCGTCCGGATACTCGGCGGTCTTCTGAATCACCCCTCCAGCGACTTCTAAACGACAGAGGCCTTCGTCCGTGACCATGAACAGGTACTTTCCGAAAGCGCATTTCCCGCGAATTTCTCCGAGGATCCCGCCGGCATCCTCCTCGAGGTGTCCTTCGACTTGGCCGGCGCTGTCGATGACGGTGCAGCGCGTGACGATCTTCGGGCCCTGCTTCAGGGTCGCAAAGAACCAAACCCGATCCTTGGTGAAGAAGGTCGTGGAGTCCATGAGATGGCCGTGAAGGGGCGGCAATTTCACGGTGTCGTTCAGTCGGCCCTGGTTCACGTCGAAGACGAAGGCCATGGACAGGTTGGCTGCCCGGTAGAAGCCGAAACCGAAAGACTCGCCGACCCAGAAGAGCGTCTGGTTCTGCAGGACGTCTCCGATTCGCTCCGGGCCCGCGGGACGTTTCCGATAGAGGACGCCGTTCTCGCACCAGATGTAGAAGCTTTCGTTCGCATCGAAGACGGGCAGTTGCCCATAGCGATCAACATTCAGGGTCGCATAGTCGGGATTGCCGTCCTCGGACACGATCCGGACCTGGTCGTCATTGCCGACCAGCGTGTAGTCGCCCATGATCCGATACCGGGCCCGGAAGCCCGGGTCTTCCTTGAAGGCTACCGATCCGTCTTCACGCTTGAAGTCACGGCCTTCGCGGAATAGATAATTCAGGACCCCACTCTGGGAGACGGCGAAGAGGATCTCGCCCGAGGTCTTGAAAACGGCCGTCGAAGTCACCTTACCGCGCACTTTGACGGTCTCCTTGATGGCCGCCGGCGCCGCCTTCTGGCAGCTCGGGCACTTGGGGCGGGCATGCTCGGTGCCGCACCCGCTGCAGACGGTCCAGCGGATATTCATCAGAAGATGCTTCGAAATCTCGCGCTGCGGCCCTTCGAAGACGCTCTGGAACCAGTCGAGAAAGCTATCCGGAAGCCTATCGAACGGCACCGCGGGCTTCGGATAGATCACATCCTTGTGAAAAACGCTGATCCGGTATCCAGGCAGCGGTCGCGCGGCATGCGGGATCTGCTTGTTCTTGTTGCTCGGCCTATAGATCCCTCCGAAAGGATCACAGAGCAGGAGCGACCGGAAAAGCATCACGTTATAGGCGTACCAGTCGGACGATTCCTTGTGGGGAAACTTGAGGATCGGCCGGGTCTCCTTCGGATCACAGTGGAGCGGATCAACGAACCGCTCGGTGTACATCCGGCTGAGATATTTCCCGAACTGGAAGCTGTCGGCGTCGATGATGAAGGGATCTCCAGCCCAGTCGACCAGAATGTTCAGGTCGTTGAAGTCTCCGATCACGACTTTCCAGTTCTGATGCAGCCGATCGACCGTCTGCCAGAGCTTCTGGAAGATCTCGACGACCTTGTTGTTGTCTAGCGTGGCGCCGCGGAAGGACCGCTCGGACCAGCGCAGGAGAACCTCGGCCTTGGGCACGTACTCCATGGTGTACCCCAGGATGCGCTGCTCCGTGCGATCCGTGACCAGGCTGATCGGCGCCTTCACGTTCAGGCCGGCGAGCTTGGGGAATTCCCGGAGTTTGGTCTGGTGCTCCAGGAGGCGCTGCCGCGCGCCTTCGGCCTCCTGGCTATTGTTCATGTAGTCCGGGTGATCCGGCTGCTTATAGATCTTCGCGACCGTCCGAGCGTCGATCTTGTAGACGTCCGCCTCGCCTCCCTTGCCCACGGACTGGGAGGGATCGAGCCGTATCCTCTTCCCGCTGATATAGACTTCCATGCTCACGACTCACCGTCTCCGAAGCTTTAGCCTGATCTTCCGGTAAAGGCGCAGATTCCCCCGCTTGAACTTGATATCGTTCTTCACACGAAGGCATTCACGACATTGAGAGATATTGACTTCGAAATAATATTCATCCCCAGCCGTGGCCGAGCGGTGAACGATATGCCATTTGTGCTTACACATTGCTCATTTCTTCCTCAACAGCTCTCGGACCTTCATGAGCTCGTCGTAGGCGGTCTTCGTGATCCGGACGCGCTGGATGCGGCTTTCTCCCGCTCCCATGTCCGTCTCATGCCCGAGCCAGTAGCTCTCTCCCTCACGCTTCAGATAGAAGCCGAGCCCGAGGAAGCGCTTGAAGAAAACTTCGCGTCTTTGCGTCATTTCAGGCCCCAGCGATCCTTCTCACCGCCGAGGATCTTGGCGAAGGCCTTGAGGTACTCTCTGGCCTTGTCCTTGCCGTGGGCATGGATCATCAACCCGTCGGGCCGGATGTCCATGGTGACCTTCACGTCACCATAGACCTTTTCATTGCCGAGAAGTTCCAGGGCGAGCTTGTAGTCGTACTCTCCCGGGCCGGGTTCGATCTCAAGATGATAGACACTCTTTCGAGCTCCCAGCCTGAGCGTCCGCCCGACCGGGCCGTTCAGAGACTTCTCCTTGTCGATCCTCTTTTGCAGCCGGACACGATACCAGGGCTTTGCCGACCATGGATCCGCCTTGGGCCAGTATCCGTTCGGAAGGGATTCGAAGCAGGCTCCCCCCTCAGCGATGTACTTAGGATTGTCGAGCGGCCCGAACATGAAGCCCGCATCCAGGACCGCCCGGTACCAGAAGTCGAACTCCTGCAGTGCCTCATAGCGGATCGTACAGCTCTGATGCGCGTGCTCCGCACGATGGTTCAGGAACGTCTGGTCGCGCAGACTTGGGGACGTAAGGTCCCAGCCGTGCCCACAGATGCAGCAGATCTTCTCGCGGACATCATGAAAGACGCTGCCGCAGGTATATTCGCGATCCTGCCACTTGATGTAGAACTGATTGTACTGGTCGAACCCGGCCATGCCGTCTGGAGTCACGGGTTTCAGGATGTCGTTCACCACTTCTTCCTCCGAATGGCGACCAGAGTCGTATCGTCCCGAAGAGGCCCGTGGGCTTCAGACATGGCCTTCTTCTCCCAGTCGACCTTCTGGGTGGATCGGTTGATCAGGGCGAGCCGGTGACCGATCATGAAGGGATTCTTGAAGAACCCATCCTTCTCCCAGAATTGGGAGATCGGCCCGATCTTCTCCTCCTTGCCCGGGATCGGCTTGTCGAAGGACCGCGCGAGATCGTTGACGCCGTCCGTGCCGAGCAGGATGGATTTGACCGTCTCAAGCGATCCCATCCAGAGCATGCCGAGCTCCGGAGCCTTCTGGTTGGTCTCGACCAGGTTGTAGCTCAGGTAGGCAGGCGCGTTGTTCGGCGACGGCATGACCGTGGGGAGGTCGTTCACGTAGAAGATGCCGTCCCCGCAGCCGAAGATGTAGGCCTTCCCATTCTTCGGATCGAGGACCGCCGCCACGAGCGTGAACAGGAAATACTGGCTCACGTTCTCGGAGAAGCTTCCGGCCATCGCCTCGGCGATCGACTGGATCTTGGTCAGGATGCTCCGCTGGACATTTTTGAGTCCTGGATTGGGCATATTGGCGTACGGGAACGCGTCCGGATCCGCCCGGTAGTGCTTGAGGATACTGTCGACGGAGATCTTCGCGCCGATCTTTGCGCCGACCTCCGAATGATCACTGCTCCCGCAGCCGTCGCATACCACCGCGACCGTAATGTCCTTGTGGGACCAGCAATACGCATCGTGGGAATTCTGCCCGATGCGGACATGATCGCGGCCAGCCACCGTGCCGCCGGCGATTTCGAAAGATTGAACGCTCATGTCAGTTTCACTTTCGGCAGCTTGAGGATGTCCATCAGGAAGAGCACATGCTTCCGGCGAACCCCATGTTTCGGATTCGTGTGGATGTACAGGAAGTTGGGCTGCTTCTCGGTCCAGGACTCGGCTTCCTGGCCGATGCCGTCCTCGATCCAGACGCAGACCGGTGTACGCCCCGCAAGGAAGTTCTGCACCCCTTCCAGTTTCCAGTCCATCATCTTCCCGCTGCGGCAGATCGTGGCATCAGGCCGATCAGGAAGGCCTGCCCACTTCGCGATCAAATTGCCGTCCAGCCGCCAGGCCGTGCACCACTGCACGTCGAAGGTGCTCCAGGCCCAGCGCATGAACGGCTTCGTGAATTTCGTCGGATAGAGGTGATGGGAATGGCCGCCCGGCTCCTGGAGCAGAACTTCTCTCTGCTTCATGTCCCGGGAGAAAACGTTCAGAACGCCGTCAACGTCCAGGAAGAGAATAGGCTTGTCCATCACCGGAAGATTACAGTAAACCCCGTTTACCTGTCAACTGTTTTACGTTCGGAATTCCGCAAAACCTTTCGGGAATTCCCGGCGATAGACATCGATGATCTTCTTGATGTGCTCCGGATAACCATCGCCTCGCGTCCACGATCCATAGTTGAAGGAGCTATTGTAGAAGTGATCGACGGAAGCCTGGAATTCCGAGGATGAAACGACCCCCGCTCTAAGATCGTCCTTCCCGTTTGCGACGTGATGGTAGACCTGGGCGAAGGTATCCACGAAGACAGGCCGATCCTCGGTCTGAGGATGCGCGTGGAAATAGGATTGCCTGGCCTTGTACTCGATCAACATTTTCGGATAGATGATCGCGGACTTGCCCACGATCTCGTCGAAGAGCCGGCGAGACAGGACGCTGTGCCAAATGCTGATCTTGGGAGCCGAGTAGACCTTCTCCCCATGGGCGGTTTCATAAGGCTGAAGGCCTGCTCGATCTTCGAACAGGCATCCGATCAAGTCCGCCTCTGGAAATCGCTCATTCAACGGGGTGATGAAGTCTTTCTTGACGAAGAGATCGTGGTCCAGGATCACCGCCTGGTCGAAATCGGAGTACCGGGCCTGCTTGAAGAGGTTTTCCAGGTTCTTCGCGTGCATGACGCTGTAGCGGTACCAGCAGGCGTTGTAGGCCCCCAGCCAGTCGATCTCGTCGACGAGATGGATCTGGGCCAATCCCCGAAGATCCTTGAAGAGGCCCAGGTCCTTGCAGTAGTCCGAGTAGTTCGAATGGCATCCCAGATGGAGATCGATCTCATATGCCTGATGCGCTCTCAGGAAGGAGCCGATCGTCAGCTTGGCGACCTCCGGATAGGTGTGGACGGCAACGAAGACCGCAAGTTTCTTCCGGCTCATCTCTTATGACCGATCTGTTTCCCAAACGGTTGCTTGCCGAAGCTGCCTTTACCTCTCCAGGCGCCGTTGCGCCGGCCGCCGAGGCCCGGCACCGAGATTCCCTTCTTGCTCGGCTGCATAAGAAGGACTCCCATCAGGACCATGCCGATGATGACGGCCGCGGGCTGATCGTCGATGAGCTTCTCGATCTCCGGCGAGAAGATCTTTTTCCTCTTCATAGCATGTCTTCTTTAGCCGGTGGCGGATCATAGACGACGGAGTGTTCGAGGAAGTGGAGCATGGCGGCCTTCACGAAGGAGCGCCCCATCGTCTCCGTGTCGCAGACGAGCTGCTTCTTCTTCTCGTAGAAAGTGATCTGTCCGAAGCCGATGCCCTCGGCGCCCCAGTCCAGGATGAAACCACCTTTTGGAACGTCTTCGCTCACCTTGACGTAGACGAACTTGAGGTTCTTCTGGGCGGCTTCCCGTTGTTCCTGGGACTGGTTCGGGCTCCAGCCGAGTTCCTGCGCTTTCAATGCCATCTTTCGAACGGCATCGCACAATTTCTTGGGATCGATCTTCGGACGCTTCTTCTTGGCCATCTTCTATCCGTTGAATCCCAGCCGTTCCGGCATGTTGCCCTGCGAGATCGCATGCAGGCGCTGCTTGAGGTCCTTGTTGATCGCCGGATGCCGCATGAGTGCCTTGGCCTGGAGCTCGGCACGGCGGTTGAGATCTGCCATCTGCTTGGTCTTGGTGAAGATCTTCTCCGTCCAGCGATAGACGTCCTCGGGCTCGCCGACGACCAGGTCGAGCGTTTCGGAAACGACCAGGGCTTGAATGTACAGCGCGTCTTCTTTTTCGTTTACCGGCACGAAGGCCATTGCGGGGGTGAGGGGCGTAGGATAGTTCCCATAAAATATTTCCAAATGTCGCTTATATTCTGAACATAGCCGGTTTGCGCGATTCTTCTGGGCCGTGTAGTGCTGGTCGATGCACTTCTTCCGTTCATCGACGTTCTTGATCTGCTTGACCATGTACTGCACGAACTCGGAATGCTGGGCCTCGAAGCCGAGCTTCTCCATGAGGCTCCGGAGCGTGTGGTAGCCGCCCTCTTTGCCGATCTTGTGCTCGACGGTCACCATCCCGGACCCGTTCTCCGCCTTGACCTTGACCGGGGAGATCTTGAAGAGCCGGTCGATCTTCGCCAGAAGATCCTTCTTCTCCAGCTCGTCCAACTTCTTGGTCTTCTGAATCGTCGACATCGCCTTTCTCCTTACTTACTTTTCCGCGGGCGAATTGCCCGTTTCATTACCCGAACGCTCGGTGAATTCCGCGTCGATGACCTTGGGTTCGCTCCCATCGGGTGGAACCGTCTCGATGGGACTAAGTTGATCCGGCACCGTCTGCTGATTCACCTCCTTCACCTTCTTCCGAATGAGGTTCATGTAGCGCTGCACGCGGGAATTAATGAAGTCGTACTGCTCGCCTACGAGCTGCCGGAGGATGAAGACCTTCTCGAAGATCGTCTCATGCACACCCGCGGCGGCCTCCTCGTCTCGGACCATCTCGAGCGCCATCGTGACCATAGCCCGCCAGCGAGCGCCTTGGTCCGCGATCTGGGTCAGAACTTGATCCAGGTTCTTCTTGTTTTCCTTCCTGGGCTGATTGATCGGGATCTCGCCCTTGGCCCGGGAGATCGCCTCGGCATATCCCATGCTCCCATGCTCCCGCTTGAGCTGCTTGATGGTTCGGAGCATCCCGACTGTGAGGCCGTTCTCGATGAACTCCTTGGCGATATACTTCTGGGTCTTGTCGTCCCAGCCGCTTCCGGCAAACTCGGCCAGCGCCGTGATCGAGATCTTGCCCTCCACCACCAGATCGAAGACTTCCTGGCAGATCTGCGTACAGATCCGGGAGTAATCTTCCAGCGTGGCAGGGGTGAACTGGGTGAACTCCGGTGCCAGAGTCGTCGCACGAACCGCGTGCGTCATGTCCTTGGGAAGCTCGAGGAATCTCTTTCGCATCTCCATCAGGACTTCGATGGTGATCCGCTTCTCGAATCCGGGCTTCTTCTTCTCGCCGTTCATGACTAACCCCTCAGTCCATTATCGAGCATGAAGCGAATCACGGTATCCTTGGTGTAGTGCTCCTGGACGGTCCGATGGATCGAGCCCCAGTTTTCCATCGACTCCAGGAACTTCTGGCAGTTCGACAGCACCGGAGGAATGAAGATCACGAGCACCTTGTTCGTGTTCATCCACTCGATCCGGCAGTGCTGCAGGATGTCTCCAACGCGCTGGCGGATCTGATGGACCTTCTCCACAACGAAGCACCATTTCTTCTGTGCTTCCTCCTGATTAAGACCGTCGGAAACCACGACCTGGGGAGGCGGTGTGACCAGGACGTTCGGGGCCGGAAGCGTCTTCGGAACGACGGGTTCGGCTTCGATCTCGACTTTCTCGATCATCGTCAGCTTGAGATCGTACTGATGGTTGATGATCAGTTCCTTGTGGGTATCGTCCACGATCTTCTGCTCGATCGCACGTTCGAGCGCAGAGCGGACCTGATTGTCCGAGAGCCCGGCGAATTCCTTGTACCGGCGCATCTCCACGTAGATCGATCGCTTGGTGGGATATGGACCGGGCCTGAGGCCGGCCAATAGGCGCGCGGCAAGCGAGGGATTTCCCGGGATCATCCGGAGGCGATCCTCTGCAGTCGTCTGTTCGATGTCTACTTCCAGTCGCTTGCGTTGCTTTTTGAGCGGCTCCGGCTCCGACCCCTCAGGAGCCTCACCTTCATAGGCTTCGCTGTCCGAAGACGCCAGACGCCAGAGATCGTTCTTCGTGGGAGCAATGATTCCCAGCATCTGCAGCTTGGGCAGGAAGAGTTTGCAGTCTTCGGGAGGAGGCCCAGCCATGGCGAGGATCTCGAGCAGCTCCTTCTCCGAGACTTTCTGCCCGATCTCCAGAATCGTGCGACAAGCTTCCATCATCTTATCGCCGAACTTCTTCCAGATCTCCCCTTCACTGAGACCCAGCGTCGAAGGGGCGGCGGGAGCGGCCGGAACAACCGGAGCGTCGGACCCCTCCGGAGCATCCGGAGGGAGAAGACTTCGTTTCTGCAGGGTTTCCTTCATCGCGGCCCATCCCTGGGGGAGCCAGACGATGGGCACCTTCGCCTCGCCCTTCACCTGCTCCACCATATTGTGATTCGCCCAGCTCGTGATCACGAAGATATAGTCGGCCTGGGGGAGCGTGTTGTACTTCGAGCCATGCGTGATGTGCTTCACGATGTCGAAGAAATTCTTCAGGTCGGCCGGCACGTTGTAATCCATGCCTCCGACCAGGATGATCTTGTGCTTTGCGGCCACGGCTACCTCCGTCATGCTTCCACCGGTTTCGGTTGCTTGTCCTTGAGGACCTTGATCGCAGTATCCATGCGCTGAATCTCAGCCTGGATCTTCGCGCTCTCGACCACGAGGCGCTCGCGCTCTCCTTCCAGGAGCGCGATCGCCTTGTTCACCGCTTCTTCGCCCACGGGTTCCTCCGGCAGTTTCTTCGCTGGCTTGTGAGGATCCTGGCCACCATGGTATTGCTGCTTATGCCAGCCCCAGGGCTTCGGCCCGTCGGTGCCGAAATTGTGCTCGGCGCAATACCATTTCCGCTTCATGGCGTAGGGAATCCCATTTAGTGGCGGAGATCCATCACACAACGCCAGATGGGCCTGCGTTTCCGCAGCATCCGGCATCAGACACCGACCGCAGCCTTTGGGGCAGCGGCTCGATCCCTTCAGCTTCGAAGGGATCGGTCGGTGTCTCTCACGATGGACTTCGAGATCCTCCGGACGAAGAAACCTCTCTCCGCAGTTCGGACAATGGACGGCCGGAATGTCCGCGTAGAATGGATCCATTTCCATGGCAGTTCAAGCCTCCTAGAGGCTTATTGTGGGAAGCTACTGCGTCAAGAAGGGTCTCGCTTGAAGAACTCGTCACAGGCATATGGTTACCGGTTTAAGGGTCATTGTCAAGCGAATTCCACTGCGCTTTATTTTATTGCTCCTGCCAGAATCCTCTTCACCTTAGCCACGTCCGGCTTATGGCTGCCGCGAGGGCCGGCGACGTTCAGCACCTTGATGTTCTGGAGCAGTTCCTTCATAACACGGATGCCGGCTTCTTCATCTTCAAGCAGGCTCACGACGGCGAATGGTTTCTTGGCTTGGCGACACAGATTCACCGTGAGCAGACAGCCTGGCTCATTGTTGAGGAGACCGTTTGTGAAGACCACCGTTGCGTCGGCTAAAGCGATATTGGCTTCTGTCCTTGGCGGGTACATGTTGGAAGGATGCTCGGTCATTTTGTATTTGGCCGGGATTGGACCAGCTTCCGATTTGCGGCCTCGAGGTACATAGCCTCCGTGCGGAATATTGTTCTCGATCGCAAAGTCAAGTCCGGCCTGGTCGACGCCAGTCTGGCCGCCGGAGATGATCTTCTCGATCATGAAAGCGCTTTCCGCGCTTCGGCCAGGAGCTCGTTGCGAAGAATGATCGTGTCCCCGCTCCAGACCGATGCTTGGGTAGCATTCTCCGCGGCAATCCAGCGCATATCCAAATCGGTGAGGCTTGGAGTCAGTTCCGCGGCCCGCTGATAGCCTCCCCGGATGAACGTTTCGCTTTCCTGCGCGATGACTCCAGGCGGTTCATCACCAGGAGCACCGATGCGGCGCCAGACGACCGGACGGCCCGGAATGCTGATCTTCCCGTTCTTGGCCTCGTTTCCGAACTTCATGACCGCCTTCGGGCCCGTCTGGGAGAGCTTGTAGACTGCCGCGACCCGGTCTCGATGCAGATTGCCGAAGCCGGGCTTGGCTACCAGGGCGCCGCCATATCCGTAGACCTGCTGGCTCGCTAGAATCCCAAGCTGTTTACGAAGAGTCTCGAACCGGATCGTCTGCTCGAGATCGAGCGCATCTTCCAGGATATGGACGGGCTCAAGTCCTGCTTCCTTGGCCTTCGAGACTGCATAGAGATACTGGGCTTCCTTGTTTCCAGAGTCATAACGAATCGAATCGCCACGGCGCGGACTCTCCGCCATCACCTTGAATGCAGCCGGCAGTCCGGACAGGAATGTGTCGTAGGTATCGAGAAGATAGCTAGAACGATAGGGGCGGCGATCACGCATCGCTCTGAAGGCCGCTTCATCGCTCCCGTAGCGCATGACGTGCTCATGGCCCATCGTCCCGACGGGCTTCATCCTCAGTTCCCGAGCGCCGTCCACATGGGACGTCCGCTTGATCCCTGCTTCCTTGCAGGATTCAAGCGCCATCCTATGCATGACCCGGCAGCTCGCCGACCGAAGGCCGACCTCGAAGATACGCTCTGGATCCTCGACGGCCTGAACGAGCGCCTTGGCCGTCTGGAATACCGATCTCCGGTACTCGTCAGGTCTTGCGTCCATGGGAGGAGCCTTGATCTTCAAGGTATCGAGCAGTTCTCGTAGCATGAGAAGTTCTTCGGCACAGTTCCGGATTGCCATCTGCTTTCGGAACTCGTCCAGATTGGAGACCGCAAGGGTCGCTGCCTGGATCAGCCAGTTTAGCTGAAGCAGCTTAGGTTCAAGCCAGGACACCAGAGTTGAAGGCCCGGTGATGGAGAAGACCGGTTCTCCCGGATAGAAAATGGAGAACTGCGGAAGAGCATTGATCTTGAGATCGCGATGGTTCCCCAAGGCCGTCTGGGCTCCGATCCCCAGGTTGTATTCGTTCGTCTCGAGGTAGGCCAGGTCCGAAGGGTTGACGAACGGAAGATTCTTCTTGATGAAAGCTTCCACGTCGATCGGCAGGACCGCCGGGCCTCCTTTTCGATGGGAGTAATAGAACGTCTCCTCGCGCAGCGGCCAGCCGGCCTCTGCCATCGAGAACTTATACCCGTCGGTCTCGAGCACGCTGCTCATTTAAGCCTTCTTCTTGCAAATGCAGTGAGGACTACATCTCAGAACCGTCTCGATCGACGCACTCGGCTGCTGACAGGATGGAACCGCGCGCCTGGCTCTGCAGCCTTTTACGTGGCATTTTTCGTAAGACCGAGACCTGGGAGAATCGGCTACTTCCAGCCAGCGATGCCGATGGACTTTTTTGATCATGATCTCCGCTTGCCTCCAAAGATCAGGATCAGAAGTGAAAGCCCTAGATGAAGGGCTCCGAAAATGGCAAGAGCTCCCACAATAACTAGGCCCCAGAAAGCAGGTTCATCAACGTTCGGGATCGTCATCTTCAGACTTCCTTCATGACGTAGATCCGAAGCGAGGGCTTATCCTCTCCCTTGGCCTTGTGGAAGAGCTTTCCAAACCAGCCGGTCTCGGAAACGACGATCGCATAGGTCGCCGCGATCTCCGCGGCTGGCTTCTTGAGCAGGCCTTCCTTCTCCAGGGTAAGAAGAAGCTGGTCCTTGACGGCATTGCTGTTGGCCGTCAGATCGGCGGCATCCATCGGATAGGTCTTCATGAAATTGGCGCAAGCGCCCTCTCCAGTATGCCGGCATCCTTCTCCACGCAGATGGCATTGCGGCCGTTCCTGATCGCAGCCTTGCCTGTCGAGCAGGATCCCGCGAAGATATCTAATATGAGCTCGCCGGCATTGGTAGCAAAGCGGATCAGCTTTTCCAGTAAGCCTAGCGGCTTTTCATTCGGATGGACCCGGTGACAGTGATGGGCCTGGCGCTCCACAATAAGATCGGGTATCGACAGATCGCAGGGTTTCCTTCTTGCTCCTTTTGACATGAAGAGGATTGCTTCATAACGAGCCCGACCGTTGTACCCCATGCCCAGCATCACCCGGTCCCAGATGAAGCGTTTGTTGAATCTGAAACCGCAATCCTCAAGCGTCTTGATGAATTTTTCGATATGACCGCGCGTAATCGCCGTCTCTGCGGGGACGAAGAAGAACGCATGAGCCCCATCCTTCAAGATCCGGTAAAGCTCCAGGCCTAGTTCGCGGTCGATCTCCTTCTTTTCATAGGCCCAGCGCATCCGTGGCCGAGTCGTCGTGTGAAGTTCGACGTGCTCCCTCAACCATGGGTAAGGTGGATCCGTGACGAGGGCGTCAATGGACCGGGTCTCAAGGTCCTTCACTGCTTCCAGGGCGTCTTTGGCCACAACCACACAGGTTGCATCCCCCTGCTTGGCCACATAGATGCCATGGCCAATCCGCGTGAACTCCTTTCCGAGATTCTCGTAGATCCTAGCTCGGATAGAGTGCTGCTTGGCCTGGGGCATATGGGCGTAGAGGTCCTGCAGATGGACTTCTTCTCGCCCCTTGAAGAACTCGCGGATCGCCTCGATCAGCGTCATTTCTTTTCGGGTGTGGGAACTCCCGGCACCGGAAGCCATTCGAACTTGGTATGCCCGAACTCATCGACCACCTTGTAAGTGGCATGACCCGTCTTCACGGCCTCGGCCTGGATCTTTGCGTAGCCTCGGGAATGGGCGATCACGACCGCCGGGATCGAAATAAGTGCTCCGATGAGGAAAGCTACCAGCAGATACCCCATCCTCTTTTCCTGAGGAGGGATAGGCGTCGGCATGTCGGGTTCCTCAGGCGGATCGAAGTCGCTCACTGTCTTCCTCCTTGAGCAGGTTTCGGTGTCTCATGGACCTGGGTATGCGCCTTGATGCTGGCCACGCCGAAGACGCAGCCTACGGCAACGTCCAGCAGTTCTTCAATGATTCTCTGGGGTTCCTTGATCTGGACCGCCTCTTCGACTTCGTTCATTTCGAGACGCAGGTCGCCCAGGATCTCCTTGGGATTGATAAAGGAATCCCGTCCCTTTTCAAGCAGCCGCCGGCGGAGATTGATCCCGAGCATGGTAAGCGCGTTCGAGATCTGCTCTTCCGTGACTTCGACGCTCTGCTTCACTTGGCCCTCTTGATCAGGGCATCGATGAGCATTTTCAGCTCTCCGACCTTGACGCTGGCCTCGATCAGATCCGCAAGAAGCTTCCCATCCGGCTTCGCCTTTTGAAGAGGCGGAAGCAGGATAATCTCCGCGGAGCCCTTGCACTTCTGCAAGTGCTTCGTGAACTCAATCGAGTTCTTGAACTTTGTCCGCGTGCACTTGCGACAGATGTAGCTGTTGGGCATGGGCTTCGAGGCGTGTTTGTTCATGGAGTTAGTTATACCCCGTTTACACCTGAAATTACCAGCTATTTCTTCTTCTTTTTGCTCTTGTTTTTGGGCTCCGGCGCCGGAAGCGCATGCTGCGGCGTCGTGCGGCCGGTGGTGGCGAGGCCTCGGACCTGCTTATACTGCGATTCGAAATCGAGGCCCAGGACCGGCACGAAGCCACCGCTTTCCCGCTTTTTCCGGAGCTCCTCAGCCGCTCCCATCATATCGCCGCTCTTGGCCGATGCCTGCATCTCGAGGTTCTTGATGTGGTTGTCCTTCATCTCGAGCAGTCCGGCTGCAGCCTTAAGAGGATCGTCCAGGCCGCCCTTCCCCAGAGCGAGAGCGGTCTTCAGCTTCCCGCGGCAGGAATCGCAGGAGAACATCGTCTTCCCGTCTTCCTGGTAGGTCTTGCCCTTGATCTCGTGGGCCTTTTCCTTCACCTGCACGTCCTCGCAGATGTCGCACTTCATCGCGTACATGACGCCCATGCCTATCTCCTGCCTCTGATGTAGATCTTGTGGATGATCGGGTACGGATTAGGCGGCGGAGGAACGACGCGACCTACCTTAGAATCCTTCCCGCGCTGTTCGAACCACTGCTGAAGCTGGGTCATTCGATCAGGACATCGGCCATCTGGACCCTGAGGTCCATCAGCCCCCTTAATGCCTTCGAACCCCGGCTCACCGTTCTGCCCCTGGATCTCATGGATGCTCATCGGAAGGATCGGGGGAACAGGCGGCGGAGACGGAGGCGGCTTCTGGGGGAAGACTCCACCGCATTTCTCGTAGATCTCCTCGAATGTCAGGCCCTTGTCGTGGAGATCGCGCTGGAATTCCGCGTACGAGTAGTTAGGATTCGGCTTCCTGGGAGCGTCCGGGTCATCCAGAGCTCCTTCCAGAAATTCGACATCCGGATCCTTAGGCTTCGCCGCCTCTTTCTTGGCAAAGAATAACTTCAGGATCTTTGCCGTGGAAAAGATGACGCCCAGGAAGACCATCACGAAGACGGCCGAAGATCCATAGGCCGTCCATGCATCCTTGACGACTTGCCAGTTCCAGGCCATAGAGCACCTACTTTTTCGTGTTAAAAACGTCGACGTCGTCTTCCTTCCGGGTCTCGAAGGTCTTCTCGGTCTTGGTGCTCGTCACGATCTTGATCTCGACGGGAGGACGTGAACCGACGAAGAAACTCCCGGGCATCGTCGTCAGGACGTTGTCGTGCTCCCGCTTCAGATCGATCAGCTTCTGCTGATCACGCATGAAGGCCGTCCGCTGTCCTTCGATGGAGTTGGACACCTTCTCGAAGAGCCGGATATCGAAGTTCGGGTTGGCCTCCGTGATGAACTTCATGAGCTGGCCACCTTTCCCGTACTCGCGACCCTGCATCAGGGATACGTAGATCTCCTTGAAGCTGTCCTTGTACTTGTCGGCGACCTGGGCCTGTCCCTGGATGATCTTCCAGCAAGTATCGAAGCTCGTGGTGTTGGCCTCCTGCTGGGCCTTCACCGCATTCCGAAGACGCACCTCGGAATTCGAATAGCTCATGTACATCACGAAGACCATGACCACGATTCCGAGCAAACCACCGATTGCCGCGAGTGCCTTCATCGCCATCTCCTTCCAAGTTCGAAGCTATGAGATCCTAGAAACGATCCATCATTGTCCACATTGTTGAGGACTGCCCAGGCTCCGATCCCAATGGTTACCAGAAGCGTCAGGATGAACGTCCAGATGACGGCGGTCATAGGAGGCTCGACAGTGAGGTAGCTGAAGTCTTCGAATTTCTTCCTTACCCATTTCTGTTCGATTTCAGGCTTCAGCCAATCGGCATAAGCCATAAGGTCGAGCGTTTTCATTTCCATGATCCTATTCCTGGCTTCGATCTTCATCTCCTCGATGTCGGTCCATGAAAAGACGTGGGCCCATTGAATTGCGAGATCCTTATCAACCCCGATGCAGGTGACGAATTCGTTCTTGTTACCGCGTTTCCAGAAGGCTTCCTGTTCCATCGCAGCCTGGATCGGTTGATTCTGGAACACCAGGACGAACAGCCGAATCTGCCTCGATGCTCCCATCGTTGCATTCAGGTACTGGAATTTCTTCTCGACCGGAGCCGTGGTGCCCGGACCTTCGGTGCATCGCTGCGTGTAGCCTGAGATCCCAGGATGTTGATAAAGGCCATAGTCCTTCGGGTTCACTTCCTTGAAATTGAAGACGCTGTTCGATGCCTGGATTCGATTCTCATAGGTCCGCGCGGCGGTCACGGGCTCGATCGTCGCTTCTTCACCCTTCCAGGTCGCGACGTACTTGTCGCCGTTCTTCGTGTGATATGACCGATGAAGATTTACAAAGACGCGATTGCCGAACTGTCTGGCGAGATTCTCGAAGCTCTGTTTGGAGATTGTGAAGGTTTCCTGGATGGAACTGTGAACCATCCATTCCTCAGGATGATAGTCCACGTCATAAGAATGGTAATAGCCATCGTTTGCATGCAACGTATGTCCATCCTTGTCGCGATGGCTGCAGGAGATCGGATGCCGGCAGGATACCCGTTCATTCCAATCTTCGTAGTACTCTGCAGTCGTAACGTACCCGCCCCAATATTCCGTGGCGGAAGTCTGCATGTGTTCCACGCAGCTTTTCGCGCCGCCGATCATGAGGATAGGCACAAACATCATGATGGCGGCTTCCCAGAGAGCGACCTTCCGATTCCAGATCCAGAAGAGGGCTCCGGCGCCGATGAAGGGGATCAGGGCGGCGAACCAGATGATCACGCAGGTCAGACCCTGATCCGGGCCGTTTGTTTCAAGAGACTCGTCACGCCTGGAATGGTAGTCGGCGTTTACCTATGAGTCAATGAGAATCGTGTTCGCGGAAACGGGCGTTCAGTTTGGAGACAAGAGGTTTCACGTACTGAGGTTCACAGGGGATTCCAGTCTCATTGGCGCGCTTCGCTCTATAGGCCGTAAGGGGAGCCAGGCCGATCCCACTACGGTTGGGATACGATGATGCAAAGTCGCTCAAGATTTCCTTCTTGGTACTGGCTCCCTTATAGTCAAAGAACGCATCGCCGTCCTTGACCACGACGTGTTCTACCGGAAGCACCGAGGAGTAGACGGCCCAGAGCTCGGCCGGAGGACCTAAAAACCGCTTCAGTGCCTCCGCCAGGATCCAGCAGCCGCCCGCCCCCCAGTCGCCTTCCGGAAGAATGGAGAAGACTTCGTCCGTGTTGATGAATTCGCGAAGTTCGAGACCGAACTTACGGATTGCCGGATCCATCGGAGGAACGTCTTCTCGCCTATTTTAGCGGCGGCGCCCAGCCATAACCACCGGAGGCGTGTAAAAGACAGGCGTTGGATAGATCTGAACGGGATTCAGCACGCAGACTCCGGTGATGTCTCTGCTGTATCCGGCTGGGCAGGTGTCGTAGGTCGACACGAGAGAAGGCGAAATAGGAATGGCGCCGAGATTGCGGCCGCCGATGGGACCTAGTTTGCCGGACTGTACGAATCCATTGCTCATAAATCCTCCGTAATTTATTTCTTACCGAAGGCAAGCCAGAGGCCGGTGCCGAGAAGCGCAATACTTCCGACTCCGATGCCTACCCAAGCCAGAGGGCTCAGTCCCTTATTCGATGGAAGCTGGACCAGAGAACCCGGTGGAGGCGGCGCCGCGCTGTTCCCCGGATTTTGAGTCAATCCGAAGACCCCCCGAATTCCTGCGTAGTTTAGCTCGAGGGCCTTCAAAATATCACGGCCGAGAAGAGCGTCAAAGCCTCCAACCGGAAGCGAGACGCCGGCGATCTCGATCGGATCAACCGCCACATTGTAATCAGGCACGCCGAAGGCTGCCGAGTAGATCGGCCGCGTGCTGACGCCGCCCACTCCGCCGATCGGAACGCTGCCGACTTGTTGGAGACCGGCAGAAGTCGCCACGGCGTCGCTGACCGTCGAGATCGAGGCTCCTGTGTCGATCATGGCTTTGATCGTCTGAGGAGGTGGCACGGGATTCCCAGCATCCTGGAGTTGTTTTGCATAGGATGCTGGAACCCCGATCACAACGTTCACGATCGCTCCGTCTCTCCGGAGTTGCTCGACCAGGTCCGTAGGTGAAGGAGCTCCCTGGCCGAGTCGGCGGCGGGGATGGCCCGACCCCAGAAAGGTGACCGGCAGCCGTCGATACCCCATCATGTAATTCGGGGTCATCGTTTCGACCTTCTGGGAGGCCGTCGCCTGCTTGAGGACGAACGGCTCGGTGCCGAACATCTGCGTGCCGGTGGTGTATGCCGTGGCGTAATCCGGATAGGCTCCGACAACCTTCTGGTTCTTCACGATGACCCATTGATCTGGATACTGCTTCGAGATCATAGGCCGATTCTGTTCGAACCAGGCGATGTCGTCGCTCATTGCCACGGTGATGACCTTCTTTTTTTAGAAGTACCAGCGGAGGGGCAGCGACCGGGAGACGCTGGGCGCGAGGACTCCGGTCAGGCCCGTAAGCGCCGCGAGACCGGCGCCGATGCCGCCCGCCCAAGCCGCGGCCGACTTCCAGCCCGTCTGGCGCTGCGCGGTGGCGATCGCCGCCCAGGCTGCGGCTCCCGCGATGGCAGTCCAGAAGATGCCTTCAGGGAACCCTACACCAGCATCCGGCACACTGACGACCGGAGCGGCGGGGGCGACGGCAGGAACGACGACAGCCTGGGAAAGACGCGGACGATACACCGGAGGCTGATAGGAGATCATAAAACCCTCTTTCAAAAATTATTTCAGGAACAGGAAATACGCGCCTGCAGCGAGAAGGCCGGCGCCAAGAGCGCCCGCGCCAACCATAAGCGCGGGGCTCGGGCCGGAAGAAGGAGCCGCCGCAGCGCCCGGAGCTGCCGGCGCGGGGGCGGCAGCGCCACCACGAGGAGGAGGAATCTGACCTTCGATTCTGCCGTTGGTCGTGACGTCTGGCGTGATGCCCGGCGAAAAGACCTCGGGCGGAGGAGTATGCGGGCATCCCGGAGGATAATGGCTGCCGTCCGAGCAGATCGCGTTGCCGCGGGCATCCCGCATGCAGTTCAGAGTCGGATCCGTCGTGACCGCGAATGCAGCCTGTCCAGCGGCCCCTGGCGGAGTGAATGGGCATCCATAGGTAGCAGGAGCTGGAGTTCCAGAGCCGCCCGATGTCTTGGGCGTCGTGGGAGCTGGAAGCTCGGTTGTCGTCGCCTGCTGTCCGAGATCGTAGCCGCCGATGTTCACGATGCGGTACACGATAGAGTCTCCTTGTTCAGGAGGCTCCTACAGGGGGGGGAGTGAGGTTGCCTCTCCCAAGATGATAACCGCCAGGCCGGGTCATTTCAAGCGCTAGAAAAGATTGGTGGGCAGGGAAGGACTCGAACCTCCGGTCTCCAACGGCTTGCGCCGCCGGCGCTCTACCAACTGAGCTACCTGCCCATGGTGCGGGGGCTGGGGCGCGACCCACAGACTTCCGGGCTTGCGCCCGGCGTGCGCTTCACACTCCCCCCGCGAATGATCACTGGAAAAAATTGGTGGGCAGGGGAGGACTTGAACCTCCGGCCTTCCCCGGCTTGCGCCGGCGACGCTCTTTCTCTGAGCTACCTGCCCATGGTGCGGGGACTGCGGCGCGACCCGCAGACCTCCAGGCTTTCGCCCGGTATGCACTTCACACCCTCCCCGCATATTGTTCATTGGACGGACTCCGCATGTTCCGGAGTCCAGAGCTGAATCTTCTTGAAGGCCTTCCGCGCTTGCCCCGAGATCGGCTCGGTCGCGAAGGCCGTCGCCTGATCGTTCAGATCGCTTTCGATGAAGAGGTAGTTCCGGATTCCCTTTTGATCGCAGGCCGCAGCCGCCGCGCGCAACGCCTCTTCATTGGGCAATGAGAAGAGCACGAACGAGGACACGTCATCAGGATTGCCGAAACGGATTCCAGCTTCGTGCGCAGCGTGAGCGGCTTGGATGGTCTGGTGAGTAGGAGTGAGGTCGGTTCGGATGCCGATGTAGACGTACTTCTTGGGGGCGGCGACCTACGTTTCGTTCATGATCAAGAGACTACTGCATAGGCGCATCTGTGTCAAGGAAAATTACGGACAACAAAAATTCGTCTCCTGGCCGGCGTTCCCTTCCATGAGGAAGACTCTCGAGATGGGAGATGCCGCAGGAGCATTCTCTCCGGCGCCACCAAAGAACGAGATGGTGTTTCCAGGGAGCTGATCGAAGATGCTGAAAATATCTCCGAAGAAAGTCACCGGTATCTCTTGGTGATCAATCCAGATCCTTGGAACGCCACGCGAGTCTATCGAAAGATGAACGATATGATGACCGAGGTTCGGAGTCCAGGTGAATATCCAGGCGGGAATGAGCAGAACATCTCCGACTTGAATGACGCCGTTTCCATCGCCAAAGAGGGAAAGGAAAATCCCTCTGCTGGAGTCGGGACTGGTCAGAAAGAGTTGGTAGGTAGTGGTTGGGTTCGGGGGAGTCTGATACTCCGTGAATTCGAACTGAGCCGAAATGCTCAAGTTCTGCGGCAACGGCCTGGGCAGAGACTTCACGGCACCAATGTAGTCCGTTGCCGTATCCGTCGTAATCGTCATCGATCCTGGGGTGAAGATGATCGGGGTCGTGGATGTCCCGAACACTTCGCTGAACGTCCATCCACAGATCGGCCCCGGTGATGCTGCAGTGATCTGGCCCACGCACTCCTGGAAGCAATCTGCAAAGAAATTTGATGGCGTACAACCAGAAGACGGGAGTACCCCTACAGGTCCTCCCAACGGAGAAATCCCGCTAGCAGGACCGCCGAACGGCGTCACGAAGCCGGGAAGAATGCAGGGACCTTGTGGAATTGGCCGGATGAAGGGTGGAGGGCACTTCGGCCTCTTGGGATCCTGATTCATTACCATGATCCTATCCTTTCGGAAGCCGATACATCGAGTCAAAAAGCGTGAAGTCTTTTTGACGCCCTTTATTACTAACAAATCCGAACCTGCGATAGAAGCGCTTGAGACGTTCTTTTGAGCTCGCTCCGAAATCCGTGGATGGGCTGAGCGTGAGCAGCATGCCGTATTGGTCAGCTAGATGCGTCAGATCCTCCATAGCCTTGGTCCCCAGACCGCGGCCGCGGAGCCTTTTTTCGATCTCGATCCTGGATAGATGAAGATTCTTCCGGCCATAAGTATCCGTGGAGATGCTGGCATCGATCACCACACCGTGCTGCGCCCACCCTTTTTCAAGAGCCTGGAGATCCGCTTCTTCGGGGCTCATTAGCTCTTCATCCAGCGTTCGATCAGTTGAATGTAGGGTAAAAGATTCACGGGTTGGGATTGCAACCAGATCGAGACGATAGCCATCGAAGCCCGATCATAGCGGCGAGCCTTCACCAGATGATCGAACATCTCTGCCGCAAGAATGGCATGCTCTTCGTAATCCAGCTCAGGATTCTGCGCCTGGATGATCGAGCGGACGGCCTTCTGGACGTTCTTGTTCGTGGGCTCCGGATATTCACCCCGCTCCTTCGCCTCCGTCGAATAGACGTAGAGCGGAATATCATCAAGCCCGGAAAGTACCTTTTGGACAAGCGCCTGATGGAAAGGCACAAGGATCTGATTGGCGTCAAGGCGGATGCTGGTCTGGCCGTGATCCCGTGCGATCATCGCGCTCTCAGTCCGGTTGTCCGCGAACCAAACTGCTGGACCATTCGACCAGTAAAGGATGGCGAAGTCTCCGGTTTTGGGCAGAGGCTCCTGCCGAATCCCATACCACGTCCGCTCAGCGATCTTCTTGTTCGCTTCTTTGACGACGGTCTTTAGAAGCGCCTTTTCTTCTTCCTCGCTCAGATCAAGCAGGGCTCTAGGGATAAATTCGCCGCCTAAAGGGCCTTCCCTCCGGAATACCATGAGCTCGGACCTTTTATCTGCCAAAAGGAAGAAATTGAGGCCTCTGGCGATCGCGCTGATTGTCTGGAGAACGCTCCAGTAGAAATCGTTGAGATAGACGCCCTTTCCCCCATACGATGCTTTCGCATCCGCGATGACCTGGTCGAGATTCAGCCATTCAGGAACGTATTGAGGAAGTTCCTGGGCTGCCATCCGGATGACGACATCATCCTTCATCTCGCGCCGGCTATCGACGTCCTGGTACATCATGCTCAGGTTGTCGATTGCGGTTTGGATGCTCTTCGGAAAAGCTAAGTCCTTGGCCGATAAATCACTCATATAGGCCCGCGTGATCGCAGCGCCGTAAACGAAGCCAAGGCCATTCATGAACTTATAGGCTTTGTAATGATCTTCCATGTCCGGCGTGAAATTACGGAATTCCTGAAGGCCGAGTTTTTCAAGATCCTTGGCGTTGGCCTCAAGATAATCCAGGTATTCCTGATAGGCCTCCGTTGCCACCTTCCCTAGGACCGCTCTCTTGCTCATATGGTCGGCCAGGATTCCTGGATATAACGCAGGAGGTCTTCCCGGGTCTTTCCATAGGTCCGATGATCCGTGGCGAAATAGCCCTGCTTCACGGCCTCCCGCACCTCGGTCCACATCTTTATCTCTGGAACCCAGACCTGAATGAAGATAGCGGGTATCGGCCTTTCGATGAACCAATCGTCCGTAAGAGTGTTAGCCCGCTCGACATCGCCGACGTGAGCACTGTGAACTCGAAGAAGAACAGGATCTCCTGCGCTGATGTAATTGAGCGAATCGAAGGCCCACTGGATGTGCCGTACCGCTTGACCGATGATTCCAGTGAGATAGAGCTTGGGGTGCTCCTCTCCCGGTTCTTCATCTGGGATCAACCCATCTTGGGCAATATTGGGAAGGTCTACCGCGAATGTCGAGTGATATAGCCAGCGACCGGTTCCAGAGGTCAAGGATTCTGGATGCGTCGCTTCGAAATGCTGACCGAAGAGCGTCACGCCGCCAGGAGCGAAGGCAAGGACAGCCACGCCCTTGGCGAGCTCGTTGAAAGCCTTTGCCGTGTCGCCCTTCTTGGCGCTCTTGAAAAGGATGTTGTCACCCTTTTCGGCGACGTATTGGGAAGCGTGGGTGGCGATCTGCTGGAGTTCCGACCAGGGCCGCTTCTGGAACTCCATGATATTGAGAGAAACCGCCATCGGCAGCATGGTCTTGAGAAGGGCGCCGGAATCCATGCACTCGAGTATATCAGGCACCATCTAGCTTTGCAGCAGTAGATGGTGCTCCCGACGGGATTCGAACCCGTATGCGGACTTTTAGAGAGTCCTAGCCCGCCTTTGGCCCACGGGAGCAGGATAAATCAGCCGATCACCCGATAGCGATTCCCGTCAGGGAACTCGATGAAGACACGATCCTGGATTCCGCCGGAAGTCTGGCCGCCGGAGCTAGAGGCTGGCTGAGAGATCGCCAGTTCTTCCAGCCTCTTGATTCCCGCTTCCCTAGCCTTCTTTTCCGTGGAGAACTCCTCCAGGTTGTACCACTCATTGGAGAATGTATCGTACCCGAGAAGTTTGAAGACGGCTTTCTTCTTCTTAGACGGAGCCGGTTCTTTCTCCTTCTTCTTGGGAGCAAGGCGTCCGATTCCGTTCCGCTTCTTCCATTCGTTGATCGACATCCAGGGCATGTCCCCTCCTCTCAATTGTCCCGGGCGAGTTCCTTGACCGCGATCTCCTTCAGAACAGGTTTCATGAAGACTTCGAATGCCGCGCTGGCCGTGGATAGCTGTTCTAGACTCACCGGACGCAGCGGTTCGATCTTGAGCACGGAGCAGCAGTCCCCGCAGATCGACAAGATCCCGCCGCCCATATCCACCAGCATCCGGAAATCTTCCCGGATATAGGGTAGCGCATTCTTGCAGGTCTCCGCGCTCAGGACGAAGATGCAGCGCTCTTTGAGCCTGATCCTGTGCTCAGGAGCAAACGGATTGACCGGACCTCCGTGGATCTTCTCCTGTTTCTGCATTTCGATCAGGATCCGCATGAAGAACTCCTGCTGGCGCAGGCCGGTATTCATGCAGACCCAGCATTTCGGCTGCATCGGATCGGAGGACCACTTGGGCTCCATCCGTCGCTCAAGCTTCTGGACGCTCTTCGCCTGGTCGACCGCCTTCTTCACGTCGAGCGCCGCCTTCTTCTCCATGACGCCTTCATGAACCTTGCAGGCTCGGTCTTCGCCACCGACGTGGTAGGTTGCGGCCTTGTTGACCGTCTGCTTGCAGATCGAGCAGACGACTTGCTTGATTGGCATCTCAGCCTCTCAGTTCCTTCATCTTCTCAGGCGAATGGAGCGCCACGTTCACGAGCGCCGCGCCCAATCGGCAGCACTCGTCATGGAATGACGAGCTCAGGTGGTCGGATACCCGATAATGGCTGAACTCATGGATGAAGAGTTCATCCACCGCCGTCCAGTAGGGCGCGTCGAACCAGGAATGTCCTAGGCGCCCAAGGTTCAACGTCAGTTCCCCGGAAGGCCCGAAGGTCGCTGCGAAGGGCCAGGAGATATCCGTCACGATCTTGACCCGGATCTCGGTCGAGAGGATGTTCTTGGCCACGTACTTGGCATAGGCCACGATCTTCTTGACCCCCGGCGTCCACTTCTCCTCCGGAAGGATCTTCTGGGCTTCGCCATTCGGAGAGTACGGCCGCGGCGACGGCGTCACCTGTCCCGCCGGCAGCGCCACAGCGAAGCGCTTGACGTTCGTCCACTCGTCTTTCGAAAGCGATCCCGGGGTGATCACTTCATAGCCCTGGGAGACGGCGATCTTGGTCCCTTCCTGGTCGGAAGGATCCATGATCACGCGCTTCTCGCTGAAGCGCTGGGTGATGATGTGTTCCATAGCAGGCTTCGAGATGCTCTCGTCGGAGGCCGCATCGCGGGCCCAGGGCTCGACCGCTTCTTCAGCCGTGATCTCCTTGTACATCTCGTTCATCACGAGAGTCCGGATTTCGCGGAGATAGGCTGGGGTCACGTTGTCCCGGTCGGCATTCAGCGGGACCTTCTGGAGGACGTTGTAATGCCACTTGTCGCCGCCTTCCAAAAGGGCGACGACCGGGATGCCCATCTCATAGACCGAGGCCACTTCACCGACCTTGGCCTCGAAGATCTCGATCTGAGTCTTCCTGGCCGAACGCCGCAGGATGCCCTCGGCGTCCGCTACTTCCGTCGCGAGCGTCGCCTCGATCGTCCGGATGGGGGTCCGGGAAGAGATCAGGGCGCCGTTCACGAAGGTCTTGACCCCGCGCGGAGGGAGGAGCTTCATGACGGCCTGAAGCGCATCCTCGCGTTCCATCTGGTTCATGCGGATGCAGGCCCAAAAGCGAGAACCCGCGGCCCGCTTCGTCCTGAGCGTATGACGCCCGTCGACGTCGAACATGACGCCGCCGGTCGTCGTCTCGATCCGAGCCTGCTTGCAGAGCGCCAGAACCAGCTTCTCGCCCAGGTTGAAGCGGCCGCGCTTCTCCGCATTGCCCTTCTTTTCGCTCTCAGCATAGAGCGTCCAGGCATGGGTAAGATCCTTCCAGCCGTCCGGGTGATCGTCGATGACCTCGATCTCGGAGTATCCCTTGAGGTCCTCCGAGGCCTTGACCGTCACCATGATCTCCTTCGCATCCGTATCCCAGGCGTTCTGGATGAGCTCGTAGAGGACGAATTCCTTGCCTTTCCTCTCGAGAAGCTTGGCGAGGCCCTCCTTGTCGACGTCGAACCAGGTCTTGCTCACTTGTTCTCCTTCCCTTTTCCCCAGAAAAACTTGGTCAGGCCAGCCTTGATGTTTTTGCGCTGTTCAACGGGCGCATCCGGTCGCGCCTTGTCGAATCCACGCATGATGACCTTGAGAGTGGCGCGTTTCCTCACTCCTCGTCTCCCTTCTTGTTCGGATTATCGGGATGACGATCAATGCGGATCGCATACATGTTCGTCCGGCTGGCGACCTCGAGCAGATTATTTATGCTCTCGGCGACCGTCAGAGAATGCTTCTGCTCGAGTTCCTGGACTGCGGTGAAGATCTCCAGGCCGGGAGCGTCGAGATCCGTCAGAGGCTTCCGGTCTTTCAGGTCTTCGACTTTGTTCGTCTCGAGCGCGATCTGGAGGAGAATTTCCACGATACGGTTAATCGTGAGGTCATATTTCTCCTCGACGCGAATCACGCTCATGTCGAGACTGCACTTCGCCTCGACCACGATGAAATAGCGCGGGTGGATTCGCATTCTTGCGGCTCCGATCATTTGTCCACTATCTTTTATCAGTTAAGGATGTCAGGACAGGTCACAACTATTTCGGCTTCCAGTCTTTCCCGAAGAACTTCTTTCCGGCAGCTTCGATCCGCTTTCTGGTCTTGGCGGAGAAGTCGGAGATCTCGCGCACTTGGTACGGGCCTCCCGTGATAATGACGTCGACCGATCCCAGACGGATCTTCTGCTTCTTCATGAGGCCACCTTGTCCGTGCTCTTGGGATACGCGGGGGACTTGGATTCCTCGCGAGCAGCGGCGAGAGCCGGACGCATGTGCTTGTCGAGCGCCCACGCGTACTTGTGATTCCCCCCATGCTTGAGGGGACGGGTAACGAGCGGGAGCCAGTGGGAGAGCCACACAGCCGGAACCTCGTCCAGCGGGCCCGCGCCGTAGGACTGGAGTTCCTGGACGGCGCCCTTCCAGCCCTGCTCCATCTTCCGGATCTTCTGCTCCGTGCGATGATTGAAGACGCGCCCATCCGGCAGCAGATGAAGGCGGCGTCCATCCGCGCGGCCGAGGTACGTGCCGGACAGCGCCTGATAGATCGTCCCGACGTGACCCGGAAGGACGATCTCGCCGGCGGCGGTCGCCCGGGGCATCGGATCGCTGAAGCTGACGACGCCCAGAACGCCGCGGAGTTCGCGGCCGGTGTCATCGACGATGACCTTTTTCTTGAGGGCGTCGAAGCAGCGCGCCAGGAACCACGTCTCGCCGTTCCCAGGAACCTCGTCGAGCAGGACGAAGCGGCCGAGTTCCGTGGCTTCCTTCCGATGGACCGGAAACACGTTCGTCAGGGTCCGGTCGTTCACCGGATGACTGAAGACCGCGACGCCCACCAGGATTCCATGACGGTAGAGGCCGTAGCGGAAGCGCGCGGCGGGGTAGTCGCCCGAGTAGTGGTGTTCCTGGACGAAGGCCTTGGGAATCTCGTCCGTGAGGATCTCCGCCACCTCGTACTCCGAGGGGCGGATCACTTCGCCGGACGGGCGCCAGCGGGCCCGGCCTTCCTCCCAGCGCTGGTTGAGCATGGCCTACGCCCCCATCCTGCGCTCGGCCTCGTAGATCGCGTCGACCTCGCGCAGGTCGCGGCGATGCTGGTAGTAGGCCTTCAGTTCCTTCTCGAGGCCTTGGCGCTTGCACTCTGCGGCGTCGACGACCAGTTCCACGCGCTTGCCCTCGCAGCGCTCGCACGTGATGTCGTAGCGGCCCGAGAAGTAGCCTTCCTCGAAGTCCGGGTCGTCATCGAACTCTTCCTGGCCGATGCCGTTTCCGTCGATCGCGGGGTTGACGTGCTTGCCCTCGCCGTCGCAGCGGCTGCAGACCTCATACTTGGCCGGCAGCTCCACTTCGATCTCGCAGGTTTCCTCATCCAGGGTCGTGAACGTGATCGTCGCCATACCGCCTCTCCTTCCTATCGAACTGTTGAGAGTATATACTCAAGCATATACTCAGTCAATAGGTGAAAGCGGAATTCGAAAAAATAAATTCGGCCTACATTTTCCAGTCAGCGACCTGTCCGGAATCCTGCCCTGCTTCCACGGCCTCGAGGACCTCGGCGATCTTGAAGTCCTTACGAAACGAATGGCCGATCTCCTTCTCGACGGCGACGTACTCCTTGAGCAGTTCCTTGTTCTCTTCCTGCTTTCCGGCCAGGACAAGCGCCGCCTTCGGCGCGAAGATGCAGAAGACGCAGGAGAGCCGCGGCATCCCGAGCGAGTAGGCGACGTGCTGTGGGATCGCATTCGCCTTGATCGTCTCCCAGACCTCTTCGATCTTCATGTCCAGGATCGGAAGCCAGTCGTCAACATGGCGGCGGCCGTTGGTCCGCCGTTCGTTGACCTTGAAAGGGACCTTTTTCGCCCTGGCCGGCGACTCCTGGGCCCTGAGACCCATCACGTTCAGGACCTTGAGGCGGCGCTCGAGGCCGGGCGCCAATTGCGTGATCAGCTTGTCTATCGGCGCGCGTTTGAAGTCGCTCGTGCAATACCGGGCCATGGACGATGGCCACATCTTCCGCCGGCGGACGTAGTCCAGAAGGCCTTCGCCGCGGGTCACGATGTGGAAAGGAATTCCGAGCTGCTCGGCCTGCTTCTTCACGACCGTATCCGCTCCCTTCCATTCTTCGCGGAAGGTGGCATGGCCTAGGACCAAGCGATCCTTGACGCCCTGGGCCTCCGCCATCTTGGTCACGTTCCAGGCCATCACGGAGGAGTCTTTCCCGCCGCTGGTGTTGAGCAGGACCAGGTCGTAGGCCGTGAGATCCACTTAGCCTACTTCTTTCATGGCGACCACATAGCGAACGTAGGAGTCCAGAGCCTCCTTGAGTTGAAGCTTGGCCTCTTCCTTCGCCTGGCTTTCCCGAGCGCAGAAATACCCTCGGTCATACTCGCACTTTTCTGCTGCGGCCTTGTACTCGGCATTCGCCGTCGCATACTTCTCGATCGCTGCCAGCAGATTCTCGAATGCACCCATATCACCTTCCTTTCATGCGCTTTTCCAGCGCGCGTTCGCAGACTCCGTTCCCGCAGGACTCCCCGAACTGCTTCGCCGCTTTCTGGGAAAGGGCTTTCATGTTCCGATAGATCTCGCGGGTAATCACTCGGGCGTCTTCGAGACCGAGCTCCTTGTTGTAGTATCCCAGGCAGTATTGGCGACCCATGACCTCCACGAAGTATCCACTATCTCCACAATGGATGTCCATGTGCGCCGGCGACAGGTACACCCGCTTGCGGCCCTCGGGATAGAACCTATGGTCCATCTTCTTCATGGCTCAGTCCCAGTACGCCATAGGATCTTCGTACGCCGGGAAGTTGGCCTCGATCCACATCTCCATCTCGAGTTGGATCATCTTCTGGACCCGATCGATGTCGAAGACGTTCTTCGGAACGAAGAACGGCTCGCGGCTGCGATAGACGATCTTCGGCTTGACGCCGCCGTGGTATTCCTCCTTCCGATCGAATTCCACGCCGTTGTCGTGAACCTCTCCCCAGAGCGGCTTCTCTCCGGGTCCCTTGAACTTATAGTCGCACTGGACCCGGACCGTATACCGACGGCTGAGCGCCCACCCGAAGGCCTCATAGTCGTAGAAAGCCCCCTTGAAGAAGATCGTCCAGCGGGCCCGCTTCTTCTGGTCGAGGACGTAGCTGTACATCGAATGGAAAGGCGACGCGATCTTCGTCCACCCTTCGGGAAGCGTGCCCTCCTGGAGCATCTTGTCGATCGGACGGCCGAACTTGAAGCCCAGCTTGTCGAAGAACTCCTTCGGCGAGCCGAGCTTGATCGGAAGCTGCTCGTTCCGAACGAGTTCCTGCTGCTTCTGTCGTTCCTGGCGCTCGATGCCTCCGGGGGTCGCGGCCGCGATGAAGTTCTCCGTGAACTCCGGACCCTTCTGCATTGCCCTCGACAGGAGCTCAATCGGGATGTCCGAAGGTTCCACGATCCTGCAATCCTCCTCCTCGATCCAGACTCGTCCATCGAAATCCTGATAGATGCGCTTGGGTGCCATCGTCTTCTCCTTCCTTTAGAGGCTGTCCTCACACAGGCGTTTAGGCGCGCCCGTCCGCGCCGCAGAGCGAACAGCGATCGTCGTCATTCCAGACGTGCTGGTGCAGGCGGAGCACCCGAACCTCCTGGAGCGCCTTCTCGAGCATCTCCTCGAGGATCTTGTACGGATCGTGGGGCTCCCCCTCACTGTCCTCATAGATGCCGGTCAGATCCTGCATCTCCTTATCCCGGTTCGCCTTCTCCTTGGCGCCCTCGATCGCCATGAACAGCGTGTCCATCGTGACTGGAGTCATAACCCTCTCCTATAAAGATTCCGCTTCTCGGTTAGCTGTTGAACTCGGAGTCCTTCATCTGGTCCTTCCAGGCATCCCAGTCGAAACCGGAATCATCGTTCTCCGCCATGATGCGGGCGACATCGGCCCAGCTTCCGGGAGGAGGTCCCTGGATCACAGTATCCTTCTCAGGAATCTGACCGCTCCCGTCACACTCCGCGCAGGCTCCGATGAATCCATGGTCGCACATGATGGCCTCCTTTATCTTTCTTTCCGCCCCGGGCTCACCGGGGCGGGAAGGAAGTCCCGGGGCCCCATACTGGCGGCCCCAGGGGAGAGGGGTCTTTTAGTTCCGAGCTACCCCGCAGGCCGTGTCCATCAGGCCGTGCAGGGCCTGCGTGGCGCGCGGGCGCTCGAAGAGGTTCGACTCCTTCAGGATCTCGGTGAAGGCGTTGAAGAGACGCCAGCCGTTCCGGGCCGTCGTGAACTCGGCGTGCCGGGGCTCGCGCCACTCCTTCAGGATCTTGGGGATGTACGTCACGGGCGCGATCCGGTTGTCGAGGGCCTGGATGACGATGTCGTGGGCCTGCGTGTCGGACATCTCGAAGCGCTTGTAGGTGTCGATCCGGTCGTCCTGCCGCTTGCGGAGGTCGCCGATCCGGCCGACGGCGGACTGGATCAGGTTGGGGAGATCGCGCTCGATGAAGACGGTGTGCTTGCGGCCGATCTTGACCTCGCCGCTGAAGGCGAGGTTGTCGCAGACGAAGACGCCCGAGCCGACCACGAGACCCGCGGGGAAGCTCTTGTCGTGCGAATTGCGGAGGCCGACGACCAGCGAGTAGTCGACCGGGTTGTTGCCGTTCTTGAGCTGGAACATGCCGAAGTAGCGCTGGCCTTCGTGCGCGAGCGCATGGGCCTCCGTCACGACGTGGAGGCCGCTGCGGTCGAGCGATTCGATCACGCCGTTGATGAACCGCTTGTGGGGAATCGGGTGCCACGTCTCCGTCTTCCGAGGGGTCTTGACCACGTCCACCTGGGCGCGCTCGACACTCATCGCTCCCGCGTGCAACATCAAGTTCAGAGCCTTCATCGTTGTCTCCTTCCAATCGCTCCCCTATTGGAGCTACTGGAGTATAGACCCGAGTATATAGCAGGTCAAGACCTTAATCGCGATTTCTGAAAAATACTTTTAGTCGGGCCCGACGCTTGAGAAGAGAGGGTCGATCCGGATCTCGAAGCGCCGGCGCGCGACCTCGAGATCATTGAAAGGCCCAAAGATGGCATCAGTCTCCATGCAGGCGACGTAGTTCTCTTCCATCCCACCAGGGCCTTGCAGCCAACCCCAGAAAGGACCGTAGTCCGACTGCTTCAGGATCCGGACTTCGAAGCCGGTCTTGGGGTCGATCATGTCTTCTCCTTTTCGGCCCAATGATCCGTCCCCGGCTTCAGATTCCGATCCGTCTTGCATTCGTTGGCGCCATGCTCTCCACAGCAGCCCCATTCGCCGCACTGATCGGGCCAGACCATCTGCTGGAGCTTGAACTCGGCGCTCTCCAAGGCCTTCCTGGCCGCGTGGTGAAGACCGGGATTCGTGTCGAGTTCATGCAGGATCAGGTAGAACAGATTCCGAGCCTCGCTCGTCGTGAGCGGGCCGTCCTTGGAGCTTTCCGGAACGTACTTCTCCATGACGTGCCCCTGCTTCAAGCACCAAAGGCATCCTTGCCTTTCAAGGCTCTCGACCTTCTCCTCGGCATGGAAGTCGTTTGAATAGACTCCCATCCTCACTCCGTCCTCGTAGATGGCGCCGCCAGGGCAGAAGACGATGTGCAGGGGCTTGAAGTCGTTCATAGGATGTTCTCCAGGATCTCTCGGACCCCCTTCGCCTGGTCCTTCAGGATCTTGTTCTGTTCCTTGGTCGAAAGCCCGTTCCAGAATTGCGCAAATTTCGTGTGCTTGAGCAGCTTCTCCATGACCCGGTCGATGAGGCGCTTTACATTGTCTTCGATCCGGTGCCGGATCATGACCAGCTTGAGGTCGGCCCTCCCCGCGGTCTTCTTGTAAAACTGCCTGGCCGCTTTCTCGCTCGTGAAGAATTTCTTGAGCTCGTACTCGACTTCCCAGACCTGGCCCTTCATGCTTGCCTCACGATTTCCATGGCGACGTCGAGCGTCGACTTACGGAGCCGGTCGACGAAATCGTCGCCGACCATCCTCTTCTTCAGATCCGCGAGCTTCCTGATGATGTCCATCTTCTGCTCATGGAGCTGCTGCTGCCAGCAGGCCCGGTCATGATCGCCCTGCTCCATCCCGCAGGTTGTGCAACGAGTCGCGTTCATCACAGCTTCTTCCCCGTCAACAGATAGACCATGTTGGCCTTCTTGCGGTCCGTATCGAAGCCGCCGTTCAGGATGGATCCCAACATCATCCTGTCCCGAAGAGCTTCGCCCTTCATCATGAGATCGGTGACCGTGGCCGCTTGCTGCCGGGCCTCATCGCGTTCCTGGAGCGCCTGGTAAAGTGCGTTCTCCAGGTCGGCGCAACGGTCGCATTTGTGGATCATGGCTCTTCTCCTCAGCGATTCGGATTCTTGGCTTCGGTCGACTTCTTGAGCGCATCCCAGCATCGAGAGAGGATCACGCCGGCCTCGGTGCCCATGAGGGCGTCCCACTTCTCTCGCTCGAAGTCGCGGACGTAGCGGAGAGCTCCGAGAGCCTGGATCGCCGCGGCCTCCACGGAAGGAGTTGGATCATCCTTCGCGAAGACCTCTCCCACGATCTTGGGAGACGGCATCGGGACCGCCGCCGCTTTGCTGGACGGAGGATCGAACGGATGCATCTCCATGAGATCGCTCAGGCAGCGAAGGGTATCTCCTTCTGGATGATGTCCCATCTTCAGGAAGTCTGCCTTGTTGTTCCGGACAGCCCGGAAGAGTTGCTCGAGGGTCATCACCCATCGGCAGTTCTTGCTATGGGTGGATTCGAGCCCGCAGAATGGGCACGGCTGCTGGGTCGTTGTCCAGGCCTTCACTTGGTTGCCTCCCTATTCCAGTCCTTCTTGTATTCGCCCATCTGGTCGAAGAGTTCCTTGGCCTCTTCCTCTGAAATCTTCATAGTCATTTCGCCCGAACCCTGACCAACCCTGATGAGGAAGATGCGCGGCTCGCCAGGCGCCTGACCGGACGTCCAGAGGAACTTGATGTCGCGTTTCATCGCATCACATCGTGTTGAACACGATCTCCATCGCCTGTTCCTTCGTGAGCCCGATCGACTGGTTCTGCTCGTCGGCGAATTTCTTGGCGTCGTCCCAGGTCTTGAAGTCGAAGCCGCCCACGCGGATCGGCGTGTAGCCGCGGATCCCGTAGTCCGCGCGGCCGATGATGAAGCCTTCCGGCACCACGATGGCGGTGAAGGCATGCTTCCCGATCAGTTCTTTCTTCAGCAGTCCAGTCTTCATCGTTTTCCTCGGCATTTCAGGCTATCTGGGCGGCGCACGACGGGTGCGCCAATGCAGATGGCCTTGTCATGCGGCACCTCGCGGTACCGGCCGGGCTGCATCCTTCCCAGCCTCGTCTACTTCTACCAGCCGAATTCCCGGCCGGTCCTGTTGATCATGGCCTGCACTTCAGGCGGATTCTTGTTGTACTTGTAGCCGCAGGCCGGCCCGAGGCACATTCCCATCGTACGGCCGCCATTGTGGAGCATCCGATGGAAGCCAAGCGCACACCGGAGCGGCTGCTGCGAGCCGGACGCCCGGAGCTTGTGCCGGAAGATAGCCACCCCCACAACGGCCAGCATGATCACGATTCCAACCGTCATACCGATCATGAATTCCATGGTGCTCTCCTTCAGTGGATCCGGACCTTGACCCGATTCCCGGTCCTGGTGTCCACCAGGATGAAGTACTTCAGATCTTCCGTGGGATGGTTCGGGAACATCACGTAGTGATCCTTCCCGAGCTGCTGGCCCATGTGGTAGAGATCGTGGTTGAAAGGGTTGCCGGGGCCGGTGGGCGCCATCGGCTCCAGATGGCAGATCAGGTTTTCCGTGTCGGTCATGGTTCCTCTCTTTCTAGTCGCAATCCGGCTCGCCCATGCACGGAGGGCACATGGGCTTGTCGGAACTCTTGGGCTTGCCGCAGTCGCAATGGAACGGGTCGCGATCATCTTCCGGGTCCATCAAATCCTCCGCCATGAAAAAGAACCGGGGGAGCTGCTCACTTAAGCGCGGCCCCGATAGCAGCCATGCCGTACCGCGCGCCCGATTCGTTTCTTCAACTGCTCTGTTCGGTCTCCTTGGATTCCTTGGGTTGCGCCGCTTCCCATCCGGAGAGGAAGGCGTCCCTGATCCAGTCGCGCACGATCCCCTGGTTGAACTCCCTCGTGTTGCGCTGAACGCCGGGTAGATGCTCCTGCGCGTACTGGTTTGCCTGGGCTCTGACGTTCCGGGGGATGCTCACGCCTTCACCAATCCCCGATTGGGCTGCTCGGCCCTGGCGATCGCCCGCTGGAGGATCCCCATGGCCTTGTCGACCCAGCTCTTGCCCGGGGCGCTCTTCGTCTTGTGGGCTTCGAGCCAATCGGCCAGCCGGAAGACCGGGAACTGGCGAAGCTGCCAGTCATGCATCCCGGCCTCGAGCATGGTCTCGACGTGGGTGTGGATCCAGGGCTCCTGGATCTCCTTGCCCTTGGCCTCGAGCCAGCAGTCGAAGTGCGCCCAGTGCCGGGCCGCGTACTTGAACATGTTCTGGCGCTTGTGGTCCTGTTTGCAGAAGCGGCACGTGTGCATGTTACCCTCTCGAAATCATCTGGTCCGCGGTCGTCACCTTCTCCCAGCCGATGGGGACGCAGACGTAGGCATCGTTCCCCATCACGAGGACGTCGCCGATATGCGTCGAACGGAACCGGTTGCGGTCGGCCATCTTCACCTCGACCTCGCGATTGAGAGGCCAAGAGTGATTGATGTTCTGGGTCAGCCGGTAGGCCTCGTCCAGAGCGCGCAGATCGATGCTCTTCGTCTCGACGGAGGCGACGAGCTCGTGATTCTCGGGGAAGTTGATCGGCGTCATGCCGTCGCCGATCTCGGACAGCAGGCTCCGTTCACTCAGGGACCGCGCGTCCTTGACGTGGTACACCAGGATCTTGGTCATCGCGTCTCCTTCCTTTGACTGGGTTGAGTATAGACTCCAGTGTATACTCATGTCAAGCGTTGAAAACGGATTTCTGAAAAATAAATTCCGGGTGGGAGCGTGAGCCTTATGCTACGGCGTGGGCTTGAGAGGAAGTACCTGAGTTACTCACGCCGGCGAAGGCGCCGGCGGTTGTGACGAGTCCTCAAGACACTCTTTCAAGAACAGTGGAAATGCAATCCATCGTTGATGACCGCACGCCGTAGCATAAGGCTCACGATGACTTCTCTTCCTGCATCGGAACAGGGCAAAACACGACTTCTTCTCAACTTCACGCGATTGAACCCAGTTTACCGGATCTAGGAAGGCTGATCAAGGAGTCCTGATGGTGGGATGACCAGGATGGGTATCGGTCCAGTGCGCATGATCCTGCGTTAGTTCGGCCTTCTGATAGTCGGAGAGATTCGGGGCGCCGCATTCCACAAATCCCGACTGGACCGCCTTCCGGAAGTTTTCTCTAACCTCGCGCAACTCGGTTCTGACGCTGGTCATGGCTTCGCGAGTCGGAGTTCCTTTCAGCAGTTTGGAGATCTTCTGGACTCCCTCGCCGATCCTTTTCACTTCTTCGGGAGACGTCTTCAGATTCTTCTTGAGCGCCCCAAGACTATCTTTGATTTCGCCGAGCGCGCCGCGGCTCTTGAATAGATCGATGTCCTCGGTGATATCCACCTCGATATGGAGCTCGTTGAGCGCCTGGCCGATCCGGCCGATGGCGATTCCCTTCCTGAGACAGCTCACCTTCATGTTCACCATCATGCCACCAGGAAAGTAGCTCCGACGATCGCAAGAACGCCCAGGACCATGGGCAGCACGGGAGAGCTTTCTTCGGTCTTCTCTTCAACGAAGGCTGGAAGCTCCATTGGAACGTCCTTCGGCGGCCGCGGCGTCGACGCGCGCTTGATTCTCTTCATTTCCAGAAGAGCTTGGCCTTCACCTTCCTCCGGCCGACGCTTGCCGCAGGTCTTGACCACGACCTGGGCGACGGACTTGAGCTCCGATCTGGCCGCCGCTAAGTTTTCTGCCGCCTTCTCCTTGTTGAAGCCGAAGCCGCTTTCGACTTCCTTGTATTCCTGCAGTTTCGCAAGAATGATCTTCAGTTGGGGACGGACGGTTGTCTGAAGTTTCTCGAGCTGCCGGGCGGCATCGTAAGCGGCTTCTGCGCCTGGACGCACAGCGTAGGCGGGAGACCATTTCTTTTCGTTTCCAAGGCCTCGCTCAAAGGATGCAAGGCCCGCCGCCATCCGACCTAAGAGGATGCCGCTCGCCATACAGCGGGCAGGCGTGTAGACATCCTTCTTAGCCATCAGGCAGCCGGAACGGCCTCGTAACCAGGGACCTTGCCCTTCACGGCCTGGATCGCCTTCACCATGGCCATGAAACGCTCAGGGTCGAACTCCATGGACTGGAGCGCAACCGCCGTCGGGAGATCGAAGAGGATCGTGCCGCGCTCCGTTAGGAAGGCCCGGTTCTCTCCGTCCTCGTAGATCATCTCGGCGCCTTGCCGGAGGCGGTCCAGGCGGATCTTCTTGGCCTCGTCCGCGATGAACTCGATGGTGTCGGCGTCCGCCAGATGTTCAGGATGCTCGTTGTAGTAGAGCGTCCAGCAGTCCCCGCACCAATAGCGCCCCTGATAGGGGCCAGCCTGGAATGGATCGCCGGCTGGGATGCCCGACTGAGGCACCTTCACCGGCGCCTCGCAGATGCCGCACCCGCGTTTTGCAGCGTTGATTTTGATCAGCGGAGTCTTGGGATCATCCAAAGGAAGCATCAGAGGCCTTCACGCAGGAAGTACTTGGTTTCTTGCTCATGTTCGGTATCGCTCGGACAGGAACGACGCCGGCGCTGGATCTCGATGAAGACGTCTGCGGCCGCCCGGGCATCGACGATCGCCCGATGGGAAGTTTCCGACTTGAGTCCGAAGAAGGCGATGGCTTCAGAAAGCTTGGGATATTTAGGGGAACCGTTATAGCGTGTTTCCAGGGCTCCCTCGGCTTCCATGATCTCCATGGCCATCAGCATGATGCAATCACCCCAGCGATTGATCGGGGTGTTCCAGGGATCCTGTCTCAGGAATTGGCTGTCAAAAATGTTGTTGAAAGAGTGAAGCGTCGCTCCCCGGTGCCTCTCCACAAGCGCCTGGAAGCCCTCTGCCGCCTCCTGCGACCTCGGGGCGTCCTTGAGGTCCTCCGCGGTCAGTTTATTCACTGCCATGGCCTCTGGATGCGCTTTAGCCAGGGCCTCCCTGCCGGGATTGACGAGGGTGCCCCAACGCTCGATCTCAACGAGGTCTTGATCTAAGACGATGGCAGCTACCTCCACGATCTTGGAATTATAGGGATTGCGCCCTGTCGTTTCAACGTCTGGAATAATGAATTTTAGCACGCTGGTCCCCGCTCTACCCATTGTAACCCATATATTTCGGATTGACTAAGGAATCTTCGGCGTTATACTTATAGTGCGATCGGGAGGCAGAACTCGGCGCCCTTGCGGGGTACCGAATTCTGTTTCCCCCTCTCTCCAGGGCCAGGCCGTCGAGAAGTAAAACTCGGTGGCCTGGCTCCTTTTATTTCTAGACCGCTAGAGCCTGCGGAAACTCCTGAACCTGTAGATCCAGAGGCCATTCCGTCGAGTCCTTCCCTGCTATGTCCTTGCAATGCATCTCACGCGCCAAGACCGTGCCTTTCTGCTTGAAGTGGAAGGAAGCACCGGTCTCGCGACACTGTTTGAGGATGTCCCGGGCCCAGCCCGCATCCATCCGGCGCGCACCATGACCGCTTTCGCCGCCGACGACGGCCCAGCGCAGTCGATCAGGAGCCAGCCAGCGGCGGAGATCCAGAGGCCCCATGAGCGGCTCAGCCGAAAGCCAGTGGCAGACGGCTGGCACCTCGAGCAGCTCCGGGATCCGCTCATCGGCCCAGACCTGATTCGCCGCCGTCACACCGAGCCAGACGTTCGGCCGCGGATTCTTGATCCATTCCGGCGGCAGCATGGTCTTGTAGTTCTTATGCCGTTTCGTGAGCAGGAGCCAGATCAGATTCTCCGTCTGCTCGATCAGAGGCCATAGCCGGGCCCGGCCTCCGTCGAGATCCCGGCGGTCTTCCAGGATGTCCGACATCGAAGCACAGAAGACGTAGGCTTTCGTGCCTGCCTTCGCCGCCGCCCGGTTCCAGCGCAGCGGATCATTCCAGTAATGATCGCCGTTCATCTTGCGGGGAGCCTTCTCACCCCACAGCTCATGCCCGAGCCGCTTGCTGAAGTCCCTCGCATAGCAATGGGAACAGGCGGGATCCTCCGGGACTTCATCGCACCCCCACCAAGGAGAGAAGGTATGATCGGTCCACGAAATCTTGCTGTCCTTACCCATGGCTACTCTTCCTCATCGTCATCTTCGGGGAATGGATCGTCCACGATCAGCGTGCTTGAGGCCCGGTTTACCTGTAGAAGATACCCGCCCTTCTTCAGATAGGCAACGAGCTGATCGCATTCCTCTTTGGAATGGACTTTCGCAGTCACCTGATCGAGGCACTTGTCATGTGGCGAATTCTTCCGAGCCTCGATGACGTACATCAGATGGCTCTTGGTCTCGTCGGGCTTATATTCGCTCATGCAAGTACCGGGCTCGCAAGGATCGTCCAGGCCGACAGCTTCACATGCTGCTTCCACTCGTTGGTACCGTACTCGATCATCTCCGAGGTATGGAGGCGGCTGAGATCGTTCAGGAACGTCCCGCTGACGGTCTTCTGCAGCTTCTCCGCGAGCTCCTCTCGACCGATCCACTTCGGGAATACCGTCCGGCAGGCCTTGAGGATCGCCTGCTGCGGCCCGGTGACGGCGCTCAGGACCTGACTGAAGACGCCGTCCGGCGTCACCTGCCACTGAACCTTGGGAGCGTTTCTCAGCCCATCGTTCGTGAGGATGACGGCCTTCTCATTCGAGGGCGTCGTGTAGTACTCGACCAGATGCAACGTCTTCAGCCGCGAGAGGTCGTTCAGGAAGCTGCCCGTCACCTTCTTCCCCAGCCATCCGGCAAGCTGTGGCCGCGAGACATGATCAATGTCGATCGCGTTGAACTCTCGGAGAGCCCGCAGCATTGCGATCTGAGGTCTGGAAAGAGGCTCTCCATCAGATTGAAGTTCCCCTTCCGGCTGATCATCATCAGAAGCGTCCGGCGCCGGCATCCGTGCGATCCGTCCTTCATCCGCGATCACGGGGGTGCGGCGGGCATTTTCCTGAGCTTCGACTGCATCATTCAAATCCTTGCTCAGCTTCCCGCACCAGTTGTCGATCTCTGCCTTCATCTCGAGAAGCTTGTCGAACCTGCCGGCAGCCCGTTCGATGTTCCAGACGACCTGGTGGACCGCCTTGATGGTCTTCGCGTCGACGGCGGGGATCTCTACGACCTTTTCTACCGCCTTCTCGACGGTCACGGTCACCGTCTTCTCGGTCAGCTTCCGCTCCGCGACGGTCAGGCGGCCCTTCAGATTCGCGATCTCCTGCCGGAGCTCCTCCTCGGTCCGAGCCTTGTTCTCGGCATGAACCGGGATATCGGCAAGTTGAGGAAGCAGGTGCTTGATGGACTCCGGCGTCGGCGGGATCATCGCCGCGGCCGGCGTCCCGGGCTCCGGATGGGTCGTCAAGACCGGTCCTACGTGCAGCAGCTTTCGGTCGGTGGCGACAGCCTGGCCGAAGGCCCAGAAATGGCCGGGCTTCATTTGCTTGAGACCAAGTTCGAACTCCGCGCGGTCGGCCCGGCGCACGGACATGAGATCCACGGCCCGGTCGACGTCCAGGTCCTCGATCGTCCGGCCGATGAACCGGTTGAGGAGCTCGGCGCTCGCGTTCTTCGACAGTTTCCCCAGGCGCTGAGTGGCGTAGACGGCACAGAAGCCGCGCTTCCGGCCGTCCGTAGCCAGGTCGATCATCGAGCTGTAGGCTTCGCTTTCGCCCATGCCGCGCTCGGGGCAGAGACGATGAGCTTCGTCCACCATGACCACGACGGGGTGCCAGAGCGTCTTCGGCGCGTTCATCAGCGCATCGAGGAAGTTCTTGGCCCAGGTATGGCGATCAGGCTCCTTCAGATCGTACAGATCGAAGATGGCGGAGGCCCCATTCTCGAGGAGCGTATAGCACAGCATCTCGGCCGTCCGCGGATCGGTGGGTGTTTCGCCATTCTTGCCGGCCTGGACGTATCCGAAGCGTTCGCGGAGGGTCCCGAATTCGCCTTCGCGGTCGATGATGAAGGTCTGGACCTTGTCGAAGAGCTGTTCCGCTAGGCGCCGGAGGGTTCGGCTCTTGCCGCCGCCGGAGGAAGCTTGAACGAGGCAGCGGGTAGTGAGGAAGGTCTTGAGGTCGATTTCGACGGGAGCGCTATCGGTCCCGTTCCCGATGATGATATTTCCAAGAGCCTTGCCCAATAATCCTCCTCAACTAACTCAGCCGGTCACGAGACTGTCCATGGACCAGAAGTTTCTCAGGCCATAGCAGGTATAGCGGGCCGTCGCACGCCGCTGCTTCCCGGAGATTTCCGCGATCTGGAATACATAGCCGAAACCATGCTTGGGGAAGTTCTCCCGATCTGGACCGTCTACTCGTACTAGACCGAGACCGCATTCCTGTGCCCAGGTTTGGGCATCCTTCCTGAGAGTATCAAGATCAACCGGAGGGATTTCTTCAGGAACCCGATGAATGATGGTATCCACAACGGCTGCAGCGGCAGCAATCACCGGTTTCTCCTTCCTCTTCCTGGGTTTCCTGGGCTTCTTATCCGGCGCGATGCAATTTTGACAGCGAAGCTGTGAAGAATCAACAGCATCCCGAATGAGCGTCCCCTTCTCGACTTCCAGTCCGCATCCTTCGCATTTTTCGACTTCAGCCACGGCTATCCTTCGATCACATAGAGCATCGGAGGGCCTTGGAGTCCCAGCTTCAAACTGGCGGCGAGCTCCTTGAGAGCCTGCTGCTCCTGGGCATCCGGGATCTGGATGCCGGCGTATTCCTGGCCGTTTCGGATATCAACCGTTCCCAGATGTCGTCCGACGAAGGAGGTCTTGCCGTTCATCGTCATCGTGAGCGTGATGCCGGCATTCAGGGCATCCTCGCCCTTCTCCATCATCATGCTGTTCCGGATCTCGTCGGAGACCTGCCAGCCGTGAACCAGGTACAGATTCTTCGGGATCGGCATCATAGGCACACGTATTCCTGATCTGGATCTCCACCTGGCCGGCGACGGCCTGATTTAGGTTCGCGCATCCAGCCCTTAGGCTCTTTTTCCTTCGTAGGATCCCACCGATAGAGTTCGCGCACGGCGACCTCAGGATCGTCGTATCACCAGCCTTGGTCGTAGGTCATGAGATCGCCCGGCCCCAGGCAGAGCCGCGCCCGGCCGAACGTCAGGGGCACGACCGCGAGAGCCCGACCATCAGGCAGCATCCGTACCGCCAGGAATTCGTCGCTCATAGAAGCTGTCCCTGGGCTACTTCGAAGTGCTTTGGCCTGCTCCAGCAGCCGCATTCGGAACCATGGCTCTGCAGGCAGGCCTCGAACTCCTTCTTCTGGACTGAATCCTGGGCCTTCTTCGCCACCTCGAGGTATTCGGCGCTCGGGCTCTTGTCGACTTCCTGCCCGTTCCGGTAATGGCGCCAGATGAGCCTTCGAAGATCTGCAGGTACCATCGTCCAGTGCTTGTAGCACATGAAAAGGTCCGGCCTTACCGGAATACCGCAGTATCGGGCATGACAGAAGTGTGGAGTATCCATTATTGGTTAAACGAAGTCGTCCTCATCGATTGCCTCGTCCTCGGTGTCATCCGACCCCTTGTCTTCCTCTTCATGCTCTCCAAAATGTTTATCGTAGAGTTCCGCGAGCCTCGTCTTGTCCCTGGGCTTGAGCTTGCTGCCGGCCCGCAGCGCCTTCAGCACCCTTTCCAGGAGATCCGCATTGTCGCTCGACAAGGTCTTCTCCATCTCATCGAGTTCCTCCGCCTTCTCCAGGTCGCTTTTCCCCTTCTCTTCCGTCATGATCCTCTCCCCTCAACCCGTCACTTCCACTTCCCGAACCCCTTTTCGAGTCGAGCCCTCAGATTGCTCGGGATCCAGGCAAACATTCCCGTCTGGACGAAGCTCACACCCTCATGAGCCTGCGGGATCGGCCCGACCACCTTCTCCAGCTCCTTGATCGCGAGATCGACGCCCTTTAGGCCCGACATCACGTCGGCCATGATGTACGCCGCCTTCTGGAGATCGTTCATCCGTTTCCAGAGCGAAGGAACATGCTTGCGCAACACCGACAGGCTCTTGGAGAACCGGACCTCTCCAAATTCCTTGAGTTGGCGGACGTCCAGGCCCAGATCGACCACGTCCTCACGCCGGAAGAACTCGTGGTCGACTGTGTACGACAGCCGATACAGCCGTTCGACTTCTTCCTTGCTCGGGTGCTTCGTCCCCGGCCAGGCTTCCTTGATCTCATTCATGATGGAAGTTTACCTAGAGAAGCGAAAGAAGTACCAACCTGTTTTAGCTGGATGGCGTCGGCCTTCAGTCTGGAGGCCTTGAATTCGATGTCGGCGGCCAGACGCTCGATCTCGCTGATATCCCTGGAATCCTTGAAGTTCGCCACCATCTTGACCGCCTCACCCATGCGCTCGCCATTCCACATGGTGATCTTGATGCCGCTCGCTTCCTCGAAGGCCTCGACCTCCCGCTTCAGGCTCTGATGTTCGCGGGTTGAGATCTCGAAGTCTTCCTTGAAACGTCGTTCCGCTTCCTTCTCGGCCTGGGCCTTGGCCTTCTTGACGAATTCGTCCTTGTTGATCGCCTCGACGGCCCTTTGCCGTTCGCGCTCGGCCATTTCGTTCGCCCGGCGCAGCATGGCACCCATGAACGTCCGATCGGGCATCATCGCCTTCAGCTTCTTCGGACGTTTTACGACTTCCAGGTTATCCCCGGTGTGCACGTAGAGTCCCCAGCCAGCCGGCACTTCTTCCGGCTTGGCGACCGCTTCATTTCCGATCACGAGCCACCAATAGTCGCAGTACTTGGCGACATGCTCGGCCTTGGCTGGATCCTTCAACTCCTTGAGCCAGTCCTGGCGGTTCAGCTTGAACTCGAATCCTTGAATATCGAGACCGCGGCTCGGAAAGAGCCCCATCGCAATCGCATCCGCGTATCCGTTCATGGTCTTGCCCATGCCGCTCGCTACTTCGAAGAGGAGAGCATACTGCGGAAGCGGATACTGCTTGCGAAGAGCCCTGCTCAGAGTAGACCCAGACTCGTGATCGATTCGCGCCATGCCCTCTCCCTGGACTTAGATGGCCGCCCCGATGACGACCGCTTCGCCCGCGCGACGCATGATGGCGAGGGCCTCATCCCGATCCTCGGCCTTGTCGTACGAGATGCTTTCCGCCACGACCTGGTGATTCGCCGCCCGGAGCCGGAAGCCGAACTTGCCGTCCGTCGGAGTCGTCTTCTCGTAGCGCTGCTCGATGTTGGCGTTTTCCTTCACGTTCCGGATGCCCTCGTAGGCCGTCTCCTTGATCGTGGTGCCCTTGGAGATCACGATCTCCTTTCCGTCGGCGCCCACGTACTTCCAGTGGATCAGGCTGTTGGGACCGAGGTACATCTCGAACTTGGGTGCGCCCTTCTTGGCGGTAGTCTGGGGGGTCGACATGCAGCTTCTCCTTGAAAAATCAGATCGTAACAGGAACCTGCTTCTTGTTGTTGGCTTTGATCTGGTAGAGCTCTGCGAGCGAAACAGGCTCCAAGGTCTCCGACCCGGCCGGAGAAATGTCCGGAAGGCCGTTTCGAGTAAGCCAATCCTGAGCCTCTTCCGTGGTGAACTTCTGGAATTCCAGACGGGAAATGCAGCGTCCGGGCCTGATGACGGCCGGATCGATTTCCTCGATTTTCTCGTTGAAGGTCGGAAGGAAGATGTCCTCGCGGCCCTGCCCGATCAAGCCGTCCGTGATGTTGAGCAGCTTGCCGAACTTATCCCAATGACGCTTCCGGCTTTCCACCGAAAGGAGATCCGCAGAATCCTCGATGATGAATAGAAGTCGCTTCTTCTTGCTCTGGCTGGAATCATCGTCGTCGTCGTCCGACTGAGCTCCTGGCACGGAGTTCATGTTGGGCGCGCTGGCGATCTCATAGTAATACGAAGGATTGGCCAGCATCTTTTCGGGATCGGTCACGATCACGAAATTGAAGCGATCACGCCAAGCCATGAGGAGAGCCCGGATGGCGAAGGTCTTCCCCGTCCCCGGCTCGCCGTGCCAGATCATGAGCCGGCCGTGGTTCCACGGCTTCTTCATGTCAATAAGGCGATCGAGCTCGCCAAGGCAGGATGACGCATAGTTCTGGCGTATCTCCGCCCAGGTCGGGCAGCGGAGGAACTGGGTGTTCCGCTCGACCCCTCCCATGCCCCCGGCATATGAGAAGTTCACCCAGACGCCGTTCTCTTCTTTGTTCTCGAACTTGAACTTCTGGAAGGGCTCGATGATCTTCTCAGCCATCACCTCGGCGCCATGATCGCCGGAGTAGACATGCACATCGATCCGGCCGGGCATGAAAGTGGCCGACATGACCATCTTCTTGGCCTTGAAGTAGATCGTGGAATCGAGGACCACGATTGGCTTCCAGCCTTTGATCAGAGGCAGCAGCTTGTCGGCCGTGAGGTTCGGATCAATCATGAGGCTCTTCTGGGCGCTCGATTGCATGACGAAATCCGACGGGAGTGCCTTCAGAACCGCATGGCTCTTCAACATATCCGCCATGGAATGCGAATAGTTGGTAGAGACGATCGCATGATTCATTTAAAGTTTCTCTTTGTACTAGTCGGGGTCAGTATATACGAGGTTTACGAGTTGTCAAGACACTGGTTTACGCTTCATTTGCTTTCGGGCTTTCCGGGCCGTCTCGGAATCGCAGGGCTTGCAGCCTGCATTCGCATGGATCACCCGGAAGACCGCCACGATCTGCTCGCCCTTCTTTTCGTCGGTGCTCTTTACCTTCCCTTTGAGGGCGCCGCCACACGCGCAATAGGCTTTGAATTTCATGGAGCTCATTTCTTTCTACTCGGTTGCGATTTTGACGTTGGCGACGAAAAGGTTACAGGTGGCGCAGGTCAGCATCATGTTGTCGCCTTCATAGGCCCGCGTCGTCTTCATCCCGGCCTCGGGGTGACACTTCTGCGCCAGATGAATATCCAGCGAAAGGTTTTCCAGCCCTTTGGCTCTCACAGCTTCACGAGCCATCGCGTCGAGATCCGCGACGATCAGCGGTTTCATATCAGTTCTCCCTACTTGCCTTTTCCTTCTGGAGGTATTCGATCAGCTTATTGTTCTCGGCAATGACCCTGTTGTTTTCCTCGATCATCATCTTATTGTGGAGAACGAGCCGCTCGTTCCTATCGATGATCATCTTGATGAGTTCGAACTTGGTCATAGACTCCTACTTGGGCGTCTCCGCCGGCTTCACCTGTTCATAGAACTCGAACATCCGCTTCGACTCGGCCTCGGTCAGACAGTGGCAGGAGAAGAAGATCGGGCGGCCGTTCACGCTCCGCGGCGCCGCCTTGTCGTAGTACTCGTAGATAAAGTTGATCTTGTCCTCTTCCATCTTCTTCATGGCTTCCGGCTCCATGAGTGCAATGACCAGGAACGAAGACCTCAGTTCGTACAGATCCTTGCAGTGCCGATCCGTGAAGATCCGGCCGTCCAGCAAGTCCTGGGCGACCTGTTTCAGCTCTTCGTCGGTCTTCATCAGTCGATTTCCCCTTTGAAGTCCGCGACGTCGATTGCTCCGGGCACCATCGCCATGGTGCCGCCCTTCACCACATCGACGTAGGTCTTGTTGATTCGCGGAGACCAGGTCCGGACGAAGAGATAGCCGTCCTTCTCCTGGGCCCAGACCGGCACGTTCAGCTTGTCCCAGTCCGGCTTGGTGCCCTTTCCCCACAGCCGGATATAGGGTTCCTTGGTGAACTTTTCCCTGGCATCGCCCACCTTGTCGAAGCCCTTCGGCAGGCCCAGGCAGAAGCTGCCAGTGCCCATCTTCATCGTGCCGGCGACGTGGCCCAGGCAGGTGAATCCGTATTCCGCATGGAGCCTGAAGGCTCCGCACTTGATGTCCATTCCGGCGACGCAGCCTGGACACTGGAATTCCTCGATCATCTCCTTCTGTTCCTTGGTCGGGGCGGATCCTACTTGGGTTCTCATGAAGCTCTCTCCTTCTTTATTTCGTCTTGCCTCTCGCGATGGGGCTGTGAATATTCACAGCGGCGCGCATCGTACGGCGCTTCCCTTCGCGTTCGAAAAGACAGCCGTAGATAATCGCTCCCGGCAAGGTCTTGGACCCGACTACGAAAGTGCCTCCCACATGGAAGTTCACGAGGAGCGGACGCCCGTCCGAAAGTCCGTCCATGAGGGTCATCCACCACTGGTGGAAGAAATCGTATTTCGGGCTCTCGCGATGGGTCTTCAAGACTCGGCGGGGACGAATACTTCCGAGCGAATCGAGCCATACCCAAGCGTCCGAAATGGATAGGTTTTCACTCATGGCTTGCCGCCTCCAAACGTCGCGAAGTAAGGCTCTCCCGTGTCTCCAGAGTCATAACAGGGTTTGCAGACTTTTCCGTGCTGGGTGTCCACGACCAACTCCCCCACAAGCTGTAGAGGAATGCCGCACTCGACGCACTTTTGATCTTCGATACTCATGACTTTGCCTTCGACCCGTACTTCCGCCGAAGCCACGTCGGAAGATGGCTGTAGAGCGCAGCGGCATACTCCCGCTGGCCGCGGCTCCAGCATTTGCTGTCGCCGTCATCTCCCTCGAAGGGGAACTTCAGCATCTCGAGGATATCGGCCTCCACGTCGGAGTTCCCGAAGGGCCTCTTGCAGTCCACTCCGATGGCGCCGTACTCGCAGTTGTCGCGCTGGAGATTGTCGAAAAAGGCCTTCTCCAGGATCTCCATGTGCGCCGGTTCCAAGATCAGTCCCATAAGACCCTCACCTACGATCATGCTCCTGCTTGTTCATTTGCTTGTCCCACCATGGGCGTAGAACAGGTTCAGAAGCCGAAAGCACTTTCTCGATGTCTTTCGCCAGCGAATCCAGGTTGCGGGGAAGATGCCGATGGAGAACGAGAGACAGCAGGCTGTGGAGATCGTTCATGATGCTTAGCTGCTTCTCGCCCTGCTCGCGGAGCACATCTTCCACGGATTTGTAGCAGATCTTCCCCTTGTGGATAGGCACGTCGGCCTTTTCCCGGACCCGGGCGATCACCGCATTCTCGATGTTGATCGGACCGTAGGGATGCTTCGAAGCCATCCGGATCGCGCAGATCACGAGATCCGCCAGGTAGTTTGCCGTCCGCTGGGCCGGAAAAGACTCGCCGCCATGATCGGCTTCTTCAACCATCGAAACCAGCTTTCCGGTGGCCTTCATGACATGCTTGAGCGCATGGTCGAAATCCCGATAGGGCAGCTTCCCGGCTTTGAACTCCTCGCTGTAGGATTCCAAGGTCCAGGTCTGCTGAAGTTCTTCCTGCAGTTCCGAAAGAGTCACCTGATTGACGTCTCCGGGTACCGGCAGAATGACAGCATCTCCCTCGGGATGAGTTTCTCTGTTCAGCAGCCGCAGCGTTTCAGCCGCTTTCTCTTTGGATTGGAAATATTGAGGGGGGCAGTTCCAAGGCGACGGCTCCAGAGTAGGATCTTCCTTAGAAGCTGCCTGCCATTCTCCCTTGGCATTCAGCGTATAGCAGAAGCCCACCTCCGGCGGATTGATCGTGATGATGTAGCGCATGTATTACCCCTTCAGATCTTCGGTGAAGCCGGCTGCGTCACGATGGCCGCCGCCGCCGAACTTCTTGGCGATCGTGGAGACATCGAAGCGGCCCGGTGACCGGAGACCCCAGCACCGTTTGCCGTTCCGTTCGAAGTAATAGGCCGCGAACGGCGCCGTCGGATGATCCATGCAGAGCTTGTCGCCCGTCTCGCTCCGGAGCACGATCGTATTCACGCAGGGAACGAGATGGCCGTCGATTTCCTTCATCGAGGCCCCGGCGCAGATCTCAGCCAGCACCTGGGACTGATAGCGCAGAATCACGCCGCCGTCCAGCTTCAGCTTTTCCATCCCCATCGTCATGAGCTGCTCCCAGACCTCGAACTTCTGAGGATAGGAAGGAAGCGCGGCACCGACTTCGCGCGAGTAAGGCATGTCGAAGCGCCACAGATCGCGGTCCTCGAGGTAAAGAATGAACTCCGGTACCTTCCCCTTATGGAAATGGACCCAGGAAAGGTACGCGCCGGAATGGTTGATGTCGAAATAGGTTCCCGGGAGATCACCGATCTCCTCCTGGTTGGTGATGTGGTGATCGAGAACAACGACGTCCTTCACCGACTCCCGGAAGGCCAGGAATTTGGCCTTGGGGAAGGCAACGTCGACCATGACGACATTCGCCGTCTTGGGTAGGGATGGAGGCGGATCCGAGGGCTGGAGGCCAATATATTCCGCCTTCTTGCCCAGATGCTTCCAGGCCGCGAAGGCCGCGCCGAAGCCGTCGGGGCAGCCGCCGTGGTAGAGAACGTGCGTATAACTGCGCATATCTCCTGCCTTTCCTAGACCGCGTAGCGCCAAGTCGCCAGATCAAGGCTCACGACCAGGCTGCTCAACTTCTGATCTTTCATCGTGACCGGATCTTCCAGGTGATGGACAACCTTGATTGCCGCGCTGAACATTTCGTCCGCAATCTTCTTCTTATGGACGAGCTCTTTGAAGCAGTCCGTGAGATTGTGCGGCGCCGGCAGCCCGCAACTATCGCAGATCTCCTGGTTCATTGCGGCAACTCCCCGATCAGCTTCCGGCAGTCCGGACAGAGCGGCAGCTTGGCAATCTTCTCGACCTCGTCGAGCTGGGCGACGGTCTTTTCGCCCTCATTCAAGCCGTCCTTCAGCTCCATCCCCTTCAGCATCCAGTCGAGATCCTTGGCAGCGCTCTTTGTCTGGTCCATCAGGCGCTGATTGAAGTCCTCAAGATCGACTTCTTCGCCCATCCAATAAAGGACAGTTACATGGTCGTTGCTGTCCCAGTAGGCGCCGTGCTTCTTCATGGCTTCGTCTCCATCAACGGCACGGCATACTGGACACCCATCATGTGGGTGAGATCGATGCAGCCCATTTCGCCCAAGTCGGGAATGGGCTTGGGCAGGCTGCAGATCCTAAGCAGCGTTCGACCCGTCTTCTTGCAATGGACGTAGATCACGCCGCGGTCACCGTCGATCTCGAGCTGGGCATCATGAATGGTCGTCGCCATTGCCGCTCTCCTTGATCTCCCTCTTCGACATCGTGCACATCACGTTGGCGACGAGATAATGAGTCCGGTACTCGCCGTCCACGCAGTCGACGATCTGCTCGCACTTCGGACACTTCACCTTACCGGCTTCCACGCTCTCCCCCTTTTCGGTCGAAGGCCTCTTCCAGAACCGGCCGGATCTTCTCCAGTTCCTCCCGGCTCGACACCGGATAGAGATTTAGGCGCCGGGAGGTGTCTTTGTTCCATGCCTGGGTAGGCATGACCACGATCCCGCGCGGACGATGATCCATCCAACGTAGGAAATGGTTCGGGTAATCGTCGACCAGGACGCGGCCGTAGTAGAGCCCTTTGTCCTGAGTCACCGTCATCTCTACATCCGGCGGCAGATGCTCCGCGATCCAAGCCGCCTTCTCCGACCAGGCATTCTTCGACTGCTTGGACGACTTGGTCAGGATCATGATGCGGAAGCCGATCTCCTGGAGCATCTTGACGATCTCGAATCCGAGCGGCAGCGGCTTCAGGTTGTAGTACCAGCCGGCCTGCCCGCGGATCAGCCATTCGATCTCCTGGATGACGCAGGGAGGCACCTTGACCTCTTCGCCGCGGCCGTTGAGAACTCTCGCCACATCGCGGTCCAGGGCCCCGCGGAAATCGCAGAGTGTCCCATCCATGTCCACCAGGGCTACTTTTTCATCGTCCATAGGGTCTCAGCTTCTCCAGAACATGCGCTTTACACGGGACCGTGATTCGGATGTCCTCGTCAACAATCCGGTGGATCCCATTCTCTACCGGGACACCATCACGACAGTCTTCGCATAGCAGCTTTCCGATCTTCTCTCGTTCGTCTTGACGGGCCAGCCGCTCGACCTCCATGGCCAAGCACCGACAATACGCCTCTGCATGCGGCGGATCGCCGATATTGTTCGTGGCCCGGTTGTAGATCGGTAGCTCGTCTTCCATCAGTCCTTTTCCTTCCTGGTCAGATATCCCTCGCCGTGGTACTTCAAGATCACGCGGCAGATCCGCTCGTCGAACCGCTCCTGAGGTACCTTTGCGACGAAGCCTTCGCGAACGTGGTCGATCGACTCGCTGGGTCCCAGAAGGACGGACGTTCCTTCTGCCATCGCCTTCAGGCTCTCCTTCCATGGACCGCGGTATAGGACCGGGACGGTCGGGACCTCAAGCGTCCTGGCGAGCGACTCGAACGCGTCGTAATCCAGATACCGGTTCGTGGTGAGATCCATGGCATCGAAGAGAGCCAGGCTCGAATCCCCAGGCTTATGGCCGTAACGCAGATTCTGGATCCAGCCGTAGACCTCGCCGTAGATCGCAATCCCCGGCATCGACTGCAGGCGCCTCGCCAAATCATGCTTTTTGGCTGCGCCCCAGTAGACGGAGCCCGGGATCTCCTTCTTCACCTCGTTGTGGGACCCGACCCAGAGGCGCTCTTCCTTCCAAACATAGCGCGCGGAGGTCCCGTGGATCTTCTCCGTGAGGATGACTTCCTCGCCCTCCTTCAGCACGTCCGGCCAGCGCCGGATGCTCTCGATGTCCGTGTACTTCGGCCAGTCGAAGGGGCATTTCTCGGCCTCGCCGCCGGTCACGGCGCCGATCGGCGGCTCGTACTTCGTGATGCGGAGCTGCTCGGCGACGATCTCGCCTTCCTTCATGCCATCCACGACCTTGATGAGCAGGCCCATGCTGAAGATGCCCCGAAGGCGCTTCGCCTTGATGCGGAGATGGCCCTGGAGGAAGGCCCATCTGGGATCGTCCGCCGGCACGACACTCTCGACCGGGACGTAGACCGCGAGATCGCCTTCCTGGAGTTCGCCGACCGCCGTGATCACCGGATAGTCGAAGACCTTAGTGATCAGAAGACGATCCGCGTTTGGATGCTTCGAGAGTGCGCCGACTTTGACGACCTGGACCTTCCACTCGCTCATCAGGCTGCTCCTAGCTGCTCCCGCAGCTTTTCCTTCACCAGTTCCCCCTTCAAGATTCCCGCCGACATCGTGACCAGGAGGGGAACGCCATTCGTCACTTCAAAGACCTTCTTGTACCACGCTTCAAAGGAGACTTCCTTCTCCGCTCTGAGCCAGAAATAGAGAGCCGTGAGCAGATCCTTCATCTCCTCCTTCGGACCCTTGAAAACCGTCCGGTCCTTGCAGTGGAGGACATGCGTCATGGTCTCGAGCCGGTCTTCCGTCAAGACTGTGACGCTGCCGCCATAGCCCATCTCGTACTTGCAGAGGGATTCCACTGCATCACCGAGTTCCGCGTATCGGCTCGAGAGCAGGATCTCAGGACCGCCATTCTCACGATAGCTCCAGATCTCGATCATCGAATGTCCTCCGGAACCGGCGACATGCCCATCTGGTCCGAATAGAAATATCGGAGGTCTTTCTGGCCGCGGAAACCCCATCCAAGCTGCAGGCTTAGTTGCTGCTGCAGGCCATAGCGTTTGAAGCGGCCGCGCAGCGTCACTTGGGATGGGTTCTTTGCCACCTCATCCACGACCTTCTGGGCGAAGTTATACAGCCAGATCTCCGACAGGGGGCCGACCTGGTCGGTCACCTTGAGCTCGATCCGATCCTTGGCGATGGTGAGCTTGTTGGTCGTCGTGCCCTTGCGGACAACGGTGATTTCGGCCACCCGACTATCTCCTTCCCTACAGCCCGGAAGTATATCGGGTAAACCGGGTTTAGGCAAGCGTTCTTGCGATGTAACCTTGCTGTCCGAGACCGGGATATGGCGGGAAGACGACAGGCACCGTCATCGCAGTCGAGGCGTTCGTAAAAGACAGGGTCGTGCTGTTGGTACCGGTAAAGACTCCCGTTCCACTGTCTCCAAGCCCGTATCCGATGGAGATGTTGTTCATCAAGCGTTGCGCTCGCTCGGCCTGCTCTTCGAACTGCGTCGGCGGAAGTTTATAGCGCTCCTTGGGCGGGATCCGAACCCAGTCCTTCGCTCTTTCGAGGAGCGCACTCCTCATAAGCCAAGGTCTGAAGGCGGCCGAATCGCGGACGGCATTGCGCCGTGATTGGGCCATCATTGCTTCCGTGGGAAGCTCTGCCTTCAGTTGGAGGGTCCTCACCCAATTCTCCCGCTCGCGGAACTCGAGCGCGGAATCCTCATTCCAGTCCGACTCATTGGATTGGGTGTACCAGGGGTCGGGAGCTTTCTTCGGAGGTCCGATCTCGTTGTGATATGGATTGGGGAAAGAGGTCTGTGGGTCAACCCTTCCTCGGAAGGGATCGTTGCTGTAGTGGAACGCGTTCCCGATGGCCCGGAAATGCATCTCCGAGCCTTCGAGGAGATTCTTCATCGCGACCACATGGTCCGTCTCCGGCGCGAACGACCGATCCTGCGTGAGGATGCACCAGGACGCCCGAGGCCTTCCGTCCTCGAGCTCCAGAACCGTGGTCCAGCGACGCACCATGTACGTCCGCTTCGTCACATTCCCGAGCGCCGGGAACATGCCTGAAAGGCAGTAGAACGAAAACCGCTTCTCGTCGGACATCGACGCAAGAAGTCCCATTGCCCGACGCTCAGGATCCGGGACCTGACCGGCCTGGAGCGCCGCCCAGTAGTCGAGCTGCTTGTCTTTGCCCCAGAGAATGCTCATTTGAAGTTGATGTCGATCTTTCGAGGTACTCCCATCAGGACGCCCTTGCACTTCTCGCAGTACCAGGCTTCGCCCATCCGATTGCCATTTTCATCCCGAGGGCGAGGATCGGGAGTCGCGTCTCCAGGACGCCATTCCCGCATCTCCTGAGGGAACTTGCAGCCCCAGCAGTATTGCATCTCTAGAATTTCCAGTTCTTGTTTCGCCAATCCTGGGCGATGGCGCCCACGATGTTTTGCAACTCCGGATGAAGAGGATTCATCCAGCGATCATCACCGACGTCGACGAGAAGCAGCTTCTCTCTAGACTTGATGAACTTGTCGGCAAACTTGGGTTGCATCACGACGATGTAATCCGCCCACGCTGAGAAGTAGTCCAGGCTTTCCTGAGAGCATTTGGAATAGGAAACCGGAACGGCTTCCTGCCCGAAATTGTATTTGAGCGTGAAGGCCATTCCGACGCTGCGGACGTTGCCGCCTTCGCACACCGTCAGGAATTTCATGGATGGTTTTCCACGTTTGCAATGAGCATTTCATCCACGGTCTCGAAGACCAAGTCTACGACCGCCTGGTTGGCCATCAGCTTCTTCGGGTCGTACATATGGAGACGTTCCGCAATCCGCATCATCTGAGTGCAGTTGCCGTGCTTCTCGCTGAAGATGAGCGCGCCGGCGCAATGCCTGGAGGACATCGCCTCCACCAGTTCCCCATCCCGATCCACCGTCGTCTTGTGGCAGGCGAAGGTCTTGCCCTGGTCGGAGAGGATGTCCCGGCAGATCTGCTTTACCCGGGCCTTCTTGAGCCGGATCCCGCCCTTCTTCAGGAAGGGGCAGTTCGAGCACGGGACGTGCAGATCGTAATGCACTTTAAGCAGGAGGCAGATCGACGGATTTCTCGGTCAGATGCTTCCTCATCATCTTAGCCGCTTCCTTCGCGCCTTCCGGATCCGCGATCGCCGCCTCCAGATGCTGGAGGGCGACGGTGCCGATCTGCAGGTCGATCATCTTGCCAAGCTTGACCGACCGCTCGCCCATTTTATGGGCAATCGGCGTCATGAACTGGGGAAAGAGGCCCAGCAAAGGCCGAAGGGGATCGTCCTCCTTCATGCCTTTTGCCAGGAACTTGTCGTAGGAGAAGAAAAGGTTCATGGTTTAACCGCCGCCCACTTTGGCATGCGAGTTGACAGCCTGCTTCTTGTCCTCTTCCTTGGCCTTGAATTCGCCGATGGTGATGACCTTCCAGGTGCCGTCCTCCTGGGCCTCGGAGACGACGCGGTTCTTATTCTTGACCTCTTCCTCGACGGTCTCGAGGGCGAGAGACTCGACCATCTGATGGCTGCCCTTGAGGACGACCTTGCCCTTCTTCTCCATCAGGATGTCCATGAGATCGCTGACGGGCTTCGTTTCCTTCTCCTTGTCCTTGTCCTTGTCCTCTTTCTCGACGCCGATCACTTCCTTCGCCTTCTCGACGAGAGCCTTCAGGGCTCCGTCTTCCTCCACCGTGTGGAGCGTCATCCCCTTCTTCTTCGCCTTCTCCACGAGCTGGGCGATCATGCCGCGTTCCTCGGGCGTCGTCTTCTTGTAGGTGATCGTGATCCGCTCTCCCGCGAACTCGGCTTCCGCGTGACCGAATACTCCGGCTTCCGTCAGCGTCAGATTCATAGCCCTCTCCTATGGTTGTTCGATCCAGAACGGTTCCCTTGGTTCATCACTGCTTTCCCACATAATTACCCCAGGATCTCGGTATTGTCGACGCGCGGGGCGCCGGGAATCGGTTCCGCGGCCGCCACCGGGTAGACGTTGTTTTGATACATTCCCTGTCCACCGGCAATGTGGGGAACGGCAGCGAAAGCGGCGTCTCGCGCCGGCGTCTTCGTCTCATCCTTCTTGAGAAGAGGGTTCGGCGGAAACTCCGTGTCCGTCGACAGATAGTCGAGCACCGCCTTCATGCGAAGGCGGATCGCCACCCGGTCGTTGACGTTCTTCTTTTCGATGAACTGCTTCGTAAGATGCGCCATTTCATCAGGCGCGATCCCCGTGATGTCCGCCATGGTTATCTCCTTCCCTCGAGTACCTGAGTCATCCCGTCGATCATGGCCTTGGCCTGGATCTGGCCTGCCTTCATGGCCGTCTGGTCGTTGTAGAAGCGGTCAAAGATCGCGGCAGCGATCGTGACCTGCAGATTTTTGCTTTGTTCCGTCGGATCGCTACCGTGACGATGCGTAATGATTCGCGCAGCAGCGCCCATGCACTTTAAGAAGACCTTCTCGTAGACTTCGATGTTCAGGTCTTCCTGGGTCTTCTTGGGTGATGGAGTTACTACCGGAGCCAGGAGAACTTCTACGCGAGCTGCGGGAAGAGCAAGTGAAGCTTCGGGGCCTGCAGGCGTCTCTGGCATTCTTACCTCGTTACGGGCTGAAGTATACCGTGGTTTACCTTACGATGTCAACTCAAGCAATCAACAGAGACTTTACGGCCTTCATGCAGGAATCCGTGTAGCCTGGATCCATTTCGATGAAGCCCTTCGACTCCCGATGGGCCAACGCGAACGGGCAATGTGTCGCCGCGATGACCTGGAAGCGCTTGGCGATGTTCGGAACCGCGATCGTCCAGAAGTCTTTCTGGAGCGGGATCGACATCGACTGATCCACTTCATCAAGCAGGAGCGTCGAAGGGCCGTCCAGAGTCCGCGACTTCACATACTTCACGAACTTGTCCATCGCCCTTTGCCAAAGGTCGTTGACGCTGGAATGATTCTTCGGCTTTTTGGTGAGATCCGGAATGTTCTTCAGGACGTCTGCCAGTCGATTGAGGCGGATGATCCGCTCCTGTCCACTCGACACCTTGGCCATCATCTCGCCAACGATCATGCCGAAGTCCATGAGTCCGTCCTGGGAATCATCGAGCGTCGCGCCGCCAGGCGATCCCGTCTTGGGCGACATCAGGAAGGAGGCTGTCCCGTCCCAGCCCACTTGGGCCTTGACCTGGGCCGGCGCATTCTTCGAGAAGGCCTCCGGATATTCGTGATCCGTGGAATAGAGCGGATCGACGAAAGTAGACCAGCCAGCCCTGGTACCGGAATAGGCGCCCAGGATATTGATCAACGTGGTCTTCCCGCAGCCGTTTGGCCCGAAGAGGATGTTGATGCCCTTCTGGAACTCAAAGGTCTTCCGGCCTATCCCCGGCAATTGGACTGGGAACCCATTCATGACGGTTACGCTGTGGATCATGAGACTTCCTAACAGATTCGAGCGTGAGGATTCGTTTTGAAGCTCTCCATGTTCCACGCGACGATGACGCTGTCGATCATATTGACGACTTCATGCGCAGTCGCCGCGAGCGACTGAATGCCGCAGCCACGATCCGGTTCGTCCTCAGCGCCGATCAGGGTTACCTGGGCGGTGCCGTTGTGGACGTCTTGTGAGAAGGTGACCAGGATACGGCCGGCGATGCTTCCGGCGATTACTTTGACTCCGGCGATCTGGGCCTGATGATAACGATCCTCCGAAGCCCGGAGATAGGCCTTCAACTCCTTCCATCTCGAAGGCCATTCTTCGCCTCTGATCCAGCCGCCTTGGGAGAAACGCGAAGCGGCATCCTTGACCGTAGACACGATCATCGCCATGTCTATGAAGGAGAGTGTCGTGAGCTCGGTATCATAGGGATTCATTTCTTCTTCTTTCTCACGATCCGGCAGACGCCGCCGGAGCATTCGATCTCTGGGCCTTTCTTCGGCACAATGCTGACTGCGGCCTTCTTCTTGGCCATATCATTGATCTTCGGATCGTTGCCTGTCTTCGCGGCATCGAAGAGATCGTTGCGCTGCCGGAAGACCTGGTTCCCGAGCTTCGCGACTTCGTCGATATGCGCGAGCGTCTTCGCCGTGCCGCGGCTGAGATCCTGGGCATCACGCCTGACCCGTTCCTCCTTCAGATCCCGGAGGACATTGGTCTTGATGACCGGCTTTACGACGGGCCTTGGCTGCTTCCCCGGGACTGGCTTGCCTCTTCCTTCACCCATTCCAGTAACTCCTTTATCAATAAAGTTCAGGGTATTGCTTTCAAGCAGCAGAGGACTTCTCCCCAGGAAAAGACCGGCATTACCGGCCCAACCAGAGGTCCTGCACGCCTCATTTCCTCAAGGCTCGGATTGAAAAGAATTCGGTGCGGCACGATGTCATACATGTATCCCAGAACCTCGAGCTTGTCGTCGATGAAGTGGGTCAGGCCCAGTTTTTGAGCGATCGGCGCCTTGTCCGCGCGCTGCCGGCAGAAGTGAACCTTGTCCTCGGACATCCCAGTCTGCTCGTAGAAGCCGTTGTGCTTCAGCCATTCACGGCTCTTCCGTTCGATGTTCGCGCCGCACTTCGAGATGATGTAAGTTTCATTCGGGAACAATTCCTTGTTGATCTTGGAGATTACTTGCATGGCGCCGTCGACCGCGTGGGCATTCAGATAGTTCGCCCCGAACAAGGAGGTATCCGAATTGTCGTTCCGGGCCCGGTCGATGATGACGCCGCCGATGTCGATGCCGATCTTGTTCACTTCACGTCCCTTTTCTTGGTAGCTTCCACCGAAATCACGAACACATCCCCCTTGTCGTTAAGCTCGAGGCCTAACATGTCGCCGGGATAGAGCATGTAACGGTAAGGACTGCCCTTCTTGGCAAATCGCCCGACATCCCATCTCCGATCCGGCTTCCTGCCCGTCATCTCGACGAACGTCTCTTTCGTGACGAGAAGGCAGAAGCACTCCAGATCGCCGGACGGGATTCCTTCGAAGATCATTCCGCAGCCTCTTCCACGATCTCTTTAGCGTCCACGTTGACGGTCGGCTCCACGATCCCCTGGATCGAAGCATTCGGGAAATGCTTGAGCACAATCAGCGTGTTCTCCAACACCTCGGGGGTGTTCATCATCTTGCCCATCTCGGACATCTTGGTCACACAGCCCGGCCCGGTTCCCACGACGATCACGTCGAGCTCAGGATGCTGGACCTTGGTCGAGAGGCCCGTGGCATCCCACTCCGAAGCCCTCATCGCCGTCCACATGCCGAAAGGGCCCTCATCCAAGGGGCGGTCGTCTTCGATCGCCAGAATGATCCAGTGCAATCTGGCGATGCAGAATTTCTTCTGAGGCTGGCAGTCGCATTCATTGAGCGACCAGCCGGCGGGACACCGGTTCTCCGGATTCTTCCAGAGCTGGCCCAGAATTGCTGCGCCTTTTTTCAGGCGCTCAGCATGCGGAAGCTGCGGTTTTGTCGTCATTGCTTACCTTTACAAGTTCGCCCATGCACCCGGCATAGAACGGACACCATCCTGGCTTGCAGAGCCAAGTGCTTGGATTCGCGATATAGATCCCGTGATGAATCGTCTCCCAGACCTGGGCCGCCACCTTCACGAAATACTCCCGATGCTTCTGACCCATAGTGAAGGGAATGCGCTCTACATGAGGGTCATTGTTCTCTCCTCGGACGAGGAAAATCTTCTCGCACTTGAGCTCTTGCTCGCCGACCACGGGCCATGCCCAAAGGCTGTAGGCGGCGAACTGGAGCCAGGTGCTTTTCGCCCGGTTCGAGACCTTCTTGCCCGTCGACTTCCAGTCCATCAGGACGCCCGAGGCGTCCAGCATGTCCACGTATCCGATGATCGGGCACAGACCGACCTTCGTACGGACCTCGAGATCAATCCGCTGCTCGACGACCGGAGCATTGCCGATCATCCAGGGCCTGACCGTAGGAAGCACCTGTTCCCTGGCGATTCTGATCAAGGGCCGATAGGTCCGACGCAATTCTTCGATAGGATCGTCGGCCTCTTCCTTCCAGCCGACAAACCAGGGCTTTTCTTCCTGCTCCTTCTGCTCTTTTTCCCAAGCCGGCTCGAAGCGATCGTCCATGGTCTTCCAGTCGGGATAGACGCCTCTCTTGGCATACTCCCGGAGTGCATCTTCGATGACGTGGTGGACGACGACGCCGGCGTGAGCCTTCCAGCTCCTGGGCTCGGGAATCTTGTGGATGTATTGGAGCTCGAAGTTCTTCGGACAAAGGAGAATCTTCTCGATCTTCGAGACCGAGAGATTCTTCATGGGACTAGGAGCGGCGATATCGAACATTTAGTCGATGCTTTTTTCCATCACGATCGGCAGACGGCCGCGCTTTTCCGATTCGCTTTCCGCCAGGTCAATAGCCCTGCTTTCTGTGAACTCGAACTGCCCGAGCTGCTCTTCCTTCCCATCGGGATGAATCAAGTAGATGATCCATCCCGCGCACCCTGTGTCGCAGCCGAAATACGCAGCCGCTCCCTGGATCCGCGGAGCAGGAGGTTCTCCGGATAGGAGTCTCCATTCCTGCTGGATCTTGATCCAAGATCCGTCATACAGATCCGGCTTCACGGTTCGAATACCTCGATCGACATCTCCATGTCGCCCAGACTCGCCTGGATCATCGGCTTCACCTTGGCCCATTCCAGACTCCCAAGGCCGCAGCCAAGCGCCGGAAGGGCGAGCGAAAGAACCGCCCATTCGTCGAGCTTCGTCCGAAGTGCGGCCAATCCCTTCTCGATGTACTCGTACTGAGAAGGCTTCCGCCAGTCGTCCTTCGTCGGGAAGTTCACCACCCACTTCTCCTTCCCTTTCCAGATCGTGGGTGCGCCGATCGCCAGCCGCTTGTCCAAAAGATCGTTCGTATAGGCTTCAAAGAGCCCCGGAAACCTGTTCTTGAATTCCAAGGCCAAGCCCTTTCCCATCGCCCCTCTCAGATTGACCGTGTTGACGATGGTCTGGGCATTCGCCTGGAAGATATTTCCCTTCAGATATCTGATCATGGCGTCTGAAGATACTCGTTCTACTTTGCATCTGCAAGGTCAGGCTCTTTCTTCCATTCCTTGGTGCGCCACCGGATCCCCGGGATCTTTCCCGTCTTGTCCTTGATCTTGTGGTAGCAGCTCCCGCAAAGCCGGTATCCCCAATCCAGAAACCGATACTTGCGGCAGCGGCCGCAGACGATCATCCGGTCCCAGGCCATGGCCGTCAGGAGCCGAAGAAGGCTCATTTCGCACCGATCCTATAGGCATCCCCGGATAAGTGCCGCGCGTATTCCGCAGCCGTCTTCCACTGGCGCTTGCACTTCCGGCATTGGACAAGATAGGGCTTCTTGCCTTCGATTTTCTCCACGAAGATGACGTCGGACGACGTCCCCCAAGTCGTCACCCGCTGCATCGAGATCGAATCACAGTGCGGACATCTTCCTGGACCGCCGATCACGAGCTTGCTGTTCCGGCTCCGCTTCTCGAGCGGATCCAGGACCAACCGGATGTAGCAATGCCCGCATTTATCGCCGTACACGGCCTGATGACCGCATTTGCAATTCCTAGGTTTCGGAGGATCTGGGATCCTGCACATAGCTAAAACAGAATATCCCCGGAAGACGCCATCAATTCGTCGTACTTGAAGTGGTTTCCGTGCTCGAGGCAATCCTTGATATTCACCATCGGGCCCGAGAAGCCCAGGTGGCTGCTCTTCCATTTCAAGATCACGTACTGAGGCACGTTCTCTCGAAGGCTGACGAAATCGACGCCGAACGGGGTGATCGACCACATGCCGCTGGTCTTCTTGAAGCGGTCGTTGTTCGGCGCTTCTTCGACAAGGCCCCAGGAGGACAGGACGCCGAATTCGCCGCGGGCCTTTTCCTTGTCGAACTGTTTCACATGGAAGAATTTCTGCTGATTCATGGATGCGCTGGTCAGGCGATAGAGTCGAACGAGACTGCGCGCCATCGACCGGGACAGTCGACGATGGTAGACCTTCAGAAAACGTCCGCAGGTCGGGCAATCCTGGCCTTCATCGCGGATCGGATCCTGCCACCAGGGATAATCCCGAAAGACCCCGGTCGGGACGCCCATCGACGCTGTGAGGTCCATCAGCGCCTCATCTTCCTGTAAATCAGAGCCTCGGCAACGATAGCGCCCGTCGCGAAGACTAGGCCATAAAACACCACGAGGTCGATCGCGAAGTGTCTCCAGTTCTGCTCTCGTGCCTTCGCGAAGATCTCGAATACCGTAGTAACTTGCAGCACGATTAGCAGGATTGCTCCCATGACCACCATCGGACGATTCGGCTTGATCACCACACCACCAGCTTTCCATCGTCGCGCAGCGTGAACGTCGTTTCCTTCACGTCGAAGTGGACCATGATGTCGTAGATCTCGTCGAACTTCAGATCCGAGGTATATTCCGGCCTGACGGATCTATAAGCAATCCCGTCCTCCCGAAAGACCAGGTTGTTCGGCCCGACCACGATCCGACGGAGATTCTCCAAGTTCTTGTACATGGCCCGCTGGCTGATCTCCGGTTCCTTGTCGTTCCATTCGAAGAAGACGTGCTCCGGATCCATCTTGACCGCGACCGCCGAATAGCGCCGGCGAAGGACATTCCCGCACACGATGTACACGCACTTGTCCTGGAACTCATCCCAGACCTTCTGGGCGGCTTCCCGGGTTCCGTGATGGATGAAGGGAAGGCTGATCGCCTGCGTGGAACCTTCCCTCGTGTCAGCCCTCATGCCCCACGTCTTCCCTGCGCTTTGAAATCCCGCGATCGCCTTCATGATCTCCGCCTGGTTGAAGCAGACGACATACGGCAGCACGTAGTCCTTGCCGAAGGTCTCTTCAATCCACTTCAAGCGGGCGACTTTCTTCAAGCGGCTCCCTCTACGGGGCTCACCTCGATGATGTCGTTCTCGGTGATGCAGTCGGTTTTGAAATAAACCTCGAGCGCGGCGACCGCTGGTTCTTCTCCCTTCACGCCCGTAGCCTTTGCTACGTCGCACTCGCGATTGAACCATTCGATGGCATTCCGGAGTTTCCGGACCGCCTCTTTCGCACTCTTCGCCCGCATCGTGGCGCAGAAGCCGATAGGGCCGTTCTGCGAGTCGCCCAGGCTGAACAGATACTCCTTCTCCATCGACATCAACTAAATTCTCCAACGATCAGATCCCAGGTCCCCTCGCCGTGACCGATGCAGCGGCGGTTGTCGACACTCGCGCGCACGAGCCCATTGGGGCCCTTTTCCGAATAATTCTTCTCGTGGAAGTCATCCCACGAAGCGTACATGGAAGGAACCTTGTTCCAGTCTCTTCCGATGCCCTGGCGGTCACGGATGACTTCCAGCATCATCTGTGAGGAGATCTCTCGACCGTATTCGTCTTCGACATGATTCTTCTTGTCGTGGAAGAGTGGGATCCAGTCGGCAAGATCTTTGATGCCGTCCTCGGGATAGACGTGGAGCGCGAAGGCCCAGCCCGCGCTCGACTTTCCGATGTGCTTCTTCTCGTCACTGCGGCCACAGTGAGAGCAGCGGTTCGGACAGAGGTAGTAGTTCGTTCCCATGGCTTATAGTTTCAGACGTTTAAATACGAAAATCACTCCCGGCTCATAGATGCTGCAGGCCACTTGGCCTGCCGCCGGCGAGAGCTGGACGAGTTCCCAGCCCTCTTCGCCGCGGGCGTTGAGAAACGCCTGGACATGATCGATAGGACTCATCGCATTCGTTTTGACGATCCCGATGCCTTGGCCTTGATAGTACCTCGACACGCCTTCGACCAAGTACTCCCACTTAGGCATCAGATTCCCCTCTCAGCCAGTCGGCCTTCGATCTGGCCGAGGCGATTCTGAAGATCCTGCTGAGTCTTCTGGGTATGGTCCGCGAAGGGACGAATGCCCATGGTCGATTCAAACATCGTCTGCATGCTGCTCGCCATCCACTGCACCATTGCCTCGTGGACCGTCTTGGGGAAGGTCTCCTTGATGATCGCGATGACCTCATCCTTCATGGCTTGGATCTTCGGATCGCTCTCAATGGTCTTCTTGACTTCGGCCTTGTAGGTCTCCATCACCCCTTCGGTGATCGTCTTGATCATGATCTCCTTAGTGGACTTGAAGTCGCGCATCTTGTCGCGGAAATCGTACCCGCCACGGATCTGCTGTTCCGTCTCCTTCTCCCGGTAGGACGGAGTGGTGGCCTGGATATGAGCGATCACTTCGCGCTCCTTCGTCAGGCGCTCGAAGTCATAGGGCTCCTTGAGCCATTTCTCCATGGTCTGCCGAGCGACATCCACCTTCTGCTCGGGCGTCAGGTTGTTGAGGATCTCGACCACGGACTTCGAGAGTTCACCGGGATTCACGTCCAGTTCGATCTTCATAAGTCCCCTTTTACTTGCTGCTGATGGTAAAGGCCGGTTCTGAGGGCATCTTGCTCTTGTCTTCCGGTTCCGTCGTATATTCCATGACCGTGAAGCCGCAAATGATCTGGAAGGGAGGATGCTTGAGATCCGCCGGGGCCTGGATCTCCATCCTCACGATCATCTTGTTCTGAACGAAGATGCCCAAGCGCTTCGCCGGATCCGCAGTCATCTCCTTCTGATTCAGCGCGACCGCCAGGCAGATGTGCTTATGGCCCATGGGATTGATGACCGGAGACCAGCCACGAACGCCGCCTCCGTCCTTGGCGATCAGATAATCGTCAATCGGCGATTTGTTGATGACGGGAGAGTCGTCGAACTTGCACTGGATCGTGCAACGTCGGAGCTGCTCGAAGACTTCATCGGTGGTATTCGCGTGGACCCTGATCCACGGCCGAACGACCATGAAGGCGTTGTTCTGACCGCAGGATGCGCGCAGGAAGAACGTTTCGACGCCTTCCGCCAAGCTATTTTCAGGAACGTCGTACGAAGATTTCCAATCCGGTTTGAGGAATCGCCTGACGCCGTATGCGACATCCTTGACCTGATCGATCAGCCCGGCATAGTCCGGGAAATCGAACTCGTCGGGATGCGACAGGTTCGTGCGAAGGCGGTCGAGAAGCCAGCGGACTTCCTCTCTCGAGATGTCCTTGCCCTGCTCCACGACATGAGCCAGGAACGCCAGCTTCTTCCGATCTTCGTCTGTCAGCATGCTACCGCCGCGGTAAATATCCTAGTGCAGCTCCGAGAATAATGCCGAGAGAAATCAGAGATGCTACGAGCACGTAGAAAACCATGCTTGTCAGCCGGAAGGCGTATTTTGTGGGCGGCTCTTCCGGCTTGGCATTCTTGATCGCCTGAAGGCCATAGACCGAACAGGCCGGGCAAGCCACCGCGAGACTGATTTCCCTGTCGGAACTAAGACAGTATCGAACGCGTTCCGAAGGAAAATACTCCGGCTTGGGCATCATTCCGGTCTCGGGATTCTGGTCCGCGGGCACGATCGTCAGCACGCTCCAGCCCTTGGGAAGCCCCCTCTGCGAGTCTTCTGCAATCAAGACCTCGTTGTGCTTGCAGAAATCGCAGACGTAGGTCGTCCGGACTTCCCTGCTCTGCTTAACACCCAAGGACGACCTCCTTCTCGACGGCGATTTCGCCCAAGCCGTCCGAGGCCGGTTCGACGCTGAAGGTTGCGAAGTCGGCCGCGTAGCGGCTCTTCTTGAGTTCCGCGAGTGCCTGGACGAAGACCGCCCGGATCTCGGCATCCGCCGGCGCGCAGGCGCGCATCCGGAGCATGCGCTTCCACTGGCCTACCGAAGCGCTGAAGACCAGCTCCGTCAGGAGCGCATTCCCGAGATAGCCTCTGGCGGCGCCGCGGGCCTGCTTCCGCGCCGTGAACTTGTCCACGCCCTTTTCGATAAGCCAGGGCTGGAGAGTTTCGACCACCTCAGCATAGACCTTCCGGGCCAGATTTTTTACCGACCACAGGCGATCGATCCAGTTTGCCGCATCGCGAACGGAGAGGGTCTTCGCCAGATGCTGGTCGTATTCCTGGACGAGCGGATGGTCGATCCACTCGGATTCATTCTCCTGGACGAAGCGGGTGCTACGCTGGCTGATCCCGGTGCGATCGCCGTGCCGGACGAGCTCATGGCTGAAGCCGCGGCTGCCGACCATGAACATCGAGACCCACTTCTCCTCGTCGGTCTCGGGCTCCACGGTCGCGCTCACGGACTTGTAGAACCGGATGTTTTGATCGCTGCGACCGCGAGGAGGAACCATCATGGGATAGGCTTGCTCGGCATGGAACGAGAGCAGATCCCCAACGCAGAAGGTGGTAACTTCTCCGACCTTGTCGTCGACTCTGATTTCGTCGCTCCAGGTGTTCCAGTCGAGGATATTCCGGGGATTGAAGGTCACCCGGAAGCCGTCTTCGAAGCGGTTCTCCACCCAGAGGCCGGGACGATTAAGGAAGACCAGAGGTTCGATCGGCTGCTTGACTTCGACGGTCATGTGCGCGTGCTCATAGACCGAGAGATGACCGACTTCCTTGATATGCTTGTGGTAGTCCGCCGACGAGCGGCCCGTGCCGACGCTGTCGTAGCAGACCCGGCCCGCGAGTTCGCTGAGTTGTTCTCGGACCAAGCCCTGGAGTTGATCCGCCCGAGGTGTTCCCATCTCGGATGGGATGACGATGTTGGTGCTGCCATCCCAGACGAGTTTCGAAGTGACTCCGTACTTACCCATGCTCTCCTTCCTTACGTTACGGGACCCTCTTACTCGGACTTAGAACATCTCCTCGCCGGTTTCGCCCTCAGGGGCCGACTCGGCCGGGGCTGCCTGGACTTCCGGCCCCTTCCAGAGGATGCTCTTGTCCGACAGTTTCACGATGTCGTTTCCCACGATCTCAGCCGTCTTCTTCGCGACGGCGTTGATCGCGTTGCCGACCTTCTTGATGTCGTCGTCCGACAGATCCCCGGGCGAGGGCTTCCCGGTGATGACCGCGAGCTTCTGCCGCGCGATCGCGCCGTCCTGGGTGTTGAAGACCATCTTGCAGACGGCATCCAGCTTCTGGACCATCACTTCCTTGCTCATCTTCGGCTTGGAGTCGGCGGGCGGGGCCGGAGGAGCCGCAGCCTTTTTCGGCTCTTCGGTCTTCTTGGGCTCCTCGACCTTCTTGGCCTCTTCCGGCTTCTTGACTTCTTCGGTTTTCTTGGGCTCCTCGGGCTTCTTCGCTTCCTCCTTCGGAGGCGTCGAAGGCGTTCCCCCCGAAGCGCCGGCAGGCGGCGTGACCGGCTTCGCAGTGTCCTTGGGCGGAGCCGTGTTTCCTTTCGGCGGAGCGGTGTTTCCCTTCGGCGGCGGCGGGGTGGTCACCTGACCGGTCGCCTTCGCGATCATGTTGGTGACCGCATCCTTGGGCATCAGCTTCAGCTTGCCGTTGCGCTCGGCCTTGGTGATGGCTTTCGTCGTGAACTCGGGATCCTCCACCATGTCGAAGTCGGTGCCGGAATCATCCTTGTACCGCTTGGTCTTCCGGCTCATGCGCTTGTGGCCGAAGGTCGAGTCGAGCGCGATCTCCTGACCCGTCGCCGGATTCACGAAGAAGCGCTGGACCTTGACCCAGACGTTGATGCATTCCGGATCGAGCGGGCAGATCTCGATCTTCGGTTCGCCTTGGACGCGGTAGACTTCGCCCTGTTTGGCGAACTCCCGGGCCGCCCAAAGGGCGCCTGCCGAGCTCAGGCCGTGCTTGCCGTTCACCTTGTAGGTGAACCCCGCAGTCACACGCTTCGCCATGGCCTCGATGATCTTCTTGTCGTCCGCCAGGTCGAATCTCTCGAGGAGTCCGCCGTTCGACGGGGCATCAGGCACGCTCAGCTCCTTGCTCGGATTTTCCGACATGTTCGTTTCCTCGTTTACCTTTTCGAGCTTCCGAAGAATACCCGTTTACCTATCATTACGTCAAGTTACTTTGCTTCCCCTCACGCCAGAGCCAGTCTTTTTCTTCGCGTTGATTTCGATGATGACCTTCACTTCTTCGCGACCCGTGTTGCACTGCACTCCGGATTCTTTCCCGGGAGCTACGTAGCGGTCGTCTTCATACCAGATTCCGTCTTCGATCGCACCGTATACGTTCTTCCAGTCGATGCGGGGTTCGTCCTTCCAGAAAACCTCGACGGATAGCTTCGGATTCATTTCCTTAAGGGCAGTGCCCATGTTCGGAGCTCCGGCTTCCATCGAGAGCAAGAGGACGTTCTTCTTGAACTGCCCGTAGGCCTTCGACCGGGCCCGCTCGTTGGGATGGAACATCGTTTTCCATGTGGTCTGTTTGTACCCCATGAGCGGGCCCGGGACGACGAACTCGATCTTCATGCTAGAACGGAGCGTCCGGATCTCCGATGCCGGCACTCGCGGATTCGCCGGCGCCGCCGTCGCTTTCGGGCTTCGCGCCGAGGAACTGAATGTTGTCGGCGACGACCTTGACCTTGCTCCGTTTCTGTCCTTCCTGGCTCTCCCAGCGATCCTGCTGGAGCCGGCCGCAGACGAGGACCTGGCGGCCCTTCTTGCAATACTGCATCACGAGCTCGCCCGTCTTGTTCCACGCTTCGCAGTCGAAGAATGACACCTCTTCCTTCGCCTGGCCGTCCGAGCCCTTCGACTTCCGGTTCACCGCGATCGAGAAACCCACGATCGTGTGGCTCCCGGCCGCCCGGCTCTCGGGATCCTTCGTCAGGTTCCCGATCAACCGCACTTCATTCAGAGTCGCCATGCTGATCCTCCTTCCTTTCACTCGTTGGTTCGTACAAGAACTGTATTATCCGTCTCAGGATATCGGTACTCTCGAGTCCAGTCGCCTATGAGTCGTTCACGCACGATCATCAGCTCATGCTGCATCCTGGTGGCGCCGACGAAGGCAACACGATGCTCATCATCGCCCGCTTTAGCGAGAGCCTTTGGAAAGGTTTCTGCCCAAAGCCAGACGCGCTTTGCCTGCCGACCTTTTGAAGCGTGAATCGTTCCGATCCGGGTCTTCGGGAGTTTCTCAAAATCGTATCGGGCCTGGTTCAACTTGTCGTAGTAGTCTCCAAAATTCAGGTCCACATCCCGACGATTCTTTTCCCGAATGGCTTTCATGAACCCTTCGGTAAAAAATGAGGACAGATCCCCGAAAGAAACTGTCTCATTTCCTTTTAAGGCCTCTGCCTTCTTTTTTACCCCGTGGAATACCAGCCTTCGTTTATCCACGGTCAAACTCGGAACTTTCTTCAGGAGATATTGAAGGCCGGTGGCCGTGATGGATTTGCCTTCTGAAAGATCTCGGAAGGCAAGATAAGCATTCAGTTCCGAGGCATTCTTGAAAGGATTCGACCCTCTTCTCTCGTTGTAAAACGGCACTCCTTCGTCCACGAGGCGATCCGCAATCTCGGAGCATCCCGCCACATGACGATGAAGAAGAAGATCTCCGTCCATCACTTCCGCAGGATCGAAGGAGAGTTTATTTCTGATGGGATTCTCGCGCCCTGCCAGGCCGATCACGTTTTTCGGCTGCCTTTCCTTGATCCGATCCGTGATCAACCCTGCATAGCGAACTCCATTGGGGCCGAAGCGATGCGTCTGCTCCAGAATTTTCACCTGAGTATCTGGATAGTTCCGATACTTGAGAAACTCGTGGGCGTTCGCTCCTTGAAAACTGAAAATCGCCTGATCATCATCCCCGCTGAAAAGGATGGTCTCGCAGCGGCCGAACCACAGTTTTTCAATAACTGCAAACTGAAGCGGACTCATGTCCTGGATTTCATCGATCACCGCCCTCTTCCATTTCGGCAGGACGATGAATCGCCTTCTCAGGACTTCCGCCAACATATCCGTAAAATCGAACTTCTGATCTTCTGCCTTGCCCTTTTCGTAAAGTGCCACGAAATGGGCATAGACTCCGGCAGAAAACCCAGGCCATTGATAATCCGTCGTCCCGGGATGAGGCTGTTTCTTGACGTAGTCCAGTTCTTCCACCGACCTTGAAAGAAGCCGCGACAGATCATACAGACTCTTGATCCTGGACCCTTCGGTTTGCGCATCGGGCTTCTCGAGCGTGGCCATGATGTGAGTCACGGCTTCACTAAAATCCTCAAGATCTCCGCCCTCTTCCTCATCCGCTACTTGGAACCCAACTTTCTTCGCCCATTCCTTCATCCACTTCGGATCGACGACGCTATCGCGGGTCAGTTCGAGGACGCGGAAACAAAGCGAATGGAGCGTCCTGAACCACCGATTATCCTGCTCGGTGAGGCCGAATCGTTTTGCCCCATCCTTGACTGCTGTTTTCATGAAACTTACGTAGGCAATCTCATCTAGAGAAATTCCTTCGTTCCTCCAAGCTTCCATCTGCCGGAGGTCGTACTCCGTCTTGCCGGTGCCTGGAGGACCAAAGACTAGAATGAGACCCATATCTTTAGTTCGCCACCTTTCCAGCCTTCTTCGCCTGGTCGCTGTTGACCAGGACATCCAGACTCACCCGTACTTCCTTGAACTGATGTCCGAGAAGAATATCATCCACGCCGTGCCGCTCCAGGATGTAGCGGTCCAGGCCGTTTCCCTCGGCAGGCTCGAACCAGACGACGGCCGTGGGCCACTGGCCCTGGGCGGTCCGGCTGAGAAAAGCATCCACCTTCCTCATGCGACCGTCACCTCGCGATGGGCTTCCTTCGAGATGACGCGGAGCTTCGCGTTCATCTTGTGGAAGTACCGCCACCGCTCCTCGAGCCCCTTGTCTTCGAGCTGCCGGCCACATGTCAGGTCGTTTCCTTCCGTTACTGGAGGGTTCGCTTCGTGGATCCACTCCTCGTCGTTGAAGCGGTCCGCGAGCGCCAGGAAAGTATCGGGTTCAGTATGGTCAATATAGGACACACTACGAGTCATCATTACTTTCCTCACCGGACAAAGAATCTCCTCGGCTGCGCCGAAGGCCTTCTCGCGCTCCGCGACGAGATGATCCATCACCGTCGAGCGAAGCGCATCAAGATACTCCTCCCAGTGCGTCGGCGTGCTCACGCATTTCTGGTAGCTGAAGTCCGTTTGCGTTCCGTCCTTCCTGAAAAGATAGAAGCAGCGGTTCTTGCCTCCATAATTCGTGTTCGTGAGGACCTTGAAATATTTGATTCCCGTTCCGATCTTATCGGCCGCTTCCTTGTGCCGGCGGATGAGCTGGCAGAGGAAGGAATGATGAGGCTCCTCGATCACGACGCCCTGCGGGATATCCGCGAGCAGTTTCTGGATGTGGGCCTTGAACTCCGCGCTGGTCGCGAAGAATTGCCCGTTGATCGAGACTGCTTTCCCCCTGCCCATCAGTCTCCATCCTCGATCGGAAAAGGGAACCTCTCCATCCTCCAGCTCGTGACGGGAGAGGACACGATGTAGAGCGGACCTTTCGACCTGGTCGCGCCGACGTAGGCTACGCGAAGTTCGGCGGGATCCTTCATGCATCTAGGAAGGACCTCATCCCAGAGAAAGACCGAGTCTGCATCGCGGCCCTTCGATCCATGAATCGTCGTGATCGTAATCTGCGGTTCGAGGTCGCCGCCCAGTTCCCAACCAGACTCCTCGAGGGCTTGGTAGTATGACGCGAACCGGACATCGGTGACGCTCCAGTCTCCAGCTCGTAGGGCATCCCAGAAGAATTCGGTGAAATGCTGGGATAGTTCCAACGGCGTGATGGTCTGATCGGGTTCCATATCCTCAAGCTTGGTCATCGAGCCGTGCTTCAGGAACTTGACCCGTTCGCCGTTGATCTCTTTCGACGACCGAATCACCTTCGTCATGGATTTGATGTCGCCGCCGTCCAGGATCTCCCCGCGGACAGCTTTCGAAATCGCCTTGAAGCCGGCGATCTCGATGCCTTTGCCGAGAGGATTCGCGCCGCGTTCTGCCCAGAAGGGAATGCCGTTCATGATGCAGTGCGCGGAGAGGGCGTTGCAGCCTTCTCGATGCCGATGGAGCCAGAACTTGCTGCCGTAGGCCTCGGTCGCCTCCTCCACGTCCCAGATCCTTTTGATCGTGTTGTTGATGGCCTTTGCCGGAACGATGTGTTTGGGTTCGCTGTCCGGAAGACCCTGCACGATCCGCTGGCCCAGGTCGATGATCTTCTGACCGAATCGATGGGTGGTCGGAAGATGGATCCGGCGGCTTCGATTCCGATACGACAGGAATGATGCGGCCGAGGATCCCTGGAAGGACATGATCGCCTGAAAGTCGTCTCCCGCGTAGTAGGCGACGCGGGCCCGATCGGACAGTTTGTCGACCACGAGCCACTGGAGCGGGGAGAGGTCCTGGGCCTCATCGATGAAGACCACCTTCCAGTCCGGAAGGTCGATCGGCCGGAGGAGGACCTGTTCGAGCATATCCACGAAGTCGAGAAGCTCGCCGCCCTTCCAGGCTTCGTAGCTTTCGACCACGTCGGCGTACCGGCTCCAGTCCATGTGGCCGAAGTACTGGAGGGCGGAGGGGGAAGGCTCCTTCCGGGCCCGGTCGAGATCGGCCACGCTTTCGGCCGTCAGGCGCGCGTGCTGATACATCCCGAGCAGCTTCGAAATCGCGCTCCCGGACTCCTCGCTCGAGCTCCGGACCCGTTCGATGGCCAGGATGATCTTGGCGATGTCCGCGGCCTCGTCCTCCTCCATCGCCAGTTCGTCGTTGATCTCGACGCCCATCCGTCCGCCGAACTCCCGGAGCTTGGCGCCGCTGACCACCTGACCCCGTCCGACCCGGAGGAGCTTGAAGCAGACCGAGTGGAGCGTCCGGAACCAGAGATGCCGGCGCTCATCCCCCGTCACCCCGGCCCGGACGGCGGCGTCGTTGGCGGCTTCCCGGGCAAACGTCGAGTAAAGGACCTGCTCCTTGGAACAGTAGCCGCTCTTGATGTACGTCGCGGCCATGTCCGTGCAGAACCTGGTCTTCCCGCACCCCGCCGAGGCCCAGACCGTGAAGATGTCTACCACTTCATCGTCCCGTATACACGTTACTCTTCCGTTTAAATTCAGTAACCAACCTAACGTCCAAAGCGATTAGAGGGTTAAAAAGGCGTTAGGTGGTGTTAGAGTTTGGGTCGTTTTCAGCGATCCAACCTCACAAGAACCTGTATATTTGATCATATTTTGAAGAATGTTAGAATGTTAGGCTGTTAGGTGGGTGGTGAACCATTACAGTAATCATTTTCCTATAAACTGTGTATAGGGGAGCGAAAATCACCGCCACAATCGACAGCCTGGACGAGAAGACCGGGAGTTCGGACGTCCCGTCGGTCGCCATCCGTGTTAGATTGTGTGTTAGGTTTCTCATAGACCTAACTGCCAAAATCCTCTGTTTCTGCGGTTCCTGGGCCCATTTCGAACAGCATGTCGCTTCCGGTGTGATCCTCCGGCTTGCTCGGCTCTACAGAGACGATGGAAGCAGGGGTAGGTCCGGAAACGGGCCCTTCAGGAAGGGCCTTAGGAGGCCCGCCAGCGGGTTCTACGGGCGCTGGATGACCGTTACCACCTCCGTGACCGTTTCCGTTCGTTAAATCCTTGCTCCAGACGTGATCCGTCCGTTTCCCTAGGCGTTTGGTGCCGCTAACCCACCCGGAACTCTTCAGGTAATGGATGACGTCCTGCTTTTTGGCATCACTCCACCGGTCCTTGAGGATCCTCATGACGATCGGCGTCTTGAAGACCACTTGGCCATCCTTGGTCCGGACCGCGCTGTGGTTGATCGAGATATCCGCGCTCTTGGAGTCGACGGCCGTCTCCTCGAGGAGGTTGATGATGATATCCATCTGGCCTTCGAAGGTACCCTCGGACGATTCAACCTCGACATCCTCGCGCTCGGCGGCCTGGTACATCTTGGCCCAGGTCGAGTCCTTCTGGAAGGGCAAATGACGGTCAAATTTAGCGAAAAAGGCCTTCGAGAAGTACTCGAACTTCCAGACCTGATCGAGCGAACACTTCAGGGTGTATTCGATGCCTTCCAGGATGATCGTCACCTCGTAGGTCGGCGGCTCCTGGTGGTACCGGCGAGATTTCTTGACCCGGAAATGCTCGTCCTCGAAGTTACGATCGACCTTAGCCGCGGCCGCGCGGGCGATCGAGGCAGGCTGCCACTTCGGCTGGGACCGGATGGCCGTCTGGCATTCCCGGATGACGCTTCCCAGATATTCTTCGGTCTTGTCCTCTTTTTCGTGGGCCTTTTTGGAGATCTTGTTGTTCCGATCCTTGAAGATCGCCGAGACGGCGTGCTCCGTGATGCCGGCCTGCAGGAGCAGGGTCGTGACCCAGCAGTCGGCTTCCGTTCGGGTCAATTTTCCTTCGGCTTTGAGCTGGCGGAATTTGCCCGGAGTCTCGATGCTCTTGACCATCTCGACATAGGCGTCATGGCCTTCCAGGATGATCTTCTTCCCGTAATCTGAAATTTGTAATTTGGAGATATCTGGGGCAGCCTCCTCCGGGCCAGCCGGAGAGGCAAGTTCCCTCTTCTCCGCGGGCACCCGGGCGAGGATCTTGGCGAAGGCCTCGAGGAAGAACGCGGCGTCTTGCTGCGCAGGGTACGCCAAGGCCTTAGACATCTCATCGAAATGGCGTCGTCCAGTTATCGGCTTGCCCTGCAAGTAGTTACGATAGGTACTTTCGACGTCCTTGAGACGATTTGCCGTCTCTCCGCCGACGGAATTCGAGGCGGCTTCGATGATCGCCTTGGCTTTGGCTTCGAGAACGCCGGCCCAGGCGAACATGCCCGAAATGTGAAGGGCAGATTCGTGCTTAAATCCGTGCCGCCAGATATTCGTAAGAGCCATCGCGAGCTCGGCGACGGAATCTTCCGAAAGATCAATCCAGGGAGCCCTTCTCCCCGGAGCGGGGCCGGTGGCAAGTTGGGTTTGGGCCGGAAGTTGATGCTCCTGGCCGCCCGGGAAGATTTTCTCGATGGGGAGAAGGTCCTCGAAGTCGTCCAGAAGATACCGGGAATCGGGCTTCCACCAAGTGATCTCGACCTTCCGCGGCGGATTGTACTTGATGTTCATGGACCCAGGAACCCGGAGGATCCGGGCGAGGTCCACGGACTGAGGATCGGCGCCGAAGAACTTGGCGAGGGCCTTGTTGATGGCCTTCACCCGCCAGAGATCGTCGCCTTCAGCAACCTCCTTCAGCAGCCAGTAGACCTGGATGCCACCGCCACTCTTGAGGATGACGGAGGGTTTGTGCGGGAAATCCTTCAAGGCCTTCCGGATGGTCGCTTCCGGGACGGTTTTCCCCTTGTGGCCCATCTCGGCGAAGTCGGCTTCCAGCCAGACGACCCAGGAGGATTGGGCATTGAGCTCCGTTCCCCGGTGCTCCATGACCGGCTTGCCCTGATGGTCCATTTTTCCGGTCGCGCGGGGCCATTTTTCCTTCCGGAGCAGGACGCCCATGTAGACGTTCGCGCTGCGGTTATGGGAAATCGCCGCAGCGGGGATCGCCTCGATGGAGTCGGGAACGCGGAAGGGGAAGGCCTTGACTCCGGTCTTCGAAATGGCTGTAAGTTCGGCCCACCCAGGAGTATCTCCCCAGATCAACCTGAAGAAATCAAGGGCGGACACGTTGTCCAGCGGGGGCATTCCGGCCTCTCTCAGGACGCGTTACATTACGTTACAGTGACACTGAACCCCAGGATCCGTGCCGCCGCGCCGCCGTCTTGCTGCGCGCTCGTAACCCGCAGGGAGCGTGGGCAAACGGCGACACGGGTCCTGAAGATCATCGAAGACATTTTCTCTTACTGTCTCCCCTGCGTTGCGTTGCGAGCGCGAAGCAAAGTCTAGCCGCGACATGCCGAAGATCAAGAACAAAGCAAGTTTTTATGATGAAAAAAATGGAATTCCTTTTAGTCGATACCATTACTTGGGACCCTTGTCGACGGCAGCCACAAACCACTTCGGAAGCAGCCATCCGCAGGTCTGCATGAACCGATCGAAGCCGGAATCCAGCACGAACGTATCGCAGAAATCGGCGTCGTGCCGGACGGTCCGGCCGTAGGACTGGCAGAGTTTCAGCGCCGCCTGCATCGGGAGATACGAGCCGTCGATCTTCATCCTGGCTTTCACGAATTTGTCTTCGGTGCCGGGCCACGGGACCTTCGCGATCATCTGGAAACGCGCCAGGTCGTCATGGAGATCGATCCCCTCATGGAAGCCGGATGCCAGGAGGATGCTGTCTGGCTTGGCCTCGTGGACGCGAAGCATGGCGTCCTTGTCCCGGTTCGTGAACATGTCGAGCGTGATGATCCGCGGGCTGTTCACGTTCTCCCGGATCAGCCGGCAGAGACGTTCGCTGTGACCGTGGATGATCCCTCGCTGCCCCGGGTAACGGTCCATGATCTCGGAGATTTTCCCATAGAGGCTGGGCAGCGTCGCCTCGAGGTTCTGCCAGCCCATGTTGCCGGCGTACTCCCGGAAAATGGGCCTGTTTTCCACTGGGAAAGTGGAGGGAATATCCACGAACTGCAGGTTCGCCTGGGGGATTCCGAGGTTTCTCGCCCAGGTCTTCGCGTCCAGGATCGTGGCCGAGAGAGCGAGCACCGTATCGGCCTTCGACCAGAGCATTTCCTTCGTGAAAGGCCGGATGAAAACGGGGCGGATCCGGAGCTTCCGGGTGCGCTCGCCGGGCTTCTCCCCTTCGATGAAATCCTCGGTGACGTCGATCACCCATTCGGTGAGGTCGAGATACCGCAGGAGGTCCTCGATCCTGGACAGGAGCTCCTTGAACTGGTCCGTTTCGCTGGCGCTGAGGCCTTGGGGGACGTCCTCGCTGACGCCGACGGAGTCCTTGTCCCCGACCGCCTTCTTGATGCGCGCGACGACGCGCTCTTTTTCCAGCCAGGCGAGGACTTCTTTGGTGTCTTTCAGGCCCAGATCTAGCTTGATATCGAGCAATCGGAGGAGCTTGTCTGAGAAAATGATTTGAACAAACCCTAGGAGAACGCTCTCGGTATTATGGGCTTCGTCGATGATGAGCAGTTCTCGTTTTCCGAAGCGGCCCAGCCTCTGCTGGAAGAGAAACGAGTGGAAATTGTAGAGCGTGATGGGGTTCTCCACGGCCTTGGCGAGCTGCCTCCAGTAGTCGCATTTATGGGCGTCGGGTGGCAGGTCGAAGGAGTTCGCGGCTTCAACGGATCCGTACTTCAGACACTCCTGGATCAGGCCCTTTTTCTTCGAGTTTCGGCAGTAGCCCCGGGAGGCGTCTTTATACTTGATGGGGTCGTAGCTGCAGGGGTAGTTTGCGCGGCCCTTGATGGGTTCGACCATGGGAGACGCGAACTCGTTCGCGTACTGGGACATCAGGATCTTCTGGGCCGTGATCAGGTGAGTTTTCCCGCCGCGGGCTTCCATCTCCCGGGCGTGCGCGATCGCCACATAGCTCTTCCCGCTTCCGACGGGCGCCTGGATCGCGATGAAATTCTTGCCCTCGTGGAGAGCCTTTTCGGTGGCCTCAATGGCGTGGATCTGCTCGGGCCTGGGACTCTTCCCCTCAGGGAAGAAATCAAGCGCGGACCTCTCTCCAAAAGCTTCAGACACGGCCGGAGTATAACGCGGAGAATTGGGGAGCGCCATCAAATCTTGACGCGACTGGTAAACGCGCTATACTCTTGCGCGTGGAGAACAAGCTGACGTTGGCTGAAGCCTGGTCACGGTAGGGGGAATGATGGCGCCTCAGTGGGGATCTGCAGAGACCTACGAATGCCTGCGCTGTGACACCACCCAAAAAGAACCCAAGAGATCCAAGAGATCCCAGGGAGCGATCGTCCGCTGCCGTGGCTGCGGTCAGGCGGTTTATCTTGTGACCGAAAAAGCGCCTCCGGCGGAGCCCAAAGCCAAGGTCTGCAAGACCTGCGGGACCAAGCTCCGAGCGTCCAACAATCGGGAGCAGTGCAGCGTGTGTTGGGGGACCCGATGATCACCTTTCTGAACAGCCCGGAAGACATGAAATGGCTCAGAGACGTGCACATTCCAGACCTGCCCTCGGAATATGAAGCCGCCGTAGTCCACGGTAATGAGGACTCTCCGTCCAAAATAGAAGCGTACAGATCACCAAATCCAGCTATTCAGGAAACACCCCAAATCTTCGTCGCTGATCAGGATGGTGTCCTCAAACTCCAAACTTGAAGTTTGGGTATCTGGAATAAGATGGACAACTCCGCCGCCTTCCGCAGATCAAGATGGGGTTGTCCCACAAAAAAACGCCAAAAATCAAGAGTCCATCCCATCCGGATAGATTGGCCTCTGCAAATCAACTCCTTCCGATCTGGCGATTTGGTCGTAGCCAGATCTTTCAAGGCCAAGGCCGTGGCGTCTTTTGACAGATTGGATGGCCATAGCCCAGGCGAGGAGCCGTCCTTGATGGATTCGATCGATCCTAGGGCCTATTCCGGCCTTCAGGCGGCCCGAGATCTGGATGCGGACCGGCTCGGGCAAGTCCAGATTGGAAGCTCAGAGTTCCTCGTCAGATCGAGGAGATCTATCAGGCCAGCGAAGGGTGTCTCCAGCGCCTGGTCAATCTGGCCCTCCCCTAGGGAGGAAGCAAATTTAAAGCCTCTACAGGCAGATTCCTATCTGCCCTATCTGGATACCATTTAAAGAGGGGTGAATTGTGGCGGCCGAAGCCAAAAAAGAGCCCTTTAAAAGAGTCCTTTCTGAGAACGTCGAGATCTATTACGGGTGGAAGGACGCGCACGTCGTGGTCAAGGCCAGATTGCCGATCCCGCTCAAACCTTGGTTCTCGAAGAAGGTCCCGGCAGATTTGGTCAAGGTCTTCAAGCAGACCTTCCGCGGCGCCGCAGATTACGGCGAAGGCAAATCCAGCCTGGCTCTTGTCGATCCGATCCAGATCGAGATCCAAGAGGACTGCAAGGTCAGATTTGGCTTCCAGGATAGGCACCTCGAGCTGTCGATGAAGCAATACGGAATCTGGATGAAGCTCAGCTTTACCTTCGAAGAGATCAAATTGGGGTTGCTGGCGTTGAATGAAGCGTCAGGCTGGGCAGAGCTCTCGAAGGACGTTCGGGATCTGCAGGGAGTCCCAGATTAAGGACGATCAGCCGGCAGCCAAAATCGTGGTCGATGATCGTGCTCGGCGCCATGACCAAGGGGAGAGAGTCTTGAGTCGGTTTTGAAGATCTGGTAGATTGAGACCATTACTGGAGAGGATTGAAGATGAAGATCACCAAGGAGTACCGGGAATTCGCGAATAAGACTCTCGAAGGATTCAAGGAACAGCTCCGGCAATCTGTGGCCTTTTCCTGCGCCTGCTGCCAGCAGCAGAAGCAGAAAGGCGAGGCTGCAGGAGCGCATCTCTTTAAGCCCGAGGATCCTGCGCTCTGGAAGGCGATGGAGGTCCCGGGTGGCCTGCACCGCGTCGGGGTCTATGCTATTTGCCTCGAATGCATGGATGCGTTCTCCGAGGACGTTATTCAGAAGAAGGTAATCGCCTATCTGGGCAGTCAGGGTCTATTTGGTGGTGGGCCGAAAACCTGATGGATCCGTACTCGGTATTAGGGCTTCCTCAATCTGCAAGTGCAGAAGAAATTCGGCGCTCATTTAGGAAGCTGGCTGCAAAATACCATCCAGATAGGAACCCTGGAGACCCAAATGCGGAAAAAGTCTTCAGGGAGGCTTCGAAGGCCTACGAACTTCTCACGAACCCGAGAAAGCATGCCTCGGATCATACTCAAAGGCCTCAACCGACGCCGGCACCGACTGTCGTGCCGGTCGTCATCCGCGGAGGCCGGAAAAAGCGCGGCGCGCGCCGCGGATACATGCCGCCAGGCCATCAACCGCGCCCCCATCCGCCGATAAACCCGGGCTCATCGGTTCCACTGAAGTCGGACGTCAAGCTCGGAGGCGTCCCACTCAAAGATCTCCCGCCTTGGATGCCGCGAGCTCCTCTTTTCGGGAATGATCCGCTGGACAGAGGCGGCCCGTCCTGATACAATAGGGCTGCGATCGGTTCCCCACCGATCGCGGAGTCAACCAGGTTTCCGCCCGGCGCCGGAGATGCCGTGGAGTTCTATCCTCGCGGGAACTGGATCGTAGGAACCCCCATCTGGGTCCTCGAAGATCAGGACGAGCAAGAACGCATCAGCATGATGCTCTGTCCGCACCCGCAATGGAAGGAGATCGCGCGGGCCCAGGAGACGAATCCTGAGGACGGGAAAACGTATCTCGTGGTCTCGGAGGAGTGCACCGTCTGCGGAGCCAAGCGCCTTAGACTGCTGCCGGCTGGATTCCCAGAGAACGAGCCGTTCGATTATTCGATCCCTGAAAAAGGACCGTGGTACGAACGGCTCTACAACCTGGGCAACTTCGTGATCCTGGTGAGGAGGTACAATAACAATCCCGAGGTTCCTCCTTCCTACATGACCAGGACCGAGACGCAAGCCGGAAATGTTCACACCGGAGTCGTCCAACTTGAGACTCTTCTTTTTTCGCCGGCCGCGCTCGAACAGATCGTCGACATGGAACGCATGATGAAGCTTGGGCCGAAGCGCTACGCGGGCTACCGCATCCTGAAGGAAGGCCGCAAGACGAAAGAAGACAAGGCGGATATCCAAGCGCACGCCGACGCGCTTGCAAAAGTCGTTCAGGACATTGGTCCGGAGTCGATCGCGGCCGCGCGGGCAATCTTCGAAGCCGAGATCGATCAGGAAGCTGCAGATCTTGAAGAGTACCAAATTCAAATGATGGAAAAGGAAGTCGCTGAGCGCAAGGCTCAGATTGAGAAGCGCCGGGCCGGCAAGAAGCCCAAATAAAAAATTTTCCAAATTACTGTTGACATGGCACATCTGAAGTGATACTTTCTGTGTGGCTTCCCCCCCCGGGGCGCCAAATGTTGTTGTAGGCGTTTTTCGAAGGCGTCGTAGGTTTTGGAAAAGTCGGGCCGCCCGCTCGACAAATCCGAGGGACCTCGATGCCTGATTCTGCCGCCGACGCGGCCGTTCAGCAACCCGGACAGACTCCGTCTGCTCCGAAGGTTCTCTCTCGCAAATCTTCAAAACCAAAAGCAGCTCCCGAGCACGTCGAACAAATCATCAGCCTGCATAAACAGGGCTACACAAATAAGCAGATCGCCGATCAATTTGGGATCAACGGTCAGAGTGTAAATGGCGTTATCGCGAGCGCGAAGCGTCAGGGTCTGCTTCCGCCGTCGGCTCCCGCCGCCAAGGGCGCCGTCGCGACCGCCTTGAACTCGGGCCTTCTCGGAAATCCAACCGTCGAGCCTACCCCCCAACTCGTGCCGGTCATGCCCCCCAGTCATAATGTGCAGGTGAATCCGCCCATGAACAACGGAATTCCGCAACATCATCAGCAGCCCGCGCCACTGTCGTCCTCATCGACCCAGGATGACTTCTCAGGCGGGAGGCCCGTTGTGGGCGCTTCCGGCGGATTTACGGGCGCAGGCCAGGTTGTGAAGTACACGGTCGAGCGCATCGCTCCTCCGGACGGGCTGCTCGGGACTCACTACGGGTCCTTCACAATCGAAGAGCTGGGTCAGAACTACGGCGAAGGCACCTATAAGGTGACCAAGCACGATCCTACCCAGAAATTCGCGGTCGAATTCATCCAGAAGATCGGGCCCAGCTACGGCCCGGCCCGCGCGACGCCGCATTCCTCGCAGCGCACGCAGGTTCCCGCCCGGCCCTTCTTCCAGCGCGCCTGGAACCCTCAGGCTCCACAGGCCGAGGGAGAGGAGACGGAACGTCCGGCCTTCCGGCCCATCTACCAGCGGCCTCCGGAGAACAACACCGCCTTCCTCGAGATCGCGCGGCAGCAGCAGGTCGGCAACACTTCGGCCATGGAAACGGCCCTCAACATGGTCCAGACGATGCATCAGACATCGCTGGCGAGCATCGAGAACGCCCGCAAGGGCGGCCCCGACAACGTGATGATCAATATCCTGCGCGAGCAGCAGGAGATCACCAACCGCCGCTGGGAAGAGGAGCGCAGAATCCAGGACCAGCGTCGGAAGGATGAAGAAGAAAAATTCCAGCGCCGGCAGGACGAAGAGCAGCGCCGCTGGGAGCGCGATCAGCAGGCCGAGCGCGATCGCCATCAGCGCGAACTGGAGCGCATCAGCCGGGAGACCGAAGCCCGGGAGAAACAGCTCCGGGTCGAAGCTGAGGAGCGCGAGAAGCGGGCGAACGAAGAGCGCCGCTTCCTCCTCGATCTCGAAGAGAAGAAAATCCAGCTTGTCCGCCAGGAAGCCGAGGCTTCCCAGCGTCGACTGGAAGCTGAACTCCAGCGTCTCCGGGAAGAGACCAAGGAGCGGACCGAGCAGGCCAACCGGATCGTCGCCGAGAACCAGGAAGCGACGACCCGGCATATCGAAGAGTCCCAGAAGCAGATCCAGGAGCAGCTAGACCGCGAGCGCGAGCAGCTTGAGCGCGAACACAAGCTCAAGGAGAAGTCCCTCGACAAGCAGCACGAGCTCGAGGGTCGCATGCTGGAGATCCAGAAGGCCAACATGGAGAACTCCGGCGGCGACCAGATCTTCAACACCATCAACACGGTCATCAAGGAAGTCTCCAAGGGCCTCGAGAAGGTCGTCGACCTCAAGAAGCTCGAGTCGATGACGCCGGAAGCCCAGATCGCCCACGTCGCCCGCGGCGCCCAGGCGCCGGCCGACGTTGCGCCTCCTCCTCAGCAGAGAGCGCAGCCTCAGCCCCAGCCCCAGGCGCAGCCTCAGCCTCAACCTCAACCGCAACCTCAGCCCGTCCAGGAAGAGGTTCCGGTCCAGCAGGCCGAGACTCCCGCTCCTGCGGCTCAGCAGGCACCGCAGAGCCCCGGCGAAGCGATCGTGGAGAACCGCATGGAATCAATGATCCGCGAGAGCCTGAAGAAGCCCTTCTTCCAGGAGGTCCTGAAGGAGTGGGCGCTGCACGTCGAGGATGCCGCGGAGACCAAGACGATCGACGCGACGACCTTCGCCAATCTCTATCTGGAGATGATGCGCGATCCGCGCAACGACGAGGCGCGGCAGGGCTGTGCGGCGTTCGCCACGTTCATGAAGCCCCGGAGCTGGAAGAAGCTCCTCGGGGTGCTGGCCGACGCGCTCGACGCGGAAACCCTCGCTACCTTCCAGCGGAAGGAAGCCGAAGAGTTCTACAAGCAGTTCAAGGCCATGGTCCTCGAGCAGATCACGGAGTACTGGGAGCAGTTCCTTGCCTCGCGTCAGCAGAGAAACGCGGGCGCCCAGGCTCCAGGCACCAACGGAACCTCCGCCCCTGCCGCTCCCGTAGAGCAGTCAGGAGCCACCCCGGCGCAGAACACGGATCAAACCGGCCAGGCGCCGTAATTCGGAGAGAGATGGGCGAGAGGTACTTCCAGCTCGGACGAGCGGACCAGCCACAGTCTGCCATGGGAACTCGTCGGCAGTCCTCTGTGAAGAGGATGTCCCAGAGCGCCCTCATGTCTCCGCCTCCCGAGACGGGTCAGGTCATCCGGACGGCTCTTCCCGATACCTTCGACGGCATCCGCTACGAGATCGGGAAGATGGTCAACTACGTCAAGCAGGCGGCCAAAGACCCCTTCATGATCGAGCACACCAACCGGATCGTGGACGGCTATTCCCAGGCCGCGGCTGCGATGAACGGGAACTCCCTCGCCGGCATCGACCCCCGGAGCCTCGCGATCGAGGCCCTCGAGGGCTGGTGCCGTCAGCATTACGCCTACGTCAACGATCCGCCGAACATCGAAGTGATCCAGACGCCCAAGCGGATGGTGAAGCAGACGATGATCCCGGCGGAAGTGACGCGGGACGTCATGGCACCGATCTTCGAAGCCCTGGTGGTCGCCATCGGGCCAAAAATCAACGAATACGAAGTCCCAGGCCTCACGGCGGGGGATTGCGATGAGGGCTCGACCCTCATGAACGCCCACTGTGCGGCCTGGGGGAACGGCACCAAGGAGATGTCCGCCGCGGCGCCGACCGAAAAGATCCGGCCCATCCGGTTCCGCTTCGGTGGCAACGGCGGGACCCTCCATCACGTTTGGGCCCGGCCTTATTTGGGCGAAGAGGGCATCGACAGCGATCTGACGGAGCCTGGCTACAATTTGGGCGACTACTCCAAATTTGAGCAGTACGAGGAAGTCGAGGTGGAGCTGTGAGTAGAACGCTCGGCCTCGTGAAGATCCCGGCTCAGACAGATTACGACCTGAACCGGATGACGGATCGGGTGCTCGATGCCCGGACCGACCATATCTACTTCGACTTCTCCCGGGTGATCGGGCCTCAGTACGCCAAGATCGTCGAGAAGATCTCGACGGACGAGGGCAGCCGGATCCCGGCGCACAACAACAAGACTCTCTTCCTCGAGGCGATCGATCTGTGGTGCCGCCGGCGTCTTGGCGCCGATCAGCCCCAGAATCCGAGCGCCAAGAAGATCGAGGAGCCGCGCGACGCCATCGTCCATGCCATGGATCAGTGGTACAAGGCCCTCGAGCTCGACAACCCGGCTGAGTTCAAGCTGTCGCGGCAGGGTCCTCCGCCGGTCTATGTGGGGGACGACGTAGATGCCGTCGCCACCCTGATGGGACTGGCGGCGTGCCTCGATATCACCCCGATGCGCTTCGTCTTCGGCGGCCGGAAGGTCGACGGCAAGGAGGACTACCAGCGCGTTTGGGCAAAGATCAAGGCGGATGGCAACTGGTACGACTCGGACATCATGACCCCAGGGGCCGTGCTGGGTGATCGCCCGGACTTCCCTCACTATAAGGAAGTGGAGGTGCCTCTATGAGGACCATCCGCTACCAACTGGGCGCCGAGGAACTGATCGAGCTGGGCGGCGACAGCAAGGTCATCCTGAAGAACCGGAAGCCGTTTCTGGCTGGCCGGGTCGTGAAGCTCGGGATTCCGGAAGAGAACATCCTGGATACCTTGGCCATGGTCGGGAAGTTCGTGGCGGAGAGGCTCTCTTTGGCTCTCGACACCCTTTCCCAGATCCTGAATGTGCCTCTGGGTGTCATTTCGCAGAGCGTGGACGTGGCGAGCCTGGTCATCTCGGATCTGCTCAAGAAGGTTCCCTCTATCGGGAATCTTCTCGCGGAGATCCTTCTTCTGGGCGGAGCCTTGATGAAGTTCGGGCTTTCGATCCCAGGGCTCGTTCTTGGAGGCCTTGCCTGCCTGCTGGCCGGCATCGCCCAGGCCATGGACGGCCGTCCGGACACCCAGGCCCAGATCGACGCCGCCAAGGGGTCGATTCTGAACCAGGCTTCCGAGGATCTGAAGGATCGGGTCGAAAAAATTATCGGAACCATCGGGATTTCAGAGGACAACCTGGCCCCCGACGTCACCGTCAGCGGCCAGCCTTTGACGACGCCCGCAGGCACTTCTCTTTCGGGTGCGCCCCCTCCCCCCGTGCCCGGACTGAGCAATGCCTTGGCAGTCGGAGTCCCAGTCGTAGGCGCCGTGGCCTTGGTCACGGCGTTGGCCATGAAATGATGGGGAGAAATTCGCCTAGGTCGGGCCTGTCGTCCGGCCGGCGTTTTTAAGGAGAACGACATGAAGAGCAAGAAGAAGAGCGCCGGCAAGGGCGACGGCAATGTCACCGTCGATCTGGGTGAGAAGCATCACCAGAAGATCGAGCGGATGATCGAGTCGAAGCTCGCCACCGCTGGCATGTCCGGCGCTCCGTCGAGCCTCGCGGCGAAGCTCGGCAGCAAGTCCGGCGCCTCGGGCCGTCCCGGGATGTTCGGCGGGGGCTACAAGCCCTGGTATTCGCGGTTCGGCAAGCCCTGGCTGGGTCAGGGTGAGGCCACGATGACGGCCTTCGCCGCCCCCGGGCGTCGGTTCAACATCATTCCGATCGAAGTCCAGACCGTGAAGACGGCGGACGTGCTGACCGGGATGGCGCTGGGCCTGATCGGTAACCGGGCCCTCGTCCGGTTGGTGCCGAAGCTCTGGGCCACGGCCGCGAGCAACGCGCTGATCAATGAAGGCATCGCCTTCGCCGTGGGCCTCGTGCCCATGCTGTTCCAGCGCAAGGCGATGACGGTCGGTCTGGCGCTCCCCGGCGCGGTGTACTTCGCCGGAACGCTGGTCGACATGCTGTACAACGCGGTCGGCATGCCGGCGAAGCCCGCCAACATGTCCGGCGGCGCGTCGGCGACCCCGGCGGATCCGAATCAGGGCGCACGGGCGCGCCTGGCTCAGATTCAGCAGCGGATTAACACTCCGCAGGCGTCCCAGCAGCGCTCCCTTCCGCGGGTGATGGCGGTAGCGCAGTAGTAGCTAGACCCCGCGCGGAGGGGGGTGCGTCCGTTGTCCTGCTTGGGGGGGGAAGCGTCGGGCGGACGCTTTCGAAGCAGGGTGGCGTGACGCCCCCCCTGGCGCGCACCGAAGTAGGGTAGTTGCAGTTGGTGTAAGAAGTACCGGCGGGACGATAAAACCTACCGGAGGCGACCCAGTCTCGAAAGGAGACAACCATGTTCAGGCCCCCTGAGTATGCGGCGCTGATCAACCCGATTGCCTGCAACGCGTTCGCGATGCGGTGCGAGGGCCGGAATGACCTCGAGCAGACGCTCGTCGTCGATACCGGTCTGACCCCGGACGGCACGCCGATCAACGCGGTGGTTCTCGATGCCACCACGCAGTCGCAGGTCTGCGATGCGAAGCTGTTCGTGTGCCCGTTCATCAAGCTGCTGACCCCGGTCAGCCCGGACTACGCCGGAGCCTTCTTCCTGGCGCGGTTCACCTTCTCGATCGACGGTGAGAAGGTCGTGAACGATTCGGCGGTCGAGATGCACCTCGTGTGCCCGGCCTGCCAGATCGCGGTCCAGCCCTCGCCGGATTCGTCCGACGCCACGCTGGTCCGCCTCCTCCTCGGCCAGAGCGAGGACGAGGTCCTGGGCTGCTGCCAGATGTTCTTCCTCCCCAACGGCACGCGCATCGTCGCGACGCTGTCGGGGATCCCGACGGGCGCGGGGGCGA